ATTTCCCGGTGACACCTCAGGTGCCCCTTGATCTGGCAGACCTGGTACCCCCAGTGATTCCAGCGCTAGTAGTCGACCTTAATCCGTAAGGGTTAAAACGACAAAAACATAAAGCGGGGCTTCGGCTCCGCTTTATGTCGTCAGTCAGGAATCCACTCTAATCGTTTTAAACAATACATTATCTAACAGAAGGTAATAGCAAGTAATAAAATAAGCCAGTTATTTAAAAAATAAGGGCCATTCTAATATGGTAAAGACCTCACGTTCTGAGACCAGCCAACATCAGGCAGCAAGACCGAGTACCCGTCGAAACCAAGAGAGGGAGCCATTCCCTTACCAGCAGAAAAGTGCATCACGCCTGAGAGTAGCTAGTCCCAAGCACGAGGCAGGTGTTCGTGGCGGACCTATTACCACAGTAGCTTATTACAACTACACTGACCGTGACGTCATTTTGACGACTCGCGATGGCTCATCTATAACAGCTCCGCCGATTGGCAGGGTTAATTGTGATGAGTTCATTGTGTGCGTTACGCATCAGATGTCTCGAGAGTCAATGGAAAACGCCGTGAGTGTTCTTAGAGCACGGGCATGTCCAGAAGACCGAGAGTGCTATAATTGGATTCGTGCCTACGACGCAGTTCTTTATGCTGATAAGCACAACCAAGTATTGCAAGCCAGTGTAGAATATGTTATCTACTACAATGACCTCATTAACGCCAGCGGGCGTTGCTATATGCCGGATGTCGATCTGCTCGTAGAGTGGATTACTGATCGTGGTGCTGTACATCCGTTTGATAAAGTCAAACGTGATGAATCCATGGTCTGTTCGATTGTCCCAGGTGTGGCAGAGAGTACCTTTGTCTTAATGATAAAGGCTGTAGATAACGCTTCTGTGGTACAGCGCGCGCATCGCTATGTTAACATCGGGGGCGAGATACATGCCATTCCGATTGAGCGTGATTCAGGATATAACACAGGCGTACATGTTGTTTCACGCGCTCCGATTAAGGACGGTGAGATGATATCGGATGTGGTGACTCGTCACTATACATTCGAAGAAGCCGATGTGAAGTTTAATCTTCACCGTACAGTCGAGGATGCCATTAATGGCGGTCCATTAGAAGTCGTCGCCAAGAGTATCATTGAGCGAGAGACAACTGCACGGAAAGTGGGGGAAGCCATGTTACGCACAGAGCAGCTGGATGCTGACACCGAGCTCCAACGGTTGCGTAATGACGGTGCATTATCGAAAGCTCAACAGGACAGGGAGTCTGCTGCAAGGCGGAACTATGTTGAATGGGCCAAGACAGGAGTTGCGTTACTTGGGGCGGCAATAACCATCTACGGGATATTGTCGAAGTTGAAGTCCTGAAATAGAAGGCGTTCTATGAACCATAAATTATTCAAATTCAGCCACGACCGTCACTCACCTGTTTTCAACAAGGATGTAGTGCGGGGCATCGCATGTAAAGACGTGCCATATGCCAAGGAATATATCGACAACATCATTCGTTGTGGTGAGTCGCAGTACCCGGCTGGGTTTGAATATGTACGAAGCGAACGCTGCACTCCTTTGGAAGTGTACAATGTAATCACACGACCTCGTTCAGGTAACACCCGGACGTTTGACATTGCGCAAAGCAGTGTGTATCTCGTGAAGTATCTCTTCCGCAATGAAGGGCGCGATCTTGCGCCGATGTACATGTACCTGCCCTATGTCCGTCAGGCCGGTATGCTCGACATCTCCGGCAAACAGTTTGCAGTATCGCCTGTCATGGGTGACATTGCATTCGAAGTCGAAGAGAACGGCGTCTTTATCCGCATCCCACGTGCACCGATCTCCTTCAACCGTGAGAACTACACGATCTTGGTGGATGACGTGCGTGTAAAAGGCGATGTGGTACATTCGCTGTTGCACAACAAGGGTGGTAAGAAATCGCGAAATCGCAGTGACCTGATTCGTATAGGTCATGTGTTCAGTTCGTTGCCACATTACCTCTTCTGTAAGTACGGTTTGCAAGGTGCCTTTGAGAAATACACAGGCACACGGCCAATCGTAATGCATGCTGAGGACTATGATGAAGCAAAATATCCAACCGACCATTGGGTGAAAGTCACGTCGATGCGTAAAGCACCGCCGGGAATAAACCCACGTCGCAACTATGAGATGATCGCTACCGATCTTGTCTTGTTGGTTGACCGAGGTTCATGGAGCGATCTGGCTAAAAGCTTCGCAACTGGGTTCTTCTATGTGATCGACCATTTCCCGGATCACGTCCCGGAAGATCTGAATGAACTCATGGGTCTCACCTACCATTGGAAAGTCTGGATGGCTTTCATTCTCTGGGGTGAGAACAACAATTATGGTCGACTTGTAGATGACGTCGAAATACATTTGAATTCGCTGGATGGGTATGTCGATCAAGAAACGATCAAGACTCTCCAGAGTGTGCAAGTGAGCTGCCGAGATTTGTACGACCTGATGGCTTACATCATGCGCGAGATGCAAAACATGTTGGACAAGAATCGAGGTCGTGAGGCCTGCTTGTACAATAAGCGTCTCGAAGTGTTGCGCTACTTGCTTCGTAACATCAATAACAGCATGTTCGAATTCCTCTTCAAGATCAGTGGTAACAGTAGGAAGATACTTACGGACAGGGAGTTTGAAGATACACTCCGTAAGCATTTCAATCCATGGTTGATTCACGGCATCAGCTCTGCAGCTGAGCATCCAGAAGTCTCCTCGGTATCCAACCCGAGTGACAACATGTTCTTTAAGATCACCTCGACGATCATTCAACAGAATGATACGCACGGGCGTGGTAAGGGACAGGATGCCAAGCCAATCGGCCCTACCATGTACCTCGACGCTTCGTATGCCGCCGTCTCCGGATTTGGCGTGCTGCGTAAATCAGCGCCTTATGGTAACAATACCTTCAATCCGTGCATTACGTTAAGTGATGACCATCAGACTGAAGAGAATCCTGAATTCGCGGATCTACTGAACGGTGTACAACGTTTGATCCAACGCGTCTAACATCCAGCTGGAGAAACAAGAAATGAGCAACAACCTCGCTGACTTCGTCTACGACCGTGTAATCGACTACATCGAAAACCGTGCGAATGACAACCAGATCCGTTACGACTATGCAAGCTACATGTCGAGCAGTAACTGGAACAACCAGGAAATGGGCAATGTAGTTGATGTTGTCGTGACAGCTGTCACTGACGAAATTCGCGGTGCTCGCAATGACCGCGAAGAAACCAACATCATCAACAGTGCTGTCGTGAATGTCGTTGATGCGCATGCTGGCTATGTAGCCATGTCTGACCGCAAGCTGATGGACTCTGTCGATGACGGTGTGTATCACTCGCTGAAGAAGGCAGCTGGTGTGTGGGAAGACATCCTGAACCAGTTAAAAGGCGGTGGTCGCGGACGCGGTCGTGGCCAAGACTATCGTTCTCGTGACAACGGCCCTGGTCGTCGCAGTGTATTTGCTGGCCAGGAGCCTGTTGGGCAACGCCGCAGCATCTTCGACACTAACAGTCGTGATGAAGGCGGTCGCCCTGCTGGCAATGGTACATTCGGTGGTGGCGGGATGCCTAATGTACGTACCAGTCGTGTGTTCGATGAACCTGCTGACAACGCTCCAGTTGCAGCACGATTCAGTTCTCAGCGCGGAACCAATGCACCAGCACCTGTACAACCACGTACCGACCGCCAGCCGTTACGTGATACTCCTGAGCAAGTAGAGGGAGACGGTCCTAACATGGACTTGGCACGTCCGTATGACAGCTTCATTTCAAATGGGGAGACTTGGCAGCTTGCTCATCTGTCCAAGTTCGTTTGGAGCTGCTCTGCAAAACAACAGACCCGCCGTTCGTACAACCCAGAGCAAGAAGTCCGCTTCCTTGTCAAGGGTGTCGATGGCACTATCCGCGAGGAGTTCATCGCAATGACTGAAGATCTCACAGAAGAATCTCACGTTATCCGTAGCAGCACCCGGCCTAACCGCCCACGCAATACCTTGGATCGTTTCGAAGGCGATGTTGTAATGCCTGGCGAAGATATCGATGCCATTGATCTTGATGCTGCTGAAAACACGTATCGCTGCGCCGTGCGTGAGTTCTTGGGTGAAGTGGATGTTAGCAACCCGTTCATCCGTGAGAAGGCTGCGTACATTGGCAGTGTTGAAGAAGGTATTCTGTCTGCTGCTGGCCTAGGCGCTAAGCATTCCAATGACGTAGTTGCTACCAATGCCATCCAAGGTACCATGATGGCGGCCGATCCGGCCACCGTGAGCGGTTTGGAATCGTTGGGGGCAATCAGTCCTTCCGATAGCGACTTGCTGGTCGTCCAGCAGCGCTTGAAGTCGTTGCGTGGTGTTGTGACTGAGAACGTCATGACTCACATCGATCGTCACTATACCACTGAGGTAAACTCGGCTCTGCGTGATCAGTTCGGTCTGGGTACATTGTCTATCGACAGCTTCACTGAAGACTTCGAAGATCTTGTCAACTGTTCTGCGTTCAAGAAACTGGGTGCGTCGTACTCCTCTCAGTTCTTGGCTCGCACCAAGATCATCATGGCTAGTCTCTGGTACATGACTGACGCTGGCGAACGTATGGAGTTCCTGGACTGTGGCGATCTGCTGACCAAGAGCGATGACGATGCGGAAGACTATACCAAGTTCCGTGAGAATGTTGTTGTTCTGTTCAAACCGGCGTCGTACCTGCATGTCAAGGCAAACCTCGATCTGTTCGGTATGGTGTCTGGTGAAATGCGTGTTCCTCAGCGTACTGGTCAAGGTGCTGACCCAGCCATGGCTGATCTGCTTCGCAATCTTTACGCCATTGGGCGTAAGACGGCGGGCGGTGGGCGTATCTACATGGTGACAGCAGACAACATGTGTGTCGAACTGGTAGCAGCCAGCGGCGCTCGTGACATCGTCGGTCTTCGCTTGGTTTAACAGGTAAGCGCTATGTATGGGGATGGGGACTTCGGTCCCCATCCTTATGACAGAGTTCTTATCTTTTTTTGTTTAGTGTGAGACTAATCATGTCCAAAGAAATATTGAAACGCGCATTTGATCCAACATTCACGGTGTCGTTAGAAGCATTGCCTACAGGCGATACAGTGCTCGAACGCGAGTACGAGATCTACGGTACCATTGCAGACATCAGTGTCCTTGCAGGCCATTCAGGCACCGAGTTCCAAGAACAATGGGGATTGGCCTGTAACGAAGGTGCGGAGTTCGGTATCTTTGGCAGTGTGCGGGTTCGTAAGACCACAAAGGCTGAAGAAGACCCTACTTTCACCCAGACCATCAAGGTTAAGGAAGAGGAAGGCAATGAGGAGAATGAGATTGAGATTGCTCAGCCTACATTCGACCTCTTCAAGAAACTCGTTCCAATGGGTCTTCTGAAAACTCGTTACTTCTTCCCGATGCCCGATAGCGAACTGGTTCTTGAAGTCGACGTGTTCCAAGATCTGGAAGGCGTACAGTGCATGAAAGTCAAGATCGACCTAGAAGTCCCTCAGGGCGTCGAAGTTGACAAAGTGGTACTTCCGTTCACCCTAACGGACGTTCGTGCTATTAAGCCCGGTAAGAAGTCCTCTGAGGATGCAGACTACGTACGTACGCTGTTCTCCAAGCACTATGAGTCTTCAAACCCGTACTACTCCAAGTAACATCCGACATAAACCTCCTCCAGCCCTTTATCGGAGCTGGAGGAGGTTTATGTCGTTACTCAGTCGGCATTGGGGGGCGGGCCCAGTAAACCTGTTAACGTGTCAAGAAGTTTGTTTATCATTTCAAGATTGAGAGGACGCCCCTCATTAAAAGCGCCGTATACCTCTACTAAGAAAGATAGCACCACCAGACCAATGACAGCAGTTATGATGTAAGTGGACATCCCTGACTTAGCGGGAGGTGTCACAACTTTTGTTTCTTCGTTTTCCATTATGTATTATCCAGCTGTGAGACCTAACATCTCAAACGCGGCTCGGAAGAGGCCTTTCCAATCAAAATCCTTATTGGCAGAAAGACCACTCGCTAGAAAAACGGCCACTAACACGACAGCTACCACCACACCAGTAGTGGCCACTGAAAGCGGGCGTGTGAGTGCGTTCTTAAGCCCCTCTACGGGGTTTTCAACTACAACATCTCCCTCTGTATGCTCGACCACCATTCCGCCGCCCATAGGCGTTGTGATGCAGTGGCGAGACGGATCGAGATTAGCGATGAGGATAAGCTGTCGCACGTCATTAGGCAATGAGTCAAGTGCAGACTGAATATCGACCCCCGTCGATTTATCTGTCAGCTGGATGACCTTAGGATCAAGGAACAAGTTCACGGTATCGCGAACAGTGCACCCCCAAGGAAACATACCTAGCGGTGTACTACCCATCACCTTTATAACGTCAGTAATTTTCATCATGACGTTCTACCTCACTTACATCACTTCACGAAACCCATCCGTTTTCGGACTTGTTCTCCGTGAGCAATGATTACGGCAATTGCGTCATATTCATGTTCTGTGAACTTGGTCGCATCAACCTCTTCAGGGTAGACAATAGACGTAAGTGCCAGAACACAATCCTTAATGACTGCCTTTTTCATGGTGAAGTTCTTCTGCTGTACGGCACGTTTAGCTTCACCTGGCGACACCCGAATGATATCGCTCATCGGGTTGTGCGCGGCCACTGCCTGCCTGATAAATATCATCATCTCAGTCAGTGTTTCGAAGCTTTGTACTCTTCGTGGCATGAAGAAAGGTGTTTCCACTGCGACGCTATGCGGATTATGAAACCGTAAGCTCAAGGCTACTGATTCTTGCAACGCATTCTGACGCGCCCAGCGGGCACCGTGACTGATGGCAGACCCACGGTGGTTACCTAATATCTTTTCTGCTACAAACGTATCGCGATCGATAAATGTGTAACAGCCCGACCTGAGGTCAAGATCCATGATCACCATCCCCAATAGGGATGAACCATTGTCGATCCCCATGATACGGTAGATGAATGACTCGTCTGTAAACTTCATGGACCTTTACCTTAGCTATTCCCTTATGGGTTTAGCAATTGCATGGTGACTGTCGGGATCTGATTGGTGGCTAGGAGCGGTTGCACCGCTCCTACTTCGAGGTTGAAATCGAAGCCTTTGCTGTTGAACATCAGTTCATAGTGACCGCTGATGTGTGCTGCGATCTGAGCGCCAATTACTTCGGTGAAGTTCACAGCGCCAGCAGGCGTGTTAATTGACACGTCAGCATCGACTGCAGTGCAGAAGCCAAACTCACTGATGATTGCGAAACGACGGTCGCCGTAAAGCGTCTCAGCTACGTTGTACATCTCAGCTACGTCTTCTTCTGTGAACGGCATGCCGACGATAGCCGTGGTGGCCAGGTATTCGTTACTGGTAGTGACAGCGCCAGTGTTTGGAATCTCTGGTGGCGTCGGGCTGAGGTTGGCTTCGGTGTATGTATACGCTTCGACGATGACTTGGTCATCAACGATAGTGCGCTTGGTCATCTTTGGAATCACACCAGACATATTCAAGCGCTTGCCGTAATAAGCAATCTTGTTTACACCCTCGACAGTAATGGTTTTACGCAGGCAGTACTTGGCACGCTGACCGCTGGTCAGGTCGTCATTGACATCGCGAATGATGAACGGTAGGTGTGCGTACAGACCGGCATCGCCTGAGCTGTGGTCGATGGTATCGGACAACGGGATGTTGTTAGCACCCATGGTGTACGCATGACCGCCAATGCCGATGGTGTAGAACTTCAATGTAGGACGAGCATTCGGCTGGAGAATGGCGTTAGCCTGAATGTCGAACTTCTGGTTCAACGTCGTGTTGAGTTCTTTAACGAATGCCGTCCCCAGGAAGTTAGAAACCTGGAGATAATTCGACAACTGGGACGGGACGATCTTTTGCATGACTGGAGGCCTTTAAGGTCAAAAAAGAATAGGGTACATAGGATTCGTTACTGGTCTTGGATTGGCAACGCGTCAATGCGTGTACGGCGCTTCCAGACTTCAGAGTTGTAGTAACCGATAATCCATTGTCCACGGATGTTCGAGCAGTGTTCATCGGAGAACTGAATGATCATTGCGTTCGATACTTTTGGGTCATCGATGTAAATCGAACCAGTATTCAACCCATTGTAGATCACCTTCGAACCATAAAGGTTGAAGACGTTCTGTTCCTGAGTGAAGACCCAGTTATCGCCCGTAATCGCTTTGGCTTTCTCAACAATCCACTGTCCAACGAGATCGTCAACCTTCATGCCACGCATGGTGAAATTATCATCCACAAAGCGGTTGTTAGGGAGGATCATTTCCGCAGGCAGTTTCGAATGGTCGCCGGGGCCAAGGTACCGATGAACTTCAAGCGTCGTCTTAATATCACGATCGAGGAAGCGGACTGCTTCACGAACATAGACGTTAATGGCACCAATGTAAACAGGATGGTCTGCTTTCATGGTGATGATTACGTTATGAGATACTGGGGGCTGGTAGTCGCAATTACCGCCGTCAAGGATCGACCCCATGTGATCTAAGAACAGTACTTCATTCAGATCGATCGGCCGGAATTCAATATCGACAAGATGCGCATCAAGATACAATCCATACTGTTGTAGCAAAGCATCCAAAATTACTTGGTCAGATGTTTCAACAGCGTAGACAACAAATGGCACACTTACGAAATGATCTTGGATGACTTCACGGCGATAAACCATCCGCTGGAAGCCTGTCCAACCAGACTCGGCCGATGGCGTTAGGATGATTTCCGTCAGAGTACTGTTAGCTGGACGGCGTAAGTCGTAATCGTTCATGTGAACAGGAACGATATTTGGCTTGTCATCAGGCACTTCAACAGGATTACCAAAACTTACTTGCCAAGGCTCCATCTGTGTCTTGTTAGTAAAGTTGAAGATATCGAGGATCAGTGCTGCTGCTGGCTGGTTATAACGTAAAGGGCGAACGTACATAGCTACCTCTTATGCTTTCTCGACAGACATCTCGCCGTACCAACGCAGTGAGTCGGGATGTGCCCTGACGACCGTGTTTTCAGAGGTGATGACGTCTTTGATAAAATCGTTATCGTCAAAAACAATCCCGGTTATCTGGGTAATGTTCCGGCCGACGTCTGGACTGGCAATCGCTTCACTGAACGGAATGATTACCGGAGCTGTGAATAGATCTGCTAAATTAAGGCGAGTGACTGTAAACGTTCCGGTGCCAGTAAACCGTTGGAACTCTCGATTAGAAAGTCCTGGTCTGGCACTGATTCGCACCGTCAGGTCAGGCCCGACTGAAGGACCTATTTGCTCCACTTCAACAAACCGTGGATTCAATTGGGTACCGTGAACATCGTTGTATGCCACCAACAAGGCATCAAGTGGTGGCATTTGTAACAGTTGAGTGAGGGTGAAGTTACTCATGATCAAGTAGCCCTGTAATCAATTGTCAGTTCGCCAGTGTAACGGTAACTGTCTTCTTTAAAGAAGATGGTAAGTGTCTGTACGTCACCAGAGTCCATTGCGTCATAAGACTCGATTACAACATCGCTCAGTGATAACGGCAGACCTGTCTGCGCTGAGATGGCATCGATCATAAACTGGGTGGTTGGAGTAAGCGGACCGTCTACCAAGTATTGAGAACCGATGTTAATCCAGCCGAAGTCATAACGACTGTATATCACTGTCACCGTGCCGAGATAATAACCGTCACCAAACGCCTTGACCTCTATTGAGGTGTTATCGTAACGGTAGCCAGTAAGTTTCGTGGGCACCGAATACTCAAGCAGTTCTGGTTCCAATGGATAAGGCATTGTCGCAGCGTTATGCCTATTTAATTGAGCAAACAGTTCTTCTGTCGCAGTCAGGTCAAAGTCGGCATTAACCCGGAAACCTGGAAGAGTCGTAAAGTTAACCACTTCGGCCAATTGACGTTGGAACGGCTTCAAGACGAATGTACTCGAACCATAGATGAGGAACTCGCCCTCATTCATTTCCAACGCGACATTGCCCAACTCTACGACCGGACCATCAATTACTTGTTCGCTACGGTCATAAAGGCCGTTGGCGTTCAGGTAAATGGACATAAGTTCTTTCTTTGAAGCAGGTAGGTCTGCGCGGATAACATTACCGAATGACGTCTTTAACGCTTCCAGTGATGTACGACGATACTTGATCTCAACATCGTCTTGGCGTGTCCAGAGTCCAATGTTCGCCTTACGTCTATCGACAGACACTTTAGCAGTTGTCACATCGAGGTCGATTACGTCGCCAGTTACATCGGCGTATTTAAATGCCGATGGGTCGACGCCTGTACGTAAGAGGAATCCAAGGAGGCGTTTGAACGCCTCCTCATCAGACTCTTGGAGAGCCAGCTGGGTTACCTGCCGGCTATTAAGGATTTGCAAAGGCATCAGTTTCAGTCCTGTCAAATAGGTCAGCAAGGGGCTGACTCAGGAGGGATGGAATTGTCACAGTCGAACCCTCCAGAGAAGACAGGTCGACTATAGGTTGACTCAACGTCCCTGCAAGAGCGCCGATCACCATACCTTTGTTGATGTATTGATTCAGACCAGAGAGTTCCATTTCAACACCGATCGCCAGATCAAACTCATCTGATGATTTCTGATCGAATGCACGAATAGCCACCACAGAGAGGTCAATGACACTCCGTAATTTAGCTTTCGCATTCAACGATAGCGGAATTGCTAACGGAGGGGCTAACCTGATCGTGTGCTTAGCGGTACCTCCCAGATAATGCCAGCGTACATGCCCCCAGTCCAACATCACCACAGACTCTTCGTTGATCTGCTGGATGAATTGAACGCTGTAACTAGACAGTTGGGACATAATTGACAACATGGCCTTCTGGATATCGCTCACGCTCAACGACGTTCTAAGTTCATATCCGGTTACCGTATTAAGGATACCGACCATGATCTCGTCCAACTCAGACATCGAGTAGTTTTCGAAACTGAGTCCGCGATCGCGTAGCCATTCTGCGTAGACCTGACCGTTGTCCATGTCGACTGGGATGTCAGCATAGAAACGGTTCACCATCAATTGGATCTCAGCGTACGCAAACAAGTCTTCACGGAATACATAGAGGTCGCGGTGAAGCAACATACGTTTCTGTATAGTGATACAGAGTTCCAGGAACGAGTCTACTGAGACATAACTACTGATGTTCAGGTTGTCACGCAGTGCTTCTCGAATAAACGCATCAGACGTGACTGCCTTTGTCGTAATGGACCGGAGTTCATTAAACGTCGGAATGGGCATGCGCCGAACGCGCTTGGCCATGATCCGTGGAATTACAGGTAGATCGATTCCTGCTCTGAGCATATAGAGGTACTGGTAAACAATGAACGCTTCTTTCGTGTTCAGTTTAAAGCTCTCACCACCGTTAGGCATTGTGAGTGTCATGACTGAACGATAGCGTCCTAGATCTGACAGATAGATCCATTGATTCAGAAGAATCTCTGCCAACGTATAAGGTTCGGATTCAGCCAGATCGAGTACGTTAGACTCGAACGACTTCGTCTTCACTTCAGAGGTCAGGCTACGTACCATGGCTTTAGGGACATAATCCGATGCATAAGTGCTTTCTTCGAAGTTATTACGGGCAAGTGGATTTTGCAACTCTAGCAAGCTATCGGTGTCTCGGATGTCCTCACCCAACGCCGCCGGAATACCATTAACCGAAGAACGAAGGTATTGTACAACAGGTTCCAGCGTCGTCTCGATATCGGCATCAAGATGCTGCATCCGATATTCTGCCAACGGGAAACGGCGCTCTGTCATCACATTGGAAATGAGTTCTTGGAAGACTTCATCCTTACCGTTGTTCCGCATGATGTGACGGATATTCCGGTAGAAATAAAGCCGTTGGAATTCATTCATCTCGTTGTAATACTGGTCCAATGGACCGAACGAGGCAAGGTAACGGCGGATATGATAACTGTGCACCATGTTAGTACGGCAGTTATCAGAGCGGATGTTCTCGATCTCATCAATCATGGCTTGGAAGAGGATCATCAGACGAGCTGCAATGAACAAGCTGTTGTTGATCCGGAAATCTTCCATCGCCCAACGTGTAAACTGAGCGTTGATCCAGGCCTGAAGCCTAGGAATAAGATTGGTTTCACGTCCTTCTATTAAAGAACTGTCGAAATAGAGAATACTATGATCAGCCGCAGCGACTGCCGTGGCAATATTCACTGGGTTCAATATACCGAAGATCAGGGAGTCCTGTGACGGGTACTTGGTCAGTAGTTCTGCGTAGTAACGCGACCCGTACTGGTACGCACGCCATGTAGCCCTGTGAATGTCCATATTCTCACGAGTGAAGTCAATCTCCTCATGGGTATCCATGGACACAACTTTCATTCGAGTATCTGTTGGGTGGTACTGGCCGGAGATGTTGAGGTAATACTTCCAGGTTTCTGGAGCAGTAGCCAATACCTCTACGCCCATCACCGTAAGGCGACTGTTGATGATGTCGCAAGTCGCCTCATCTTTCACCACCAACGTGGCTGCTAGCTTCTCAACAGACTCGCGGTAGATCTGATAAAGATTGCTCATCGTTTTAGTTTCCAGATGGAATAAAGAGGTAAACCATGAATGATATCACTCGTCGGTTGCCAAAGCTAGCTTCTCAGCGGAGTATTCCTGCTGAAGTACGAGCGGCTATCGGTAAACTGGGCGCTGACCCTCACGGAAATAACACGCCACGACAAAACGTCAGGCTGCCCGACGGTCGAGTAATGGCGCACATTGCCAATACGACCATCGGTAATATCCGCGATGCACGCAACCTATTCCAGATCCTTCCGGATATGGATTATGCACGTCAGATTCTAATTTCAGCAACGATCTCGCCAGGGGACTTGACAGACAGTAAGGTACTTTACAGCATCAGTGATGACTCGCTGGATAGCAACCTTACCGGGCCACTACTGCGGAGCGCCCAGGAGTTCTTCGACGATTCCTATAGAATTAGGACTCTGCTACACCCTATGCTTAACGACATCATGTTCGAGACCGGATCTTATCCGCTCCTCATTATGCCGGAATCATCCATTGATCGCATTATCAACGCCAACAACTATTCTGGCACGTCAATGGAATCTGCCATTCAGATGCTTGACGGACATATTAATGGCGAGACGAACGGCAGTGGTGTTTACAACTCATGGGGTGTGTTAGGTCCAGGTACGGTGGGCACTGCTGCTAAACGAACAGCTGGATCTGTCGATGGCTATACTGGTGTGTCATTTGAAGCATTGAAGGTCGATGCTGCTTACGACCATGAAGTTAAGGCAGAAGGATTCAAAGTATCATTCGAGTCGTTCGTTCCAGACGTTGACGAGAACCGAGATCTGCGTGTCAAGTTGACAGAGTTCAGTAAGGTCGCGAACACGTCGATGGAAAGTCTTGGCAACACCGTAATGGTGAGTGACAACCTGAACATCCTGAAACGTCCAATGGTCATTGATACGCGTCGTAAACTAGCAGTGCGCCGTATCTACGGCGGGCGGTTACACTCTACTGCTTCGTTGGAATCAAAAGCGGGCGCAGGCGATCTTGATGCCAAGCGTAGCCTTGCGGCTGTTGAAAAGAGCATGTACACCAAGCGCCGGTATCAGCACATCCCAGTGCAACCGATCATGACGCATGCTCAGACCAACATGGACACCTATGGCCATCCACTGGTACTCCATCTTCCGTCAGAGTCGGTGATCCCGATCCACGTTCCAGGTAACCCTGCCGAGCATATCGGTTATTACGTCATGCTTGACATCGATGGCAATCCCATCAGTGTTGCTGATCAGATGTCATATCTTGACGACATCCGGTCACAAATGAATAACGTTGATAGCCAGGCCAGTCAGCTTATTCAGCAGGCGCGACGTGGGTTTGAAGGGATGGGTGGGATTAACAACGAGATCATTGACGAACTCAGTAAGATTTATTCTGAGACCGTCGAGGCTGATCTATTGTCTCGCTTGCGTTCCGGTGCAATGTCAGGCAATTATGAACTGGGTAAGACTCAGAACGTGAACCGCTTGATGTTTGCTCGTCACATGAAAGGTCAGAAGACCATGATGCTCTATGTTCCAGCAGAGCTCATGACCTACGCTGCGTTCGATTATAACGAATACGGTGTTGGTAAGTCTGTGTTGGAAGACGGTAAGATCCTGGGTGCCATCCGGGCTGCAATCATGCTGTCGAACACACTGGCGACGATCAATAACGCTGTCGGCGGTAAGACCATTAACATCGAACTGGATCCGGATGATGAGAACCCAGCCGAAACCGTTGAGTTCATGCTCAGCGAATACGCTAAGGTAAACTCACAGGGCTTTAGTCGAATGATAGGCTCGACCCATCCACTGGGTCTTGCTGATCAGATTCAAAACCACGGCGTTAACGTAGCGGTCAGTGGTAACACTCGTTACCCAGATACCAAGTTTGAGGTCAGTCAGCGTCAAGGGGTGAACACTCCTATCGATGCTGAGTTCGAGACCACAATGCGTAATCGTCACATCCAACAGTTCGGACTGAGTCCTGAAATGATGGAAGGGTTGAATCAGACTGACTTTGCTACAACGGTCGTTCAGAACAACCTGATGCTATTGAAGCGCGTGATTCAGAACCAGGAGAAGTTTGAACCATTCCTGACTGACTTTGTGCGGCGATACATGCTCAACTCAGGTATCTTCATGGACGAGATGCGGGCTGTGATTCGGGAGAATAAGAAATACCTTCCCGATTACATTACTGCTGATAAGACGCTGTCTGAAGAAGAGCATGTCGATCAGTTCATGTTTGACTTCATCAACTGTATTGACGTTACCCTACCTTCTCCTGAAGTGGGCGACATCAAGAAGTCGATGGACAGCTACGACGCTTACACCGAAGCCTTGGATAAGTGTTTGGACGCATACCTCAACGAAGAAATGTTTGCTACGGACACGACCATTGGGATGGAAGAACTTATTCCAAACATCAAGGCTGTGGTCAAAGCAGAATTCCAGCGTCGGTGGTTGCGCAAGTACAACATCATGTCTGAGCTGGATGTGTTCAATACGGTAGAAGAGGAAGAGGGTGCTCCTGCATTCGTACTCCTGGACTCCGTAGGTGATCATCTTGACGGTATAAACGGTTCCATCGCTACATACACCAAGAAGGTCATCAAAGCGGCTAATAAACGTGCTAAGGTCCTTCAGTCTATCGCTGATGAGAAGGCTAAGCTTCAGGCTCTTAAAGATGAAGTCGGTGGGATGGGTGGTGGTGATGATTTAGACAGTGCTGTTGGAAGCGATGATCTGGGAGGAGGTACTGACGAGGGCAGTTTAGATGGTGGAGATGATTTAAGTCTCGACACACCAGATGAACCGTCATTGGACGATACGCCGCCAGAAGAAGGTGTAGAAGAGGAAGAGGCTCCTGAAGAGGAGGAAGTGCCAGAGGAAGAAGAGGAGACTCTTGAAGACCCTGACGCTAACCCTGAAGACGAAGAACTTGACCTTGGTGATCTAACTCCACCTAAAGTGTAAAACGGCATACAGGGAGGCCTTCGGGCCTCCCTGTATTATGTCACTTAGAACTTTACCACTGGCGTGAATGAAGCGCCGTTGTAAATGGCAGCATGCGTGAATCGGAATCCACGTAACTTACCCTGGAAGCGCCACCAGACGGATCCATCACCACCACCTCGACGTGACATGATCCGGAACGGGCCGGAGATGGCAGCGTTTAAGTTAATTGCGTATGGCACTGTATCTACCAATACACCGTTCTGGTAGAAGTAGACGATCCCTTTACGACGCTGCACTACAGTGTGGATGTATTTTGTCTGGTCAATGAGACCAATGCCATCTTTACCGACAAAGTTAGACACTCCGCTAACATTGTAATTACCTAGCCGCAGCGCACCGCCATTCAAGTGGTTGTAGAAGAAGTCCATGTTCAAGGTATTGCCCGGTGCTGCCCAAGTACCCCACGATGCAATAGGAACGATCTCACTGTTTCCAACGGTCTGTAGATGAACCCCATCTACGTCGATGATGGATTCCATAGTGAAGTCACCAGTGCCAGGAGCATACTCGGCTGCATGAGGGAAGCTAAGGCCCCCAAACACGGCTGAGGTGAACACCACTACTTTACCTTCGGGAGTGTCACTAAAAGTAATCCCACTTGGTAATGTAGCAGCCAATCCATTGACTTTGTTGACTACGCTACTAGCTCGAATATCGAGATCTATCTTGACATGCTTTCTCCAGTCGTTACGACCGGCTGCTGCCATTAATATATTGCGCATTGGACACACCTGATTGTTTAGTACGTGATCATAGGATTCGGTAATTTAATACGTATTTGGATAATCCTCTGAATAATTTCAAAATGCTATAAAAAGCATTGTTGAAGTGGAACGGAGACAATGCGCAAGCGGAGGAGCGAAGCGACGACTTCTTCTATTCTTTATAGTGAACGGAGTTCGTATGGTTATCGCCGGTGCATTCATTGTATTTCTACTGGTAGGCTTTCTTGGGTTAGCTTATCTACAAGGTTGGATCTGAACAATCATTCATTGGATGGTGATACATGAATGACAGACCTTACTCACCACTGGAGCTAATGATGACAACTGAAGATGCGGTATCGAACTGGCAATCTATATACGACCTATCATTGTCTATGATAGACCCTACACCTCCTGAGGTATGGAAAGCAGCCGGGTATCTTTATCCAGACGGTACTCCGTCGTGGAGAGCATTATGTGAACTACGAACCGTTAACATGGGTGGTGGTAGGCAGAACTGCAAGACCAAATGGGTCAAGAGCTTCCTAGAGGCTCATCCTAAGGCGATCGTGGTAGAATGCAATGCAGCCTTACGGGATATCTTCATTGAGTCATGGAGAGGCACTGGCTTCGTTCGTACACGAGTCTTCACTGTCACGGACATCGTATCGATCTCTAGGGCCAATGATCCGGGTAAGTTATCCTTCTTGAATGATGCGACTCACGTCATCTTCAATGACGCCTCTCACAATAACGCGATCAATTCTATGCAATTGGCGAAGGCCTGTAATGGGTTGTTCACTAAAGAGATCGTTGTTATTAAGATGGGATAAATCATGCCTTCGAGTGTTCTTATCATCATGCTTGTACTGTGTACGCTATCACTGGTGCTGCTGATCAGTCTTTACGGTAAACATACGGTGTCGTATGTGAGGAATGATCGGTATGCAGTAAGAGCCTGCATCCTTATTGAACTCATTGTCATCGGACTCCTTATTTGGACACTGGCCAGTAAGCATCTTAGGTTCGTACTACCATGAAACCATTCGATGCACTGTATCCTAGATTCCTGACAGGAGGGGTCATGCGTAAAGCAGCCGTTTACTTTGAGGATCTGCAGAAGACTGTCTTTATCATTAAGACGGAAACTGATGCAGGGACATACTTGGAGCAGCGTCGTTGGCACAAGAACGATTATGAGTCCCAACCTGGTGATGAACTCAGTCGTTTACTTGAGGCTAAACATTCGAGAGAAGAATGCTACGAGTGGATTGAGTCTCGCAGTGACCTGATGGGTGTATCTGTCGACACAGGGCAGTGGATGGACCGTGAATGGGTACCTGTCGGTAAGCAGACGTGATATGAGGAGGAGCAGTTGCTCCTCCTCTATGCCGGATTCTTTATTTGATTGAAACTAAAAGTAACCATACATCATTAACACGAAGTGATTCACTACTCCAGTATGTTTGAGAATGAAACCCTTTATGGTAAATAAAAACAACTCTCCTTTATGATGTAGGGGACAGGTACCAACATCCCCGGACAGTTACAGGTAAGCGGACAGGCCAACAGTGCCTCCGCCCCTGGCTGTCTTTATGCCGATTTGCCGTGATAATCACTGGGGGCTCAAGCCCTCTTTTCTTTTTGTTTATTTATACGATTCGAATTTATTTCAACAATACATAGTACAGGTGATAAGGACAAACGATCCTGTCATAACCTCTACTCAGGAGTAACACCATGAAGATTCTATCCTCCATTGCTGTACTGGCTGGCACCTACATCGTCATTGATCAGTATCAACTGCTCATGAAGCGCCTTGCTGCGAAGAAAGCAGCACGCGGTTAATCCGATAACTGATTCAGGGAGAGTACCATGAAAGAGTTGTTATGTCTCATGACTGCGAGTATCGTTGGTACCTTTCTGTACGAAGGTATTAAACGCATCACGCCAGTGCAAGGCAAGATCGATAAACTCATCGCCAAGCGCTATACAGAAGCTTCGATTAAATACGGCGTGACGCACGCTACCTACGAGCTTTTAGAAGCTGAACGTAAATTAGCCGAATCCCTTAATATCGATGAAGTAGAAGGAACATTATCATGAAAGAGAAAATCATCATCTCCGCCGTTATCTCGATCACTGCTGCATTTCTCACAGATGTCTACTTGACATCTAAAGTACGTGCTCGGATGTTGGCTCGCCGTCAAATCAGTGCAATGCAGGCAGCAACAATTGAAATCGCAGCTGCTACTAAGAAGTAATACATCTTATCTAGATTCTAGATAAGAACCCTAAACATAAGGCCACTCGATAAGGAGAGCAGCCATGAGCAGTATTAACGCAAAGATCATCGCTACACGCCTCCGGGTGGCCAAGAACTTCACCATGCTACTTTCAGCAGGTGTCGAATCTACTCTGGCTGCCTTGATAGTCAGTAAACACAATGCTTTGTCGTTCAGCGATATCCGTATCGCCGATGATAAAGTAGTCATCTGCTATAACACCTGTGCATCCAAGCACAGTGTGGATTTCACAATCGCCGCTTAAGGCACCATAACCCAGTTCTAAGGAGAACACCATGAACAAGCAACAATATCTCGCTCAACCTGTTCCAACACTTACCGCTGAGAATGCCGCAATCATTGAAGCCGTTAAAGCTGCCAACTTCATCCTAAAAGATGAACATGATAGCAAAGGCGAACGTACTCTGTCTTTGGCAGGCGTCGTCGTTTACCAGCGTGATGATCGCCAAGAAGTTGTAGCACTATTTAACGGTTCTTTCTCGTCGTACTACTGCTTAAACCGAATCACTGTCCGTAAGGGTGGTGAGGTAGTTGTCACTCGTGACAACTGTGCCGGTACCGTCTTCGAAGCAACCAATGATCCTAAAGCTGATGTCGAAGGCATCATCGAAAGTATTGCTTGGGACCGTGTTGAACAATTCCCAGTACTGGTTCCAGGCCAGTACTTTAACTTCGTATTGAAAGAAGTTGCTTAATATAACCTAACTGTCGTCCAGGAGAAGATCATGAACAAATTAATTATTATTGTAGGTGCTGGTGTAGTTGGTGCTGCAATTGGCTACATCGGTGGCAAGGTGTTGGTAAAGCGCCTTCCGGATACATTCACGTTCTGTGGCATTCGTGCCACGCGTCGTGCCAAGTAAGACGGCATAAGAGGGAGCCCCAGGGCTCCCTCTAGCTTTCTTTTTTTTCTTTGTTAAGCTACACGCAGGTTACCTGGATGTAAGCCAGCTACAAGCTTCTGCATCACTTTAGCAGCCGCTTCAGCTTTTGTAATCTTCCCGTCCTTGTCGATGTCCAGACCTTTGTTCTGAACATACGCTTTAGACTTGGCATTCATCTTGTCGAACAGCACGTAATCAGAAGGTTTACCGACTGCGGCAGGCCAGAGTATGCGCATGTAACAGTCAGACAAATCATTCAACTTGCCTTTGTAAGGCTTGAAGAAGTTGTAGACATACTGAAGCTGTTCTACGTTGGTCATCTTCAACAATGCAGGAATAGACGTGCCTGCATCTTTGGCAGCCGCTGCGCCAAACTGGATAATGCCGTAGTACGGAGCACCGGCACCGTTCTTGATTGTCGGTGAGAAGGTCTCACCGGTTTCGAAGGCCATGCAGGACAATAATTCGTCAGTACCTTGGAACGTCATGCCAAGATCAGTGGCAATACGTTTGGTCTCGAGAATGAACTCGTCACTGACTTTGTCAGACCATGCGTGGGCTTTACAGTATGTGAACAATAATTCGCTCATGCCTTCAGGCGCGGTTGTCTTGTTCTTACTGGCCATTCGACGAGCATTTACAAATGCACCGTGGGACAACTGACCCCATGCACCATCGATACCACCGAAGTAAACACCCAGTGCTTTCATGTCACGCTGTAGATCCATGAGTCGATTCTTAGAAATCGCCATTGGTAACCTCATTTTCGATAAATGTTTGCATGGCTTCGTAACAATCACGAAGTTTGGTGAACTTGTACGGTTTAATGTCTGCAGTCTTCACAATATCTGGAGACGCTTTACGACGGTACTCGAAGCGCAGACCCTCAACCACAATTTCAAGAGGGGTGGTGGAGGAAGCTTCTAACTTGGTAATATGAACTGCGTTGGCATACTGGAATGCTGTTTTACCCAGATCACGCCATACAGCCGCACTGCTGGTTTGTTCAGCGGCTTCCAATGCATACGTCGAGTATGTCATCGGATCAGCCAGAGCTTTAGAGTTGATGAAGTCATTGATGACCGCATCCTCTAAGTGCAACATCTTTGGAGTAATACTGGTCTTACCCCTGAAGTACAACCGACTGATGTTAGGACGGCCGCGTGGGATGTACGGATTTGCTTCACCGGCCTCATGAGGACCTGGTTCACCATCACGCCACCATTCGAGACCATAGCCAATTACAGCATATTGGAGATCGCTCAGGAAGTTGAAGACAGACAGATTCTTGATCCGTACCTGTGCTTTCAATTGGACACCTGAGTTATCTAGAAGACGCATGACCCGGAACATGCCACGGTCTACACCTGGATACAAGCCATTCTCTTCATCAGTCATGATTATGCCTTGAAATGAAAGTCATTGATTAGAGAGAGACGCATCTCTTCTGTACTTGGAGCAACACTGTGCTGGATATAGCTAGGCATGATCCAGAGATCACCTGCCTTAGGCGCCACATAGAACTCGCCAAAGTGGTTATCACGTATCGAACGCGGATATCCACGAGATGCATTGAAGCGCGGGTCTGCCAGAGACATCCCTGCATCAGAATCGCTAGGATAGTACACGCTCGTCAGGCACGAGTTGCCATGCAAGTGACTGCCAAGTCCTTGTTGCTTGTCGAACACCTTGCCAAACGTATCGGTAGCAATATCGAATGGCTCAACACCGAACACTCGGCGAATGTAATCAACCACCAGTCCGTGAACAATCTTGTCACGGAAGTGACACAACGCTGGGAATTGCTCTGGAGTCACTACCAGAGGTGTCAGAGAGTCACGTGGAGATAGGCAGTGAAGCATGTGGACTTCTTCGGTGATGGCACTGTTATCCACCTGTTCGAGAAGATTGTACTGGGCGATCTCTATCTTCCACGGCTGAATGATTTTCATTGTACGTACTTCCTATAAATTGTGGGTGACATAATACTCGTGGAGCAGAGACAACCGCACCTCTTCTGTCACATGACTTACGCTGTGTTGGAGGTAACTGGGGAATATGAAGATGTCACCTGCTTTAGGCGAGATGTTCAAGTTGGCAAAATGTCCCCATCGCATCTCTTTAGGATAACCCCGAATGGCGTTCCCCTTAGGATCGAACATGTTCAAACCATTTGCAGAATCTACTGGATAGCAGATGACCGAGATGACTGAGCCAGGATGCCAATGTGGATACAGTCCCTCACCTTCTGCAATCCACTTACCATTACTTTCAACATAGAACTTATCCATGTCGTAGTTGAAACAACGTTTCGTATATTCAATGACCGCTGGCGTTATTGTTTCATCACGCATCTTCAGAAGGACAGGAAACGTCGAAGGGTCAATCTTACGTTGACTTTCGTCCTCTCCATTGGTCATGGCAAATAACGTAAATATCTCTTCACCAAAGGCCGTCATGTCAAACTGATCAGCCACGTTGAAATGCCCGATCTCAGTCTTCCACGGCTCTAGATAGTTCATGGTCACTCTCCGCTCAATACCGAGTTGACACCGTCTTCAGTACATTCTAAAAGACAGTACTTCACCGACTGCGGAGCCCAGCCAGATTCCATCCAATTAGGAATAGTCTCTAAGCGAGCCAAGATAGCGTCGTAGGTGTGGGGATCTAGCTCATACGGAACGAAGTACCGGTCATGTCCTAAGAATAGATCGGGATCATTCAAGGTCGTCTTGACTGGGATATCGTAGAGTTCATGAATCTTAGTGGCGTAAATGATAGCCACCGCATAACTCTTAGCCGGATAGATGAGCGGGAAAGACGCTTCCTTGAAGTAATGGAGCGCGTTTTCCACAAGTTCAGGATCCTCAACGATTTCCATGTTAGCAAAATCGTCAGCATGCTCTTGGACATATTCATCGTAGAGCAGTTGATAGTCTTTATAGGCAGGTGGTTGCATAGTTGGTCACCAGAGAAATACGCATGCAGTTGGATGGTTCAACACTGTGTTTAAGACGAGCGTCCATCAGAACAAACCGACCTTCTGCTGGCGTGACACGGTGTTCGCCATCGTCATGAACAATCAGATCACCTTCGGCATCAATGAGATAGAGTACTGAAGTGTATTCGTGAGGGAGATGGTCGTGTGGCTCGAGTCCGTCACTGCTACAATGGACATGGTTTGCTGTCACTTGCAGATTGTCTGGCCAGTTGAGTTCATCAGCAACAATTGGCAGTATGATGCTGTTGACGTAGTCGTTGATAGACGCTGTCTCAATGAACGCTTTGTTAGGTTCACAAAGGACAGCGTCTATCAGCCAATCTGGAAAAGGCATCTGTTCTAACTGAATAAAAGTAAGCTGTTCTTCCTTACTCACGTTATCACACTCCAGTCGTTATAAAGAGATACCAGACAAGTCGAGTCATTCAAATGAGTCATGATGGAGTGAACATCGCCCTCAGCACACTTACTTAAATTACAACACTTACTGCACGGTCCGCTCACTGAATATTTAACCAGACTGTCTAGATAGAGATCCATCTTGAACAGCTCTATCTTCTCGAGAGTCCATGGAGACGTTATTTCAAACATCGGATCGAATATAGGAAACTTCTCGATCAGTGTCGGTGTGTAATACAGTCTGCCATCACGATAGGTTGTTTCGTAGCTATCATCAGCTGGTTTAATGAGATGACGATTTAGATCAGTGTTCTTACACTGTTTAATGACGTCACAGAAATGTCCGAAGTTGCGCTTAAACAAGTTCTGCATGAGTAAATTATCCAACCCCTTTCTAGGGTGAGGGAATACAAACTCAATGAGTCGTCTGACACCAAAATCAATATCATGGAGTCTTCGGTTTAATGCAACATCAAATGCATCTACTGCATCGCCAATCATGTTAACGGTAATGTACAGTAGCTCAAATTTAACGTCAGGCAATGACGCTTGGATGAACATCACACGACGCTTTATTAGATCGACGTGTTTAGGGTTGTCAGTACTCTTTAGCTGGAAAGGAGTGGCCAGTGTAAACGACTTCCCTTTCATCAGTGCTAACGGAATGACGACAGATTCAAACCGCTCAGCCAGCCCCTTAATCAAGCGATGATCGAATATCGAATCCCCTGTCTTCGAGCTGATGACATCCACTGGCCCGATTGTAAACTCTCGAGTCCGATACCCTTCAGCTTTCATCGCATCGACCATTTCAAGGATCTTATCCGTGTCCTGGTCAAATGGAATAAGAGGCTCGTAGTCTTTATCGACCATACAGCCTACGCAGTTGTACTTACACCCCTGTAGAATCTCAAGGGTCAGATTAAACGCTGGACTCTGCGGTTGATTTAACATGTTCTAACCCAACTAGACAATCACGGATCTGCATGTGTTCCATGATGTTAATGATACCTTTCTCTGAACAACTGCTCAGATAAGGACAGGTCATGCACGGCGTGTCCTTAAGGTAGTCTAGAGCGCTCTCTAGAGCCGCCTGACGAGTCTTTAGGAGATTATCCATAGACCAGGGCTTCGACACAGAGAAAGCATCTTCAAGGAACGCGCAGTCGTCTTTAAGGAAAGGCACCCAGTAAAGCTTACCGCCGGTGTACAGGAGATTGACCATGGTACCGGTGTGGTAGCAGAGATCAGGATTGCGACGACGCTCATCTGTACCATTCAGTGTTGAATAGAACTGAGTGATGCGATGAGACATCCGCTTGATGTGCTGTGCCGTCATCAGATCCTTTACAGGCGCTCGACCGTAAGGGATATTCAAGATATCATCCTTATCAACAGGGAATTCAATATCAAAGCCATTATTCATCATGGCCTCAAAGTCATCACCCACAGTGTCTGCCGTGCAGTTAACCACAAAGCCAGCTTCATTCAGGTAAGCGCTATGTAGATTATCCTTCACGAACTCAAGTTTGGATTCAATCATGTCGCCAAACTTGTGTGTCTTGAAAAATGGAGGCGCTGCCGGAATTAAGAAGCGTATAGATTTACCAGGGAGTGCCAGGTCAATGTCTTCGCACATCGACCTATACTTCTCCATGTCTTTCTCAAGGAACGCTGCGTTGAACGTAACCTGATGGAATTTCTGCGCCATCTCTTGAAAGACCGGATGGTCCATGACCTCGGCGGTGTTGTCTGCAGACATGTAATCAGTAGGACCTACACCGAGATCAAACGCCACATACCCAACGTCAACCATTTCACTGATCAGTGCATGGAGTTCAGGAATGTCGTTGACATCCCCACCCAGCGACGTATTGATCATGCAGCCTGAGCAGCTATGACCACACCCTCGAAAGATGTCGAGAGTGATCTCCAGGCGCTGCCTGTGTTCTACTTCAAGATGTTGAGCTTTCACGATGCACCCCATTTATCAATGAGTCCTCGGAACCCATTACAGGAATTATCGAGGGACGTTACATTACGAAGGTGTTCAGAGAGACAAGATCCGTTGTAAGGACATGCCGAACAGATCGGATTGACATTAACACGGCTCTTCTCGATTACACACCACTGTTGGTACTCTGCAATCGATTCCAGTGGCATAAAGAATTCATGATCATTGTCATCGAACTCCAGTACTGCAAACTTACCTTCAGGTGTGATGTAGATGTGGTCATCGCTGAATGAATTACGAGTGCCTTCAAATGCTTCTTCAACCTGAGTGGCGTTCTCAAAGTAGAAGTTACGAGCCGGATGATCAATCACTGCCCAGACAAACTCTTCGTATTCTCGGTACGTCACAGGCTGGTCGTTGGCTTGGTTACTACTGTAAGGTTTGATCTCACAACCTTTCAGATTACCAAACATATTCATCGTGTCGACGTAGATGTCTGGAGTAACCTTATCGAGAAACTGGCGCCCTGCCAGAGACAAGATACTGAAAGGTTGTGTCATGAGAAGCATGTTCTGTAACACATGTTCATGTTTCTCACGAGCATCAAAGTCATACGAGACCGATATTTCCCAATCCTTCTCGTGAACGACTGGGTGGAGATGAGACAGGTTAGTAACCAGAACCAAGTCATCAATACCTCGGACGTGTAACATGTCACGGATAGCATTGATGTATTCTTCAGGCAGTAGTAATACTTCACCACCATATAGATCGATGTGTCCGATAACGTAATGTTGCAGGAGTTCATCGAGCCGTTGTTCGAGTGTCTCGAGGTCAAGACGCTTTCGATCCCCTAATTGCTCAGGAGTCAAGTAGCAGAAGTCACATTTAAAATTACAGAAATACCACGGGTTGATACTGATATTTATTTTAGGCTTTGTCATGAATTATGCCTTAGCAATGAGCTGCACTGATTCGTCAACGTATGGCGTTGGAAATACCTTACCGGTCAGTCCGTTGATATCGATGATCCGTGGAGCAATCTCTTTCATGGTTTTGCAATGATGTTCTACAAGTCCCATTCGCTTGGTGTCTGCAATGGTTTTACGACAGCCATTACAAATACTGAACATAGGGCATGTGTAGCACGACTCTTTCATCGAGTCTAAGTCGGCTTCGTATTGCAGTGGGGTGAAGAACTCGCCGGCCATCTCTGCTTCGAAGTCAATGGGATGTTCGCCATCATCACCAAACGACCCACATGAATAATAACCACCGCCAGGCTGCAATGCTCGAATACCACTGTCGCAGTTCCGTGCTAACGGACAGGTAGTGGCCAATCCCTTAAGCTTCTTAGCCATCTGTTTGGTGTTGTATTCCCACTCCATCAGACCGGCATCGTAGATCTGGACATAATGACGGTAGATATCCGCCTGAGTGAAGAAGTTATTCTGACTGCCCATGATGATGCCACGATTATCCACTTCGGGTCCTGAAGCAACAACGTGGTTGATCTTGGCTTCAACACCCATTTCCTTAGCCAGACGAACCGTGTCCAAGACAGTGTGCTCGTTGTCCTTGTCAATGACGGCAATGAAGCTAGGACGGTAACCAATGCGTTCAAGGAACATGTCACTGACATTCCTGAAGTCTTCTTCTGTGAAGACTGACTTGTCGCCTTTGAGGCGCTTGTCACCGTATTGGAAAGAAGTCGTGATACCTAGGCGATCATGTTTGAATAACTCTTCCCATATCTCAGGCTTCTTGTAGAAAGGCCAGAGGTTACTGGTGAAACTGATGCTCGCATGACTATCAAGTTCATCCAGCATCTTAATCATCTCCCAGTAATACTCAGGAGGCATCATGAGCGGGTCTCCACCATTGACGATCACGGTATTGGTTTCTGGGAAGCGCTGGATAAACTGCTTAAGCGTAGAGAGCTCTACGATATCTGTTGGGTTTTCTGATAAATGAGTACTCGAACAGAATGTACACTTAAAATTACAAGCAACGGTCGGTTTAACTATAACATCCACAGATCAGTCCTCAGATGTTTCGATAACAGGTGGCTGTGCAAGCCATTCATTGTGGAAATCTCGACGTACATCACCAGACGCTTGCTGCTCCTTCATCTTCTGGTACAGCCACTCGTCATCTTTCTCAAGTGGCTTGAAAGGTTTGTCTTGCGTGTCGAAGATAGTTGTCATGGACTCACCAGCCTTGTTCGATGTTATGCTTGAATGGTTTCTGACCCATCAGATCAGATGCCGCAGCACGGAAAGATTCTTTACCTTCTGGATTATCCGCTACGCTGTAGGGATAAACGCGATCATCGTCGTGAGCTATTACAATTAACTCGTCGCCCTTTCGTGCATGTAGAAATGCAGGATGGTCACCGCATGCATCTGTGGAGAGTATTTTACCAGCCCAAACAGTTTGCCCTACTTTAAAGACTGCCATGTCGACCTCAGCATTAAAGATTACATAGGGATTGTATCGTTATGTTTTACTTACCTGTGGTCTTATATGGTCTAAACATCAGGAGTCTCCGATGGAACGTGTATATATCGTTGTTAGTAAGTTCATGAACAATTTCTGGGTGCTGCATCAAGGCATTGTCATTAACAATAAACAAATATTCTTCCACAACGACCCTCAACTTAGCGTCATTGATGGAGAGGAGCATTTCAACTTTGATTTCATGATCAGTGACGGCACTTTAAAGATCAATGAGATCGCTGCTGAGCGCATACTGCCACCACATATGGTGTTCGTAAATCGCCGGTATAGTAAAACCGAACAGGCAATGCGGATCAACAACTATGTCAAGCGCACTGCTGGGCGGTTACAGTTTAACGATGACGACTTCGTCAAAATTAAATCATGGGTGCACTCCCAAGCACTGGGACTCAGTAGTCTTGTCAACCCGAGTGGTAAGGTAGTCATCAAGCCTAACGACGGAGCTCGTGGAATAGGACAGTTTCTTGTCGATACTGATAAGATTCCATTTGCTGTAATGATTGAAGCTCTTGATAAGTACATCAAGGGCATGTCTACCAGCAAAGAACTGTTTGAAGAGCTGAATAAGTACGATCCGGATATGGCTTATTCTACACGCGGCGAACATCACGTCGATGAAGGCCTGTCTGGTCTAAAAACCCAAGGTTATTCGATTCAATCGTTTGTTGACAATATTGAATCTGAGTACCGTATAATCACTGGCGCGCAGAGCGAGATCGCTTACGTCCAGAAACGTAATGTCTACAATGCCGATGGGTTTCCCCAAGCATCAGGATCGAACACAAACAGTATCCTTGGTGAAGACATTGTTTCCATCGAGTCGGTGCTGTCCTCTAAACAAATTCACGATTTAAGCGCATTGGCGCGGGACGTGATAGGTCCTCTCAGTTCTTTGGATCTATTCGTAACCAAAGATAAGAAATGGGGGGTGTTCGAATACTGTAATCAATTCGGCATAAAAGGCGTTCCAGCAAATACAGTCGCTAACCTACACAAACAGTTCATCTCTAACATCATCAATGACCTCTTCGGAACCGAACGTTACCTGACACCATCGGGTGTAAAAGATCTGTGCGCTGCAGTGACCTAGCGACTCAACATAGAGACCGGGCATCAGCCCGGTCTCTATGACGTATTACAGGATGGCTCTGAACATCGTTTTTATCTGACAGACATTGTCAAGTCCATCATCCACAAACGAATGATGCAAGAAACATCGCATCCCGCATCGCGAGTAGAACTCACAGGCAAAGCAGTCGTATTTCTCAAGGAACCGCAACTCGGCCTCATCCTTGGCTAGCAAACCTTCTTGCTCGTCCAAGATAGAGTCTTTCCCAGCTTCTGACCAACAGGTGGTCACGACATTATCCTTATTGATGATCTTAGTGGATCGACAAGTGGTGGTATTCTCCACATTGTTCTTCCAGTCCTTGATCGGATACGAGTCTGGGTAGTGTTTGTTCAGGTGCATGTAGAGCTGACTGATTAGGTCTTCATCCGGCTGGATATACTCGTACATCTGACTTGGGATGTAATGATCGAAGTACACGTCAAAGTGTTCGCACATCCACTTGAACTCGGCACCTTCATGTCCATCCAGAAACGACTGGATGTTCTGCTTGGTGATAACCACATTGACCGTGCGTACAAGGTCACGAACATGGATAAGGTTCTTGAAGAACAGTGTCCGTTGTTCTGCGTTGAATCGTCCTGCTGGATCGTAAGACGTGGCAAGTTGCACACGACCATATCGCTTTAAGCGATTGACCAGCTTGATGACCCGCGCTACATTGTGATAGATCAGATTGGTACCCAGCACCAGCAACGCATCGTCGAAGTGTTCTAAGAGACGTTTACCGGCTTCGTAGTATTCCTCAAAGAGCCCATCGCTGAACTCATCAAGAAATAACTCACCGCCAGTCAAATTCAACACGTAGGCATCACGTGGGTTTGAGTTGGCAATGAGTGTGTCTACTTTCTGCTGGATCGTATTGATGCCGATTCTGGATTCGTGGTCCTGGTGGCAGAACGAACACCGTAAATTACAGTACTCGAACAGAATGAGGTGAGCTTCTTTCAACTTACCTTTCTTTTGCTCGAGTATGTTCAATACGGGAATTAAGTCCATTACCATTCAGCCCCTTCAAGAGAAGTTTTGAGCACTTCGATATCTGATTCGAGAATGAACCGAATCAAGTTCTCGTCGTATTTGCCAGTATCCTTGAAAGCCAGTGCAATGCGCATCTCACCTGCAAACATATCAACAACACGCTGCAAGCATGCATCAGACTCACGTAAATTGACAGGTGAACTAAACAGCTCAAGAATGTGAGCAGCGCGTTTAGCAGATGACTCGTCCTCAAGGACTTCCATCAGACCTACGGCCTCACGCAGCATGCCGATGATCCAGGGCTTGGTCGGTGAGAAATCATACAGACCAGGACGCAGGAGTTGTTGACTCGCCAAGTGCGGCATGTTCAAACACCCTTCGAACACAGTGGGTGCGTTCAGAAGCGTATCGAGATCAGCGCCAGCGATGTCCCAGTTCTTCTCGCGGGTCAGATGACGACCCCAGACGTCCATGGCATCATGAGCATTGCTCAGAGCAATGCGACGCAGGATGTTGTTGAGTACACCTGGGATCTTACCGACACGACCTTCAGTACGCAGACGAATCAAGCGCCATTCCAGCGAAAGGAAGTCTGGGTTCTCATTGACCAGTGCATCGATCACTGGTTGCAGAGTACTGGCTTCCATGAAGAGCTCGTGACAGACCTTGTTATTGATCTGGATACTGGCCAACACATCCACGTTAGGCTCGCCGCCTGCAACGATAGTCGTATTGAAAGTAGCCTTCTTACACAGCATGATCCATCGGAACAGATCCAGTGTTAAGTTCGGCAATACAGCCTTTATCAACATGGTGTAAAGACGCAAGTACGTCTTACCGTCACAATAGACGGTCACACGGTCATCGGCAGCAAGACCTTTGTTGAGCATCGCCTCTAACGCTTCAGGAGACAACTCATCCAGACTTGTAGCATAACCGATCTGCACACCTTTCTCTTCAGCGATGTGTTCAAACCCGATCTTTGGAGAGATTGTGATCACATCTTTATTACGGTCGATGCGGTGTTCGCTATCGACGTAAATCGATTTACACAGATGGTACATGTTCGAGCTCCTTCATGATCGTTTCAGCAGTCACGTAAGTCGTATGAGCAGCAGCCATGAGCACTTCGAGGTGTTCTGGTTTGTCGAGTACCATCAGTCCCACAAACAACGGGTTATTGGGGATCGCGAAATAGTTAAACAGGTTCAGCCCTGCAAAACAGTATTCGTTGAACAATAACCTGTTGTACGACATGTCTTCTTGATTGAAGTCATTGATGAATTCTGGGAACAGTTCGTGCTTGATCAGTTGCACGTAGTTGATACCGTGCAGCTCATGGTCTTCATCGACTGGGAATTGAGAAACAAAATCCTTGGTCGTTGGATGACAGTGTAATGCAAACAAAGGGAGTGCACACATCCGCCGGAGCCACACGTCGATCATGTCTGAGTTGTCACGAATGAACTCAGTCGGATCGAATTGACAGTAATGATCTTTACCATACGCTGCCAGCATGATGTTCATGGCCAGGTCTTCCAATTCTGGAATCGACATGACCGTAGACATCTTTAAATACGACGACAGGAGTTCGAGAGACGATTCGAGACTACCAAACTTTAGCTTGCAGTTAAGCTTGAGGTTTGACAGATAGGTGAGCAGCATGTCGCCTTTAAGACGACTGTTGTCCACATCGATGACAAACTCAATATTCTCTTTGAACTTACGTTTAAGTAAGTCCATTGGAATATTGGCTGTGGTTTCAATGACAATCACCGGCCCGTCGATGACCGCCCCGCCTGGTTTGGTTTCTTCAGTAGTCTGTTCCATGGGTTCTCCAGTTGCTTCTCTAGACCGTTTGATGGCACTTACATGACATGTCATCGGCGGCCTCGGCTGCTATGACAGCTGCTATGACAGCTAGTGTGGCAAATGGTTCGGGTGAACGTAGCGGTCTGATAACGGCACGTTGCTAGATATGCACTGTAGATAGCCTCACACGAGTTATTAAACGCGTTAAGATCCATGTCATATCCCGATGCAAACCACATTCCCACGTTATTACTGAAAGCCGCAGGCGCATTGATCCAAGCAACTGCAGTGTTATCGGAAACAACAGTCTGCCCCAGCGAGAAGTGAGACATGTAAATTACAATTCGAGTGGTTCGGACACTGGCAAATAGATTAGAGACATATTTAAGTACGTCGATCGCCTGCTGTGCGTTAGCAACTCCGGCTGAAAACTGATAGCCGCCAAATGCAGCGTCAGGGCCTGCGTTAGTGCCCGCAAACCAAGCAGGATCGGAGTTCGCTGGGTAGTTGTTCGTCCCCCAGGAAATGCCCGCTTTACATCGATTGGTAATCAACGAGTTGGCATTCACGGCCATTCGGTTACGTGTAATTATTTCAGTCATGTCACACCTTTATAATCAGGTTGTTTTGCTGTGGCTGTCTGCCAGAAAGATGTCGCAGCGTGTTCTTTAACCCACCGCAGCGACCTTCTTGCCACGGTAAGCGATGACAATCACCGCCACAAAGATCAAATACGTCACAGTTGAGGCAGGTGTCTCCCCAAGATAATTCCTTTGCAATCTGATCAATACGCCCATCTGAAGAAAGGAACGTTTCAACCCCTTCATCGATTCTAGCATGATGAAGACTAGCTGCTGCGTTAGGACATCCTGAAAGAGACCCATCTGAATTCATCGTGACAAGGTTCTGCTCACAGTTTCGACAATTGGTATCTACTTTGACAATGTTCTGGATGAGCTTCTGTTCGATGATGTCAAGGGTCTTTATCTTTACCCGAGGGTTTCGTTCTTTGTAACGGAGATACAGTGCAAGGTACCAGTTATCCTGCGCCTCATTGTCAGGAAAGATCCCAGAGTGATCTACGGCACTGCCATCATTGGTGAGGCGTTCAAGACTCACTTCTTCGATAGCCAGCGCTTCCATCTGATCAATGAACCAGTCTGGCGATTTCTCGATGAGCTGACGGCTCACCGATGCTTTAACACCGATGCCGATTCCGTGCGAACGCAGGGTCTCCAGATTCTTCTTCCAGAGATCAAACTGCTTAGCATTTCCCCAACGTATCCAATAGTCCCAACTGGTGCCGACGTACCCACCAAGATAGTCTTTGATGAATGCGATTAACTCATCGGTCAGCTTAAACGTCAGATTGCTGTTTGCACACATGGAAACGTTCTCCATGTCAACAAAATGATCAGCAAACTGTTTCAGCTTCTCCAATGGAACAATGAACGGCTCACCGCCATGGAACTCCATGTGGTAACTGGTATCGGCTGAATGCTGAGCCATGTAATCATGTACCCATCCGGCTACTACCTCCGGTACAAACTGAGTTTTATCCCCGTTCTTCCCATTCGTGAAGCAGTGTTGGCAGTTAAGGTTGCATGTCCCGGTCGTCTTGACATAGATCGTCTTGTGAGTACTCACAATTTATCTTCCAGGTAGCGTTCAAGCCCAAAGCTGAGCATGACGGAATCGTCAGTGTTAACCGCGCAGTGCAAAGTACCACGCGGAATATAGATACTGTCCCCAGCGCGCACTTCTAACGACCCATCCACACCTTCATAAACCTTACGGCCGCTGACCATGTAGATGATTACGTCGTCTGTATCAGAATGCATTGGGAAACTAAGTGATTGTGCAGGCGAGATGAACATGTGGCAAGACACAGGACCTGTGTGGTTAAAGTGTCTGCCTAGTCGAAGGGATGTCGAGTACAGTAATTCACTGAGTCTCTCTATCCCCTCTACTTTAATGGGTTTCGTCTGACTGTGTTCGAAGTATTCAGCTGCGTTAAACAACGAATGTGTACCGCCGTACTCGAGATACCTGGGCAGCCCGAGTTCGTAAGGAAGAGGACTCGACAGGAGATCATCTATCCTCAGTGCTGACAGGTCAACACCTTCGAATGAAAAATCCTGAATGTGTTTAAACATATTGCGAGTCCTCATTTTACATTAGTCGTTCCAGAGAGCTGGCCACACCTGACGCCACGTACCGTTGACAGAAGCGAACAGAATACCGCCCGCGTTCATCAGAGTAATCTCGGTAGCGTTACCTGGGTATGGATCTGCTGCACCTGGCGTTACATAACCAGTCCATGTCGCTGGCCAGATCTGACGCCAAGCGCCTGACACATAACCCTGCAATGTTGATCCTACGATCCGCAAAGATGTATTCTGAGCCACGTTGATCTTGACATAACGGCTATCGTGATCGCCAGACAGGATATGGTCATACATCGCACCAGCTACCAATAGTTCAGCACTGGTATTAGCAGTACGGGAACGAGTGATGGCGTTCGGGATGTTACTCAAGCCGACCTGCGTCTTCGTTACCTGGTGAGGGTTGCCAAAGTCAGCCAAGTGAGCATTGATCAAGTTACCAGCGATGAAGTTGATCGCTTCTTTAGTACGCAACGGAGTCATGAAGCGGTTGTTGAGGATACCTGCTTCCGATTCAGCTTTGGTAGCTGTCTGGAAGTTATCAACCAAACCAAGCCCGACTTGAGCCTTGGTAGTGATGTGTGGGTTGTTGGTATCGTTAACGTGCGCTTGAAGCAAGTTACCTGCGATGAAATCAATTGCCTCCTTCGTCCGCAACGGCGTCATGAACCGGGTATTGAGAGTACCGGCTTCAGCCTCTGCACGGGTGGCAGTAATGAAGTTGTCCACATTGCCAAGCCCGGTCTGAGCCTTGGTGACTTCATGTGGATTATCTTTACGGGCTTCGTGCTCTGCCACTTCTTCAGTCGCAATGCGAGTAGCCAGGCTATTCGACAGCGAAGGCGTCATGAACCGATTGCCGAGAACGCCAGCCAAAGCTTCAGCAGGAGAGGCTGTCTGGAAGTTATCAACTAGGCCAAGGCCCACTTGAGCCTTCGTGGTTTGGTGCGGATTGTCAAAGTCGTTGATGTGTTCATCAACCTTGGCTTCCAATGCATCGATGTTAGCCTGTAACTGATCGCGGATAGTCTGCATCTGCTGACGCAGTTCATCGTGCGATGCTTCATCACCAACCAAGATAGCATTGGTAATGCGCTCAAGCTGCCATACCACATATTCCCAGCCAAACGAATCGCCAATGTCATGGATGTGCGGAGCTGGCGGATAGGCGTTAGGACGACCAATGACAGCGCCCCATTTAACAGGACGTTCATCGAGATCGAGTTCAGCAATGAGATCAGCAAGACCCTGAAGGTTCCATGAATACTCACCGCCAACCACCTGATACGTATAACGAACGCTGATAGGCGCTTGTACTTTCAGAATGATTGCGCACTGAACATCTTTTGCTGTCCGGATAGATGCCTGGGAAAACGGCTGAGCCAGAATGTAATCGTCGACAGGACGAAGTTCTTCATTGGTCTCATCGTTCCAGATTTTAAACGAACTGGTGTAAAACGGACCCGCTTCAGGGACGAACGCTCGCTCGGTATTAAGAGCAATCGTTCTCCGCTCATTCTCGACTTTGTTCGTTAGCGATTCGCCAGAACTGTCGAACGGATACTGGATAATGGGTGGTACACTCATGAAGAGGCTCCATCACGAAAAGGGGTTCGAATAACACACGCTACCCCTTTCGAGGTAGCGTGTTAATGGTCAGACAAACAAGTTATCCAAAGCATCATCGATAACGAGGATCAGTTCGTCACAGAGGACACCGATGGCATCATCTACCTTAGAGGTAGTGGTGGCGGGTGTCATGAAGCGATTGGTCGCAGTGCCTGTTACAGCCTCAGCCGGGGAGGCCGTTGCGTAATCGTCGACGTTGCCAAGACCTACTTGATCTTTTGTAGTCTGATGTGGATTGGTCGTGTCAGCGGCGTGATCCAACAGTTCGAGGATTTCAGCCGTACCTTCCTTCAAGCGTGGTGGGTAGATAATACCTACAGGCTCTACGGTGGTCAGTTGAGCAACCTCGGTGTACTGGACCTGCGCTGCTGCATTGAATCGCTTGAACGACAGCTCGGTGACAGACAAGGAGTTACGAGTACCGATACTTTTCAGGTAAACTTCTACCTTAGCAGTACCGTCCGATCCAATTGAACGATAACCGATCTCGATCGGCTTTGGTCCTGGAGTGATTTCTTTAATCACAGCGCTCTTCAATTGCATTGCAAATGGAGGACCGCCATCGGTGTAATCGTACGTCGCAGCAATCTGAACAAGAATCGTCTGTTGGATTTGATCATCGCCCAAGGAGTCGTCGCGACCACCAGCAATCATCAACGTCACGTCAGCCGGCTGTTCGTTGATTGTTCCGCCAAAGTCACCCAGCTTGATCCAGTGTTCAGGCGCTGTTGTCTCGACATCAAACTCATCAAGCAATTCCAGCATCGCCGGTACACGGAACTGAATAGAAGCTCCGTCTACAGTGTCGCCAATCTCGCTCACGATTTCGCTGTATGTCTTCCCACCAAAGAGAATCGAGTTAGCAGCAGTGCCTGACAAGATATCAGCCGTCAGTTCTGGTCGAGTCATGCCATCTAAACGACTAGAGTCGCCAGACTTGATGGTGCCGATCCATGCTTCTAACCCAGTCTGATCCAGTCCGTACACCAATTCGGTGTCAGCAGCCGCTTCGTCATTACCAAGCTTGTCACTCAGTAGCTGATCGATAGTTACCGATGGATAAGTACCCACCTGTTCTGCTGTAACCTGATGAGGGTTGTCGAAGTCCGTCACGTGTGCGTTGGAACTGTCACCGACCAGTTCGTTGATCGCCTGACGAACCGCCAGCGGAGTCATGAAGCGGTTGCTGAGCGTGGCATCGCGGGCTTCAGCTTCAGACGCAGAAGGGAAGTTATCAACCGAACCCAACCCAACCTGAGTCTTCGTCACACCGTGAGGATTGGTGAAATCCTGAATGTGCTCAGAAACACCACCACCAATCGTTTCAGCAAGCACGAGTGACAATAGACGAGGAGTGATTACACCACTGTCATCTGCACCTTGGATCGCTGCCACATCGGTTGCAATGCCGATGTTCTCAACATTACCGAGACCGACGTGTACACGCGTAACCTGATGGGGATTGGAACGATCGGCCATGTGAGCATTGAGCGTCACACCGACAATAGCTTCAATAGCCTCACGGACACGAAGTGGTGTGCTGTACCGAGCATTGCTTGAACCAGCCTCAGCTTCTGCTTGAGTGGCCAATGCAAAGTTCTGAACACTGCCAAGACCTACCTGGGCTTTGGTAACCTGGTGAGGGTTAGCTGTGTTGCCCATGTGAGCCGTCAATTGAGGCAGAATGAGTGCATCAATGGCCTGCTTAGTACGAAGCGGTGTCATGAAGCGGTTGTTCGCCACACCAGCAGTCGCTTCACCCGGCGCTGCCGAAGGGAAGTTATCGACCAGACCAAGACCTACCTGGTCTTTAGTAACTGAGTGCGGATTATTAGTACTTTCAATATGGTCGTTCAACCCACCTTCGTTTGATTGAAGGATCGCTTGCTCGATGTCACCCAATTCGTCCACAACTTCAGTCATGCCGACAAAATCGTCGATGTTGAAATCGTGATCTACAACGGGAAACTCCCGAGGTAGTTCGACCATCTGTTCCCAGGTGGCGATACGAGGATTGCGAGATACGTTAAGTAGAAGTTCGTTGTACTTCTGCTCATCGAGAACCCACTCACCACCCAGCGTCTGGTATTCCATACGCAACTGACCACGCAACGTGCGGTCATAGAAGGTGATGCTGCTATATACAGGCTTACCAATGGTATGCGATGCATAAGCGAAGTGGTAACCGAAGTTGTAGTGGATGCCCTCTTCAAGAGCTTCTCCACCAGCTGGGTTATTGACGTTCGCGCCGATTGGGTAAAGACGGAGTTTCACACTCTCAGCAAAGAAAGGTGCGACCCGTGGGACCACATGGTAATGGTCGAACGTGCCGCGTGATTCGATAGCCTGGGTTTCAACAACCAAGTTCGTTTCAGCGACACCCGTCGGATCAAAAGGATAATCTGGAATTACAGTGCTCATTGCAGTCTCCGTTGGGATCTCCACGGTTCTGGTGCCGAACCTGGCCCTAGAATCTGAGTCATTTCTTTTTAAACAAATCTGTGTTTAATACAGATATCAAACAACTGGCATACCATTATCGTGGGAGAAGGCGATAAATGTACGAATATCAAAAAGCGATTGTAAAACACCGGAAGCCAGATGTCCGTTTTGAAGACCTTGACGTCAGACAAATGTCTGTTAAGAGCCTCCTACGAACGTACGAAAACATCTACCTGGTCGTTACTCATCCAGTGCTTTCTTCCAAACAAACTCTTGACATGCGCAAGTATGAAACTCTGTTTGTAACCCTCCCAGAAGCCACCACCGTTATTGACTGGTTGACTTCCAATGGCAACACGACGCTTCCGTCTGAAGACGGTGAGCCGGTTGTCGAAACGTCTTATGTCATGGCTCGTGATGCATGGCAGGCCGGGTTTACAGTAGACATCTGTGTGCCGTCTGGTTCCCCCTTCAATGATGCTAACGATTACGACAAGACAGACATCTGGTTACGCCGGGACAACACCGATTACAAAGAGGTCAGAGAACACAGCCTCGCTACTGTAAACGGTTACGTTCATCGGTTGGATTCAGATGGTGATGGAGCGTACATCAAAGACGGGGCTATCACATTCCGTCGGTCTCAGGCAGCACACGTAGGTCTTATCAGTTTCTTGAACATTGGTAAGGTCCATACCGCGTCGATTACACCTGACATGATTTACAATCCTGACGAGTCATCGTTGTACTCCAACCAGTTCTACCTCAAGGTACCGTTTGACACGACTAATAAAGTGATGGGGATTGTTATTGGCGGGTTCTTACACCTTGCCAGCAAAGACTTTAAAGTAATTGGCAGCAATGCCATGAAAGTCTTCATGGACCGCATTCCTTTCCTGGAGCGGTATATGACGTCTCGGTACAAACTCGATCAGACCTCGATGGAACGTTTCCATCAGATCAGTGAAGAGAATGAAACGGACTATGATCTTCAAAAGTTCTACAGTAACGAATGTATGGTCGAACTGCTTACACAGAGCCAGTCATTCATCGTAGCTATCGAAGTCGATCATCTGACAACCAAAGTCCATCAGACCACTCGGACGTTCCTTCCAGGACGTTTCTATTTTGATGAACGTCCTCTGTTCCCATTGCGGACGGAACTTGGCTTACTTCCTTCGTTTATTTCAGCGGAGGAAAACGGTCTTTGGGTTATCCGCATTGACAGTAACATGTCACAACACCGTTCCATGAACAATCGTAACTTCCGCTGGCAGGATAAGGTGGATGAGAAACGAAGCTCTGGCAAACCTGAAACATTCTCCCGTGGAGATGTTGTTAAATGGGGCACCAGTAAGTTATCTGTTGTTAAGGAATGACAACATAGCGGAGGAGGGATGTCCCTCCTCCGCTTATGCCGTTATGGAATATCCATCTGACTTGATCCGGTTACGCCATGTCCGCAGCCAGCCATACTTCCAACCCGTGTTACCTTAACACCATCGATTGTCATCCATTCACTTGCACTGACAATGACAGGAGCGGTATGTGGAGGTAGTCCGTGACCAACGACGGCATCACCTAATAACGAAATGACGATGCCATTCCAAGTCCAAGTAGGCGCGCCAGGACCTGCTATTTTACCACCCGCACTGTCAACGTTAACTAGCGACACGATACCCATTACGTCATCCCTTGGAATTTAGGAGTCTTCAATGTAGTGCCAGACGCCTGAAGAGTGAATATAGAACCGCCTCCGTTTAAGGTAATCTTTTTGGCCTTGACATCGACGTTATTGGTAGCTGTAAGATCAATGTTACGAGGAGCGAAGCCAAAGATGTCTTGTTTATTGAGCTGCAGCCACGTGCCCAGGCCATTCTTAAGTTCTATGAAGTATTCTGTTGACTTCAATAGACCGTAGTTACCCAAATTGTCCTGAAGGACTACCTTACCTGTAGCCATGTCAAACTGGAAGTCATATGTACAGACCTCACCGTTCATCTGACTGGTACTGAGGGTGATCGTCTTGGTATGACTGCTGAATTCAATGAAGTACATGTTGTCAGGATCGATGCCATCAGTCCCTGTATTCGGATTGGCATTGATACCTAAAATGACGGTCTCTAAGCGCCGTAGGTTGTCGTCCATGCCCATGCTACGCCAGTAGTACTTATCGTTGTTAGCGTACTGGTACAGGGCTATACGCTCGCCACGCTGTACGTCCGGTGGTGTTCGACGGTTTGTTTCAGGTAGCCAGAACGCGTTGATGTTATTTGACACAAACGAGGTACCTGACTGAGCCTTACCTTGATCGTCAACACCTTCATATTCGACAGCATCCACACGGTCTACTTGCTCCCCGTCGAGGAATGGGAGTTTCTCAACAGCGGTAACCAATAGTTTCTTTGAGAAGTTTCCGTCTGGACCACGGAGCTTCTTGTTTTCAGCCGCTGTACCCATCGCCACACAGCGGAAAACACTAGCTGAGTTGTCTAACATAAAGACCTCATCGTTAAACTAAACATAAATGACCTATCCTACAGGATTAGGGAGTACGACCTATGTTTATTAGTAAGTGCGTCTTGCATAAATGCAAGCGGTTTGTTTTAAAAGGCATTGAGACTTTTGAGATCTGTCCTTCGGCTAAGACCCAGATTGTTCTGGGCACCAACGGATCTGGGAAATCGAGTCTGTTGAAGGTAGGGTTTACTGTAATGCCTGCCTCTAAGAATGATTTTCATTCGGGCGGGTATAAACTCATTCACCTGCACAACAATGGAAGGCACTACGAGTTAAGGAATGACTTCTCTTCAAAGAACCCTGTTCATAGTTTCATCTGTGATGAGGAAGAACTGAACGTAGGTCATACTGGCGCTGTTCAGATGGAATTGATCCGTGAGCATTTCGGCATGACCAATGCCATTAACAATGTTCTTACAGGCCAGGACAAGTTCACCTCAATGAGTGCGGTTGAACGCCGTGACTGGATCACGTTACTGTCATCTGCAGACTTTGAATACGTTATCAAGTTCCATTCACGTATCCGCAAAGCCGCTCGTGATACGTCCGCAGTCATTAAGCACCTGTCAGGGCGGTTGGTTAACGAGTCTGCCAAGAAGATTGACGACGCTTCCTTTAAATCGATGCGTAAGCAGTCTGAAGAAACTCATCAACGCCTCATTAAGCTTCATCAGCATTCCAATCGTGATGGCCTGGCAGATAGTTTCACCGAGTATGAGCAAGAGTACCACATGTACGCTGCTCAGTTGGATGCTCTTATACAGACGATGGATTCTCATCGCTGTCCGATGCCTGTGTTTGCTAACACGACTGACATTTCTACTGTAGCCGAGATATCTGACAATCTTCAGGCGCGGGTCAAGATGTTGGAAGCGGCACTGCATGAGGTTGAAGCGCAGTATCAGGAAGTCGACAAACAGCTTTATGACATTGGAGAGTTGGAAGGGATCGATCCTAAAGAACTTCATGAGTCGTTGACAGTCCTTACTGACCAGTACGAGGACCTACAGAGCCAATTGTCAGGCGATGTGGTCCAAGAGCGACTGCCTTCCCACGATTACTGCTTGAATGCAGTACAGGAGGTTATAGAGCTTCTTCATGGAGTAGCTGCCTCGGACGAATCTCTCTTTGACAGGAGTAAGATATCGGCCAAGCAACATGAATTATCAGAACTCCAGAATAAGCTCATGGGAGGCACATCACGGATCAGTGAATTAGAATACCGGCTCAATCACATCCGTAATTGCCGTACCATCAATTGCCCTAACTGCAATCACGGCTTTAAAGAAGGTGTCAACGAGTCAGAAGAAGCTGACATCAAACAACTCCTTGAGAAAGGTCAAGCGTTCAAGACATCAATGGACGCTAAGATCAATGTCGTGAAGGAATGGTTAGGACAGGCGCGTGAAAATGACGAGGTGTTAAACAACCTCTACGTTCTTCGTGATCGCAATCCTGACCTCGGTGAACTGTGGACACTCATTGCTAATGCTGGCGGGTTCTCTAAGGGTCGGACTCTGATTCCTAAGTGCACAAGCTTCATTCGTGATGTGAAAACCCATTTAGCCTGCCTTGCCGTAGAACGCGAGAAGAAGCCTCTGTTAGACACGCTCGAGCAATTGGCACAGTTGAACAGCACAGGTAGTCTTCGTGCCGTGGCGAACAGCTTAGGCGGTCGTGTGTTGGATCTGAAGGAGCATTTGATGGAGGCGCGTAAGCAGCGTGCTGAAATCTTTGAATTCCATCAGAAACTGATCATGGCAGCAGATTTCACCGAGCAAGCATATTCGTTCAAAGGCCGCATTGACCGTCTGCTCGACGAGATGATTAAGTTCACAGTGGTTGAAGAGATCCAACTTCAGGTCAGGAGACATCAGACTCAATTAGGGATGTTGGAACAGTCTCTGGCTGAAGCTGAGATCCAGATGGGGATTGTGGGCGATCTCAATCGGTCGTTGGAGGAGGCTAAGCGTGAAGAAGCTGCTCTCATAGAGCTTGAGAAGTTACTTTCTCCTCGTGACGGGATCATTGCTGAACAGATCATGGTGTTCATTAACACATTCATTGAAGCTATCAACAATGTCATCGCTAAAGTCTGGGGCTACAACATGGCCTTGGATAAATGTGACATCGAAGATGGTGAGTTGAATTACAAGTTCCCTATGTATGTCCATACAAACGAAAACCAGATCCCAGACATTGAGTTCGGGTCGGACAGTCAGGTTGACATTGTTAACCAGGCGTTTCGTTTAGTGGTCTACAAGTTTCTTGATCTGCAAGGCTATCCACTGTACCTTGATGAACTCGGTCGTACGTTTGATGAAGTCCATCGTCTTAACCTGACTCTGGCCTTGAAAGAACTGATGGACGATGAGGTCTACTCCCAGGTGTTCTTGATCAGTCACTCGTTTGAGGGGCAGAACAGTTACCCTAATAGTCAGATCGCAGTCATTGATGATTCGCATGTCTCATTGAACCGAGTGTACAACGAACACGTTACGATTATTTAAAGATGTGACATAGAGAGAGAGAGGAGCCTCACGGCTCCTCTCTCTCTCTCTATGTTGTCAGACAACTAATTCAAGTACTGGGCGCCATCCGACGTTTGTACCCGTGGTATTTTTAGGTTGGGTGCTGACACCACTTGGGATGTTGTTTCTGATCGCACTCCATGTCGACAGTGTTACAGTTTCTTGACATAGAGAGTAGATAGGTCCCATGTCAAGATCTTCCGCTAAATAGTCAGCGAACTTAGGAGTTACAGTACCGCTGCGATGTACTCGCTCAAATAACTTGTCGAACTCAAAACCAGCGTTGCCAGTAAGGATACGAACTTTATAAGTCTTATCGCCGATGACTACTGTCTTCTGCCCGAACACCGAACCCAAGCCATTTAGGCTATCCCAGGTTATCGCCACGCGGACATGTTTCTTGGCGACGTACAATGTCTTACCCTGATATGCAAATTTAAGCCAAGGTTCATTACTGTAACGCTTGGCGCCAGCGCCAGCAGCCATACCGATCTTAGTTGCTAATAGATCGCCTGTGATGAAATTCGCAGCAGGGATCTCGCCATAGAACCCAAGTGTCAGATTCCCTCCTGTAAGGGTCTCACCAATAACACCTCTGGCTCTCTTTAAAAACCCAGCAGCACCTGCAAGATGGATACGCATAACTACCTCATCGATTAAGTGGGGCGGATGCCCCACTGTCTTACTTTCAGATCCCAGGCTCGCCAGAATCTTCTAGTAAACTGTTGTCGTTAGCAGAGTACTTACTGGCTACGATCAACTGGAAACGATCCAGCGTAGCAGCTACGTACAGTACGCCCTCACGAACAAGTCGGGTGTATTGGATAGGTACTGCCGAATCGGGTGTCATCGATTCGGCCACGACCATCATCCCACCTAACGTGAGAACCAGCCGTCGGGTCTCCGGACTCATGCGCATGAAGTCGACACTTGTCGTATCTACGTTGATATAGTCAGGATAACGTTGGACGAAGTTCGTGATGTCGTCACGGTTGTAAGGTCCGCCTGTTACAGCCACACTGATCGCACGGTGAGCTGCACCAAAGATCTCTGCCTTGTCCTCAATGAATGCGTCAGTATAACCTTCGCCACGTACGAGACGTTTCAGTTCCTCTACGGCTGCGAAGGCATTGACGACAGAGCTGTACATGCCAGCTTCCAGTTCACGGTTGGGAATGGCGTACAGTTTCCACATCGGAACGAAGATGAACTCGGTCGATGTGAAGATCTCAGGAAAGATAGCAGCCCATTCTTCTTTCGTGTGTTCGCTGTTGTCCAGGATGTGTTCACGGATCGCTTCTTTGATAGCATCGACGTTACGGCCAGCGAGACCGTAAATGACGACACTCCAGTAAGTAGGAATGCGCAATAACTTATCGGTTGGATTAACCGGATCGAACCATTCAAACATTTCTGCTTGAAGATACGTTTCAGGATACCCTTCCTTAGCCTGTTGGATGAAGTCCATGGTTTCATCAGGCGTGCGGGCAGCCAAAGCACTCTTGACAACAGTACGCCCTAGGAAGAACGCATCGAGTTCATCGATCGGCGGAACTACCTTGATCTCATATTCGTCAAACTGTTGTTCGAAGATCTCAGTGGCGTACCAGATGGTGTACTGAAGCTCATCATTGGCGATATCGCGCAGGTTGATTACCCCTGGGAGATAGACGTTAGGGGTTGCTTCAACCATCGCACCAATGGACCACAACGCGTACTGCGTACCAAACTGCTGGATGAACTTTGTACGGAACGATTCAGTGGATGGATTAAAGCTCCCACCCAATGCTTGTTCGTAAGTCCATTTGTTAATGAGCAACAATCGTGCGGCTAAGACAGGGTCTGCCTGAACCACCTCACCATCTTGCGTAGAAGAGAACACCACCAGCGTATGCCCAGGGGCTGCGGCAGAGTTTAGGTATTCCTTTTCACGGGCGTAAGTGAGGGCCATTGGCGAGAGTTCGCCTACGGGTGCCACGATGGTACGGGTGTTGTCGATCAGTGCTGCAATCTGACCAAAAGCCTTTAATTTATACATGCTTGTCTCCGGGAGGAATGCCACGTACCTTATGACAATCGTTAATAAAAACTAGAAACGTCCATACCATTTTAGGTAATAGGGTGTATCGAGAAGATATGGGATTCACTACACTGTTCAAAGTGCTGAAAGCGCTGGCACTTTTCCTAAGGGAAATGTGGTTGCGTGATAGGACATTTCGACAGTTTGTTAACGAGAACATACCTCTGATTATCGCGTACACTGGGTTCCTGAGCATGACGCTTCTGTTCGGTAATCTATATATGATCGTACGCGATCAGGAACTGCGGATCGAGGAACACGTTCGTATACAGGCTAGTCTACAACTGGAGCTTGACAACAAATTACCTCTCCTGACCGAGCAAGTTGCATGGTATAAGGAAAGGTACTATGAACTTAAGAGTAACCCAGTACCAGCAATTACAAAAGAAGTTAGTCCAGGCCCTAGCAGCCGACCAACACGTCAGCCGAACCCAAAAGCTCCGGGTGACAAACCAGCAGCTACACGTCCTCCATCGAACGAATTAGCCGAGCGGTGGAGGAGACTTAGTGAATAGGTCTCAACCATGAAAGTTACTGACATCTTTTCAGGAGGGCGGATATTCGGAGCATTCTGGATATCTGTCTCTCTCGGATCATGCTCTATCATTCAACACATCGACAACAGCACCTCCAGCTTCTTTGTCCTTGGTGCTCAACAAGAATCGTCCACATGTGAGGAGTTTGTAAGGACACCTAGGCTTGGTCATGCCAAGCCTCAGTTCCCTAAGATCAATCTTCACAACCTGAGTCCTTCTGAAGTCAATGATGTCCTCCTGACGTACGCTGAGAAACTCAAATCGTACATGTATCAAGAGGATAGATTCATCGAAGAAGACATCCTGCGTTACAATTCCAAGTGCCAGTCTAACTCGATTGAGTTTTTGAAAAAGGATCTTGGGTATAACATGGGAACAGGAGACGTAGGCCAATTGACCAAGGTACCATGATGTCTGACTCTAACGATACAATAAGTGCTATCACCTATAACGGTATTCTTTACGCCGATGGTGGTTACTACAGCAGTGAGCGGGCAGGTGGTTGGGGTGTACACGGTTACGTGTTTACGCCAGGTCCTATGCCAGACAAAGCCAAGGGCAGCGGTGTTCCAAACTCGACACCGACTGCAGAAGGCTATTCGGATACAAAGGATGAGACGAACGCTGTCAGCATCTTGAATTACGTAGACAGTTTCGGTGGTGTTCCCAATGCTAATAGCAATAACCACACGGAACTGTTGGCTGCAAAGGAAGCGTTGACCTATGCCCTTGAGAAAGGGTTGAACCACACGCTGATTTATTCCGATTCGGAATATGTAGTCAAGGGCATCAATCAGTACATTCCCCGCTGGAAGCAGAATGGCTGGATGACCCGCAATGGAACTGAAGTATCGAACAAGAAAGATTGGTTGGCTGTTGATGCACTGCTCAACGATCTCGCTACTGCAAAGAGCGAAGTCAAGCTTGCGTGGATCAAAGGCCATAATGGTCACCATGGCAACGAGATGGCTGACCAATGGGCAGGTAAGGGCAATTGCATTGGGCTGAGTGGCTACGACCTCACCTACAAGTTTGAAGACAAGCCAGAGGGTTATTGGAAGTCTGCACCGAACTACAACCGCATCCTTGATCAGCCAAAGTGGTATTTCAGTTCAATTGCAGCAGATCGTCGGATGTCTAAAGACGGTCGGCATGTATATTGGACAGGACAGCACGGCGACGACGAAGACGTCTCCAAGCCACAGTCTGACAGTTCCAACGCAGTACTCTATCTCAAGTCGCCTATTGACGTACTTGAGAAGATTCGTGATCACTTCATCGCTCTCGACAAGATGCAGGTCGGCAGTCTGTATGTAGGCGCCATGCGCAATATCACGAATGCCAAAGCCACTGAAGACATCATGCGTTTCGGCCTGAATGTATTCCGGGGAAATAAGGCCAATCAGAGTCTGCAGACAGACAAGCGGATGCCACTGATTCACCACGCCACGCCGACAGGATTGTACTTCTATAACGTCGATCACTTGGAGAATATGTCTGAAACGCTGGACATGTATATTGCTCAGGACAAGTCGGTTATTATAACCGATCTTACTGACCTACTCTATGAGACCGTCGAGAAGAAAGGTATCGCATCACGCAAGCTCCGTAAGGACGTCACGAACGCGGTTAAACACCTCGACGTGAGCGTGAACTACAATACCTCGTTCGCACGGGAACTCAGGGCGATGGAAGAAGTCCCAGTTGAGAAGACGAAAGTCAGATTGATTGTGGGTTCTGACATCATTGGTAGAAACGCGCTGTCGGCTCTCGCTGAAGATGTAAAGCGAGTGGTGGTCATTACCTGGCGTGAATCGTCTTCTGTCATTCGCTATGCGACTGTGATAGAGGTGGGTGAAGACGTTGGGATATGGGCCAGTCCGTTCGGCAACTTCAAGCTCGTGAACTGAAGGGACATTTATGTACCGGTCTGTTGCGATTAATCAATCACACGGGTTCTGGGCTACGTTCAAACGGACGTTGTTCGTGGCTAGCCTCTACTTCCGGCTTATACGGAACTACAACCCCTCTGACTCCATCCTCACGGAATTCAACAGGTTGTTTTACCTGGTGAACAATCCTAACTCACTTTCATTCCCAGCCATGGTCTGCCCAGTTCTCTGGAAAGACAAAATGGTTGATCAGGTTGTTAAGTGTTGTGAAGATGGTGACTATAAACAAGCGGTTGAACTTGTCTACGGAAAGATGCCTCGTTGGCTTCGATACATCGACCGTGAAACAATGCTGCGTGACGTGGAACGGGTCTTACGCCAAACCCAGTACCACGAGCAACTTGCATAATGCGGCATAGATGGGAGGGACTTGTGCCCTCCCATCGATTTTATGCTGCCATCTTATTTTTTCAGTTCTTTAACGCTGTCTTTAAGCGCTTCTGAAAACTGACGAATGCGGAACAGCAGGACGCCGTAGGCTTCCATTTCACGAGCGATCTGGAGAGTCAGATCGATCAATTCCTGCATGACTGCCTTAGACACGCCTGTCTCGCCTGAGACATACGGAATGAGACTGTCAGCCAACTGCATGGTACGTTCAACTGCAACCAACGCTTTCTTAGCAGGATGGGCTTTGTCCATTGCCGTGGCATCGTTAATGTTGTTGTGTACAGCAGGGATGTCGGCAGCACGTTCGATCACAGAACCGAATGAACGGTTGATGTGATTGCTCTTACCGTCGAAGTAAGTGGAAGCAATGGCGCGCATGCCTTCATCAAGACCGAGTGAGCTAGGACCAGTATGGCCAACGCCTGAAAGCGACTTGAGCTGGTCAGGGTCATTAAGAAGACGACCGAGGGTGTCATTCAATGCACGCACCATGAACTCAACCTTGCTGGCTTTGTTCATCTGCTCTTTAAGTGATGCACTGTACGGCAGCCATTGGCCAATGAAGCCTTCAGGAACGATGACGTCCTTACCTGTAGCGTTCACGAAACCTACTCGTGATACCAAGGTGTTCATGTCATTGGACATGAGCTTAATGGAATTCAAGACAGGGATCTGAATGCTCTTGAAAAAGATACTGGCGCGAGTGAAGAACTGGTCAAACCGACGCTTAGGGTCGAATGCCAGACTGGTCTGCACACCAGACTCCATGGAAATCACATGTGCAAGCTTTTCCAGTTCTTCAAAAGAGACTGTGTCAAAGCTGCTGGAAAGGTCGATGCTCATCTAATGACTCCGTGTTAAAAGAAAGTAATTTTTCATATCGTTTGCGCAATAACTGCTACTCAACCATTGGAATAACGACACCATGTCTAGCAACCCATTTGCAATATTCAAGCAGGCACCGTCACTTCGCCCAATGTGGAACATCGGTGCTCTCTTTGATATCCAGACCGGCAAGTATTACAAAGGCAAATATGGCGAGTCGATCTTGTGTGGTGGTCTTAACCACTTCACTGGGGTAGCTGGTCTGCCTAACATGTTTAAAACCGTTATCTCTCTGTTTCAGTTGGGTTCGGTAATGAACCGAGTATCGTTGGCCATTATGATGGCACATGACTCAGAGAATACGTTGTCACCAGGTCGTATTCAGAACGTGTTCAGTCAGTTCCCTGAGCTATTTGGCAACAACCTGATCGACGCCGGCCGTCTACTGTTCACCGATGCGTCTACCTATACTGGTAACGAGTGGTGGACAGTGATGCGTGAGTACGCCGCTGCGCGACGTGCTGACAAAAGCATCATGATCACCACGCCATTCGTCGATGAGACGTCTAAAGAGCTCGTGAAGATCCCTAGCCCTACTCTGGCATTCCTTGACAGCCTTTCCGGTCTTCAGACTGAAGGTGTTATGGACATGTACGAGAAAGGTCAGGTTGGTGGTAAAGAATTGAACATGGTTGCCATGAAAGGCGCTGGTGCTAAGAGCCAGTTGATCGATCAGGTAACGGGTGTGACCAGCGGTTCGGGTCTTCATCTTCTCATGACCGCTCACGTTGGTCAAGAATACCAGTTGGACATGTACAAGCCGAACGTCAAGCGTCTTAAGTTCCTTAAGGGCGACCTGAAGCTTAAGAAGGTACCTGAGAACTTCAGCTTCCTTACAGCGAATTGCTGGTACTGTGTCTCGCTATCCCCGATGCTCGATGGCGATAAGCTTCCTGAGTTCCCACGTAGCGACGAAGACGATCTGAAAGGCGATACCGACCTCATCTGCATTACCATGGTTAACCTGCGCGGTAAGTCAGGTCCATCAGGTGTTCCGTTTGAAGTGGTGGTGTCTCAATCTGAAGGCCTTAAGCCAGAACTGACTGAATTCGTTTACTGCAAAGGTTTCGACTACTTCGGTATCTCGGACAAGGACGGTAACAAGGCTAAGGGCAAACCAAACTTCCGCCTTGACCTACACCCGTCAGTCAACCTGACCCGTAAATCAATCCGGACGTTGCTTGAGGTAGATTCTCGCCTTAAACGAGCCATGAACGTCACCGCAGAACTCTGCATGATGGGCAATCTGTGGCATGAGCTCCCAGCAGGCCTCCTGTGCGACCCTAAAGAGCTTTACACCGATCTGTTAGAGAAAGGGTACGACTGGGAACTACTGCTTGATACACGCGGTTTCTGGCTGCCTCTGGAAGAGAAGGGTGTCTACGCAGATATTCCTTTCCTGTCCACGATGGATCTGCTGAACATGCGCGCGGGTACGTATCGTCCGTACTGGTATGACGCTGCTGTTAAAGCTAAGGCTAAGGCAACGGCTGCAATCGCCACTGCCTCGGAAGCATCTGCTGGTACTGCTGCTAAACCAGTAATCGCTGCAGATCTCATTAAAGCAATTGCTGAACGTCAGGCTGCTAAAGCAGTCTAATTATCTGAGGGCTGATGTGACTCCATGTCAGCTCTCATTCCTTAACTCAAACGGGAGGACCTCCCATGACTAACAATATAGTCACTGCCGTGGTTGATATGATCGCCATGGAAAACCCGAGTGCTGCTACTCGGTTCACGCGTAACTTCCAATCGAAGGCTGCCAATGAGAAAGATGAGATCAGTGATCTCAATCGCTACTGGCGCACTCAGTTAGCCGCGCTTCACGCTTCAACCATCTCTGCCCGCACTTGTCTGGTAGACGATATTGAACCACGTGATTGGTTGCGCCACTTTAAAAACCTGGTTCTTCCAACCATCATCCAACATGGTCTTCCAGCCGCTTCTTGAGGAAACTGTCATGGCCAGTCGTCAACAAGTCACCGCCTTCATCGTCGATTCGGTTTCAGGCATTATTCCAGGTGATAGCTTCAACGCCGACCTGACCAAGCAACGTCTTGATGCCATGTCTGACGCTGATTTCGATACGTACATTCGAGCGCTCGCTCGTCCTGCCAATGATGATGATCTAATCAACCAAGAAATCCTTCCGTTTGTTTCACCGAACTTGAAGGATCCACGGGTAACGATGGATAACCTCATGGTGGTGGCTGACAAAATCGGACATCAGTTCTTCGAACAACTGTGGCTGACCGATCCTCACACGGGGATTGTTTTTCTAACACCTCAAAAGTACCTGTCCTTACACATGACGATTCGTCGTCAGGCACAGATGCTGACCAAGAAGTCCTCCATCCCAGCAGACGCGCGTCATGTGGATGAAATGTCTGGCCAGGTAACCGGCAAGTCTAAGGGCTCTAAGATTTCATTTCCTGAAGTACAGGCTCAGTTGTCACACGGTCTCGAGCACACTCTCATTGAAGAGATTAAAGTGCGTGGGGGTGATCGTGTGTCTCAAGGCGAATTCGATCGTCAGCTGATAGAACACGGGGAAGTAAGTATCGAAGACGTAACCAGTCATGGTGGCGTTACCCAAGCTACATCGACCGTCTCGATCCTTTATCGTGGCATGTTGATTGATAACAATATTGACGAGGTGTAAACATGGCTTTTGCCGATAGCGATCGTAAAACTCTTGAAGGCCTGACTACTTCGATTAAGAAGTGGACTGACATCTTCCTGAACGATCCGGCATGCACTGTCCTCGGTCTGAGAGACGGCTTTCTACGCGAAGATCTAATGGAACTTCGTCGTATTCGGTGGTTCTCTGTACATACGGAGCCAGAGCTGGAAAAGCTCTGGCTCCGTTATGTGGATCGTGATATTGAAGATACTGAAGTAAAAGCCAGTATGTTCGATTATGTCATGACAGGCTGCACGTACATGATGCTTCACAACCCGATGAGCGAGGCAGACTACAACTCGTTTATCGATCACTTGGCTGGTGCATTGACATGGCCGAGTCGCGCAATTCTGGTACCTGTTGACCACAAGCAGTACAGCGCTCCAGCGTCTACGTTTACTGGAATACTTAAAACAAATTACTGGATGGTGTTTCTCATTCTGCTGGCAATGTCAGATATCGAACAGTAATTATTACAACGATACATTATCTATTTGATAATACCTAAGGTGATCTATGAACGACAGTGCGTTTAATCTTTTGCTGGATGTCGATGCATTGTTTGACACCCGCATGGGGACGTTGATCATGTTGGACGACAACATCTCCAAGCATCTACCTATCCACGATTACCGTGATCGGAAGATGGATGATTTCGAGAAGTTAACCGGAGGACATATCAAGCAAGTTGACTACCTCGAGAAATACAAAGCGCGCAATATCGAGACCCTCTCAAAGAGTGTAACGACAGGCATTGTACCTATCCTCATGCACTACATAGAAGGCCTTAAAGAACGGCTGTTCCGTGGCGTGGACGTGAGCTCTATTTCGATTGATCTTAATCTATGGCCTTACGTTGTTCCCGGCCCAATTGCAGAAACAATCAGAGGCTGTCTGGATAACCTCCTCCCACCTTACGTTGTCACGAAGACCGTTAGTATTTCTCCTGCCAACATGACTCCCGATAACATCGAATACCGGTACAATGGTTGGATCACCTATGACTTTCATAGTTGGTTAGAGCTGCATCATTCGACGTTGCTCATTAAGCGACTCAATGGGCTAGCCGTCATACTCCCCAGGCTCTTTGTTGAAGAGCCTGGGGAGAGAGTGATCGAAGAGCATGAAGGGACGTTTAAACCAGAAGACCGCCATGGTCAGTTTGAAATGATCATGGAAGAATACATTCACCTGGAACACATCCCAGTGTGCGACTTCTGCTTTCTGCTCCCTGGCACCTATTCCCTTCCTGATGAGGTAGGGCTTCAATCGGAGTCGGCGTCTTCCTGAGCAGCGTTTTCTGCTTCGGAAATAGCATTGAGGAACTTGTCGGTATCTACCGGCTGAGTCCCTTGAGCAGTAAGTCCTGGCACCAGAACCGGTTTAGGCAATAGCCCTGAAGTCGATTCACGATGTACTGTGATCAATGAAGGACTGCCTGGAAGGTCGATAGATACGAATGGGTTGCTGCCGTTAAGCATGCGTAGCAATTCGTTCTGTGCCTGAGCGAGACGTTCAGACTCACCGATGCTTCGTTCTTCAACATCGATCTTACGGGTGGTCAGTGCTGCACCATCCAGGTCTCGAAGAAGCATTAGGAAATCACGTGTTTCTTCACCGACTGTAGGAATACCTGCTTGCAAGTGTTTCTTAGCCATGGCGATACGAATGCTTTGAGTGGTCTTGATCACCGCCGACGGGTCAACCGATTCGTCAATGATCATGGGCGGTTCACCCAAGAACTCGTTGTCGCCGACCGGCATTAGGTCGTCATCAAGTGGAATGATACTGGACATCGGAACTCTCCGAAAAGGTTAGTCTTATCATAAGATCGGCTAACATACATGGGGCCATCATGCTTAAATCATTTTTTAAATGGCTGTGGAGACGTCATCCGGAGCCGATCCAAGGCGAAACTATTTATGAAAGTCTTATCAACCAACTAGGAGATGTAGATGAATTAACAACAAAGCACTTCTCAATACCCAAAGCTCGAGTTGTCAAACTGTCTGTAGTGTCCGATGATTTGGACATGCTATCTGAACGTCTTATCGACGCGTCAGTGGTAGTCAGTGAGGCAAGACACTTCTCTGGTCCATGGAGCAATCCATTGGTCTATAGAAGCACCGTGCTCGAGACGTTCATCAGCGATGGGGATCATGTGATACACCCTATAGACTGGGTACGTGAACACCGCCATTACATCATAAAGTTACTGGATGCATTCATGAAGCTTGATGAATCAGACAGTGTTTACTACCAACGGAAATGTAACTTTGTTATCGAAGACATCCTTGCGCTGATTATAGCCTCAAGAGAATGTACACGATAATCACCCAGGTACTTACCAATGAGCAAAGAACAAGTACGCATGATGATTGCGAAAGACAAATTAGTGAAGGAGGCCGACAACCCTCTCACCAAATTGTTTCGTCTGATTCTTGTTGAGGTTGACATGGGACCGGATCGCTGGAACCGTCGTCTCACCCTCTTCCTGAAGAGTCGATTATCACGAGTCAGAAAGACAGCAAAGGACATCGGACAGGAGCGAAATAACTTCAACCGGGCCATCGCTAAACGTGAAATCACCTGGAAAACATTTCAGAAGGCAGTGCAGATACTCGGTCCTCTCGAGTATTCTATGGATGCCACACTGATTCTTCGGGACGGGCGTAAGATTAAAGTGTCTTCAGGGAGAATCCAAAATCCCTACACTGAGATCGATTCTGTGCAAGCCATGATTGGTGGGAAGATGACTTCTGACCAAGACATCATTGATTATGACGATGACGAAGACGGCCAGTACATCACCGCAGAGGATGTTTCCGAAGTGGTTGGACAGATTGTTGATCATGGCATGAGCAGTCACGATAAGCGCGCTGAAATTGCTTCGCGCTCAATCCGGCACACTCACTCCATCGACGATTAATCGTCCCGCCGTCAGACAACTAATGGGAAACCGCCATGTCTACCGACACCCGAGCCAAATCAGAATTCATTCCGTCGGAAGATGGAGTGAGTCATGTCAACGTTTATACCCGAGGGGCAACTGTCCTCGGTCGTGGCTTGAGTAATTTGAGCGACTGTAATATTGAACACCCGTACTTCGGCCACTTCCGTACTTTGGAAGGACTGTGGTATTACATGAAGACCGGCTTTGCTGATGATTCGTTTCGAATCATCAAAGGTCTGCGCGCCCGCGAACTTGGTAAGAAAATGCCAAGTAAGCTCTATCCTCTGTTCAACAAGATGTTTAAGTTGGGCATGTTGGAAAAGCTGGATCGGAATCCTACACTGCAAAAGCAGTTAAAAGAAAACGATCTGCCTCTGGCACACTACTACGTATACAGCGACCGTGTCCAACCCCTGACTCACCATCAGTGGCAGTTGGATTTCTGGCAGTTGTTACGTACAGCGCTGATCAACACTGGCGATCTGAATGTGATCCGTAAAGAGATTCTCGATGAAATCGAGTTTCATCTGAACAGTCCAGATGGTTTGATGAATCGTCAAACCGATCAAGCACCGAAGTGATAGATGGGGGCTCCGGCCCCCATCTTCCATCTCCTTTCTTTTTTTCTTTGTCTGGAGTGCAACATGAGCTTAATCGCCTCCCCACTTTTCAAAACAGACGCGTCTGAGGAACTCACATCTGCTGATGCGTATGAGATAACCGATACTAAACCGATTAATAAACTTTTCGATGCTGCTAAAGGCATGGGTGAGAAATTAATTGATCGTGGCGGTGGTGCAAATAACATCGCTCGAAGTGTTGCTGCCATTATGAACCTGAAGAGTTCGGGTGCAACAGGGCGTCAATTGTTGGAAGCTGGTATGGGGATGTTCGGTAGTTCGGGGGCCGGTATCTTAAAGTCTGCTAGCGAATCTATCCTTAACAAAGCCGGTGGGTTCTTAGATCTAAGTCCCGAGTTCATCACCAAAGTACAGACCACTGCTGGTGATGTCGCGTATCAGATCCAATACGGTGACCCGACCAATATCATGGCGTACAGTGAACTCACTGGATTGATTGGTTCGCTGACCGAGTATGTTGATATAACCGAGTACGTCAACATTGGTTATGAAGCAGCGGTTTGGGCTGGGACGTTAGCTACTGCTGTAGAAGAAGGCGTTGGCGAATACATTGGAATCGTACGTGATTTCGTTGACGTGGAAGTTTATCAGCAGGCACTTCGGTTCATTACACCTACAGTAGCATACGCTGGTGAGATGACATCGCTTAATCATCTGTTCGATAACCTACCTAAAGATGAAATCATGGCCTGTCAACCTGATTTTATACCTACGTTCTTGTCAAGGTTCAAACTGCCTGGTAACCTAGGTCAGTCTATGGAAGATACTTCCGTGGAACTCATTGGCAAAATGAAGGAACTCGACCCTCGGTGGTATCTCTACGATCAGAATGGTACAGACATTATCGACATGAAGTACATCGCTACGATGTCTGACGATGTCAAACGACTACTGGAACTTGATGACGAAATAGGTCATGCTGTACAACTTGCCCGACATTATCCAGAAGCAACCATTGCAGAGATTACACGTGAGCAATATCCTTTGATGGTGAGTGTGGCATAACAACATACAGGGAGGGCAAACGCCCTCCCTGTATGCCGTGTCATTGTCGATCTGTAGCCATGGAGAACGCTTTGGCAACTTCGCCAACGAGCGTCTCTCCTGCCCACATTGCCATGCGCTCAGGAGAATGAGCATCATCGAATGCAGCCTGTTGCCTTGCTAGTCGAACTGCCCATTTACGAAGCGCATTTATCTCAGCTTCTAGAGGCGTTCCTGCTAAGATAGCCAGGTAGTCTGAATAGTTGTTGTCATCATCGTAAGTGGAGCCGAGAAGAGCACTGGCCACCGCAGCGCCAGATTCTCCACCAGAACCAGCATTACCGCCACCGAACCAAGAGATCGCAGCGCCTGTACCATAGCCAGCAGCTTGGATTACACGTTCTGACAATTCCATGGAAGGATTAATCGGCATGTTGATAGCGTTAGTAAGATCAAGTAGACCTAACTGAACATCAACTCCCAAGAACCCACCGGTATTGTTCCAACCGATATCACCAACCCCCCGCGTCATGGTCAAGCTTTCAACCATGGCCAGCCGCGAGTGAGCTCGGCCTTGAGCGAAGTACTCGATCAGGAATGGCGCGGTGTGAGACTGCTTACCTGTTGCCAGTGGTACTGACATTGCAAACAGACAACACATTGGGAATATAAGGTTCTGCAGCCGTGACAACGGATCTCCATATGGAGATCGTAGTGGGATGTTCAACGTGAGCTTGTTAAAGTCACAGCTAGAACTATCCCACACCTTAGGGATATCGACGAAGGCATTACCAGCCAACTGAGCAAGTCCTTGCACGCCGAATCCTTCACCTAATCCGCTCGCTAGATCCTTGAACGCCCCCAATGCCCCGCCAATGATTCCCGCTCCATCGATATTGCCATCAAACATACTGAATCGAGTTTCACGAGCCGAGGCTGAAATGCTGTTGATCTGTCCGCTAATGGAAGGTTCTTTGGCCGAGTTGTTAAACGACTCGGTCTGAGTGCCTGTGAAATCTACACGTAATGACAAGAAGTCAGAACCCATGCGTCGCTCAGACTTAAACGCTTCACCAAGACGATTGAAGAACCCATCATCGACACGACCTACCTGTTCAAGGCCGACGCTCTCTCCTTCATCAATGGTGATCTCGCCTGTATCCGCATCGACCTTCGTGGCTACCTTACCTAGTAACTCACTACCGCGCCAAGCTTCCATGTAGTCTTCATACGTAGAAGACGCTTTGGTGGCAGCTGCGTAGACATTGGACATGTCGTCGCCGTACATGATCTTCTTGAACGTCTCACGAACACCCTCACGAGTAGTTTGTTTGTCTAACTGTTCGCTCAAGAGTTCACGGCGCATGTTAACCAGCAACTGTCCGCGCTGCGCCACAGCAAAAACGTCGATACCGCCGTTCTTACGATAGATGCTTGGGATCAGTTTATGGTAGCCGGCGATATCGCCGTCTTCAAGGCCTGTGTCTTTCTCGTATAGCGCTTTGTTACCTTCATACAGAGGACGTGGCATGATGCCCATAGTAGCGGCAATGCCGTTGGTCATGGATGACACAGCGCTCCAGTATGGAAGCATGCTGTGTTTGAGGTAATAATACTTACTCGCCGGACGACGGAGGAAGAACTTCATTACCTTGCCAGCAAAGATGAATGGCATGGCTGGAATGGTTGCAACCGAACCTACCGCGTACCCCAAGGTATAGAAGAACCCTGGGGCTCGGCCAGACCGTGCCATTGAAGCGGCAGGGATCGAATAGTAGTTCGCATAGAACGAAGTAAGACTGTTGAACTGCGGGAACCCCATTCTGAAATGGACCACCTGCATGTTGTCGTCGTACTTCTCAGAATACACACGGCCCATGCCATTAGATGACGAGCTCGATGTTTTATTAGAGCGTGACACATTAGGAATTAACGTGGTGTTGCCTCGACCATTGGCGTTACTGAAAATGTTGTGTTTCAGGTCGGCATAACGAGTGAACTGTGGAAGCGGATTGATTACGAAATTACCACCGAGTGTTGTGTCAGTAGCTTTCTGCATTGATGTCGAATAGATACGGTTGACGATAGCACTGTTCCCACCGTCGACCTGATCAGTAGGTAGCCAGAACGCTGACTTTACCCAGGTATCATCCAGAATGTTGTCCATACCTAACCTCTGAAGAAAATAAAGGTGAGAGGGTCGCCCCTCTCACCTATGAGTTACGCGCGAGCCACTGAGACGGTGCTCTTTTTAGCGGGTTGGGCGGTATTGATGGACGGGTTCTGCGTAGTCTTGGTAGACGCCACTAGATTAGTAGCGGGTCCCGAAGCATTCGGCAGTGTAACGTTACCATCGCGCATCAACGTAACCAGTGTGATAAGCTGCTCGAGTTGAGCCTCGTTCACACCAAGTAGCTGACTCATCCCCTTATCCATCCCGCCGTAGGTATCGGCCGAAGCCTTAGCCTGATTAGAACTTTGAGCCTCTGCAATCCGAGCCGACACTGCAAGCGTGGCAGTGGAGTTATTCACCTGACGTTCGTCTGCTTTAGTAGCCAGATTCTGATCAACTGAAGGAGCGGAGGCTTCTGCCACAGTATTTGCACTTGTGGTGCTTGCAGTATCAGTGCCTTTAACCAGCGAGGGTGTATCGCTTGGTATGGCGGCTGCTACGGCTGCGGGTGTCTCAGTACTCACTGCTTCTACTGGTAACGGAGCCCCTCGTGCAGTTGCTGCAATTTGAGGGGCATCGGGCTGGCGGTGTTTCTTCAATTTGGCATCAAAGTCAGACCACACAGCAGCCACAGTTCGTGGACGACCACCGCGATCGTAGAAGATAGCTTTGTTGGCACTGGCTTGATCTGCACCGACATGATTGATGGCCGGATCGCCCTGCGGCGCTGCAAGGAAACGCTTGGCCCCACCTGTCCCAAGGAAGTGCCCTAGGTAAACATCGGTGTCCGTCACACCACGTTTGACGACTCCTCCAATAGCTTCAGTATTCTCTCGGATATATTCCAATCCTAAAAGAGCATTGGCGCGAGGATCCATCTGGGTTGCGTTAGGATCGATGCCGTACTTAGAACCATACTTACCCATCAGTTCTTTCCAGGTGTCATTAATGACTTGGAAGTAACCTGCTGCTGATGAAAGATACCGCTGTTCTTTCTTCGACCAAGGTCTGGCAGTCGGATTGTAACCAGATTCTACACCGGCGATACTGGCTGCTAGTGAAGGATCTACACCGACCATATTGGCCGCTGCCATGATGGTAGCAGCGTTGCTCTGCCAATCCGTACCTGTAGGTTGTGGGATGTCATTGATACTGCCGCCTGATCCACCACCTGGATGGTTTACAGGAAGGCCTCCTGAGATAGAAGTAGGACCTGTAGCGCCTCCTCCTCCGGTTTGGGTCGATGGGGATTGAGGAGTTTTACTCTCAATCCCAATTGCAGACTTGAACCCATTCCAAAGATTACCCAGGATCCCTGGTTCATCCTTCTTGCCACTTTCATTCCCACTGCCACCACTTGCACCAGACGATGAATTACTCGCCGAAGCAGGTTTGTTGGTTTGGTTAGGATCTTCGTCCGTGTATTCTCCGTCAGGTCCTCGAGTACGTCCTTTGTTAGCAACGGTCGATTCGGTTACGGTCTTATCCTTAATTTTAAGTGACAGTGAATACAGAGCATCGTTGACAGACTCTGGTTCGTCGTTCATGTAGTAGCCGTTCCATGGCGAATTGTCGATGTCCCAGACAGGAATGCCGGCGCTGTCATGAGCCCGTACAGTAGCACGAAGAACTTCAAGGAAGTCAGATGGCTTCATCCGTTTCGAAGCATCGGCAGCGTCGATATTAGCACGCGCTCTCACTTCGGTACAGTACGTCAGGAACACCGGTAGAAAACGACGGTGGAACCAGACGTATACGTTTTCAGCTTCCTCACCCACTGGAGAAAAGATCTTCTCAGCCTCAGCATACGCAAGAGCTTCGTCCTTGAGATTAGCTTGTCCTTCGGCACTGTACGTAACCAACGGATAGCAAAAGCCTTCCAACTGAGACAAGTGACCGATTTTAGACTCTGACATATCCGTTAGACCGTATGCACGGTACCGGATAGACTTGCCATCGTCGAGCTCTGTAGAACGCGCTTGCATGTTAGCAGCAGCAGCTACCATCACGGTTGCACCAGCAGCACCGCCTACAAGTATAGCAGATGCCTTAACAGCCCCGCTAACACCTTCAGCAGTAGCTTTACCGCCACCCGTGAAGTTCTTACCACTACTGGCCAACTCGGCCTTCTTAGCCGCACTAGCGGTTGTCGCTGCTACGCCCGTCCCTACAGCTACGGAAGTACCTGCAACGATACCTTTCTTGACTGCGTCTGCATGTTTCTCAGCAGCAGAGTCGGTATCTCCACCCTTCTCGATAGCTTCTTCGATAAGTTCTTTAGCTTCGTCGTAAATATCCTCGACGTCGCCAGAGTCCATGTCCAAATCATCATCGTCAAACGGACTGATCATCGCATCGAATACGACAGTCTGATCCTTCATGGCTACTTTGCCCAAGAACTCTAACGCGGCTTTACCCGTTACCTTACTGTCCACCGCTGCAAGATCGAGCGACTTAGTGAGAGCGTAGTAATTAGACACGTGAGCCAAGAACACTGCCGAGAACCGCCCTTTCAGGTATTCCGACAGCCGCCGCATGGCATCGTTCTCTTCCATGGGTACTTCCATATCGATCTTAAAGATCTCGGCTATTTTGTTAAGAGGGATGGAGTTAGTATCCAACTTAGCCTTGTTCTCTGAATCGACAGATGTTCCTTGAGCAAAGAGTTTCTCAAGCGCCAGGAGTTGTTTGACCTTTTCAGAGTCCGCCGCTGGCTTGATACCGTACTGCGCCATCCGTAAGCGAGTCAGTGGAGGTAGTTCATCCTTAGACATGTTGTAGATGATCGACCCAACTGCAATCACACCACCTACTACGGCAATGCCTGCCAGTACTGGAGCGCTCACTAGACCGGCAGCACCCATTAGAGCACCCAGAGCCATTCGCCCAGCGAACATGGCACCTGTACGTAGCGCTTGACTGCCCAGGATACGTCCGCCAAACTTAGCAGCGCCCCACCCTAACTTAGCAGTGTTTTTGGTTAACCACCAAGCAGCTTGACCAAGTCCTTTGGTTGCTTTAGCCCCGAACTTAACAGCCTTACCGAATTTGCCCATCTTGTCAAGTTGGCGACCACCCCAGTTAGCAATCTTGCCTAGCTTCCCAGTACGTCCTGCACGACGCCGTGCTGTTCTGCCACCTCGTCCACTGCGACCGTCTTTACCGTCACGCCCACCGCCAATGAAGTCTCCGATGGAATCCATGATCCCACCACCTTCTTCGCCATCTTCTTCACCGCCCGCCCCACCAAGCAGTCCGGCCAAAGCACCGCCTTTACCAAAGAGGCCTTTGATATTGTCAAACTTACCTGCGACTTTATCTTTGGCATCCTGACCGATTTCTTTACGGCGAGCCCAGAGGTCCTTGTAAGAACCCTTACGGACTTTCTCCTGAGTGACTTCCTTGAGCGTCTGGTATTGAAGCTGCGCCGACCTGAGTGCAATGGTCAGCATGTCATCTTCATGGTTGCCTGTCAGTTCAGACGAAATGTCAGCACCAGCTTTCTCACCGGTAAAGAACTTCATCATCTTCTTGACACGTGGCTTGAACTTACGGCCTTCCTTACTGGCAAAGCTTGACAGTTCCGCCCCTTTAGCACTGACGTGAGTAGCGGCCGCTTGAGTTGCAGCACCAGCTTGAGACATCTTGAAGCGAGTGAATAACTCACTGGCCTTCTTGACGACGTTACCTTTACCGTTTACAACGACAGCATTTTCCATCAAGTCGTTATAGCGTGCCACTGTCTTGTTGCGGACATCGACCACATCGCCTTTGATGTCGTCCCACTTCTTGATAGTAGCACCGGTAGTTTTATCACGGTACTGACCAGCTTTCATCCGCCATTCTTCTAGCGCAGGATGATCGTCACCTTGTATCCAGATGTCCTGAGCCGTTGCTTTAAACTGACCGAGTTTGTCACTGGATTTCTTGGCGTGCTTATTAATGGCTTCGGTGGCACCGGCAAAACGATTAACAAGACTTTCTTTGCTAGCGCTCTTCCAATCCATGTCAGACTTCGAACCACCCACTCCATCGCAACTGCAATTGGTAAGTTGTTTAAGAAGCTCAACTGTTTCGGAATGGAAGTCGCGAGACTCGCGTACCAATGTGATGAGTGTACTCTTGTCACCTAGGTATTTTTCGAGTCCTCCGAGTCGGCTTGTTTCCGCCACCCGGTTACTAGCCATATGGTCAGCTCGATCAGCACGACGGGTAAGATCACCATCACCTTTGCCGCGCTTATTACCACGACGCCCAGCCCGAGTAGACTTATCAGAAGCATCCTTCCGACCTTCCTCATCTCGCTTAGCGCTGTCTTCGTCATCCTCATCGAGAATATCGCTCCATGCCCGGTTTGTATTGATGTTGTCCTGGCGGGATTTAGCATTGCGCTCGACGTAGCCGAGTTTACGCATCGAATCCAAACCGAGAACATCGCTAAAGATACGAATACGATCGCCGATAGCCGGGATCATACTGCTCATGTTGAGGAACTTCTCACGGATACCGTTGAAACGTTCTTTAGCGCCCGTGCTGTCATCCATTGATCGACCGTCTTCATCGATATTGAATGTGTCGCCAATCAGCGATACAATCTCATCAACAACCGGTTCAGGAACATTAACATATTGCTCACGTTTGATTAGACGTGAAGGAACCAGGTCGAGACCGTTTGCGAGTTCGTCGAGGATCTTCTGCTTTAAGGCACGCTGGGCTCTTCCGGACATGGTGTCGCCACCAATCTCCTTGAGGAAGTCTTCAGCAGCACTGCGCAGCGATTCACGTTCAGAACGAGTAAAGATTTGACGACCTACGTCACTGAGGTTTTCCTTCTCGGAAGTAAACCCGCCTCGAGTAACGTTGTAGACCTGCTTCTCAGCATTCTTCTCGCCAGTGACTGCAATCTTAGACCAGTGTGCAATCTCAGAGAGGTAGCCTGGAATGATCTCAATCAGTGAACGTCGAGCGATGCTATCAAAGGTTGCAATTTCATCAAGCTTACTGACTGCTTTAACGCCAGTAGAGTTGTCCTGCTGATACTTCGGCAAGAACTGCTTGAACATCTGCGTCATGGTAGAACGGAACCCAGTCCCTTCTGTTTCAGACTGTGCGTATTCATTCACCCGCTGAGGAAGACCGGTGAATGCATTACGAAGTTTCTCACCACCACGAGCAATGGTTTTATTTCTAGCGAGGAACGGCGCTGCGTGGATAGCGGCATAATCCCGGATCCCGGATCCGATAGCCGAGCCTACTGCTTGACCGCCTAGGTTGACACGGTCAATGCCTTCCATGTCGGTGGCTTGTGATGCATCACGCAGAGGGTCTATAATGCCCTGAATCATACCTGACACATTGCCAATGACTTGCTTGCCATAGTTCTGTGTGAAGTTAGAAACGGTATTGAGACCAGAACCCATCAGACGTTGATGAGCCATCTGTTTGAACATCTCACTGCCACGGATCTTAACGGCTTCCGGTAGCGCGGTGTTATGTCGGATCTTCTCAAGGATCTGAGAATGTTTCGACATGCTCTCCGTCATCATGTCGTTCATCTGACGCGTCGTGGCATAATGCCGATACGTCAGTTCCAACATCTTCTGCTGATAACGTGCTGTAACCTTGTCCTGATAACCAACAAGACGTGCCATGCTCTTGTTGATAGAGGTCAGGGCTTGAACGTTGGTCTTGAAACGAACCTGTTCTAATGCACGGTCTTCGAGGCGGTTTACACTATCTTGTTTTGCCCGTTCTTCATCAACGGAGCCTTTAGCTTTGAAGATTTCAGCTAGGCCGGCGAGATCGCTCTCTTCCTGCTCACGTTTATAATCCGCACTCGACTTGACTTTATAGTCGTCATCTTTCTCAAATGCGTTGTTAAGACGATCGGCTAACTTCTTAGGTAATGCACGATTGCCGATGGTCGCCATAGCCTTTCGGCCAAAGCTTTTACCACCGCGAATAAGATCTGGTTGCTCCCCAGTGATCTTATCGTATAGTGATCGTACATCGGAACTCACATCTTCGATAGTGTCTGCAGCGAGGCCATAGCCAGAAGGCAAAGCAAACATCAATGCTTTGCGCATTCCTGCTAAACTGGCAACCTCGTCTTTAGCACCTTTAATAATGCCTGTAGTCACTCGACCAGCAGGTGATCTCGATTTGTCGCTGACTGGGCTGTCATCCTGAAATTCCGGGATGTCGAAGTCAAAGTCATCGAGATTAATCTGGTCGAGATCGATGTCACCTTTCTTAGCCATCGAAAATTCTCCTATGGGCTTAAAATACTAAGCCTCCCTCATACCAACTGTCTTAATCGGCCTATGGAAATCACAGGACTCTGTTATGAACTACGCTGAAGTACCAGCCAAAGTATGGCCGATGGTGCTGACCAAAGAACGGGTCAGGAACCTTGTACCTGTTACCAGTCTCGACATTTATGACGGGGCGAGTAGTGAGTTCCACGACGATGGTCTTTATTCAACTACGATCTTCGGTCGTGTGGGTTCTGATCAACGTGACACTCAGTTCTCTTACTTGGATTTGAAGGTTAAGATTTTCCATCCAAAGATATTCCGTGACTTAATGTCTTTGAAGTCGCTATATAAAGAAATTGTCACAGGGCGTGCTACGGCTATATTCGATCCGGTGTCTAAGGACTTTGTTGCAGACGTATCAGAGAAGGCTGAGACAGGTTATAGTTTCTTCGTGAAGCACTTCCAAGAATTGGAACTCAAGAAGAGCAAATCGCCCACTCGCCAATTGCGCATTGAGTTCATTAACCAATGGCGTAAAGATGCGTTGACTACATTTGTACCTGTCCTGCCTGCTGGCGTTCGAGACATTGAAATCAGTGACAACGGCGTAGCTACCAAGAACGAGATCCACGACCTCTATTACCGGATGCTGTCGATTGCCAACACGATTCCAATTACCCGTGACATGGAATCCCCAGCATTCAACATTGCACGTAACGCCCTGACCAATACACTCGTGGAAATTTACGAGTTGATCGAAGGGATGTTGGCGGGTAAGAACGGTTTCATTCTTGACAAGTGGGCTTCGCGTCGTGTGGTCTACGGCACTCGAAACGTACTGACTGTGATGGACACTTCCATTGCTAACCTGAACGATTCGAATGCTCCTGGGTTCGACAGCACTACGTTGGGCCTGTTCCAAGTGATCAAAGGCCTTACACCGCTCACAATTCACCACCTGCGTCGGATGTTTGGACATCTTGTCCAGAACGGTGAAGGGCAGGCGCAGTTGATCGATCCTGAAACCCTACGTCCAAAGTGGGTAGTGCTTTCGCCTGAGGTTCGTGATACATGGTCTACTAAGGATGGATTGCTCTCCGTCATTGATCGGTATCAGACGGTCGAAATGCGTGCACGTCCAATCGTTATTGAAGGCAACTACCTGGCGTTGATTTATAAAGGTCCAAACAAGACCTTTAAGGTTTTCTTCGACATCCATGAAATGCCGGCAGACCTTGATCGCTCACACGTGCACCCTATCAATCTGGTAGAGTTACTTTACCTCTGCGGTTATCAGCATTGGAACAAGTACTTTGCTCAGATCTGTCGTTATCCGATTACAGGACTCGGGTCTAACTACCCTAGTCGGATATACGTGAAAACAACAGTCGTGGGCGAACGTCGAGTTGAACTTGGCGATGACTGGAATCCTCAGGAAGGTCCTGAATACGTCGCCCAAGAGTTTCCAATGACGGGATCGACTTCTTATATGGACACACAGTCCCCTCATTCAACCAAGCTGGTTGGTTTGAGCGCTGACTTTGACGGTGACACGGGCTCCGCTACATTAGTCATGTCTAACGAAGCTTTGGCTGAAAACGATCGTGTCTTGAACTCTCGTCAGCATTGGATTGATGCGGGTGGTAACTTGACATCCTCGTACGACTACGACACTCTTAAATATGTCGTTGCCAATATGACAGGTCGTTTCAAACACAACCAGAACAAACATCCGGTTGACATGGAACCGATTTGATGGAGATGCTCACATGTCTGTAATGTTCATGCACGAACGCTTCGAGAAGTTGTTCGGCATTCGCCGTCTTGGGGGCTTAGATGCCCCTAAGGTAAGACCGATTGCGCGGTTCGGTCTGCCACGTGGTACTGTGTACCATTACTTCCCGGCAAATGAAACTGAACTCGGGCCTGCTGCCAATAGCCCTGTGATCCAGAACGCCCAGCGACTGATCTTCATTGATCACGTTCCTGACTTGCTTTCTAAAGAAGGTAATCCGCGTTCTACATTCCGCCTACTTGCGCCGATGATGCAGGAATATCGTCGTGAGAATATGCTTGTCCGTCCAATGCGTGATTATGACATGTCAGCGAAAGAGTTGCTGAACATGATCATTGTCAACTACTCAATGGTTGGGCACATGTACAAATACCAGCGCTCTGCTTTGAGTCGTTGGTGGAACTGGAAGAACCTTCGCACCACTCAGTGGGAGCGGTTTAATCAGCTCCAGACGCAGCACGAGCGTCACCACATCATCGTTCTCGACATTCCCAATACCTTACCTGCGTTGAGTGATCTTCGTAAGGCTGAGCGGGGCATGACACCGATGTTGATGAAGACGTTCAACTCTCGCGAACGTTTAGATCTATTGGATATCTGGATCTGGCTGGGTGAGAACCGTCGCAGTTGCCCAATGGGTCGACTGGATGAATCACGTCTGAGTGAAATCGATCTGCTCATCCGGCGCGAGTCTGGTATTGTCACTATCAACCTAGGTCTGTTAAATAGCTGGCGTAAAGAAGATGCTGGCGTATCGATGGAGTCGTTGGCTCTGACCGATCCTGAAGTGCCTTTTGATTTCGACAGCGAGTACGCTCGTTTCGTATCCATGGAAGACGCAGGCGATAATACGCTTGATGAAGACATGTACCCATCCATGGAAGCAGCGCCCGGTCTTGATCCTAAGATCATTCAATTGCGCTTCTTACGTATGCTGTCTCGCGTAATTGATCAGACCAGTGTCATCGCTGGTGTAGAAGAAGAGATCATCTCCGACGCTAACATCGCTCAGGACGAGATTGACGAACAGACTGCTGAAGCCGATCGAGATCAGGACGATGCTGTTTTATCGGCCACAGGCGCAGATGAAATGTTAGTCGAGGAAGAAGAGGAGCTGTCTGCTGTATTGGATGCTCCTGCTGAAAACACTGACGACACCATCATGACCGATGAAGACGGTGAACTAATCATTGAAACCGGTCAGAAAGAACCAGCCGAATCAGCTGTTCAGGCGGTAGGCAATAGCAACACCGAACATACCCTGACAAGTTCAATTCAGGCGAAGCTCGATGAGCTGGTTGATAAAGACCTGGTCACTGCTGCCCAGTACCGTCGCATGCTGCGCCTGTCCGAATCGTACACCACCATGAATAACCCATGGGACAAGACAGTCACAGTTGGCGAATCTCTCAAGATAACTGACGAGGACATGATCATCTCTGAAGCGGATAGTTATCCGCCAATGGATTCTGTCCGTGACGTCTCAATGCTGATGAGTACCGTCGAGAAGATGGACAGTCAGTACATTGAAAAGGTGATGAAGAAAGACGTCCTCAATGCGGTCATGTCGATTCAGAAAGCAGGCATTGCTGTAACGGGCTATGACATTGAAACTGTAAAGGATGCCGTGAGCAATTACGAAGTCCACCGGATTCAGTTGACGCCTGTAACTGGTAAACCTTCAACGATCAGTTTCCGCGTACCTGTGGTTGATAAGCGAGGAGTCTATACCTCTAACGGTCAGCGTTATCGCATGCGTACTCAGAAGGCCGACATTCCCATCCGTAAAGTGAACCACTCTCGTGTGGCACTGACCTCTTACTACAGTAAGCTCTTCGTAGATCGTTCGCAACGAGCGGTGTTCAACTACGACGGTTGGATTGGGAAGCAGATTGTAGCTAAAGGCCAGGATCCAGCAGACACCATTATCAGTAATGTAAAGATTGCTGATGTGGCTGACTTTACACTCGACGTCCCGACTATCTACACGATCATCGGTAGTCGGGTAATGGCGTTCGAATCCAATGGTCATTATTGGTTTGACCATAAGAACCGTGAACGGTCTCGACTGTTCGACATGGAGCATGTTGCTAAATTAGAACAGCGTCATAAGGGCTGGGTGATCTGTGGTCGTCGTGATAAGCGTTACATCGCTGTCGATCGTAATAACATGTTTTATCTGTTGGATGGTGTCGACGGCGGAGTGAGTGAACTCGGTCAGATCGAAGACATCCTGGGTTTACAGAAAGACAAGTCACCGATCAACATGGCTGAGATCAGTATCTTTGGCAAGATCATGCCGGTTGGTATGGCGCTTGCTTATCTTCTTGGTCTCGACAAGCTCCTGCAATTAACAAAAGCGCGCTACCGAATTGTGCCAGTCGGCACCCGTCTGCAAATGGCTGATGACGAATACGCTATCAAGTTTCTCGATGAAACATTGGTGATGGAAAAGTCCGATGTCCTGAGTAGTCTTATCTTCGGTGGATTTGTTCATTATCACAAACACGTGCGTAACTACAGCCGCCACAGCTATAACAAAAAGGATGTGTACTTCACTATCCTCGATGCCAATGGTGTTGGTCTGCGTTACTTACGTGAATTGGATTTGATGAATGCCATGTGGGTGGATCCAATCACCAAAGGCGTTCTCGAGTGGATGAAAGAACCGACTGAGTTCGTCCCGTTACTGATGCGGGCGTGTGAGTTACTTATAACACGTTACGTACCACAACGGGTAGAAAATGCCGAAGGTCTCATCGAGGGCCAAGAACGCGCTAAAGGGTACGAGCGTATCCCAGGTGCTATCTACGGCGAACTGATTCGTTCCATCCGGGTCTATAACTCACGCAGTGCGTCTAACAACTCACAAGTGAGCATGAATCCACACGACGTCTGGACGAACATCGTTCAGGATCCGGCTTCGGCCATTGTGGATGACATCAATCCGATTCAGAACTTGAAGCAGAAAGAGATCATTACTTACGGTGGTCGCGGTGGCCGTAGTGGGCGGTCAATGACTGCCGAATCTCGTCTATATAAAGACAGCGACATCGGTTTCATTTCGGAAAGTACGGTGGACTCGGGCGACGTGGCTGTAATCACGTACATGTCCCCCAATGCCAACATCACCAGCGTACGTGGTACTGTTCGTGCATTCGATAAAGAGAAGGACGGCGCAAGCAGTCTAGTATCTACGTCAGCATTGATCAGTCCTTTCGCTGACCGAGATGACCCTAAGCGGGTGAACTTCATTGGCATTCAGCAGTCGCACGTAATCGCGGCTGAAGGATATCGTGAATCGCCAATCTCAACGGGTTATGATCACGTTCTGGCTCATCGCACCGACGATATCTTTGCTGCTCCCGCTGCTAAAGATGGTGAGGTGGTCGAACTGACAGAATCCCACATGGTGATCGCTAACACTGATGGGACGTTCGAACATGTCGATCTAGAAACGCAATACGGTATCTCGGCTGGGTCTGTCTACCCTCAACACCAAGCCACCGAATTCAAACTCGGTGACCAGGTTAAGAAAGGTGACATCTTGAAATATAACTCAGGCTTCTTCAAGCCGAGTAAGTTTCACCCCGGTCAAGTGCAATGGAAAGCAGGTGTGATTGCACGCACTGCACTCATGGAAGCATCGTACACTTTGGAAGACTCCTCGGCTATCGACGACTGGTTGGCACGCCAACTCGGCTCTGAAGTAACTAAGGTAAAAACCATTGTAGTACGGTTCGACCAGACCCTGCGGAAGCTGGTGAAAGTAGGTGACCACACAGACATCACCAGTATTTTATGCACAATTGAAGACGCCGTAACAGCGGAAGCTGGTCTCTTCTCTGAAGATGATCTCGACACGCTTCGCCTGATGGGCTCTGACACACCTCAAGCTGGTGCGGTAGGTGAGATCTCTAAGATCGAGGTCTTCTACCACGGTGACCCAGATGACATGTCTGACTCACTGCTTGAGTTGGTAACCGCTCATGATAAAAGTCGTCGTAAGATGGCCAAACGTCTAGGCGTGCAACCCATCACCGGGCAAGTCGATCAGTCCCTTCGTATTGACGGGAGTGGCCTTGAACTTGACCATGTCGCTATCAAAGTCTACATCACCCACCGGGAAGGTATGGGCGTTGGGGATAAGGCAGTGTTCTGCAACCAGATGAAAACAGTAATCGGTCATCGTCTTGACGGTGTCAATGAAACTGCATCCGGTCAGAAGATCAATGCCATCTTCGGTGCTAAGTCTGTAATGGACCGTATCGTACTGTCGGCCTTGTTGATCGGCATGGGTATTTCAGTGCAGATTGCCATTGGCGAGAAGGCAGCTGAGATGTGGATGTCCGACGATTCCAAGTAGTGTCGAAGTCAGGTGGTCGAAAGACTGCCTGACTCCTTTTACAGCGTTTTTGAAAATTACAGGAACTTGCCATGAGTACCAACGCTACCACCTTCGGCAACCTGGCGATCCTCGCTTGCGTTGTTGATCTGTCTGTGGAGATCATCTCCAACGTATCGGGCAATCTGGTCTCCAACCATTTGGATGGGGTTCCTTTGAATGACCGTACCATTGCTGCCATCTCGGCTGCAGAACTCAATAACGTGATCGAGGGCCGCGAGAATGCTTAACCGCACTTCCATTGAAGCAGCTCTGCCAGTTGCCCAGCGACTGGACGAACGTGCTCTTCGCGTCCTACCGAACGATAACACCCCTTTAATGAGTCTGTTGCTCAGCATTGATTCCACCATGGTTGCTAACGACCTGGGCGAGAACTGTGATCTGGTCAGTGTATTGCAGACTCGTGCTAATAGCGAAGCGCACCGCTTGGCTAAGGCAGACATCATCAAACTGGCCTCTGCTTCAGTTTGCCGTCTGCATGAGATCGTACGCTCTGACGTTCTTCCTAAGATCAAGGAAATCGCCGCAGCCGTACAAGAACACGTAAACGTTCGCCGTATTGCAGCAGTGTTGCCGTATTCAATCGTCATGAAAGAAGTGCCAGCGGTTTACACCAACGTCACTTTGAAGCAGATTGCCGACCGCTACCCAGTACCTTCCAACATTGACGTGCAACAGCGCGACATGGCGCCAATCACTCTTGACCGCTTGAAAGAGCTGTGCAAGACTGGTATGGCTGGTTTTGACGGTGAGCTTGACGTCATCCTGAGTCTCGAGAATGATCGTGGCTATTCCGAAGTCCTGTCTGTATTGATCGGCACTAAGGCTGTCCACGAGATTCATGTCGATTATCTGCCGGGTGTGTTGGTAGTTGGTCAGGCATTGTACGACGAACCAGAACCAGGCGTTAACATGAGCTTGGCTGAGTACAACGAGCGCATGAACCGTATCCTCGGTCGTGCTGCGCACTTGTGCCGTGGCGCACTGACTCGTTATCAGGAATCCGAAAAGCTCGGCACCCTGTACAGCGCCGATGGCCGTAACAGCATCACCACCATCGTTGTGATGGGCAAGGCATATCGCAAGATGCTGGAAGCTGGTCTGACTCCAGAAGCCCTGATTGGTAATGAAATGACAGGCCGTCGTTTCACCCAAGGTCAATTGATTGAGAACAAAGCTGCTCTCGAGCAAGCATACTCTCGTGAAATGGGTCTTCGGGCACTGAAGGTACAGGCTGAAATGGCAGGCATCGTTCGTGAGGCCATTGGCTTCATCGTTCAGAACTGTATCTTGGCTGATGACCTGGGCGAAGCTTCGGCTCAAGCCAGTGCTACCCTGCGCGAAATGGTCAGCAAGATCAATCAGCACAATTGCGACAACCTGAACCAGTTGGTCACTGAAGTGGTCTGCATGGTCTTCTATCCGAAGACTGACGCGATTACTTTCATCCGCCTGATGAACCGCGTGGGTGCTACACTTGATTCCGATACCGATCCGCGTGAAGTAGCGCTGATGGCGACGTTCAAGTATGTCAACCACTGGCTGTGTCGTCAGATTGGTTTGATTGACGCTTAAGTAAATGAGCCGAGGGACATTGTCCCTCGGCTATCATCAGGATGTCCGCAATGGGTATTAAGTCGAGTAAGTTTATCCGTGACGCAGGCCGCGTGCACAAGGCGATCGAGAAGACAGCAGAAGGCTCCTTCGTGGCGCGCAAGCCTCTCAAGGTGTATATCCCCTCTCGATTCCCGCAGCGCGATCTAGCCACGTTCGAAGAAGAAATCACTTTTGTTGGGATCTGTGCCATTGTTGTCGATGATCAGTACTATGCGTCATCGAAGATCTGTGCACCGTTACGGAGTGAACCCACTCTGGTCGGCACCGCTGTAATCGACGACGTCGAATACATCGAAATGCACTACGAGCCCGGTGATCGGGTTATCTGTAGTCAGGACCTGGTAAAGATTGACAACCTCCTTTATCGAATCTACGACGAGATCATTGCTAAGGGACGAGTCCCATGGTACATGACCTATCAGGAGATTGGTGCCCTTTTCTCTACATCCCTGAAACATGCAGGGGTGCGGGTAGGTAGAACCCCTACGGTGATGGAAATCATTGCCAGCGCCATTTGTCGAGATGGTGAGGATCTTCGCCGTTATTATCGTCAGACGGTAGAGACGTACGAAGACATCATTGCTAATCCACCTACGGTCATTCCTCTGCGTAACGTCAGTTACGGTGCCACGAATACAATTGCAAAAATCTCAGGTTCTCGCTTTGACGAGGGCATGACATCTGCCATCGTTAACCCAGGTACTCGGGTAGAGCGTACAGAGAAAATACTCCGAACGTAAGGATTCCGCTATGGAACGTATTGTCTATCAATGTAGTGTGTTGCAGGGTCAGAATAAGGTTGGGGACCTTAAGAAACTCGACAACGGTTATTACGAAGTCCGTCTGGGTGCACTGGGTGCATTCAACGCTCAAGGCTGGCTGTACAGCGAAGCCGAAGGCCGTCGTCTACTCGAAGGTTCGGGTGGCATGATGCGCATGATTGAGACTGCTCGCCTGCGTGGCGAATGTGGTCATCCACGTTATCGTCCTGGCATGAGTCAGCTCGAATGGTTCAGTCGTGTAAACGACATCTACGAACCTAACGTGTGCTTCCACATTCGTCGCATGCGACTGGAAGCCGGTACTGACGAGAAAGGCCGTGCTGTCACTATGGTGATTGGTGAGGTCAAAGCGTCTGGTAAAGAAAGTACTTGGTTTGATCGTCAACTTGAGAACCGCGATGAAGACGTGTGCTTCTCCGTTCGGTCGTTCACCGATGACCGCGTTGTTAACGGCATCAAGACCAAATTCCTCAAGAAGATCGTGACCTACGATACCATCAACGAACCTGGCATCGCTAAGTCGTCGAAGTATCACACGGCCTCGTTGGAAAGTTTGGCTGGCGACGTTATCGAATGCGCTGAGCTTGAACATGCATTCTTCACCGACGTGCTGCGCAGCGAAGTCGCTCGTTTGCCTAAGGTGGGGTTTGGCGAAGGCGTAAGCTTTGAAAGTCAGAGCAGCAATCTGATCACGCTCATCTCGGACATTGAACGTCCTATTCGTTCAGTTGTCCCTTCTTCGTGGAGGTGGTAAATGCAAGGTACCATCAACTCGATGTTGGTGGGTGCTGCTGAGCAACTGGAGTCAGAGGCAACTCTGGCTCCTGCTTTGCCAGTTATCTCAGAAATGGCAGATATTGCTGACAGTCGTATTGTCTTGGAAAGCTGTGTAGAACAGATGACCATGGCAGACGGATCGGTGGTGGATGTTCTGGAAGCAGAACAGACATACCGTGACTGGCGCGCTAACCACCGTGAGATTGCCACAGGCAATGCGGTGACTGGCCTAGCTCTGTCCGATGAGATCAGTGCCACCATGGAGATGCTTAACAGCCCTTCCATGGAATCGAATTTAATCCAAGAACTGAAACGCACCTTCAATTCAATCACCTTGAACCTGAAGACATTCGGTAAAGATCTTGTGAACATCCGTGGGCGGATCAGTGAACATAAGGACGATATCGTTGCACGTCCTGTGATGATTGACACAGCCAGCGCGTACACCTTCCTGACCCGTGATAATAAGCCGGTTAAGAACATTGTCACCTGCATCGACGAAGACCTCAAGTTCATTGATGCGTTGGAAAAGCATTATAAAGTCATGGCTGAGAAATCAACTGACTTTGGCAAGCGTTTCCGTGAGGCTTGTAACTCAGACTCCAATGAGAACATCCGTGATGCGATCGATTATTTCGACGAGCAAATCCTGGATCGTACAGAGTTTACTGACCTTACTAAATTTCATCTGCTTGGCAATCGTGTGGTCTATCTTGATAAACGCGGTTATCCAACATTTAAGGCGACGGCGTCGGCTTGGAAGTTCTCTACCAAAGAGAAAGATGAAAACAACCTAGTTACTAAATTGGCTAAAAAGTCAATCCATGGTTTCTCGGTGGGTGGTGAAGTTAAGTCAGTCAAAGGGGTGGTTGGCATTAACATCGTCTTGGCTAAGAAGCAGGTCACTGGCCAGATTAAAGCGTCTGGCGGTGAAACTGATGTCAATGCATTTATCAAATGTCTTGACCAGGCCATCAACCTGAACACCAGAGCGGTTAAGTTCGCTCAGATGGCTGCCACTATGAGTGAGAAGGTACAACGCCTCTCAGGCGACATGGACGACGCGTACGATCATGTCAATACTGAGAAGTCGTCTACTGAGAACGCTGTTCGGTTACGAGAACTTCGTGCTCTGCACCGGTCTGCTCGTCGTAGCGTTTCGCAATACATGTTCCTGGGTAAGTCGCTGGCCACCATGATGGAAGACCACGCTTCTTATGTTTATCGCAACATCACCATGATCGCCAATGATGTCTTGAAGAAGACTGTAAAGGAAGAGAAGAAATGAAAAACCCAGCACTTTTAGCGGCACTGCACGTTTCTATGGAAAACGTTGAGAAACCTTACGGCGAAGTTGAGATTGTGATCGAAGATCATCTCGAAGAGTCGAACCCGACGACCCCTCAGTCGGTCTTCCAGGAAAGTGTTGAAGTCGATGCTGACATCAGTATTCTTCAGAACACTGCTGCCGTCCTTACCGCCGCTTCCGCCGATGGCGCTGAAGTTCCTACAGCCAGTCTTGAAAGCGCCGTAGCGCTGGTGAACGCTGTTGCGCACCGCTACGGCGGCGCCATGGACGTGGCTTCGATGGAAAGTACTCACAGCTTCAATGCCGAGACCGTCGTTGGCAATATCAACCATTTTGTAGCTGCTCTTGAAAGCGCTCAAGTTGCGTCGATGGAAGGTTTTGCGCTGTCGGACATGTGGGATAAAGTCAGCATGATGGGTCGTGAGATCCCTGAGCTGGAAGCCAACATCAAAGAGTTGGAAAAGCTCGCCGGCGCAAAAGTTGAATATCGCCATGGTTTCGCAGCATTGTTCACAACCATGATCAATGCCTTCACCGTGGATGGTACATTCACTTCACCTTCAAAAGCTGCCATGAACACCGGCGAAGTAGTTGAGCTGCTGTCTAAATTTGGCAGTCAAGCGATTGACAATGCCAAGAAAGCCTCTGAAATCGCCAAGAAAGTCAATGGTGATAACGAAGGTGAACTTGCTGCTGCGATCAAAGCAATTTCCGCCATGAAAAGTCCAGCCGATGATCTACTTGACATCGGTAAGAACAAATCTGTAATGGGTAACCGTAAATTACAGATGTCAGCTAAGGCTGTGAAGGTACCTGCTTCATTCGGTTCTTGGAATACCACCACCGACGTCGACGTATCGTGGCGTAAACTCCACAAAGGCCTTTTGGTCGAAGCACTATTGGGTGGTTCTGGTCTGATATACTTCACAATCGGCAGTGCAAAGAAACAGCCGGTTAAGATCGATGATCTCATCGCTGGCCTGAAGAACATTGTGTCTGCGGCTAAGAAAGCTTACGGTCATCGTTCAGAATCAGCCCGTAAGTGGACTGCTCACAAAGAAATGGTCACTGCTTTGAAAGATGGCGTAAAAGACGCTCAAATGGTTCGCGCCATTACTGAGATGGATCGCATGGGCTGGAGTGCTATCAACACCAGTTTCACGATCATGTCTACCATCATCCGCGAATGTAATGCCGCTGCTGAGAAGATTGTAAAGTCTGAGCAGTAAGTCGAAATATACAGGGAGAGCTTCGGCTCTCCCTGTATGCCGTCTAGAAATACGATTCGAATTTATTTCAACAATACATGACTAGGGTGAGATAGGACAACTAACCTATCCAATTACCCATTTCTATCTGGAGAAATAAAATGAAAAACCAAATCCTCGCACTGTCTTTGACTACCGCCGTTGCTATGGCTATCGGCGACATCAAGGTATCTGCACAACTTGCCGGCCGTACACAGATCATGATGGATCTTGCAGCACCGTACATCAACTCCGAGCTGGTGGTTGAAGAAGTTGTACAGATGGCTGTTGATAAGTTTGTTAAAGATCCGTCTGCCATCCTGAAAGATGGTGTAGTTCGCAATGGGGTTCTGTTCTCTGAAATAGATGACCCAGACGGCTCGGTTGTCAAGTCTGTTATGGAAGGCTTTAAAGAATGGATGGACAACGTTGGTCCTGAAGGTGCTGCAACTGTTGCAGCCATCACCCTCATCACTGGCGAAGAAATGCTTCGCCACCTCGCTTAAGGAGTATTGACATGAAAGAAGTATTCATCCTCATCTGTGGCTTCGCAGCCGGGTGGTATCTGAAGTCTAACAGCGAAGAGCGTAAAGCTCTCCGTAAAGAAAACGAATTCCTCAAAGCTTCACGTTCTGAATCCAAGGAGTAACACCATGTTCGCTGCCTACGCTGAGTACGGTTGTATGATTGACGTAGGCATCGTTACGGTGTTTACGCTGACACTCGCGGTAATCGGTATCATTGCCGATCGTTATAACGCTAAGCAACAAAAGAAGCTTCGCGGCGCGACTCGCTGCTAAGTGCAACACCCAACCCTCTTAATGCAATACCCTACTGATCAGGAGATCACATCATGGCTTTTCTCGAAACCGTTAAAGCAGCTGCTCAAGTAGTTATCGAAGCAGTCAAAGCAAATCCCCTGGCGGCCACTGGCATCGTTGTTGGCACTGGTGCCACCATTGGTGGTGGTGTTTACCTGCGCCGCCGTTACAAGGCCCGTAAGGCCCTTCAGATCGATGTACCTGCTGTGGTTGAGGATGCTCTCAACAAAGTGGTTAAAGATCTGGCTGATAGTGCCGCAGAACAGGCGTAAGTCTGGGCTGTAAGAAAAGACCCCCTTAACCGGGTCTTTTCTTTTTTGTTGTTTTACGGATTCAATTCAATGTTTTTAGAAAGATACATTATCAAGTTGTATACAGGCACTATCGTAAAATAAAACGATACGGGCTACTGATGTGCGCTAACACGTGTTGATCAATATTTCAATCCTAGGAGTACACCAATGAGCGAAGCTCTCAACAAAGTCGACGAAAAGATCAAATTGGTCGGTGCAGCAGTCGAAGCAGCACTCTCGTTTGACGATGACGGCGCTGCCGTAATTCCGGAAACCTTCGTTAAAGACAACCTGGCTTTGGCCAGCGGTAACGAAGAGCTGACTCTGGAAACCGTGCGTCTGGTTCAAGACACCGAAGCCACCTTCGCCGGCGGTTTGGCTCTGGGTCTGGGCAACGCTGCTCTCCCTGCCATGAAGAAGAATGCTGACATGGCTCGTGCCACTGCATCCCTTGAATTCGGCGCTGACGTCATCCGCGCTGCGGTTGATCGCGTTCAGATGGTTCGCGTGCCGACCACTGGCGAAGAGAAAGAGAAGTTTGGTTCTGTATCCGTCAAGCTGGACTCCGGCGCCAATGCCAAGCGTGGCGATCTGAAGCGCGTACTGACCTACGTAAGTGAAAGCTTCGCGACCTCGTTCGCTAAGTAATCACAACGCCCAGGCCTGCATCCAGCCGCTAAACGCGGCTGGATGTTTATGTTGTATCTTTTTTCTGGCATTGACTAGGGGTCCACAATGAGTACAGATAATCAGTTTCTAGCTACTGAGTTCAAGGAATTGTCCACTGAGTTCCTGAGCAAAGGTTTCTACTTCCGTCTGGTGATGACGGATGATCTGATTAACCAAAGCGAAGTACGCACCCGCGCTCGTGATAAAGTTATTCACGGTGACGATAAGTTCTTCTACGGTTGCTCGTTAGCAGCGCCATTGCAGAAACGAATTGACGATCTGGTGCGTGAGCATAAGCAAGCAGTTCTCGAACTGGTAGCTCTCAGTGAAGAAGAGCGTGCTGGGATGGGCATCGAGATCACTGAAGATCCGAAGATCAAAGCGTACCTCATCACCTTGACGTCGTGCGGCATGGGCTTTTACATCAGTCGTCGTCTGAACTCTCCTCGCACCACCCGTAACCAAAGCAAAGCTCTGACAGCGCTGACGAAGCGCATTGATAACATTACCAAAGACGAAACTAAACCGGAACTCCACATGACCCGGCGTCGTTTTGTTAACTTGGCGTCTATCAGTCAGAAGTAGCAATGGTCAGAGGGTATGACGTCATACCCTCATCGAGGTAGTCATGAGTAAATGTGTTGTTATGGAGAGTGCGTTCGTTGGAGCAATCCGAGGAATCCGTGATCGAATCGATAAAGCAATCGTAGGTAGTGAGGTCTGGCGGTATCAGCTCGGCTCAGCACCTAGCTACGTTGGGAATACATCTGTCATTGATGAAGACGATCCTGATAACGACTCTATCGACATCACGTTCTTTAATTCACCTTGGGATATTTACGACTACCGGCTTCGGATCGTGTTTCTAGATTACGAAGGCGTTGTCGATGTAATGATCATTGATGTCGGTCTCGATGAGAATCGATTCAATGTCATGCCTGATTATTCCTTGGGGGAGGATGCAGCCGGTGATGTTCAGATGGTTGATAATGGCGAAGCCTTTGTTTTCTATCCGGTGGAAGACCTGTGTAGCGTTCTTTCTGCGCTGTCGTTTATTACAGTCGGTGAAACACTGCATGCTGAACTTGCTAACCGTACCGCTATAGCAGCAGAAGAAAAGAAAATACGGCGAGCACGTTTCAAGGTCATCGATGGCAGTAAAGACACATGACAGTTCAGATAAAGAGTGCGTATATCACTCCTTATGATGGTGAGCGTGATTCCATCGAGTCAGCCTTCAATCATACAGCCCTGGAAGCTCTTCTAAGGGCTGTAGAAGACGACAACGGTATTCACGGCCATGGTAGTGAGGGATATTTAGATATACGCGCCATGGACAGCAATGAGGCGATTCTAGATATCAGGATCGTTATCAGGACAGGCTCGTTTATCCTGGACCTCGTCAAGAATCGCAACAACCTCCAACCTCCTCTAAAACACGCTACGCCGTACGGCAGAGATGTGAAGAGAACATGGTCGAGTAATGACTGGGCGGTACGTACTGCGAAGGGATGGGTGGTCTTTGACTATCCAGTGCATACTCAGGTTCATTGACTAGGGTCGGCCGATGCCGGCCTTTATGTCGATTCGAATTTGTTTTACGGATACATGATAGAGTTGAATATACAACCCTAACCACCTGAGAGGAACACCAACATGACAGCTTCTACTGGTAAAGGCACTTTCAAACAACTTAACGACGGTAAGTTCGTTAGCAATAACTCGTTCGACGCATTTTTCAAGCAGTGTGAAGAATACGGCTATGTGCGTTGTCAGACGACCGCTGCCGCTGTTAATTTAACGAAAGACTCTGAGGTCAATATTGTCACACTGGAGTCGGGCAATAAACATCGCAAACTGGTCCTCACTACCGTAGCCGACGGGAAAGTCGAGCATTGGATGATTGTGGTGGCTTGTGGGACCGTGATGGCCTATCCTTCGCTTGCAGGTCCTATCTATGCGGTGTTCAGCTTCAAGTGGGTACCTGCTGCAAGTAACGTCGCTGAAGATGTCCTTAAGGCATTCGGTGACGATCCGGCCACCGTTCCGACTGCCGCTGTTAAACATGGCAACGCGATGCAACGCCCTGCTCGCCATCAGGTTAACCTTGATGGTGATCGTGGCGATACTTATCGCGTTACGTTCGACGACGTTGCTTCATTCGAATACCTTCAGCATCTGATGGAAGGCCGTTGGATCAAAGCAGCCTATTCGATCATTGATAAGCAGGGCATGCGCTTCCCTGGCGATTCGGTCGATGTGGCGATTTCAGAAGTCAATGGCGAGCAGCTCATTACGTTCCTTCGTCATGACTCCAACTGCCACTACTACCGCGTGTGTGAGAACACAGGTCGGGCATCTCCTGTAATGACGGTACCTGAGTTCAAGACCAGTACAGTGACGGCGATGTTCTTCGTCACCATGCTCACTGGGTTCCAGGAAAAGCCGCAGGTTGCTGATACAGCGCGGTTGTCATGGATTCCTCAGTTCCATCAGTACGTTGAAGTCGAAGGTGAGAAAGAGCTTTATCGCATCAGTGATTTTGATGCGGTAGAGAAGAAGTTCATCGTCAAGAAGGCAGACTCTACTCGTGCAGGGCGTGGGCTGGTAACCATTGGGTCGCACTTGACTCGCACTGAAGATGGCACTGCCTTCATGGTAGATGCCAAACATCTACGTCCGTTTGTTCTGACGTACGTTTCGTAACCGGCGGCATAAAGAGGGAGCCTTTCGGCTCCCTCTCCATCCGTTCTTTTTTTCTTTTTCGCCAAGCCTTACAGCTTGATGAATGTGCGGTTGAACTCCGCTACCTGCTCTGTGAAACCAACCTGTGCTTTCAGCACGTCCTGTTCCACAGCGCTCATGAAGGCCGGTTTCAGGTTTGGAGAAGTACCCGTCTTAGGCATCGCATCCAGCAGTTGCTGGGCGAAACGGTCGACTGCGATACCCACTTGCTGCATACCGGTAAACGGAATGGTCAGCATGAGCTCTTCGCCATCAGCGGTCTTATCACGACGACCGGTGAAATCACCGGCTGTGGTCGGATACATGTTGGTCATCAGCCAGGCGGCATTGACTTTGCTGAACGAAGGATCTGGTTCGTAAGCAATGATGCTCATCGAATACATATCCGGCAGCAGGTCAGTTGGCCCGTTGATGCGAGTGGAGATGCCAGGCACCTTCGAGTCCGGATCCATGATCAGCTCGGTAATCCACGATTCGAAGAACCGTTGAACTGGACGACCGTACTTCTCACGGATGGTCATGGAAGGATCGGAACGCTGACGCGTCACGTTGCTTGGTGTTTGCTGCATCTCACCAGCACCCGACACCGGCGCTTCGACGCTGTTCACGGTCAAGGTACGGTTGAAGCCGTCCCAAGTCTGTGCGTGCATCTCTACAATGCCTTTAAGGGCTTTGTAGTAGCTGTCCGGATTATCTAGATACTGGAAGCCACGAGGAGCTTGCAGAACCTTGATGATCAGGTTACGGCGGACGTAGTCAGTGTTCGCATGGAAGTAACGCAGGTCAGACTGGTAGGCGTTCTGCCCACCGATCGCCAGGTTCACCATGGGTGAGTTGTTAAACTCACCGTAACCCAGGCCATTGCCCAGGAGCGTATCGCGATGACGGACGCCCATTATTCAGTCTCCTGCCCAGCCCGACGACCGGCAACAACAGTCAGTACACCGACTGTCTTCATGCCATCGAACAGACCTTCGATATCCGTGTGCCAGCTGTACCCACGCTGAGTGTCAGCCGGGGTGTAGTAGGAACGCGGGGTGATGTCGGCACGACCATCGTAACGGTCTTTGATCTGGTCTTCCAAGAAACGGTCAACCAACGTGGTGTATTCACCGGCTGTACGACGACTGTCGCCAGTGAACATGCGCCAGGCCAATTCGCCCAGACGGTTCAGGTGGCAGCAGATAGCCATCGGGAAGAACGAATTCAACACCGAGGTATTGTCGTGGTAAACAGTCTGGATGCCTGGGAAGAACACCTGACCACGGTGATCGAACGGCTCAGCAGAAGAGATACCTGCTTGCCAATCGGTGTTGCGTGGCTTGATGTGACGGAACTTGGCATTATGCTCGACGAAGCGAGACACAACACGGTAGTAGCCGTTATCCGGAGCATAGCCGTTGACCATACGAGCGCTACCCATGTAGGTGGCGATCTTTGCAGCGAAGTCAACAGTGAACGGCAGGATGCCAGTGTACTCGGAGTCCAGGTAGCGACCTGCATGCTTCATAACGACAGCACGGCAAGCGCCGGTGTTGTAGAACTCGGATTCTGGAACCAGGGCCAGAGCATTACGCAACGAAGCACCGATGTTGGAATCTTCTTCCAAGGTGTTCAGCGGCTCCATGACATCCTGAGTGGATGCCAGTACCCATGCATCAGGACGTACAGCCATGATGTTTGCCATGAGCAACTTGGTTTGCAGCGTGAAACCGGTATCGATGAACGCAGACATCGGATAGCTGGCACGGTCAGAGTAAGCGATCTCGCCTTCACCAAACGTGTTCAGTTCGTTAGCCACGGCTTCGTCGTAGGCTTCAGGCGACACGTCGCCGTCTTTACCACCGATCAGCCAGTGAGTAGCGCTGTCGCCAAACAACACACCGCCGGAGGTAGGACCTTCCAGTTGAAGCGCGTAGTAAGGGACGCCGTTGATGTCGGAACAACCGATCATGTTCACCAGGTTGGCGTACATGGCAGCATCAGTAGTTTCGCCAGTGCTTGGCAGCAAACCGTAACCCGCTTCAGCTTCGTAGAACATCTCGAGAACTGTCTTGAGGTGATTGCTGTAAACGTGGAACGATTTCAACGGACCGTAGCCAGAGAAGACGTCAGGATCGTTGTCTTCGAAAGCAGACAAGACGCGCTTGTCGTGGCCGTAGTTGATATTCGTTTTCGAATCGACAACATTCTGCTTGAGCGCAAACTCAACAAACGGGTTGCCATTCAGGTTCATCAGAACTTGGCCAGTGCTGTTCGCATTGACACGTTCCAAGATCGCCAGGCGATACATGAATGCATTCTGATCTTCCACCAGCTCAGCGTTAGCCGGAGTGGTAGAGTTGGTATTCGGAGCCGACAGACGAATGCCGAAATTCGAACCTTTCGCACCAAAGAAACGGGCGTCGATATCGATCAGCGGATACATGGTAGAGGGTTCGCCCTCTTCGTTAGTCAGGCCGCCAGTTTGAGGACTGCCTTGGCGCAGGCCCTCTTCGCCAGGCTCGTCAACGAGGAAGCGATAACGGAAGCCAGGAACACCATCGCCATCCACTTCAACAAGAGCACCGTTAGTGCGCTTGAAAGTACCGTCTGGATTACGCTCGTATTCTTTCAGGGTTTCTGGTACCAGGTCGATCCAGATACGGATAGTTGCTGTAGCAGCATCTTCCGGTTTCATCCGGCGAACGAGGGACAGAGCACCTGTCTGAAGAACCTTTTGCAGCATGGCTGCTTGGTGGCTCATGAAGATGGAACCGGCACTGAAAGTCTCGGCGCCATAGATAGTGCTGAAGCCATTGCCGCTTACCACATTGGCAGCGTCAGAAGGACCCCAGGCTGTGAACAGCGGAGACCAGGGCAGAAAGATCGGAAGGTCTACGATCTCCAGCGGCTGGCCTTGACCGCTCACATCCTTGAAGCCGAGCACTTCCGTGCGCGGCAAAGATGAAGCCATCGATACAGACGACATTATACGTCTCCCATGGGAATAAAATCAACTTCGCGCGTGAAGTTACGAATGGTATGGCCCTTGCCTACAATAACACGTAGGATACGGTACTCGAATGTGTTCGATACCACCACCACATACTAATTTGTATTTTTTTACTGGCTTCAACCGAAGAGGAACCAGCAATGATCAACAGTCCTTGGAATTCCACCGTGCTGCGTCAGCATAAGTTGGCCACCACATTGAGTGAATTGGCGATTGCCAAAGCCTCCGGTGGTCTGCTTGCAGAAGGTGCAAGTGTGATTGTGGTCACACCTATGAATGAAAATGTTCCGGCATTCACACTCCCTATTACAGCTCAAGAATACGCTGACAGAAAGCTCAGTGATTCGAAGGCTGTCTTTATGGATGGTCGGTCGTTCATGCGTCGTGAAAATCGCTCGGATGTAGGGTTTGTCGTTAACAACCAATTGCAGGCAGATTTCTTTATCCGCATTGGTGAGCTAACAGCCCTCTGGGTAAATGATCCATCTGTACGAGGTGACTTTACTCGTGTCGGTGATCTGGCGGCCCAGACTTACATCTCCTGGGTGAGTCATGCCATTGGCAACAAAATCGGTATTGATCTCGATGTTAGCCGCGAGCTTCAAATCATTACTGCCACTTTCTACCTGCACCAGTTTCACGCAGCAGATGAAATCATCTCTGTACAGGGTAAAGAAAAGGTTGTGAAGATGATCAGTCGTTGGACTCGGTCACCGGTTCCACTGATCCAAGGCATCGTTAATGAGATGCCGTACATGAACCTGCTGGAAGATTATGTGGCTGCTATTCATGCCCATTTCTCCAACAACTCTCGTGTCAGTCAGATCAACGTGGGCTTCATTGTACGCGCTCTGAACACTTCGTGGTTCGGTTACGGTGCTCAAGAAATATCCGCTGTTGCTCTAGAATATCCACCAGCCTTCCTGGCCTTGGTTGAAGCCGCCGCTAACGCCAAGGTTTGGCGTAAGACGTATCTCGGTCGTTTGGTTGAGAAACTCGCTACTGGCCGCATCGGTCAAGAGTTCTCCCGTTCGATGGAAGCACTGGCCGGTCAAGCACGGGGCAAAGACCGTCAATAAACAGGTGAACACATGACCTCCGATGATTTCTTGATCAGACACGCTTATAAGAGTGTGTGGTGCGCTCCAGAACAAGACCGTCAACACGTCTTACGTCCAGCGCGCATTAGCCCTAAGATCGGGGCTCGTGGTTCAATCGATGTGCTGTGGAAGAACGTCACTCTCCCGACGCAAGGTCCACGGTATCACGTATTCACATTCTCGAACATCGCTCTCAGTAATTTGAATCTGGATCTTCCACGTAACACGTGGGTCAGTTCGAGTGTTGAGATGGTTAAGAACAATGTGCTCATCGATATTTACAGTGACAAGGGATTGATGTATCCGCGGCGCTTGGCCTACTTCCTTTATACGGATGACGGCAACCTGGCTATCGCTTTGGAACATTTGCCAACGATTGGTAATTTCGGTACTGACGATATCTACGTAAGGTTCTACAGTAACGAGTACTTCAATCGTCTGGACATGGAAGACCCTACTGACGGTATCGAGTATCACTACGTCGTTCCTGCGAATGCTTCTGGCATCAACCAGCTTACTAACAAGTTACGTACATGGCAGGCCAAACCCGGCTATGTATTCACCTTTGTAAACGGCTGGCGGGTCAATGATCTCAACACAGCTACTGTAGTTAAAGGCGACTATGTTGAGATGGTACGTGACGCGTCTGTGGAGCGTGTGGAGGAATTCCAAGTTGAAGACCTTCCCGTCTTTTTATCCGAACTGGACAGTAAGCAGAAGTACCTGATCCATCCTGCTAGAGATGGCAGTGATCTGATCCGGTATCGAGACGACATCGATTTGTTTCTGATGTACAAGCGCACACCGTTCATTCACAAAGGTGTATTCTTCCACAAGAATCAGGAAGACGCTGTCCGTCATGTCACTCATCGCGACTATTCCATTCCAGCAGTGTACGTCTCACGCTTCGTTGCAATGAACCCTAACTGGGCTGTGGCTAATCAACTGACCCTTCAGTTGGTAATCCGTCGGTCTGGTATGGACAAGACTCTGATGAGTGAAGCGCATCACATCCAAGAACTTTATCGCCTTGGCGAAGAAGACTGGTTGAATGCAATCATCGGTACCGATGCAGTCGTAAGCGTGTGGCGGGTTGAGGAACTTGAGAAATCAATGTATCCTGGTATCATGCGGGCACATGCTGGAACAGTCACTCGTCAAATGGTCGAGGAAGCTTACGGTTATAACACGATCACCAAGATTGTGGCCGACACTCCTCAGAAAGTACCGACTCCGAAAGCCTGGGTCGAATTGCCATTTGCGTTGCGTGGCGAAAGTACTGTTTATGAATACGATGGCAATGGCGTACTGTTAAACTGGTACCCTAATCAGAACGTTCAATGGTACGTACCACGTTCGGTAGATTGTCGCTACATTGAAGGCATCGTAGGTCGTGGGTCTGAAGTACAGTCGACGAAGTATGCGGCTAACTACAAACCTCCTGTAGGCATTGCATATCGCTGTTACGTGTGTCCGATTGTTAACGGCGTGCCGAATGGCGATTGGATCGATGTCACTGATAACGGTACTTACTACGACTTGCTGTCAGGTGAAATGGTCTGGAAAGTCAATCCGAGCGAGTTCTATACCGCCATCAAGATGGATGATACGTTCCTGACCTACAACCTCCATTTGAACTATCAAGACGGGCTGTTGCGTTTCCATCTAAACGTTAAAGAGATTCGCATCGACGGGATCTTGTATAACGGACTGGTTGAAATACCATCAGGGCTCTTAGAGTTCTGGCTCAATGGCCATCCGATCATTGAAGGTTTGGATTGGTTCATGGAAGATCGTGAGTTCTTCATTGTTAACAAACAGTACCGTAACTTTGGCGAAGGCGGTGATGTCATCACTGTCCGATCCACAGGGTTCTGTAATGCTGACATGTCGAGGGTCAAGGAAAGCGAGTTTGGTTTTGTTGAGGACGGATTGCTCAGTCGAAACAACCGCTGGAATCTTCGTGATGATAAAGTCATTCGAGTGATTGCAGATGGGCGACTGTTCTCTTCGGACGAATTGAACTGGGCTGAAGATCGTCCTACTGTTCGTCTGGATTCTGTACGTAACGGCGCCCCTTATCAGGTCACCGAACCGTTAATCCCATTGCGCGGGTTGACCTACGCCGCAGCGTTCGATCTCAGGGCATTGGCTGAAGCGACTGACTTGGAAATCGAAGACTACATGACGACACGGATTGATGAGGTAGATCCTCCTGAGGTAAACCTCATTCCATATCGACATAAGCTTTATAGTCCATTTGTCGGGAAGATCATCCACGATCTCCAGTCAGGTTACATCGACTCCGAGCCTCTCATGCAGGCCTACACCGACGTACAAGTGCGTCAATGGTGTGAGCCGTATGTCTGGTTGCTTAAGTATGAACCGACCATGAAAGGGTTTGATGAGCGCTATGTATCAATCAGTGCACATGAACACAACGTAACTACAGAGTTGCCGATCTACCAATACAACTTTGTGGCGCGGGCGATTCGTGTGATGCTTGATGATGCTATCGACATCACGAACTCTGTCACGATCCATCACCTGCCCATTTAACTGACTCGGGAGCACGGGGGTACATCCCCCGTGATGAATAGATGAGTACTGTTCAAGACATTCCTCAGGTCGGTATAGTCGACCTTGAAGCGGAACAACGGATCTGGTTCATGAACCAGATCTTTACAGGTCTGCCAGGCACAGGGCTTTATTGTCCCAATGTAAATGATCTGATCATTGATCTGATTTCTGGTTGGTATCTGGTCACTACGATCGACATCACCACTGGCCGGTGCACGTACATTCCTTGGCAACTTCCTAACATCACTCAGAATAACGTGATCGTGGATTCGTTGTTAGGCGTAGGTACTGCCGATCAACGTGAAACTTGGCGTGTCTATGTTGACACCCGCCAAATGCCTTACTCGATGCAGATCGACGGGCGGTTACATTTGTATCGCAGTGATGCAGATTACTACAAGGTTTTCCTTGGCACTGATCTTACAGCTAACGGTACCTTGGTCAGCGCAAGTTACACCCCGTCTGGCGAATTTGTAGGCGAGAACATTGGTCTCGAACACGTAGGTCATGACGACATCAACAACTGGGCCATCTGGGCACCGGCTGCTGGCAATACCAACCGGCGCATGCATGACGGCGAGGTTGTCACAGTCGTCCTGTACAGCGCAGACGGTCACATGCTGAGCCATGCATCGATGTTGGTGCAGAACACCGCCCTGGTGCGCCGTACGGCCGCAGGGTTGAAGCAAGTGGTGTCTATCGGTCTACGCAGCCCGTATTTGTCAGAAGCCGATCCAAGTCAGTTGGTTGTGCCAATCAATATCGACCTTAAAACAGCGGTAATGACTGGCGTCGTTCGGTACAACACTGGTGAAGAGATGGAAATCCCAGTGATCTTGGACGGTACGGGTAAGATGAGTCTCCATGGACTTATCTGGTACTCACCGACCATCCAAGCATATCCGAAAGACCTGACCTTGGCTTATCGCCTGAGTGAAGACGAATACTCGCTGGTACATGGTGTGACTGAAAATGGCGCAATTGCTGCGCCATTCACTATTCGTGCTGTTGCGGCTGATGGTGCTTATAGTGTGCGTCTATACGCCTTCCCTACCTGGAACTCTCCAGCAGGGCGTTACGATCTGGATTTCTGGCTTTTCAATATTGACCGTGACGTGTATTATCGCGTACCACGCAGTGTTGTGGAAATCCCAGACAATGAAGTGCCGTTCGACGGTCAAGACTTCACTACTTTGCAGCGCCTGAAGTTTGGTGTTGAGCTGAGTAATGTGGACACGATCCTGCCAAACTACAAGCATGTTCAGTCTGTTGAAATCGTGGTGTCGAAGGCCGGCACCGAACCAGGCGACAAGTGGCAAGTTAAATGCGATCCAGCCCAAGCGAAATTCTTCGGTGCCGGTAAAGCTGCTAAGAACCGCTTTGTCAACGTCAACCTTTCTTACCTCGACCTGAAGGTCGGTGCGCTTGACATCGGCGATTGGCTGAACAAGCTGTACTACCCTCTCAATCATCTGTTCGATGACACTACTGAAGTGTCAGCACCTGAACCGACTCACTTCGTGATTCACACAAAGACTCGCGAGTACCAGTTCAGTGTAGCAGCATGGGATCAGGAATTCCCGATCTTGAATGACGCTGCTGAAGGCGAAACCATCTACATCCGGTGGCTTCGCGAAACAGCCAACTCACAACTCCAACTCGGGGTTACTGGCCTGGCTGTCGAACAGAGTAACTGATAGACGCACTGGACTGCTGGGGAAACCTGGCAGTCCAGTGTGCTGTCGGCAAGGTCTCATTATATCCAGGAGACATCCATGGAAACGGTATTGTTCAAACGCGATTGGGAGCGATACCCAACTGCCATTTGGGATCTTAAGACTCCCAACAAATCATTCTTGGAATTTGCCGGCTTGCTCGAGACCATGGGCATTGAAAATCACAAGTTCATGTTGACCTTGATGCAGCCTGATCTTCAGGGGGTGAATCCTCACGACCCGTTGCTCAGTGATGCAATGAAGCTTAAGGTCAAGATCGAGTGTACGTTCAATCCATGGTACTTCATCCGAGAAGTCATGAGGGTGCCACCTGCGGCTGGTGACAATCCGGTTAAGCTCAATGCTAACCGAGGTAACATTTCTTTGTGGTGGTGTTTCCTTAACCACATCGACTATTTTCTTGTACAGATTCGTCAGACAGGTAAGTCCTTGAATTCTGACGGTATCTCAGTATGGTACCAGGTATTTGGTGCACGTAACTCCCGTTCTAACTTGTTCACCAAGGGTGACTTGTTTAAAGAACACATTGCACGTCTCAAGAAACTTCGTAACCTTCTGCCGAAGTATCTGGTTAACACTGTCAAGAAAGATACAGACAACCAGAAAGAATTCACCAACATGTCTCAGGGTAACCGCATGGTGGTGTACATTCCTCAGAAGGATGAAGAGGCAGCGCGTAACTTAGGTCGTGGTCTGACCACACCTCACAGTCACACGGATGAAATAGCATTCCTTAAGAACGTACACATTTCGTTGGGTGTAATGCTTGCGGGTGGTGGTGCTGCTCGTGAGGAAGCAGAGCTCAACGGCCTGCCGTACGGTAACATCTTTACTACCACCGCTGGTGAATTGGATACCACTGAAGGAGCGTATGCATACGACCTGATGACAGGTGGTGCCGAGTGGAATGATGCCTTCTACGATTGTCACGATCAGAAAGAATTGTACGAGGTCGTGAAGAAACAATGTCGTAACAAAGAAGCTATCTTGATCAACGGTACGTTCAACCACCAACAGCTTGGTTTCAGTGATGCGTGGCTCAGGAAGAAGATTGCTGAATCTCGTCAGACAGGTGATGAGGTAAGACGCGACTTCTTGAATGAGTGGACGTCAGGTAACGCCCGCAACCCGTTGTCAAAGGACACGTTGCGTAAGATCCACGGCAGTATCATGAAACCGTCGTATCTTGAGATCGACAAGGACGAACATTACTCCATCCGATGGTACATTCCTAAGGCTGAAGTGGATGCAGGCATCCCCAACCGTGAAATGGTCATGGGTGTCGATACGTCTAACGCGGTAGGTCGAGATAACATCACAGGTGTGATCTTGGACAACAGTACGTTGGAAGTTGTTGGGTGTTGGACTATTAACGATTCTAACCTAACGGCGTTTGCCATGTGGTTGGGTAAGGTGATTGTCAAGTATCCGAAGATGACCATTGTCCCAGAAGCCAAGTCTACATGGATTGGGATCTTGGATACATTGTTGTTGACACTGCCAAACTACAAGGTCGATCCTGCACGACGTATCTACGCTACGCTGGTGGATGTGAGTGACGAATCCTCTTCTGATCGTAAGCGGTATAACGAGTTCATTGGCTGTCGCGATAATTACCGGTCGTACCGCAAGTACTTCGGGTTCCCGACAAACAAAGATCTTCGGGACATCATCTACGGTCCAGTATTGCAAGAAGCTGCTAAGAAGACAGGCAGTCTGGTACGAGATTCTAAGTTGCAGGGAGAGATCTCTCGCTTGGTAGAACGTAATGGTCGTATTGATCACGATCAGTCTGGTCACGATGACCATGTAATCAGCTGGTTGCTATGTCACTGGTTCCTGACATACGCTCGTAACCTTGAGCACTATGGCATTACACTCAGTGAAGTGAAACGTCGTGTCTATGAGGCCGAGCACAAGTTGTCTTGGGATGAGCAACGTAAGTACGATAAGCAACAGGCACTTCGTGATGAGATCACTCAACTGGGTGAGAAACTTAAAAGTGAGCGTGGGGTGTACGAGCGGATTAAGATGCAGCATCGTCTTGATCTGTTAGTGTCTCAGATCACCGATGAGTTCAATATGGATGGCATTGCCAGCATGGATCAGATCAAAGAAAACAGTCGGGAGTTGAAGACCATTAACAACCGTTCATTCGGACCTGGTCGTGCAATGAACATCGACAAACCTCTTGATCTTGGTTCAATTCGATATGCACGTCGTTCGGAGATGGCTGGAGCTGTTGTCATGCGGTAAGTCAGCATACAGGCCGGGCTAATGCCCGGCCTGTATGTCGTCAGTCTGCGCTACAGTAAATCTGCATCCGAAGATGATTGCTAATTGATGTTGCTCGATTGAACATAGCGCAATGTAGATCATGGTTAAACACACCCATCATCTCACGGTCAAGGAACTTATAGATCGGATGATCTGGTTCGTCAGTACGTGCCAGTTCTCGGAACGATTTAAGGCGCTCGATTGTTCTGGAGAAGTAAATGAACTTGTCATCTATCCCCGAAGCAAGCCGATCAAATTGATTGATCAGATCAAACAACTTAATGGCCTTATCTGCGTCAAGTTGAATCATGTAGTTGTAAGCTTTATGGTCTGGACGTTGCTGTATCCTGAGGGTGGTCAGAACATCGTCTTTAAAGGGCACAGAGACGGTCAGTGGACGACGCCCTTCCATTCCAATGAAACCTATCTCTAAATTAGCAAACACCTCAGCCACTGTTTTAGGACGGCGAGTCATTTGTTCATCTAGATTGGCAGTCTCAATAGAGTTCGTTACATGCACTGCCCAGCGAGTATACTCACGAATGATTGGCCATGCCGTATTCATGAGATTCACGTAGGTGAGCAGTTCGGCATTCAGCGAGACAATTACTTCCTCGAACGACAGGGGTTGTCCGGCTTGCCAAAGCCACGAACCGACCGGTGTCTGGAACGATACATCAACCTCCTTGTACCGAGCACGTTTAAGAAATTCTACTGTAAGCTTATTGACCTTAGACGGATCGTTCCATGGACCGGATGAAAGAGGAGCTGCTGAGAAGAGACTGGGCATCATGAACTTCCCAAACATCTCTTCCAGGCCAGACTCCATTGACGGCTCTGAATATTCATTGGCGTACTGCTGACGCAAATAAGTTTCAACAGTGACCATATCAGCTCTTCCGATAGTAGTTCATTGTGATGGTACGAGCTACAATGTACAAAACAACACCCGTCCGGATTGATGAGACCAGGTTAGCGTTCTTAGTCTTCACCGCTTTACGAACCACCTTCTCGCCCACATCACGCATTCCTAACAACAGGTCGTTGTTGGCACGAGACGCTTTGTAGAGATTACAAAGCTTATTCAACAGACCTGCAATGTCACGTGTGGAGATTGTGTTTCGGTTAGATGCGATGAAGTCAAACAGATGCTCTAGCGTCAAGTCGGCCAGCTTGAGTACATTAGGGTCGCCCTTCAATTTGGAAGAGTTCTTTGTGATGTATTCAAGACACTGCTGCATGTTGTGGTATGGAAGCTTAGGCATCACGCCTGCCACAATCTCAGCCAGCTCTGGAATGATGAAGCTATTGCGGTCTGACATAACTTCTTCAAGGTACCGACGATACGTGGAATACACGTTCTTACGGTTCTTGACGACCACTTCACCATCGATATTCAACGTGGTGTTGGATGTACTGCGAATCAATGCACTGGGATCACGGCGCACTATTTCAAATACGTCGCGGATGTTCTTCAGGTAGCCTTTGATCCGACCTTGTATGTCATTGACCATGTAGACGATGTTTAAGTCGTCGTCAAACCGCTCTACGGTCTTGTTCTTGACATGAGGTGAATCGTTGGCGATCGTGGCTTCTGCACGATAGTTTAGCAAAGCTCCCCAACTACCCAACTCCTTCAGCTTGTATTTCTTAGGCAGACGAGCATAGGTCGCCACCGCCACAGCTTCATCAGCTCGGTGTGGAAACCAGTACGCCAGAATAGAAGTGATGAACTTATATTCGAGAATAAGCAACGTATCAATGATGCCCTGGTGTTTATCGGCAGCGCTGAGTTTCGATGCATGGATAGCGTGGACAATCCACAGACATGACAGGTTCATCACATCGGTAGATACGAACCGGATCTTCGCTGGATCGGGGACAAGGGTGCTGAGGGTGTAAAGATCTTCTTGTAACGACACGTCATCGATATCGAGAATGTTAGCGAACCATTCCAATCGATCAGTCTTTGTAAAACGTACATCTTGAACTCCCATCAAGTTACCGCCAAAGAAAGCGACGTGTTCGTCATTCTTGTTAGCGAAATTCTGACGGTATGTTTGGAGTCGCCGAATGAAGGTACGGTCGAGCACGACGTGCTTGCAGGCCTCATCAAACAGAGACTTTACAGTCGGTTGGTTGGCTGACATAACGTATATCCTGTTGAAGACAGTAGGCCAAGTATCATAGCGATACGGCTTCAGTTTTAGTTAAATCGAATAAATTACAACGATACATGATAAGGGTGAGTAAAACAACATAACCAATGGCGTAAGGAATTGACCATGAACCACCTCAAAGCACATCCGATTTTTGCTACTCTTGCAACCAACGTAGCCGACCTCTTTCAAGTGGACATTGACGACAAGGAATTGGAACGCGTGATGAATGAAGACAACAGCATACTGGCTTGCCGTGTAGTGACAGTAGCGTCGAATCCGATCACTCCGTCTAAGCCTGTCGTGGGTACTCTCACCAGTCGTGTTCGCACGCTGGCCAGTGATACTGAAGAATGTACTCTTCAGTGCGAGTTCCGGGCCAAGATGTACGAACATCCTGCATACCCATTGATCGTCGAAGAGATTCGTAAAGCACATGCCGCTGGCGAACTATTTACAGTCTTTGATACCTTGGAAGAAATCGGTGTCGTAGCTGCATACGACAAATGCGAAGGCAAGGTTTCCATCGGCCTCAATGCTTCCAAGATGAATCGTGGTGTGCGTGAACATAAGCCGATGTTCGCCAGCCGTAATCAACGTTCTATCGATTTTGTAAACGGTGTGTCTGGGATGCTTGACCTCCCTAAGCCGAAAGAGGAATTACATTTTCCTGTTGGCGGCATGACTCCTACCTTTTACATCACCTTTGACGTGTAATAACCTTTGATCCATCACCGACCCCTAAGCTGGTCGTTGACACCCCCTTGTCATTTAATGACCAGCCGGTGATGGATCTTTTTTTTGTAGGACAGTACCGATGAATGAAATGAAACGGATGAACATCAATAACATCATCCAGAATGTAAATGAACTCGTCCTTACTGAAGGTGGGAAGACTGAAGAGGAACAGTCTGTATTTGGAGACCGTTGCCGCGATGCTGTCTGGGACCTTACGCAGTTGGTGTGTGGTCTTGATCCCGCGTTACCGATAGCTGATCTGGACGACCTAGTACGCACTATCTCAGTCCACAGGGCTGATATTCACCAAACCCTCAGTGAAGCCAATCTGAGTTACTTCATCTCAGTACACCAAGGGTCTCTGATGGGAGAGATTGTCGATCGGGCATCTGGTCAGATGCTGCATTGTCCAATTGCTCGTGGTCTTGATCCTGAGAAACTCATTGCTGTATTTCGTAAAACTGAAGTACTCATGCTGTCTACGTACCATTGAAGAAATGGAGGGAGGTAATGCTCTCTCCTCTTTCTTTTTTTGTCCGTTTTGGTATTGTATGCGAGTCTTATCTGTTTTCTCGGGAAGGAAGAGGAAGGGGGTAAGATTAATGACGAACGTAGTGAGGAATTAATCTGGGGGTAGGAGTAGGAAGGGTAATGTCTGTGTGTGGAGACTGTCTGTAGGACAGGCGTAGCACGAGCTCTTCTGAGAGGCGAAGCCTCTCTATATAGGTTTTTAGAAGACGGTACACGTGATATGTCTACCATGTAATTTATTACTACAGTAGTTTAACAGTCAGCACTAAGCTGACGTTTTTTATTTTGATTCACTGTAACTCTATAGGCAACGAGGAGATAGGCATCGTGCTCATTTACCATTACTCTCCAGAAATCAGACGTAGTCTATTAACCAAATATGCTGCCTCCGGTAATCGACGACCCGTTAAGATACCAGACATTACCGACCCGCCCTACGACCAACACATCTCCTTCTTCTTCGATCCAATTCCATCTAAGACGGTAGCGTCTTTGTTTGGTGATGATCATCACGCATGGTTTAAAAGCAATCGTCTTATAGAACATGTAGTCAATACAGATGTCCTTGACAGAGATGTATTATTTCACGTGGTAGAGAGCGTTAGAAAGACAGCTCTCTATGATCAATTTAGTAAAGAACATAATTGGGTAAGTGACGATCCAAAACTTTTGGCCATGTGGTTTGAACTCATTGACTCGAAAATGTTGGAGTGGGGTGAGATCGGCGCCAGTAAAGAATTGTTACTGAAACAAATCTCTTTGAATAAAGGTAAGACCGAACAGCTTTATAAAGCGGCCCGGAAGAGAAGCGATTGGGAAACGAGCAAACATCGATATGCTTCCAATGTTCCTCACTTGATGATCTACCCTAAATCAGGCGAGATCAAAGTTGAATCTAGAAATGTCGTAGTGATAGGTTCTGATGTCCGAGAACCTATCACTGTAACCCCAGCTTCGTTTAAATGGTGATGTCATGAATGTAAGTCCGTTTGTTTCGCTGGAAGAAGCTCTTAATCCTATCACCCCTGATAAGGCGCCTGATGTCGGCTTGCTGGTCCATGACTGGGATGAGAACGTCAATAACGCTGCTGCTCAGATCTACAACTCTGGTCGTAGCGTCACGATCATTCCTACGTCCTCAGCCACGGCTTCGATGGAGACGTCGGTTAACGGGATTATTAAAGAAGATCCTATTCATCTAGGCGTCATGCCAGCTACGTTGTTTTACTATAAGGGCTTGCCGGAAAATGCCATTGAAGGGATTCCTGTGCTGACTGTGGAAAACGGTAAAGTACGAGTGAGTCATGAAGGCCGGGTTAAAGAACTGGCTGAAGCGTTGGGTCTATTAGACGAGGAGGACATGCATGCAAACGATCATGAATATCGTTGAAGGGTTGTTGGTTTGGCTCATTGTAGCTTTCATCACAGTGCCTTACATTATCAACCTTGTGAAAAAGGGATATGATGAAGGAGTAACTGGCTCTGAGTTAGGCAATGTCTATTACGATATTGTCTACAGCTGCAGCCAGCACTATGCTGTGGAATTAGCAGCCGCCTTGGCGATACTGTTTTTCATCGGAGCTGCTTTCCCATTGGCCTCAGCAGCGCTTTGCGTCTGGGCATTCCAGATTGCATTCTTCATCTTTCAATCCATGAAACGAGGGTATCATCCGGAAGCGGGTTGATGCTGGGAGAAATACATGTCCACTGTAAATCAAGCCGTCATCAGTGTAGCCAAGGCAATAAAGCGCTGCCATGTTGACTACCCATGGTTAGAACTGTCCTACCTCTACCGACCTATGCATTTCCTGGCACAACGCCAAGGGGAGTTTGCACGCGCTGCATACCCAGAGACGTATAGTAAGCTGGAAGAACTATTCGGCGTCGATACGATCTTGGTGGCGCAACTTGAAGTATTCGTACTGGAAGACATCCCGCGCGATCGTCGTCTTGTTATCGAAGAACTCTATCGTCAAGTGGCACCTATCCTTGACGGATATTTGGACATCTGCAAAGAAGAAGAGACAGCGGACTATGTCCGTACGTTGGCAGCATCGCTGGCAGGTCTCGATGTCATGAGTGATGCGATACTTCGCAATGCAGTCCGCGATGAGGATAACCACCTGCTGCTGTGGTACGCATTGCAGAAGAAATACTTCGATGACGAATCGTGGCTTGAAGACTAACGTACTGGCAGACTCTGGTCTGCCTTTATGCCACGTGATCTTATTCGAAATTATCATGGCAGTACATTGTAATAGTGAGATAACAACCATCTCCGTTACCCTCCCATTAAGGATATTGCCATGAAACGTTTCTTCCTCGGTATCATCATCGGTGCAGTCATTACTCATTACGCTGAAGAGCGTAAAAAGAAGATGGCCATTGACAAGATCGTGGCTGCTGGCGAAGCAGTCGGTGAAGTCGGTGGTGCTGTGACTGATGTCGTTAAATCGGCAGCTGATAACATTGCCGGCACTTCCGATACCAAAAGCTCCGAAGCATAAGCTTCAGCAGAACCCATAACCTAAATTCAGGGATTGATTGACTCATGAACGATGTAGCTGCCTTTTTTGATATCACGGCCAGTACGCTATTTATGGCTGGGGTCATAGCCTCCATAGCGACCAACCGCCTCATCTTTGGGGACCAGTACTGTGTTTATAAGTTCATCGATCTGGTACTTGCCAGCGCCAAAATAGCAGCAGGGTCGTTTAATTACATCACTCTGGTATTTTGGACAAGTAACATCGGGATTTACGCCTGGATGATTTCTTGTAACCATTACGTTTACGTGGTTGCTAGCAGTCTTACTGTAATTGGGTTCTGCCTCTTTTACCTACTGATGGATTACGTCAGACCGGTAGAAGATTTTAGCTGACGGAATAAGAGAGGGGCTGACGCCCCTCTCCTTTCTTTTTTTATTTGTTACTGTAAAGAAATACGTAATTGACTCATACTCTGAACGAGTGCAATGAGTCAGCGACGACTCCCCACCGTATAGCGCATGAACCGGCGATGTTGGTCTTTGTTTGCCATCAGACCTGCTTTACGCCATTGGTCACGTAAGTACTCTTTGTACATGGTGTTAGAGTCAGCGTAACTATCAACGATCTCGCGAATACGGCCTAATGAAGCACCGCCACGAATAGCGCCTTCGTCTAACTGAATGATTGCTGAGTTGTAGATGTAAGCCTTAACGGCCAGAATCACCAATTCAGTAAACTTGTCAGTGTACGCCTTAGGGATGTTGTTCAGGTTAGGGTCATGACTCACCAGGCACCGAAGATACGAAATCCCTGGCACACGTGCCATGTTGGTAACCATGACAGTGTTGTCAGCCACCAGGGAAACGTGAGCAGTCTGCACCTGAGTCCACGATTGATTTGACGCCATCAACGCAGCGGTCGATTCAAGTACGTCAGACCGGTCAGTGGAAGTAGCTCCAACAGCACCCATCTGATTACCCATGCCGTAAGCAAGCCCGTAGACTTCTGTGATACTTCGACCCTGAGTCAGTTCCTTAGAGATACGGTAGACATACGTCCAGTTGTCAATCCGTTCAATTTCGATATTACCCATCAGTGGAATGAAGATCTCCACCCCAGAACAAAGATCCATGTCAACCAGCACACGGCCTTCTACAACTTTGCGACGAATGACAGTATCGTTGCTGGCACCCGTACTGTAATCACGAACGAGACCATTGCGAGATGGGTCGTAACGTGTTGGCGAGAAAGTGTATCTCAACACCTCTTGCGGAATTTCGAATTTGACTCGATCCAAAGCGATGGTCACGATGTCCATATAAAGATACCTCTTATGAAATTAGGGGCTCCAGTACAACATTCCTTACAGGAAGTTATGGAAGCGATTAAACGAGTGCGGCATGTCGCTGGAGCAGGCACTGAATTATAAGTGATAAAGGTACACATGATGGGTCTCATCTTTATAATCGCGCGTTTCTTATGTACACTGCCGCAAACGGTAAGTTCTTCAAAGAGACGCTACTTATCCGAAGATTCTGTAAGGATACATTATACATGTGGATGAGTATACCGCATCGTAAATCAACACCCACTCCAAGTAAAGAGGAATACCCAATGAGTAATGGTCTCTCCAATCGTCCTGCTGGCAAAGTGAGAATTTTTGCGTGCGGCGGTGGTGGTATCAACATCGGTAAGGAGTATCTGACCGATGGGCACAGTGCCGACGTAGCGGACATCCAAGTCGCTTTCATCGACACTTCTGATTCGAACCTTGACGATCGTCTGGTGGACAACTGCTGGTTGTTCAAAGACCTTGATGGTTCGGGCAAGATCCGCAGCGCTAACGACAAAGTGATTGCCAAGGCTATCCCGGACATCCTGCGCAAGTTCACCCCAGGTGACTTGAACATCGTGGTCTTCACTGCCTCGGGCGGTACGGGTTCTGTAGCCGGTCCACTGATCCTGAAGCAACTGCTGGCCGACGGCCACAGCACTATTGGTGTTGTGACGGGTTCGCATGAGAGCATCAAGACTGCCGAGAATACCATCGGCACCATGAAGACTCTCGATGGCATCAGCCGTGCTACCAACAAACCAGTGGTCATTCACTTCGGCATGAACAAGCCGAACATCCCGCGCTCCAAGATCGACGTCGAAGCGCATCTGATCATTCGTTCCATGTCTGTCCTCTGCTCACGCCGTAACCACGGTCTCGACACTGCAGACATCACCAGCTTCCTGGAATTCAGCAAGACGACCGACGTTGCACCGTGCCTGGCACGCCTGCATATGGCCGGCACGATCGAAGATTTCGACGACATCGTTAAAGAGCCAATCTCAGCCGCTTATCTCAAGCGTAACCAAGATGATCTGCAACCAAGCGTCTTCGTTCCGTACAGCTGCGATGGCTTCATGCCGCAGATCGTTCAAGCAACCACCAGTTACTTCTTCGGTATCGAGAACATCTCGTTCGGCGAAGTAATCCGTGAGCTGAATGGCCTGAAGAAAGAAATGGAAATGCAGCGCACTACCCGCGCTGAATCTTTCACGTTCTTGGACGGTAATGAGCAAGCAAGCGACACCGGCTTGTTCCTGTAATTGTGGCTAGGGCTGTGGGGTAACTCCCACAGTCTTTATGCCGATACCTAGGGAAACAAACATGTCTACCAAAGCCACTGGCGTCATCACCGCAGCAGAACTTCAAGACTTTGTTGCTTTCTGCATTCCGGACAATTTCAACACCGAAGCAGAATCAAACACTGCTTTGCGTAAAGGCCTTGGCCGTCTTATTGAAGGCGGCTATACACTGACAATGCAACGCACTCGTCTACAAAAAGGCGACGAGTTCTACGTAACAGTCGAGCAGGCTAAGGCTAACCGCTATCATTACAAGGTAGTCAATCAGTATTACGACATCAACCTTAAGGTAGCTACATCATCCCTACATGGCGATGAATGCTCTACGGTCAACACCACATGTACTCGGGCACTCATCGTAGAACTGACAGTCCCTCATGGCCAGGCTGTGATTGACTGCCTCCTCGATCCTGAGACAGGAATGGTCACCGTTCTAGATTCTAACCTCGAAGAACATGCGCCTAATGGACCAGTTCCTTCCTTTGTACAACTTCTCACCCAGCCATAACGGAGCACATCATGCAAAATAAAGAAGTCATTCTCGGTGTTGACGGTAAGCCAATGTACGAGTTCATCACCAAGGCTCACTCTCAACAAGCGTTTGCATGGAAACCTGTCTATGGCAGTCTTCCGCTTCTCCGTGTAGGTTTCTTGTCGCCACTACCTCCACGCCACGCCACTGATGGCGCTTACGTACATGACAGCCGCCCGATTGCATGGCCCATCTACCATCCGTATTGGGTAGTCCGTATGTCGGCCGATGCCAACGTACTGATGGCGTATGTCGAGAGTCTTTCGGACATCAAGACTTACTGGCCAGAAGCCACTGAAATCACAGTCTTTCAAGAAGGCTGCCCGCATTACGGCTTCAATGCTAACTTCCCTGAGCCAGAGTGGCTAAAGGAAGTCCATGCCGATGGGTTTGAAGTGAAGCCGCCACGTTGTGGCGTATGGCGCATCTACAATCCTGAAACCGAACAGTCAATCGTTGGCTACAGTGAAGATTGCGATTATGCAATTCAATTGAACAGCCATCAGTTGGAATACGGCGTCCATGAAGACAAAGAATTCCAAGACAGCTACGTCAGCTGGACTGCTCTGGAAGTAACCTTCCGCCCGACCAATACTCTTGAGCAAGCCCGTGTATTGGGTCAGCAGCTTATCGCCTTCGATAAGACCGAAGGCGATCTACCAACCACCATGAACATGGAGGATTAATCTATGAAAACTACTTTGCTGAAACTGGCTCTTAATCCGGCCGAATTGTCAGAAATGGGCGAGATGCTTACAGACTCGGCATTTCCAACCCGCGGTGCTTTGATTGACCCGTTCCAAGACCTGGTCAATCAGTTGGAAGATAGTTGGTGTGCTGCTGCACTGTATCGGATCGATACAACATTCGGTCAACATTATCATCAAGTGGGTTTCATCGATGAGAACGGCGTCACCTTTACGGTAGATGACGCTCAGACTCTGACAACCACTCAACTGCCGATGCGACCCACTGTTCACGACATGTCCTTGATTGAGAAAGGTGCTCGTTACGATCACCTTCTCTCGGCGCTAGGGACTCACAAGCTCCGTCTGTTTCAAGCAGACATGAGCGAGTCAATGGACACTGAAAGCGATCTGCTCAAGTTCCTTTCCACGCTGTCGGTTAAAGGGGATGACTTAGATGTCTGACGATATGAAAACCCGTGTCGAGAAAACACTTGAGGCAAATGGGTTTGCATGGGGGGTTTCACGAGATATAGCCAATGCTATCAACCGCCTTTCTGAAGACCATCCAGACTCGGTGATTGAAGTTACCTCTACCTCCAGTACAGGCAACAAGATTAGTTCGTCAGAGGTGGTCATCCGCATCAAGACGAATACGCGAGGTAGTGATGAGTAACCAACCTGATCCTCAAGTAGCGGAGTATTCGGATAAGCGACTGGTGCAGACCAGTCCGCCCTACCCGACAACCATTGAAGCCCTGGATGCGTGCAATGCCAACCGCCAGCTTCCTGGCTGTGACTATGCATACGTCACCGAAGATAACCGTGTAGTCGGCATCTACGAGTACCATGACGTACATCCAGACCAACCTGTTCAATCAGGCCAGCACCGCGTGCTTATTTCAGCGAATTACGGAGCTTAGATAATGACCTATGGTGAGAACGTAGAGCGATATCGTCTACAGGCATGGCGTAACATGCAGCGCCAGTCCGACAACTACCCACATCGTGGAACACCTGCTCGCATGAACCATCTGTACAAACTTATGGACTATGCGAAGCGTGCCGGCATTAACCATTTAGAAGCATTCGACGGAAAACTCATTGAAGCCGATTTGAATATCGGTTATGCTGGGAAACGCCTCAAAGACACATGGCGCGATAAAGGCCGGATCCAACAAGGAAAACGGATTCGTAAGATCCATCGGAGCATTGGTCGTGATACTGTCCATTACATGAGCTTCGGACGGCGTGTGTTATCTAATGGCCTCATGCCAACCATACCTATCGACGAGATACTACTTGTCGATATCGATCAGATTGTCTTCATACGCAATCATAAAGTTGGCGAAGTGCGTGTGAGAGCAGCGGACGGTACCGAACATGTGTATCCGTGGACAATGGTCGAAGGTAAAACTGAAGAAGAAGTTGCCGAAGCCTGGCAACCTCTAAAAATCATGCACACCCGCATGAACGGTACCGAAGGGCGTGTTAAACCGTTATTTGAATTGCCTCGTTTTAGGAGACAGAAATGAGTACTGATGTCTTTGAATGCGAGTCTTGCGGCAACGTTGATAATATCCACGCCACCCCGCAGACTTCTGTTGGTTATACCTGCCATCGTTGTAAAAATGGTGAGTGGCACCACCAATTCCCAGAAGAGCGTTATAACTTCGATTACCATGGTCCGGCATTGAATAAACCAGACCCAAGTGGCATGAATGCCAGCTTCAGTTAACACCCAAATACAGGAGACGGGATGTCCCGTCTCCTGTGCTTATTTTTTACTAATCTATGCTAGTTATAAAAAGCATCTCGCTACTATCCTGTAGGGGGGAGCTATGAATATCGATTTAAAGGGCCCTGAGGCGCTCATATTCGATCTTTCTTACATGACCAGTGCCATCGATGAGGGAAATGTTTTATCTCTTCTTGCATGGCAGTTTGTGATTGAACGAGAGCTAGTCGAAAAAGCGGGTCTCACCGTGGTAAGTGCTTTTCCTAAATGTCCTTCATTAACTAAGCAGTATAAGTTAATCCAGGGGCTTTTGGAACGGTATTCGTTAAGCATAGCTGATAGACTGACTCCACACATCTTAGAGCATCTAGCTGAGTATGTGGTGGAGATAGCACTGACTAGAGAAGATCTGGTCATCATCAAAAGAAAATATTGCCTAGGGAGTCACATGTGCAGAAGTTAATCCTTCCCATTGCTGAAGTTGTGAGTTACGTACGAGATGTTTCGCACGAATTCCCGCCGGGCCATAACCTGCCTAAAGAATCTGCCAAGCGGACTGAAATGATCGTCGAGGCGGTAGCCCAGTTTGTCTCAGGCTACATCCGAGTTAACCTGCGTTACCTTCGTAAGAAACCTGATCCAATGGCTGATTTCCTGATAGCCATTGGTTATAAAGACGAAGTCACCAGTGAAGGCAGTACGCTGATCGATGAGCTCTGCACAGAGCTTGATGAAATGTTTCTTGACATGGTTGTCATCTGTGACGTGATGACCGTGCCACTGATGGAAATCGTCGGCTCCAAGAAAGTCGAGATCTATCATGACAAACTCACTGAAGAACTGGTTATCGAATTGGGCGAAGACATTGTCCTTGCTCGATACAAAGAACTTCTAGGTCGGGTCCGTAAGCTCCAACCACTGCGTAAAGTACGTGAGCTTGCAGATCTTGACGATGTGGAATCACATATCACTGAAGTCGTTGCTGAAATATTCAACTCGTCGTCCAGTCCTGCTGTGCGCGATGAGATCAAACGAATCTTCATCGAGACTATCAACCGCCAATAAGGAATGTGTCATGGTACCATTACTGGTGTCAGTGCTCAGTCTGGAGGAGGTTATCGAAACCTCCATTGCGGAAGTGTTAGGTTCCTGCTTCGTCAATATCCCTGCAGCAATGGTCGGAAGAATGGTTGATCACTATAACCACTCCGGCTCTGATGGCATTGTCGATGCTATCATAGGTTCTCCTCATTACACGTTTGATGAGTACGATACCGCCGAGTTATTCGCCCGTCTGTTCATTCGGTTAATCGAATCGAATGCAGATCCTGTTCAGCATCTTGTTACTCTGGAACACTGGCCAGCTGAAAACACCGTTGTGGTGAAACAGACGATCAGACCACCCCAGAATCCAGCTGAGGTGTTGATGGAGGTATATCACCATGCGATTGAGCAAGGAGATTACTATCCAGAGCGACTACGCCGTGCATTCGACGAAGTTAGCTCTAGCATGTAGTCAGTACACAGTTACCCGAGTGACGGTGCCTGTATCTGAAAACATGGTAAGATACGCTATAATCATCTCTCCAATGGAACACGATCAGTTCGAAGAACTTCATCGAGGGTTAACAGGCTTCGGGATTGTGTTGTCATTGGTAGACATGGTGAATTGTGGCATCAATGGTATTGACGTTAGGTTTACTCGCGCAGGACGGCGTTTCAGAGACAATGAGTCTCCTGACATTGAACGCATCAATACCGAATTATCAAAAGGGTTTGGCAGACTGTTGGCATATCCTGGATTTTCATGCCTTGCGTCTGAATACGTAGATGGCACACTGCTAGTGGAGGTACGTCGTGTCATCCGATTCGACACTCTCAATAACTTTGAATCTTGTCTATGAGACGGCGTTCAATATGCTCGGCGACGGACTGGCTGATCGTATTGGCGCCTCCGCCCTTCTTTATGCCGCGTTGGCATACTTTGTATTTGACGAATCGTACTTCTTGGAAGATCTCTCGGAGAATTATCCAGAACTTACTGATGAATTAATGTGGTGGTTGGAAGACTTCTACTCCAACTATTACCAGATGATCGAGGATCTGAGGACGCTTTATGAAACAAGTAATGGACCGACATCACGTTCGGACTATATTAGGCAACGCCACTACAGGCTCCTTATTGTCACGTACTTCAGGTCAGACGACAGCGTCTTTATCGGAGCGTCCAGGGACGATGGTGATAGTAAATATGGAAGCGAGTGGAACGTTCCTCTCGAACGTGGCAATCGTACTAGCAGCTACGGGGATGAACTTAGAAGAACTTTTTGCTTATCTGGCCGAGGCGGCCGTGGCACATCAGTTTGATCGGTTTGTACAGAGTCCATTGATTAACGGGAGATTTCCTGATGCTGAGGCGCAGACCATCACTGGCCTCATGGGAGGCCTTATCGAACAGCTCAATCAAGAAACCAGCGGTATCGCTGAACAGATCGGAGAGTTCAGACTCATTAAGGTCGATGAGCTTGATAATTCCGCCATCATTGAGGTTGCCCCTAAAGAACCAAGATCGAAACGGATTACTCCCGCTAACACTGATGCTTTCGCTCGACCCAAAGCCGCTGTTAGAAACACCCCCCGTCTTATTAAGGGCAGTAATATCGTACGTCTTGAGAGGAGTCGTGTGGAATAGACTTTCTTACGAATACGGTGCGGTACTTTCGTACTGGACACAGCAAGAGAGTAATATAGGTGTGTCACGCGACCGACTAATGATGCAGGTTGAAGAAGCATTCGAATCGGTCGTACCTATATTCACGGGCATCGCCAGACAACTCAGTATTTATTCCACGGAAGATCAATTGATCACGGACTTACTGGTGTTCGACCCTGTCGATGGCTCGATCGTTGTGAGAATTGCCAATGAATGAAACCACCATCCTTCTGGACGGTGTCGTTGCGTACAAACAGTTCGTGGATGACCTCAGTCGCGTCATGGATCACCACTATCATGTAGACGAGCTCTTCATGATGTACGCTGACTGGTGTCGCCGTGGAGAAGTTTTCGTAGATAGCTATGTCCAACGTATGTACCCGATCTATCCGACCTCGGCCCAAGAAGAGCAAGACGAAGCTGAGGACAACCAAGTGGCATTGAGAAATGCTATGATAAACCTTTACTGCACACTTGATCAAATGACACCTCATCTAGACAGGCGCGGCGTAGTACATGCTGCCTGCAATCCAGATGATGGCCACATCATGGTTTTGGTGCGTTAAGAGGAACCCATGATCGTCATCAATACTTCACAAGTGATTGCTGAACTGTTGCCTGAGGTCTACTTTGCTTTCGATCCCGACGTTCCTTTCGAAGAGACTGACTTGCCACGAATGATGAGAAGACACCTGCGTGATATGATCATGCATGCGTTCTACCACGTTCTTAACAATGACCAGTACTACGATAACGATTGGCTCGTTTTGCTGAGGACTGATCGATTTCTATCCAATGTCCAAGAAAAGCGCTGGATCGACATTGAAGTTATCGATACCGAAGGCACTTACATCCTAATCTTCGAGGAACATTAAGACATGAGTATTGCGGATTACAACGGCAGCACCGTGCGTTTCAACACACTGGCTCCTGGTGTTCTGGGGGCTGGTCGTGAGAACGCGACCGTGGTGGCCATCCTAGACTTGGAAACAGCGGCTGTTTTAGCAGACGTTCGCTCCAAGCACGTCCAAGTGCGTAACTACATCCAGTCACTGCCGCAGTCGGCTGGGGCGTACAGTTACGTTAAAATCCGTTACGGCAATGGTGAGACAGAAATCCTTGGGGTGCCTTGGATTGACGACGAGTCTATCGAAGTCATCACCAGCCGTCGGCTCTTTGTAACCGTTAGCGATGTCAGTGAATCTACTGAACAGCTTGTCAGACAGGCGCTCCTTCAAAATGGGATCTCGAACTTCATTATCGAAACTATTGGATCGACCGAAGTACCGAGCTAAGGGCAGTCTGGTACCTCAGCGCTTTGTGGGAGGAGAAAGCAATCATGTCCTTCTCCCATTTGACGACGCTCTTATGGTGTCTTTTGGTGACCTGTTAGACCGTCTTGATAAGATAGTCACGCAGCATGGCCTGGACGATGTCTCCCAAGCAAGAATGTTTTCTATCTGCGATCTAACTACGATCGTGTCGACGATGGTTCAAGAGTCGTACGGCGATACTAGTCAGACAGAATTCATTCAGGATGAAATCTACGCAGAGTTCTCAGATGCAGTCGCTTCAGATATTCTTGAAGAACTTATCGAGATACATTGCAATGGTAACCATCCGGCAGCAATTGCTTACCTGGCCCAGATCATGAGACACGACGACGGGATCATGTTGGAATCGGTCACACCGATCAGAGAAGACGACACAATGATCTATACGTTCGTCCGTTGTTACGATGATTGATTCAATAAAAACGAATGGGAGCTCTACTATGAGCTCCCACTTCTTTTTTCTTTTGTCGTTATAAAAGGTCTCTCTGATGGAAAATCCATTCGTACTTCCTAAAGACCAATATGTTCGTGACCTTAACCTAGTGCAGGGTTACTACGAGCAAAATGCCTACTTCCTTCGGCGCATGACAGCCCAGACTGAGCAAAACGTACGAGCGTACCTTAATAAGACTCTGTCTCGCACTGGCGCGTTCCCACTTACCGACCCTAACATGTTCATACTGCGTCAGGACAGCCCCGGTAATCGCGTACGTGACGAGATGTCCCTACTGGATTATATTGGTACGGTTACAGATACAAACCGCATCCTGTCGCCTTCCATGGTCTGCTACGAAAACCCCAAGGTGTTGAAGTCACCGTCCGCTAAGTTTGTGGAATCGGGCATTGCAGGCCGTAAGAAAGCTAAGAATGAAATGTTCTTTGCTAAGGTTGCTGGCGATGAGGTCCTTGAGAAGATCAAGGATGCTGAACAGAATGCTAAGAAGATTGCGATCAACTCGCTGTCAGGCATGCACGGTTTTGCCGGTAATATTCTATTCGTTAAATCAGGTCACTCCAGCCTGACCTCAATGTGCCGTTCTGCTACTGGCTATGGTAATGCGAGTAACGAACGTCTTTTGGCAGGCAGTCGTCATTATGCTTCACCGACGATCACTGTGGCGAACATGTCCGCTTTGGTAACAGGACAGTGTCACGTTGCATTTGAGAATGCAATGGAATCCTGCAACCTTGTTTATCCAACTGTTGAGCAGACCACCGAGTGCATCCGTCGGTCTACTGATCTGTACTGGAGAAACGAAGCCAAGTTCTCCCAGATCATTGAGTTCATTACAAACATGACCCCGTTGGAACGAGCGATTGTCGTGTATACCGGCGATCTCTACCACATTGCTCGTTTTAATGATGCGTATGTACGTGGGTTTATGGACAAGGTCGTTAAGTACGACCCTTCGACTGACGACACTCAGTTCGACGATCCGTTTGCGTTCCTTAAAGGGAAGGCGGTTGACGAAGACACCAAGATCTTGGCAACCTATCTAAACGCAGACATTGCTCGCGGTGAGAACTTCGAGTCCATGCTTGAGAAAGGTCAAACCGATGTCCTTGTAAAGATCGCTCGTACTGCTGTACGTATCCAGAGCGTCATGCAGGAACACTTTGAGTTCATCCGTACATTCCTGACACCTAGTCAGTTGTGTCCGTCTGTGGCGAATATCAAGGGCATACTGCGCCGTGTGGTGTTGGCGTCTGACACCGACTCTACGATCTTTACCACGCAGGACTGGGTCGAGTGGTACACTCACGACCAGAACCGGACTCGTGAAGGCGATGGTATCTGGTACACCACTACTTATATCGCTTGTCAATGTATCATCCACGTGCTGGCTAAACTGTCAGCTAACATGGGTGTGATTCAAGAAGACCTACACCGCCTGACCATGAAGAATGAATATGCGTTTCCGGTATTCACGCTTACCAGTCGTGCAAAACACTACTTTGCTTTCATGAGCTGCCGTGAAGGCAACGTGTTCAGTGAATACGACATGGAAATCAAAGGCGTGGCTCTACGGTCGTCTACAGTTCCTGTGGCGATCATTAAGTCGGCCAAGGCCATGATGAAAGAAGTCATGTACCGTGCTGACCGTAATGAACAGTTCTCTCTTGAAGAACTGTACCGTAAGGCATGGATTCACGAACAAGACATCTATACGTCGATTGCCAAAGGTGAGCATAAATACCTGAAGTCTGCACAGATTCAGGAAGCCTACCCGAACATGAATAAAGAGGATCCTTATCGTGAGAAGACGAACTATCGTCATTATCACTTCTGGGAGACTGTCTTTGCTCCGACGTACGGCCATGTGGAATCGCCGCCATTCAGTGTAATTAAGGTGCCGCTGTCGATCAATAACAAGACCGACATGCAGATGTGGCTGACAGAATCGGCCAAGGTGAACCCTGAGTTTGCAGAACGCCTTAAGGACTACATGGAGAAGTCTGGTCGAGATATGATCAAGACGCTATATCTTCCACTGTCCATCCTGTCAGGCATCGGTATGCCTAAAGAAGTAATGCCGATGATTAACATTCGCCGTCTGACCTATGAGATCCTTGAATCGTTTTACATGATTCTTGAATCACTAGGTATCTTCCAAGTTGACAGTAAGTATGTTCGGTTGGTAAGTGATATCTACGAGCCACCAGGTGAACTGAATCTGCAACCAGGTGCTATGGACTTTAACTCGCTCATTCAAGTCGATGAAGAAATCGATGACATGATCGACGAAGACAGCGAAGAAGCTAACTGGGATTAAGGAGGCCGTCATGTCTGAGGAAGATGGAAAATTGCCATTGAGCATTATAAATTCAGTTGGAATCTTAGACTCCACAGGTTTAGTGTGTTCTGATGGTAGCATAACCGCTGTGCTTGATAACAGGCGCTTCATGACAGTGCCTCTCAAGGTTCATTACCGAGATGTTCTTCATGAGTTCTCACTCCCTGCTGAGTGTACTCTGAAGGAGCTGTACCAAGCGCTGTCGAAGCAATTGGCAGACATCGATCCTAACGGTCAGATGACGCTGGAGCGCCAAGCAGAAGCCACGTACGAGGTCAATCTACCACCTGGCTGTTATTGACTGCCGACATAGAGAGGAGCCTCACGGCTCCTCTCTATGTCGACTTACAAGTACGGTCTGATGTTGGTGTCAATATACGCCATGATCGAAGCAGACACGTTAGAAGGTATCTGGTTGACAAGGTACTTGCCACTTTCAGCTTCTAACAGACTCCGTCGGATACGGTTCTTATCAGAATCGTTCTTACGGTTGTTGCTCAGTCTGTCAAACTTAAGTAGCATTGCAATCACCGGCAAACGCGCAATGGTCAACGCCCAGATCGCTTGGTTGGTAAAGGCAATGTCAGGCATGGTGATGACCTGCATCAGTGTATCCTTGTTAAACACCGGAATGTTCTCAAGGATTTCTTTATAGACGTAGGTCTCACGACTGAATCGCCCAACCAGTTCTTTCAGACCGGCTTCCAATTTAGGATAATAGTCGGCCGTGTAGAACGGCATGTCGCTGTCAACTTTCAAGTAATCGTCAGATCCGATAAGGAAATGAATGGTGTTCATGACAGCAATGTCAAGATGACTACCTAACATGTTAGGAATGATTACTTGAGTGAGGAAGTGCGCCATTGGTAATGACGTCCCCTCAGGTGCCATTGTACTGACTGCCATTCTCCAAAGATGATACTGACATGCCAGTAAAGGAATGTCGATCTCGATGACAGCTGTAGAGCCTGGCTTCATACCCTTGAACGTGTTAGCGCCATTGAGTTCAATGACCCCACACCCCATGATAGGATGGGATAGTACTCGAATGGGACTTAGATTCTTCCAGTTAAACCAGATGTCGGCAGGTGTGATGTCATCGTTAGATACAGCGATGATGATTTCATTGACGCCCGCACCGTAGAAATAGCTCTTATCCCGAACACGGCCATGGTGAGCGGCTGTTACCATTCCCATCTGACCGGCTAGGCGGTTGACAATGCCAGATACACGCAGGTAATAGTCAGGTAGGTCTCCGTCAAAAGGAATGTCGATCATTCCAAGTAATCTAGGGAGGATATGGTCGTTCTTTAAGAAGCCTGGGTTTAAAGCCCTGTACTGCCGATAGCGTTCTACTTGAGTGCTCATCAACTCACGCTTAACATAGTCAAGACCGTAAGTAGCGATGTTGGTCTGACGCTGTCGAGGTGGTGTATTGAATAGAGTATACATGGGATGGGTTCCAATGACTAAGAAGTCTCAAAGGATACAGTCCATCCTTATAATGAAGGCATTTACATCTAGTAAAAAATAACACATTACCCCCTATTGTATAGGAGAACAATTCCTGGCAGGTTATGGCCTGTCTCAACGGGAAGGTATTTCCTTTTCCATCGTGGGCAAGCTGTAAATTAAAACGCTGGGGCTTAATCATAATGAGACCTGGAATGCAAATTCCACTCAACTTTCTCATGGTGATACATTATCAAGTTGAATACCGGAGTACAGCTTCGTGTTCACTAGGTCCTAGTAACACTTTTAAATACCAAGGAGTCTGTCCAAATGGCAGTCAATGACGAAAGCACCAACAACGACGGTCTCGGCCAAGAACGTCGCGATCAAGCACAAGCTCAAACCCGCACTGAACGCCCTGCTCGCGAAAGCCAAGGTTATCAGGCCGGTCTGCTCGATATCAACCGCCTCCTGGGCGCTCCGATGTCCCGCCGTACCAGCGGCGAAGTCCTGGTATCTGCTATCAAAGCCGTAAAGTTCTGGTTCGATCCAGAGCGTAACGTCGCCGGTTCTTCGAACATCGATCTCAGCAAGATCGAGATCATGGGTCTGGAAGCCACTGAACATAACGTTTCCCTGTCGTCGGTTATCCTGGCTCTGCCAATCGAAACCAACAACGGTGTTAAGGTTCTGGTCCACTCCCTGGCCCTCGGCCAATCGCTGCTCGACGAAGTTGCCGTTCGCAACGTCGAAATCTCCGGCCGCACCTACCCGCTGCCAGTCGTTCCTTCTGACTACGTGACCGAGTCCTACCTGGCCTTGATCGACGATATCGTCAAGAAGAAGTTCGAAGCCACGCGCCGCAGCATCGAAATCGTTCGCGCCGGCTGGCGTATCGTGGATAAGGGTGTTGACTTCAACGATCCTGAATCCACTGAAGTGCGCTCGGTTGTGTTCTACAGCCAGGTGGCTCTGACCTCCACCAACAACGATGCGTTCAACAACGACGTCTACTTCAACCTGGATTGGCTGAGCAAGCAATCTTCGTTGGAAATCAACGTCGACATGTCCGGTCGTGAAAGCTACACCGCTGATGGCCTGCCGCGTCGCTCTGATCTGTCGATCTCGGTAGCCGGCATCATCCGCAAAGGCGAGCAGTCGCTGCCAATCGGCCTGTCTTCGATCGGCGGTTACGTTGAACTGGTCTACACTCCGCCAGCTCAAGAAGAGCGCTGGAAACCTGCTGGCCGTCGTGGTGAGCCTCATTACACCCCGACCTTCATCATCAACCGCATGGACTCGGCCAACAACGCCATCACTCCTGAGCTGCTGCTTCTGGCCCTGGGTGCTGCTTCCGTTGTAACCAAAGACCAGGCGTGGGCACAGACCTTCCTGCCAAACGATCTTGCCCGTGGCGAGACCGATTTCAAGGACACCGGTCTGCTGAACATCCTCGGCCCTGACGAAGATAATTCGCCAGTGGTATTCGACGGCCGTTCGAGCCTGGATGTGAACAAGTGGGGTCAGTACTTCTTCTCCCTCGTTGACGACAAGTTGGCATGGGCGATCGAGCTGGAAGAAGGTGGCGACAATAGCTGGCTGACCAGCCTGCTGTCCGATGCCGCTAACGATACCAGCGCTGACGGTTCGGCTGTACGCCGTCTGTACGCATACTGCGATCGTCTGACCAACGGCAACTTCACTCGTCGTGCTCGCGAACTGGGCGTGGAAACTCCTCTGGTTGCCTCGGGTGCTCGTTACCTGACCGGTACCTGGATCGACGAGAACGGCAAAGTGCGCGACCTGCGCGACTGGGACCTGCTGCGCTGGATGGCTACCAATCCTTCTGACGAAGGTGAGTCGGCCATGCGTTACCAAGACATCGTTGGTCGTACTGATCTCGATGTTGAGATCCGCGTATCCGAGCAGTATGACCAGCTGACCCAGGCTCTGACTGCGTCCGGCGTTCACTTCGCTCGTTACGTTGAACTGGCGTACATCGATCCGAAGTTCGTGGAAGCTATCGCCGCAGCGATCGTTGATTGCAAGATCAACATCGATCAGCGTCAGGCTCACTACAACTTCGGCGCTCGTCGCGTTCGTGGTAACAGCCAGGTACGTGGTTTCGTTGGTGGCGATCTGACTCATGGCATGACCTCTGGTCGTCGCACTATGGGTGATGGTTCGCGTAACCAGCGCGGTGGCGTGGGCAATGGCTTCGGTCACGGCCCTGGATTCTAAGCCAAGCTGTTAGTAGCAGGGGGAGCATGTGCTCCCCCTTGCTATGCCTTTTATTTTTCAAACGGTGTCAATAAGAGAAGGTCAGCGAATGAAGAATCGTAAGGGCGTCTACCTTCGAGTGATTGGTTACGATGAGAAGTTTCATCGGCTGCAACACCCGGCAATCATGATGAATGACTTCAACATCGACCTTGAGGCCGATCGTGCGAAGCTCAACAACCTGATTTATGCCAGTCTCGATGGGGATTCGCTGAGTAGCAGTGCAAGCTGCGATTGCGGTGAAATCACGAGTATGGATAACTACGGCATTCGTTGTAAAGAGTGTCTGTCGTTGGTCACACCGATCACTGAAAAGCCAATGGAGTCTCTCCTGTGGCTACGTGTACCGGCTGGGATCGAATCATTCATCAACCTGACAGTGTGGCGGATTCTTTCGAAGAACCTAACCCACTCCAACTTCAGTATCCTCGAGCATCTGTGTAACCCTCGGTACATTGCTCCCAACAACCTGCCGCCTGATAAGCTGCGTAAGTTGGAGCGTCTGGAGATAACACGCGGTTATAACAACTTCGTCCTTAACTACGAATCAATTATCACCGGTTTATTCAAGGCTGGGCTAGTCGGCCCATCGGCATCTGCACGACGCCGTAAGAAGATCTTGCGTTTCTTGCAGGAGAACCTTGACAGAACGTTCTCGCAATACCTCCCGTTCCCTACTCGCCTTAGCTTCATTAAGGAAAGTGCAAACAACCGCATCACTGCCGACCCTAAGATGGTTGACGCTGTTAACGCAGCGCACATCCTGATCGGGGTTGATAATCGTGAAGCCTCTGACAGCCAGTTGCCATTGGCACAACCGCTTAAAGAAGCTCGCGTTGTAAGTGCGCTACTCAGCTTTGATAGTTACTACAAGACTTTCGAGGCAGACATCATCTTCCGTAAGCCCGGCGTGGCACGTAAGTTGATTTACGGTACTCGTCCGTATTGGGGGTTTCGTGGAGTTATCACATCCCGACAGAAGCCTCACCGTCAGGACGCGATCGAGATGCCTTGGTCGTTGAGCGTACTGTTGTTCAAAGTGCATCTGCAGAACAAACTGCTCCCTCAGGGCTACACGCCCAATGAGATGCAGGCGATGATTTACGAGAACACGCTACGCTGGCACCCGGAGCTGGATAGGCTGTTCAAGGAACTGTTGGCAGAGTCACCCAACGGAACCATCCCAACCATATTTGGTCGTAACCCAACCCTGACCCGTGGTTCGGTAGGGTACAACCAGATCGACAGCATCAAGTTTGATCCAACTGACAACACCATCTCGATGTCGCCGTTGAACCTGATCGACAAAAACGCTGACTTCGATGGTGACGCGCTCTGGGGCGAACTGCCGCTGGACAACAAGAACGCGAAGATCATGAGCCGTCATGACCCGGTCACTGGTGTAATGGACCTGAACAAACCGTTCTCGGTCTCGCGTAATACGACGCTGCCGGCGCCGTTGATCGCATCTATCACCAACTGGATCATCGAGGGTGATCAACTATCTGTATAAGGAGTGAGTTATGGCGATAGCTATCTACGCTGACGACACGGAATTTGGAGCCATGCACTATGGTCTCCCCCGGTCTGAAGACCGTGCAGCTATCCGTAGTCGGTTAGAGAATACCGCACGTTCCTATGGAATGGTGGGTAGTGAGATGTACGACCGAGCAATGGGTCGTTTCAACTCATTTAACTTCGATAAGATCGAGCGAAAGATTGATGCACTGAAACGCCGCATCACTCACCTGTTCGACCATGACGAAATTCGTCCGATGTGCAACATCGGCGACTTCCAACAGGCCGGACCAGAGCAACAACGCTGGATCATGGCTAACCCTCGAGCCAAGCGACTGTTCGAGAAAGACATGATCAACGGTTATCGCGGTTCTCACAAGTCACGCTTCCCTGGGAAGTTTGGCGAAGACGACCCTGATTACCAGCAAGTAACTCACGGTCTGTTTGACTTTGACGATGAGGGCAACGCGGTAGCGACCCAGTACCTTCATCTGTTAGACGACGACGGCCGTACCGAACTGACCTTTGGACGACAGACCACCATCCGTGACTCCATGTGGGCGAACTTCTCGTCTATCTTGGATCTTGGGCAGGATGATCCTAGCGATAAAGAGAATGGTTCACTGTAAGAAGATTGAGGGTGGTTCGCCACCCTCTTTTCTTTTTGTAGCGGATGGTATGTGAACAACTTACCCTCACGAGTGTCCCTTTCTTTTTGTCCTCAGGAGAACCTTATGGCGCGTGTAATCCCTGTATTGGGAAGTGCTGGCTTTGCCACTGACATGACGATAAAGGCCGATGAGGCCATGTCTAACTTCTACATCTCTCAACGCTCTCAGTCAGACATGTATCGAGGATCTATTGCCAGCCTGGGGGAGATCATCTCTCGTCTTGGTAACAACACTGTAGACCTCCCAACGGAGATCCAGCGTGTCCTAGGTGCTTACTTGGAACGTCAGTTTGACCAAGTGGACCTTACGGTTAAGTCGGATGTGAACGGATCGAGTATTGATTTACGAATCACTGCTATCCTACGAGACGGTAACCGAAGTATAGATGTCGCTCACGTTGTAGCAGCGAGCGATTCGAAAATACGCAGTATCATTGATCTGCAAAACAACGGAAAGCCAATCTTTTTGGCAGATTCTTAACAACTGGAGTGCAACATGTCAAAGCAATTCAACATCACTCTCAACGGCGCTGTAAAACTGGTAGAAGCTGACACGGCTTTTGAACTGGAAGATGGTAGCCTCACTACAGCAGATAAATTGCTGGTAGGCGACGTTGTAAAGCACGTGGTTCAAGGTTCCGTCATGCTTGAAACGATTGACGCTGTCGTGGCTATTCCTACATTGGAAGAATGTGCAGAATCAGCCGCACTGCTGGCCGAGCGGCGCATTGCTCTGATGGAAGCCCGCATTAGCACGTTAGAGACCGCGCTGGTCGCCAACAACCAAGCAGTCCAACACATGCACCGTACCATTGTCGAACTGACTGCCACCCACGTCGAAGCGGTCTTTAAAGACGAGGTCATGATCGATTCCCTGGCACAGCGCTTCTTCATTGCGGCGGCCAATGCCATTGCGCACAAAGCCAAGTCCTCGCGTAACCGTGCCCCTAAGTTGGTTGTGGTTGACACCATGATCCCCGGTTGTGTGATCCGTGCCAAGCTGACCGAAGAGGGCTTTGCCCACATCGAAATGCTGGATAAGGAAGGCGTTTGGGTTACCGGCGAAGGTCTGCCTGAGCAAATGCGTAGTGAGCAACTCGTTACCACCTTCGGTAACCTGCTGCTGTCCCACGGTGCTGAACAAGGCCGCTTCTACTTCATCACCGAAGACGTTGCGCTTGAAGACTACCGTGAGGCCATTGCTGCTGAAGCACAGGCTGTGGTGAAGAGCGTAGACGTTCCTGCGACCACTCACTGATCAACTACATAGCAGGGTGGCACCCCCACCCTGTTTAGGAGGCTATTATGGCCCTTACAGATTCGGATTTCGAAGCCCTGGAAGAGATGGATAAGAATTCCAATGCTCGTCTACGGGAAAGTGAAGTCGTCAAGCACCTGCTTCCTCATTTGATCCCTGATCCTGAGAACCCCAAGCAGCGTCCTGTCGAGATCTATGTAGCAGCAGCAGGCAGTCCGCTTCGGATGATTGATGTGGTAAGTGATAAGGACCAGAATAAAGTCCTTTACACCATCCCGCCACTCATCTCACCAACTCCGATGATTATTCGTACCATGACTGCCACTCCGGCCAGTGATGTAGGTGAACTCTCAGCACAGTTTGAAGCCGAGATCAGTACTAACCATCCGGCAGCAGTCATCGATTCGTTTGTCCAGCGTCTCATGCATCTTAACTACTCACCGAACGATGCTATCTCAATGGTCTATTCGCTGATGTGGGCACAGATCTATCGCCGGTACAACATTCCACTCGAGCGTCTCTTTGGTGAGAATGCCTCTGAAGTAGAACGAGCTCTGGGTTTGACTAAAACAGAGAGCGCTGTTGGCATACAAGGAAATAGTTTCGATGAGCTTGATCAAGAAGACGTGGAACCAATGTGATGTCTGCATTGCGTTCATCTCAGATATCCACTTGGCGCATCCTCGCACCGACACCTACCACATCATCGGGAATTTGCGTAAAGCCTTCCCAGATAATGCTGAAACGGGTAAATTGGATATCTTGTTCTTAGCCGGTGATGTATTTGACCGCCTGATGAACTTACCTCAAGTAGAGGTAGACGCAATACAGGATTGGATTACCGATCTTCTTCGAACCTGCGTCAAATGGAACATCATGGTGCGTGTCCTTGAAGGCACGCCTAGCCACGACTGGCGCCAATCAAAGCAATTCGTCAACGTCAACAATTCACTGGGTACTCCTGCTGATCTTAAATATGTAGATACGTTAAGTATCGAGATCATTGAGAAGCACGGCGGCCTCAGTGTACTGTATGTGCCCGATGAGTGGAATGCTGACGCCAGTGTCACTTGGAAGCAAGTCAACGAACTGATGGCCATCCACGGCCTTGAGAGCGTAGACGTAGGCTGTATGCATGGTTCGTTTGATTACCAGCTCCCAATCGAGTCGGTGAAGAACCATGACAGTAATAAATACATGTCGATCGTTAATCATTACATCGGGATCGGGCATGTTCACATCCGCACTGAGAAGGGCGGAAAGATTTTAGCCCAAGGGTCTTTCGATAGACTCTCCATGGGCGAAGAGTCAGCTAAGGGCCATTACCGCGCTATTATCTCGTCTAAAGGCAATCGCCACTGGTTTGTTGAGAACACGGGCGCTCGGATTTATAAGACCCTTGACTGTCGTACGCTGTCTGTTGACGAAACCATCGAAATGATGGTCGAGTATGAGAACGAACCTGACAATTCCAATTTCAGGCTCATGATCGCTCGAGGCGGTGCCGTACAGCACGGTATCAAAGACCTACGTAACCGTTTCCCTCAATTCCGTATCGTCACTCACATGGACGAATTGAAAGAGCAGGAGAAACAATCGCTTGTTCAAGATAAGCAGCGCACCATAAAGCCTATCAGTATCACGCCGACTAACATCTCACACCTTGTGTTGGATCGGATGAAGAAGCAGGGCCGAGATGATTCAGACCCATCGGTATTGAATGTACTTGCTGTGCTTGATAAGTATAAGGACACCGCTGCCTAGGAGGTCGTATGATTACTGATCCTCGGGCGTTGGAAGTGGTATCTGCCAGAGATACAGGGCAGATACCCGTTTCTATTGGTACCAGTTTGGCTCTAGAGGGTGCGTTTGGCATCCTCGAAGATAACCATGATCAATCGCCCATCATCAACAGGGTTGACGTTGTATACATCAACCTCCGTACCATGGTTCGTAATCTGGTGGGCGCGATAGCGCCTGACGATTTGCCATCAGTGTTCCCTGAAGACATGGCAGCGACCCTGATCAACGAGATCACCATTGTTGAGCAAGCGATTGCTTCAGCGACAAATGGTCGAGTTAAAACCCAGGTATATCTTTGCAACTACCGGGACATTCCGAAGCGTTATCCGTTCGGTATTCTGAAGAATGCTAATACAGATCGACAGAGAATGGCAGCATTGCGTGAAGAGAACACTGTTTTCGAATTGAAGACGTTGTTGCAACAACAACCGCAGATTAGAATCATCGAGACTGACACGGAACTGAAGCCAGATCCTCGTAAAGTCCTGATGCTCACTAGCTACGCGGTTGATCTCCTCCAGCGGTATAGTTTTTCAGCACTCACACTACTAGAGTCTCACACTGGCGCGGTTAAGTCCCAGGCAATGTGGCACAGCAAGTTGACGGGCGGTAAGGAACTGACGAACATCCCATTCGATCAGATGACCATACAGTTCTTCGGTGATGGCGGTAACTTGTTCACCGGTTTCCCAATCAAGTATCGTAGAGTTCTTCTCGATATAGCGACTAAGAACCGTTGGAATACGTTAACGACAAAGGACTACATTATCAGTTGTATCCAGAAGGCCGGTGAGCCAGAGCTGGAGAAACTGATCCGTAACCTGTACTCGAAAAATTGATTGTCTAGGGTAAAAAATAAAGACCAGACTCTATAGTTTGGGAAACTTATCAATGCTATTTCGGAGACACTTTAATGAGTGACGACCAGAACGCCAAACCGGAAACTATCCTCGACGATCCGGCCCTGGCCCTTAAAGGCAAAAAAGAAGACGGTATGGAAGGCGAGCCTACCCTGCGCCCAGCCTACTACGAAAACAATCCCCGTCTTGTCGTCAAGACTAAAGTCCCGAACGACAAAAACCATGGCAAGATCGAAGCGGCGCTGAGCAATCATGCCTTCTTCGCAGTCATGCGTGCTGTAGAAGCTGTGGCAACCAGCAAAGAAGCGTGCATCATCATGATGGACAACAAAGGCCACCGCTTCGTAGATAAGAAGCGCGACCCGAATCCATCGATCATGAGCAGCATCAAGATCGAAAAGAACAACGAAGGCGTCGTCTCGATCTGCATCAGTGCAGGTAAGAACCGTCCGTTGATCGAATTCCCATTCCTCGACACCACCTATCACAATTTCCGTGATGGTAATGGTGCCATGGGTGTTGCAGTGGCTTCACGCCTCTACGCACTGGCTTGGGTCGATGTAATGCGTGAGTACATGGGCAAAGTCATCGAGCGTCATTACAAGCGTCCTGCTTGGATGGATCGTAACTCCGGTGGCGGTCAGCAACAAGGCGGCAATAACAACTGGGGCAATCGCGGTGGCGGTCAGCAACAGCAAGGTGGTGGCGGCAATAACAACTGGGGTGGCAATAACAACTCCGGCGGTGGCGGCAATAACAACTGGAAAAGTAACCAGGGCGCTCAAAGTGCACAGACCTCCCAAGGCGACAATTTCAACTTCGACGACGACGTACCTTTATAGCCAATCATCCCTGTGATGAATCGACACAGAGTCCGTTAGGGCTCTGTGTCGTCCTTATCCCCTCTTGCCGTATTTTTACTGAAACGATTTAAGACAATACATTATCTCATTGAATCCAGTAACCATCAAGGATAACCTGCGATGCAAATAAACGTTCATGATAAGTCAGGAAAAGGTATCACCGCGATCAGCGTCGAGCATCTCGGTGAGACCATCATCCTTTCTGCCGGTAGCTACCATTCGGCGGCTATCATCAATCGTGACGAGCTGTTCAAAGAGACTAATGAATTCCTCGCTACGCTGCCTAAAGACAGTCAGAACAAGCTCTGGGAAATCTATAAGCGTGTCCGCGACTACTTGTCTACCGACGACCTCCGTTCTTCGTACTTCGTACGTGCAGAAATTGAACAGGTGGTTAAGGATATCTATCAAATCGTTACCTACGAAGTCCTGAGCAACTACGTAGCACATGCACGCCTGCTCATCCCAGCTGATGTCAGCGAGAAGTTCGAAGAGTACAGCGACCGTGGCCGTAACTACCGTGAGCGTACGTACATCCGTTCGGATTACATCGACATGGTGGCCTTGGCTCTGGGTCTGCGTTTCGTGGTTCCGGTATGGGGGGTTTACGTCCAGACTGTAACTGGTGTCAATGGCAATGCGTACAAGGAATCCGAAGCGGTCAAGTTGATCGAACTCGCAGGCCTTGGCGAATGGCCGCCTTACATCCGCATGAACGAGTACATTGAAGCATCGGTGGAGAAAGAAACCACCATGACCATGGTCATGGCAGGACTGTCTTCTGAAGAAGTACCACGGCTATTGATGGCAATGGCACTGGTACGTAAGATCTCAATCGGACCGTTGTCTACTACGTCTGAGCGAGACAGTCTTGCACGCAGCTTGTTTAACTACGTAACGTTTACCCATCTACGGATGGACGGACGTTTCCAGAGTGTGACAGGCGTCGTTCAAGCAAAGCGTCATCGCAACCTAGATAAAGGCGATGAGGATAACTCCTCTGTCTGGGATGACATGGCGCAAACAACTGAGATCACTGAAGGTGACCGGCAGGTTATTGAAGTGTACAGCGAGGGTGTTGAGAACATCCTTAAGCGCACACTGTGTGAAGTGCCGATGGCTCGTGTGCAACAATGCATTAGCATCTGCTCTCGCCGTGAATTGCGTCCGATCGAACCTTTCCAGAAGGCTATCATTTACTGGGTGATTCGTTCAATCTCTCCTGAGGCGCGTGAGATCCTCTTGAAGCGGACTGGTTTCCGTCTCATGGGTATTGCACAAGCCGTGCTGGATCACTGGGGGTTCCATGAACTTGCAGTCCTGATCTCTGCAGAAGAGTACGTGAGTGATGATGGTGATGTGTTCATGCCAAGTGAACCTCGTAACAAAATCACAAAACAACAGTTGGAAGTACTGGATGCTCAGTACCCCTATTATCGTCAAGAAACCAAGCGCTCCGAACCGGGTAAGCGTAATAACGTTGCGGTCACTGCCATCGACCAAGTGGTTGATTGGATGTCGGGCCGTGCTTGGAAACCACATGCACCGCGTGATTTGGTAGAACGGATCCCAATGCTTCCGCAGATGGGGCACTTCTATATCTCAGGCGATATCAAGCGACAACTGGCTGACATGGTCATCCACGTTAATAACACCCAGGGGAGTAAGCAATGAAGATCATCAATATCGTTTTCCGTGAACGTCCTGCGTATCGCGATATGCAACTCCGTCCATTCGGTGCTGATGCAACTGACGACCTTATTCATCAGTTGTGTCACGATACCAACCAAGGCACTGACCTGACACCAGCATCGCTGGCAGGTACTGCCGGGCGGATCATTCGTCCTGTAGCCGAATCGCGTGGCAAAGCAATCATTGCCAACGGTTGGGACGAGAAGCGTTACATGTTTATCATGACTGTGGAAGTCCGTCGTTCCAACACAGTCTTCACCACGCTCGAAATCTCCGGCTATACCGATAACGCAGAAGTCCATAACGGCCTCCGTGGGATTAAGTTCCCATCCGAAATGGCTCTGTACTTTAACTCGGTTACCGAAGTCGAGCAGTTGTACGACAACACAGGTGTTCGTGGCGGTGGTGGTTGGAAGACTCGTGTCTGCAGTTCCAACCACGTGATCATTCCACAGACCATGCCGGACTTCTCCCGTGAACGTGCTGCGCCTGGCACCGTCACCATGCGTCCTAGCGACATCTTCCGTTCGAGCGGTTCTTCTGTCATGCAGCGTTCGTTTGAACGTAAAGCCACGACCGAGAACTTCATCGACGGTCGCTTCGGTTTCGCCGATCGGCAACTGCGCATGTCCACTCGTTGGAATGACTCGTCTACCCGTTACCTGAACCGCTCTATCAACGCTCTGGCTACAGCCACCGATGGTGAGCAGTACGGTGAAAACTACAACGCCATGGACATTGACACCAACAAGGTGATTACCGATGCCCGTCGTCAAGTCCCTGAAAAGAACTTGGTATCATGGCGTCCGCTTGCTGAACTGTCGCGTGAAACCAACATCCTGGAACAAGGGTTCATCACCTACGGTGAGCTGGCCGCGCTGAATCCTGATTTCCATTGGGATGACGTCAAGGTCTACTTCCTTGATCAAGATGTTCAGCGCGATCTCCGTTCCACTTCGAGCTGGGGTGGTCGCGATAACTCGACCATCGCTGCAAACATCCTGGCTCGTGGCCTGCCTAGCTACATGGCGTTCCACCAGATCGGGTTCATCCAGTTCGAAGCCAACAACACCTCATTGGGTGGTCAGCCGATCATCCTGGTGTCCAACGTCCTGCCGCTTCTTGGTAACAAAGTCGACGAACGCGCATTGTCTGCACTGGAGCAACGCCTTCAGACAGAACTGTTCATCGAAATGTTGCCATGGGAAGATTGCCGTTATGATCTTCGTATCAAGGCAGACTTGGGTGTGGACATTCACATCGACATGCAGTTGGATGATGAAGACCCAGCGGACTTCGTCTTCCCGGTGTTCTGTGATTCACTTGTGTCACCAATCATTGCTAACAACAATGACGACGTTACGGCGATGGGTGAGACCATTGCAAAAATCGTTGGTGAGTTTGGTTCTTCCAAGAACGAGTTCAACGACAGCATCGTCGATGTTCGTGGTAAACCCATGACTGGTTATAACTTTTAATAGGAGAGATCCATGGATCTTAAAGAGTTCAACATCCGAGTCCTCAACTCGGTAGGCATCATTGATGAGACGGGTAGCGGTCATCTGTCTCGCGTAATCAGTGAGGATAATCTCCAGCCTTTCATGATTGGCAAGAAGCGTGTTGTGCTGCCTACATCGGAGCACTTGCGTGAAAGCTCCGATAGCACCATCGTGTATCATCCGCTGAGCGAGAACATCACTCGTGGCCAGAGCGACATGATCAAAGCCTTGCGCGATACGATCATGTTCAAACTGACCTACAACGCTGTGGCACTGCTGTCCGAATTGGGCCGTGTTGCTGCCACAGACAGCGAGCACAAGCGACTGGATGCCAGCTCCTCCGAATATCTCAAGGCTATGCGTGAGATGGACGAGAAGACTTATGATTTCCTGAAGAAGGTTCTCATGAAGATCGGGGCTGAACCTGAAAAGCGTTTGGTCTCGGTAAGTCTGCGTAAAGCGGAAGAAGGCGAAGGCGTTCGTCGTGCAGTGAAGTTCAGCTTCCCTGTCATGGACGCCCTGCTGGAAAATGATAAAGATCTCCTGGGCGTCAAATACCCATCGAAGAAAGCTCGTGCCAATCTGATTGCATTGTTCGAAGTAATTCTGGGCAATGATGAAGAACGTGCGTCGTACGACTTCGGCAGTAAGAACCTGACAGCTCCGTACTTCCATGCGTTGATGTCTGGTTTCTACAATGTAGCGACTCGTTTGAATGGCGTGGCCAAGAAGCACAAGAAGCTTCTGGGTAACGACTTCTACGAAGAACTACAGATCGACCTGAGCTGGTATGAAGCAATGGACGATCTAGGTGACCTGCGCAAGAAGGTACCGCCTCAGGAAGGCAACGAAGGCGAGATCATCGTCAGCACCAAGAAAGAACGTGAGCGTGTGGCTGATAAACTGGCAACGCGCATTGCGCCGCCGGTACGTGAGCAAGCAGCTACTCGTAACGCCCGTGAAGAAAAGATCGATCTGCCGTGGGACGATGACGCCAAAGCGCCTGTAACAACAGTGCGTGGCGATGCTCCTCGTCGTGAAGGTAAGTCCCTTGACGATTTCCTCGGTAACTCCCGTGGGCGTGATCGCGATGAAGATCGTGACAGTCGTTTTGGTCGTGGGCGTGATCGCGATGACCGTGGTGGGCGTGGCGGCCGCTTCAGTGAACGTGATAGCGGGCCTCGGTTCGATCTCGGACTAGGTCGTGATCGCGATCGTGAAGAGCGCAGTTCTCGTTTCAGCGAGCGTGATTTCCGTCGTGATGATCGTGGCGGCCGTGGCCGCGACAGTCGTCCGTTCGGTTCTGGCCACGGGCGTACTTCGTTCTAAGTGCAGTAAAGCGGCATAGAGGAGAGGGGAAACCCCTCTCCTCTTTCTTTGTTAGATTCTGCCGGGAGTCTGACGGTAAAGGGTCTTTAGGTTCTCGACGACTGCAAGGTCAGGAATACGGATCTCTTTAAAGTCCGCCGTCATATCGGTGATGCAGTTGAAGTCATTGACCACCATGAAAATGATCAGGTCTTCCACCGGATATCCCAATTCCACCAGAAGGGACATGAAGTTGAATTCGAACTTATGGACGATGCCTGGGTCAAGAGGAGTGGAGATGCACGCATTCTTCAAATACGTTTCGTGACTATGGACAAAGCTCAGAAACTCTGCGGAATGGTACATCACATTACCGCTAGCCACCATGGTTGATGTTAAAAGCGCGCTCATTGCACAATCCTCGTTTGAATTTTCTTCAGAGATACATTATAAAGAAGTGGAAAGCTTGCGCTAACCTTTCGTAATGGGAGTAATCGATGTCCGAGAAACTAACGGCTGCAGAACAAATTGCTCAGAAGTATAAGCCACTTGCTAATCACGTGGAACTGCACCCTGAGCTGATGTCTCTCTATGGCCTCAATCCATTTATCCGGCACATCTCTGCTTCTCGAGCAGCTATGTTTACCGGTAACCTTGCTCAGATGGTTGTCATCAAAGAGCCAACCCGTAAGAAAATCATGGGCGGTATGGAACGTGCCTTTGGTGAAGCAACCTTCTCTATTGAATTCGACGATGACGTCAAGATCCTTGACGTGATTCCGCGTTTTGGTGGTACGGCCGGTATGAACCGGATTCGTCACTCGCCACAGACAGCGATCATTTACGAGAACTACCGCACCAATGAGATCGGTGTGGTCATGTTGTCTGACTATCACATCGCGCACCAGCACTTCGGTACTGAGTACAAGCGTAATCGTGATGTTGTAGAGCAATTGCGTAAAGATGCCTTTGTAGCTAAGGGCACTAAGCTCACACAATCTCCTGCAATTGACGAGTACGGCAACTATATGTACGGTCGTGAGACCAACGTACTGATGGCGTCTGACGTAGCAGGTACTGAAGACGGTGTTAAGGCACGTCGTGGTTATCTGGAGAAGCTTGCCCCCACAGGATTTGAGAAGCGTGTCTTCGAATTCGGGCGTGAGTTCTATCCGATCAACCAATCTTCAGACCCCAACGTCTATAAGATCTTCCCCGACATCGGTGAGAAAGTCAATTCGACTGGCTTGCTGGTAGCGTTGCGCCGGTACGATCCGATCAGTGCTGTGGCAAACATGACAGTCGAGGCGTTACAACAGCCAGACTATATCTTTGACCGCAAGCGTTTCGTTCAGCATATCGATGCAGAAGTAGTGGACATCAAGGTAGAGCGCAATACCTCTATCAACATCCCGCCATTACCCGTCGGCATGGATGACCAGCTGTTTAAGTATTACAACGCTGACACTGAGTTCTATCGCAAGATCTTCGATGTCTGGAAGCGCTTGCGTAAGTCATGTGCTGATCTGCGTATGGAACTTCGTCTGGAGCCTGAGTTTGGGCGTCTGGTATATGAAGCCATTGGTCGATTGGGTGCTGACTATGCCAAGCCAGACGGCGGCATGTCACGTTCAGCTGACGATAACCAGAAGGTAGAGAAAGTCTATCGTGGCGTCAAGCTCGATGCATGGCGTGTAGAGATCACGTTCAAGTACCTGTCCATCCCGAACAAAGGCTATAAGATCACTGACATCCACGGCGATAAGTCCGTTGTGGTCGAAGTGGTTGACGACGATGACATGCCAGTCGATGAGAATGGCGTGGTGGCAGATATCGTTGTAGACCCTAACTCGCGTTGGAACCGAGTGACTCCAGCTTCTCCAATTGAAATGATGATTGGCGCGGCAGGACGTGACTTGGCAAAGCGTCTCCAAGAAACATTTGGGTTTGACCGTAACCTTCAACTGACCGAAGATCAGGTAGAAGATGCGGTTTACGCTGCCGGCAACGTCGATCTGGTAGAAGCTGCTTACAATGAGCTCCTCGAGTTCTACAAGGTAGTGACGCCCATCCAATACGCCGATGAACTGGATCCAGATTATCGCCGTAGCAATCCAGAATACATGTACACTTCGGTTTCGGCTGCATTGCTAGATCATTACCATGGTCTGGATCTGTACATGCCGACCAACAACCCGGTGCACATGCCTGATGTGATCGAAGCAATCCGTGATCGTTGGCCGCCGTTCATTACGCCGGTACGGTTCCGTGGGCGTGACGGAAAGATGAAAGTCTCCCGTGAGCCGATGTTGATTGCACCGTCATACTACATTAACTTGGAAAAGACAGCAGAAGATGCCTGGATGGCAGCCTCCTCTGCAAAGTGCAACGTGTTCGGTACAACCGCTCGTCTCAGTAACGCCGATAAGTTTAACTCACCTGGCCGTATCTCGTCCAGTCGTGTCGGTGAAGCCGAGTTCCGTGCTCAGGCTGCTGCATGTGGTGGTGAAGCTATCGCCGCACAGAAAGATGCCAGTAACAACCCGATCGCGCACAGTCACGCCCTGCGTAACATGCTCACTCACCCGACACCTACGAACATCGATGTCTTGATTGACGTTAACGTAGTGCCGGTTGGTGGACACCGTCCGTTGGCGTACATGCGTAACATGTTCGAGTGTTCCGGTAAGCAGTTAACCAATGATTAAGGTGGCCACCATGACTCAAGACCCATCGTTAACTTACAAGGTGTCGTGCGAATATCAAGGCGAACCGCCATTCGATAAATCGTCCAATCATCCAACCGTTAGTGCGGCAGAAGATGCTATCGATGGTCTGATCGAGAACATCCCCGGCAGTCCTACTGAGGCATGTGGTCGTACTTACCATATTCATGATTCAAATGGTGTTTGGATCAAGTCAGTTGAAGCTTCGCCTAATCGGTTCTAGCGACTAATCGCCAAGGAAGGCTTTAAGGGGGACCAGCGTAATGCGTCAAATCAAAGCACGTGAATTCATGAACCTGGACGTTCCAGGCGAATGGCCACTCATAGATGAACGGCTACGAATTGAGTTTGACGACGGGATCATTGAAACAACATCCCGTCGCACAATGCTCAGTTGGTTCTGTTGGGAACTGCATCGGAAGTTCCCACGACTGCCGTTGAATATATGTCACCACATGGGCAACGACTTCCCGAGTGCTGACACGGTACCTAAGATCCTGTCCAACATCGTGCGCGACTTGCACTACGTGTACTTCGATCCAAATGCCAATGTTAATCACGATCTTTGTTATGATCGTGAACAGGTCTGGTCAGAGGTGAAGAACGTCTCTAACGAGATCTACAACATCCTGAGTATCTTCCTGGAAGAATGGCACGTATCGATCAACGCGTTCCACTTGCTCGAGCTTTATCTATACCCGGCCATTAAGGAAGTACGCACTGACATTCAGCCTAACCAGCTGTCTATCAGTCGGGCCTACGACCGTGCCTCAACGATCCTGATGAAAGATCCGGCTCTCCTGAACAATCCTATCTGTCGTGGTCTGCGTTCCAAGCAGATCAAGATGGGCCAGTTCTTGCAGATCCTGATTTGCCGTGGTTACCTGACCGATGCTGACCAGGTGATCTTCCGTAAGCCAATCACAACAGGGTTCTTTGAAGGCCTGACGTCGCTTCATGACATCATGATCGAATCCTGCTCTGCCAAGAAAGCATTGTTGTTTACCAAGAAGCCTCTGCGTATCGTCGAGTACTTCAACCGTAAGATGCAGCTCTCGGCTACAGTGGTTGACAAGCTTGTCTGGGACGATTGCGGCAGTGACACGTACGTTGACTTCCCGGTCAACTCATCCAACCTCCGTTACATTGAAGGTTCGATCTACCTGGACGAAGACAACAAGCTGACACCGGTGCGTGAGAATGATCACCACCTGAAAGGTCAGACGATCCGCATGCGCTCTCCGATGTTCTGTAAGTATCGGGGCGATGGCGCTGTCTGTCACGTTTGCTTTGGCGAACTGGCTTGGGCAGTACCGCGTGGCACGTCGCTGGGTCATGTATCGTCTACCGAACTGTGTCGTGAAGGTTCTCAACGTACACTGTCGGTAAAGCACTTGGACGGTAGTTCTGAAACCGAAGAGATCATCATCGACGAAGAATATTCACCGTACATCCAGGTAGCGTCATCCGATCCAGATGGCGATGTAGTTGATGAAGCATTGTTGGGTGAAGAGATTCCTCAGTCGGCTCGTGAGAGTTCGCTGTTGAAGTTCAATCCTCGCATGCAGAAGATGTCCCCTATGATGATCCTCCCTGCTATTGGGGATAAGACATTGGAGAACGGTGCTAACTTAGGCGGTCTCACCAAGGACACTATCGTAGAACGTCTTAACATCCACCGCTTCACTTCGTTCCGTGAAGTGCAGTTGAAGGTAACCAACCTCCGTGGTGAGAAAGTTGAAGTGTACATTCCTGTTAGTCAGGGTGCACGTCACGGCTCCTTGTCTCGGGTGATGGTGTACTACATCCAGGAAAATGGCTACACTGTTGATGAGAATGGTAACTTCTGTATCGACCTGAGTAATTGGGACTTTGCAGCACCAGCCTTCTCCTTGCCCCGCCGGCATGCCAGCACCCTCGACTTCATGGCAGCGGTAGAAGCGTTTATTCGCTCTCCAGCTAAGAAGTCTGAGCGTAACGGGTTCAATGGTCGAATGCTGACCAGCTACACAGATCCAGTGGCAGCACTGCTGGACTTCGCTGACTTGGTTAACTCACAGTTGTTCGTGAACATCAAGCACCTGGAAGTAATCCTTCTGACGCTGATGCGTCCAGCAGATGATCCCGATGACTATCGCTTGCCGCCGTATGATCGGCCAGCTAAGTTTGAAGAGCACCGCACGCTGATGCAGTACCGTTCACTTGGTCAGGAATTGGCTTACGAGCGGCAGCCTGACATGATTGAAGATCCGGATAGCTACCTGATCAAAGATCGTCCACCAGGTCTCCTAGATCCGTTTGTATTCCCTGAAGTTATCAATATGTAAACATAAGGGAGGGCTTCGGCCCTCCTTTATCACTTTTATTTCTTTTGGATGTTATAGAACCTTATTGGACGGTATCGGACAGTCAAGGATCTTGTTTTTAATCATTTATCAGTGGATTGATATGTAACGAGACATATGTCGTTAGGTTAGGATCACAACATGAAAATTGACGTTTATAGCCACACCATCAAAGTTAGAGATGTGTTGAATGAACGCGACCTACAGGCAATGCTTTCGTTTTGCAAACCACTTATCGAGATGGGCTTCGAGAAGAAAGGTAAACGATTCATACCAAAGGGTCTGCGCACATACGCAGCAGCAACACGCGACCGAAAGGAATTCAGTTTCCATAGGAACCAACTCGAGGAATTAAAACGTCATCTCTTTAGGATGAATGGCTACGTCGAACACCTAGTCCCCATTGTGCACCATGGAGTGACCATTGCGGACATCCCTAAGGTTGAGTTCGATGTCCGTCACATGTTCCCGCCTCGTGAGAAGCAGATAGGGATCATCGAATACGTACTTGATACTGAGAACCCAAAGTGGGATCCCATTATTAAAATGGTAACGTTGCAGACAGGTGGTGGTAAAGCACTCTGCGCTAAGACGCCTGTCCGTGTTCCTGGTGGCTGGAAACTAATGGGACAGTTAAAGGTAGGCGATCTTGTCGTGTCTAAAGACGGCACGTCCACCGAAGTCACAGGTGTCTACCCACAAGGCCCTAAGAAGCTTTACCGCGTAACGTTCGAAGACGGTCGTTTCGTCGATGCAGACCTCGAGCACCTTTGGCACGTTAATTCGTTCTCAGGCTGGCGGACAGTAACCACTGAAACAGTCATGAACATGCTGATCCGTAAGACGGCTGTCAGCGTGCCATTGATTGAACCTGAACGTGCTGGGCTCCGTGAACGATTTGTAGGCATTGTCAGATGCCTTGGCCGTGCAGCAGATGGCGTATATGTACTCGACGGTGCGACAGCTAAGCGAGTGGTATTTGCAGTACGTTCAATTGGCGGCTTGGCTACCTTGCGAGATATGGGTGACGATCGAGTGTCAGTGTCGATCGAACTCAGGCCTAAGTCCGGATTGCTCGCAATCAAGTCTATCATCCCCCTGCCAGTGCCTGGTGAAGCGGTATGTATAGCGGTGGCACATCCGTCGAAGTTGTTTGTTGTGAAAGACTTCATTGTCACTCACAACACGTACGTGGCACAGTACTGCATGAACCAGATGAAGGTCAGGACAGTCATTCACTTCAAAGGCGGCTATGTCAGTCGCTGGAAGGATGACCTCGAGAAGACCTTCAAATTCAAGCGCGGCGACTTCTTTGTTGTCCGTGGTGCGAAGGACATGATTGCGTTGCAGCAGATGGCGTTAGACGGTGATCTGAAAGCTCAGGTCATCATCATCACCTCGGCTACGATGCGTGACTACATTAAGAACTACGAAGAATCTAACGGCCTGAGTAAGCTCTATCCAATCAAGCCTATCGATTTCTATCCAAAGCTCAATGTCGGCTTTCGCGTGACTGACGAACTTCACCAAGAGTTCCATAACAACTACAGGATCGATCTGTATACCCACGTCCCTAAATCACTGGGCCTGTCTGCTACCATGACAAGTTCAGATGCTTTCAAGAACCGTGTGTACGACATCGGCTATCCGATTAACCAGCGACATGACGGTGGCGGGTATCACGTTTACATTGACGTGACAGCAATGATGTACCACATGGACCAGGACATACGTCTTAAGTTCATGGGCGCGCAGGGTTACTCTCACACGACGTTTGAAGAATCCATCATGCGACATAAAGGGTTGCTTAAGAGCTACCTTAAAATCATCGATGATGCGATCTACAACCGTTACGTCTCAGTGAGGGAAGAAGGGCAGAAAGCTTTAGTGTTCTTCTCACGGGTTGACCTGTGTACGTTGATGGTCGAGCGCCTTAAGAAGATGTATCCGGAGTTCAACGTTGTTCGCTATGCAGGGTCTGAGAACGATCCCTACGAGGACTTGTTGGAATGTGACATCGGTGTAACCACGCTTGGTTCTGGTGGTACAGCAATCGACTTGAAGAACCTGCGTTGTTCATTCATGACCACCGCAGTAGACTCACGTCAGTCTAATGAACAGGTATTGGGTCGAACCCGCCCGCTCATTGATTTCCCTGATGTCTCACCTGAATTCATTTACTTCATGTGTCTTGAGATCGAGCAGCATTGTAAATACCACCGTAATAAGAAAGACTTCTTTCATCGGAAGGTACTGTCTCATAACGAAGTGGTGTCACGCTACGCTTTAGAAATACCTTGACACAGGGAGGGCTCCGGCCCTCCCTTTATTCGCTAGGAGCTACAAATGCCAATTCACGAACACGCTGATAAACGCGCCCTTCGGTTTTATAACACAGGGTTTGTTGGAACAGGTCATGGTGATAACGGCACATCCCGCATGACGCATTGGGACTCCATGCACGAGGATTTACGCCCTACAGCTATAGTGATGCATGTCACTGGCATCCCAGTATGTGCCTACTGTGGAAATAGAGCGTTGCCAATCCAAGATTCTGTCAGCTTCAATACTCACGGATATACGTGCTGTTGTAAAGACACCATGGATGAACTCGAGTGGCGTAAGGCTTATTCGGAACTGCTTGAATCACAAGCAGTAGTGCGTAAAGCACTTGAGGAGACCGCGCCGAAGGTCAATAAACAAATCATCCAACGACTGATGGATCACAGTCATCAGGCAACTGTAAAACGTCTGGGGGAAATCCTCCCAAAGTCTGAGAAACTGTCGCCGTACGGCATCTCTTTTATTACCCCTCTCGACCACTTCAACCGCCGTTAAGGAACGTACCATGACCCCTTCAAATGAAAAAGAACTCCTCGAACAATGCAAGACACTGTTCTGTGCTATTTCAGACCGCAATGCCATAAACGCATATCCAGCAATGTCTCCATACATGACCAACATTGCCTGTAATGTGGATAATATAATTCGCATGGTAGTGGCGCTGTCTCGTGATGAGATACTGTACGGCAAGACATTGGGGGCTAAGGTCTATGAAATGGTTACAGGTCGTCAACTCCGCATCCCAGAAGGAATTATCAGCCACCAGTTAGACGGCTCACCTACTCTCACGATGATTCCTTTAAATGACATCTGCGATTACATGGTGGCTAATCGTCCGTCTGCTGTCAATTCCATTCAGCTCGGTCTTCCAAACGCGGGCCTTACATTCGATTCTCATTCTAAACGAGCCCGTATCTCGTTTGTAGACAGCGACATCACGATCGACATCGAAAACATCATGTCGTCTAAATGTTTGCTGCAATGTAAGATGTTCGAAGAACCGTACGAGATGTTCATCGACAAGACTTGGGTCGAAGAAAATGTGTTCAACCGTATCTATCATGCCATGGTCGGAGACGAGCATCTCGAACCGTTTGATGAAAAATACATGATCATGAATCATTTCTTCGGCACTGTCGAAAACAAGAAAGAAGTCCTCGAAGACCACCCTGTCCACGAACTGATCAAACTACTGTCTGGCCATGATTACGGCGACAATTACGATTCTTATGCCGACGTCATTATGGATAATGGCTATCGCTTGCGTCTTGACACCGTTCAGGACTGGGGACACCATTCTGGAATACGTGTCCTTAAACTCTGCTCGGTGAGCAAAGTACATGAAGACGGTAAATTCACGTCGGCATACAACTGGCATCGTAATCCATTGTTGGTACGCGATATCATTAAGTCATTAGACTCCGTGGTAACGGATCTTTTGGAAAACCACCACAAGTTGAAACTAAATCGGGATGTTGAATAATGATTCCTGTTAACCAAAGCTGCTGCGGACGTTACAATGTCTGCGACCGATGTCCTTACCGTAAATAACGGTATGACGGAATAGAACAGGGGCTTCGGCCCCCGTTCTTTTTTTGATTGGAGTTTATCATGGCAGTACATTGTAATGACGAGTAAACCATAACCAAGGAATTATAATGGACATCAATGTATTGCGCAACCAGATCATTACAGCATTTGAAGATAAGTGGGAATGCAATGATTTAGCCCATCGTCAAATACACTTTGAAAACGTATTCAAATGTGGCATGGTTATCAATGAACATTTGAATAATGAGTTTGATCCTAAACTTATCATGTTTTCTGCTTACTTCCATGATCTGTTTGCATGGAGTCGCGTTAATCACCATGAATTGGCACTTCATTTTATTCAAGGCACTGATCATCCGTTGATCATCGATAATCTCAATCCAAGCGAACAGAACGCAGTGGCCTGGGCGTGTTATCAACACCGGGCATCTTTCCGTGGCGATTTCAAATCACGGTTCAGTGCGCTTATCAACTCAGCAGATCGTGAATTGCCGGGTGATGTAGGTCAGATGTTGTCGAGAGCCATTCTTTATCGTAAGAAGCACTTTCCTCAGATGTCCGACGACCAGAGTATGGAAGAGTCGGTCAAACACCTTAAAGAGAAGTTTGGCCATAGCGGTTATGCGCGGTATCCAGAGATGTATTCGGCTGTGTTTGGCGAGCAGTTAGAACAGCAACGTGACACCATCATGAACATGTAATCACTCAATTAACCAAGGACGGGAGTTCGTATGAATATACTTTATAACAACATAAACGCGAACTTCCGAGTCGTCCTCGATTATGGCATGGAGTATAACCATGCTAAGAAGATCGTAGCGCGTTTAGCTGGTAGAGCGATTGTGGCTATCCTAAAGGATGGAGACGACCACATTAAGATTGAGTATATTGAGTACGGTCTAAGAAATCGGATGCGCTTCACCAAGGTAATGGCTGAAGCCACTGCCTCGGATTTCTTTTATATAACGTAGCCAAGGTCTCGGTTATATTTATTGACTGACAGAATAGAGTAGGGGCCGAAGCCCCTACTCTATCTTTTTTTCTTTGTTACTGAATGCCGTAATAAGCAAGCAGTTGTTGCCGCGACTTCTCGTTAGTCACTTCTTTCAAAGCCACTGTCCAATCGATCAACTTGGCAGCGGCTGCTGCTTTAGAAGGATCGCACGTCCGGACGAGAATAGTCGTCATGTTCTGGAACTGACGAAGCGACTTAGGAGTGATGGCCATCTGGCCAACGCCTGTGTAAGCCTGCTTCAACGAACAGCAGCCATTTTGGTTCTTATGGTAGAACTTCAACAGCTCAGTCCAGCCTTGGTTGAAGTCTTCACCTTCCAGCTTGATGACGCGGTTGATGCAACGATCCAACATGGATTGGAATGGCGCAGCAACGGTGGCATTGTCGCCTGCTTCTTTCCGACCCTTTTCATAGGCATCGAGATCTTGGAGTACAAACGCAATTGTCATGGTGATTGATTCCTCAGTGATGGAACTTACCCGACTCTTGATACCATCAAGATCAAGGTAAATCGAAAGCCCGAACAGTTTAACTGCCTGCTGAGCCAGTTCTTTTTCAGACGCTTTAATGCCCGGTACGATTTGTCCACGGGCCCATGCCTTGATTTCACGGCGAGTCCAGTGACGTGCAGGTCGAGCATCTCGGTTGATGTCGCGTACCCAGATACCAGACGGCAGGGATTTAACTTCAGTCCCTGTAAGAACAAACGTCTTAGCATCTTCACGATACCAGAACAACGGTACTTTAAACCGGCTATAAACCTCAGACCATGCGTCATCTTCTGTATATTTAACCGGAAGTTCGATCTCAGCACGTAACCAAGCTTTCAGTTCAGCATCGCGCCAGTTAGAAAGATCCTTAGCCTGACGAGTAGGATCGTTGACCATGACCCCGTCGCTTAATGACTTTGGTTTGGTCTCTGTCATTAAGAAGCCAAGTACTTCAGTAACGCCCCAGTGTGCTGCACCAATGCCAAATTGAATCTCGATCAAACGACGAACGCGGTCGATTGCATCTTCGATTTCGAAGTTAGCATGGATCTCGCCTTTTGCCAAGCAACGAAGTTCTTTCCACGACCAGTTACCTGGGCTGTCAAGATTACGAAGACGGTCGTTGACCAAGACACCACCTTCCAATACCGCTGGAACAGTGCCGTTACGGTAACAACCAATGATGCAGTCATCTGTCCAATGAACATCAATCCTAAACATCGACCGTACAAGATCAAATAAAGGCTTGGTGTCGAAACCGGCAGATAACTTCAAGTCACCTTTCAACCAGGCCAATAGCTGCCGTTCTGAAACGGGCTTGCCGGCTTCAATTGCAGGGATTGCATCCACAGGTAATTTCCCAGTAGCGACGTATGTCATCGCCTGCTCTGAAGTCAGTCGATCAGGAACCTTCATTCGAACACGCATGCTGAACAGCACTTGCTTAGGGTCTGACGTAGTGATGATCTCACCACGTGCCCAGGCTACTAACTCGTCATCAGTCCAACTTCCAGGGTGTTTCTTATCCCGGACGATGTCTTCAGCCAACATGCCTTCGTTAAAGCCCTTAGGAAGCTCCTGAGAGAGAATGAATGCTTTAACCGCACCATCTGTCCAGTTAGTGACAAACGCTCCACAGTGGCCTCTGATGGCTGTCATCAGAGTACTGACGCTGGTGTTGTTGCCCATGGGGATTAATCCACGAACCCAACCAGCCAGTTCTTCAGGTGTCCAACGACTGGCACTTAGAAGCTTCCGACGGTCGAGGTCTTCAATGACATCTACAGAAGTCTCACCTACCATCGCCAGGTGAAGAGGAGTGTCTTCTCTAACCAGCTCAACCCAGTTGGTATCTCGGACGTCGACGACCACTTCTGGCTCTTCGACAGGACTGACTTCGTCTTCCTCTTCCACCGGAACTTCAACAACAGGTTCTTCATCTTGGAACGGCTCTTCGATAACAGCCTCGTCCAGTTCAACGGACTGTTCTTCCTCGACAGCTTCTGGTTCAGGCTGACGCTTAATCCATTCTTCCTTAGCACCGCTGTCATCTTCCTTAGTGATGAGAAGATTCAACTGCTCATCAGAATAACTTTGATAGTCGTGTACGAAAGCAGGCATATCGCCCGTCTCAACCCAGAACTTAAGGGCATCGCGATCCCAGTACCACTCGCCACCGAATTGCTCGATGCCACGCTCTAGAAGACCCTTGAGATCACTTTCAATCTCACCACGTGCCCATGCTTCCACTTCATCGTCTGTCCAAGCACTCAGGAGCTTACCGGCACGACGACGGTCATCAATGAGAACACCGCCCTTAGTTACTTCAGGCCGGACATTCTTCTCGACGTAGAGTTTGAACGCATCGAACGTAATGCCAAACGGCAGTTCGAACCGATCACTGATCTCATCGAGGATGTACTGATTACTGCGTTCTAACTCACCGAAGTAACCCAGACCGAGGTCAATCAGTTCAGGCGTCTGCCAGTGATCACCGTCCTTAGTCCAACGCTCAGGGTCATTCAAATAGAAACCGCCAGGACTACGTGCAGGTGTCTTTTCATGAAGGAGCCACTCCATGAGGTCTTCTTCACCCCAACGAATAGCGTCTGAGTCTTCGAGAAGCGCTTTGCCTCGAACGACTTTGTAGAAGGTATCGTCGCCAATGACCTTCTTAGTGAATAACTCACCGCTGACCAGAGCAAATAGTTCTGCCATGCTCCAGTCGGCAAGTTCTTTCTGTTCACGGACAAGGTCACCTGTCCAGAGACCGTTCGATGTTTTCGAAGGTTCTTTGCCAGTGGCGACGAAGAAGTCAATGTCTGACTGTGACCATGCTTCTGGATAATTGTCGTGTTGTTTGTCGCTCATGGCGCACCTTGATTAGGTAAATGCTTCTTCGAAGTTAAGCTGTGCGGTGTTCAGTTCTTTGGCGTGAGCAGAAGCCATCATGATACTCATGAAGTTCGACGCTACCGACGTGTTCTCTGAACTGATGGCATTGGGGATGGCCGCAAGTGCCTCACCCACACACTTAGCACAGAAGTCTGTCTCACCGGTTTTACAGAACAAAGGCGACCGGGTCAGGATGGTTTTACCTTCCATTGCCTTAGCACGTTCTTCAGTTACCACAGCCAGACCTGTTTTGGTTAACTCCCACAGCCCAGTGTAGTATTCTGCCTGACCTTTCTCAATGGTGCGGAACACGCCGAGAGTACTGCCGCAGTCATCTTCACTGATGTTAACGTTCTGGAACACCCGCATAAAGAACTTCACAGCCTCACCACCCAATGCGGTCAATGCCCCACGATAGAACGAACCCGCACGAGTCGAGTTGAACATTGGAACGATCTTATCAAGGTCCCAACCTTCATTAAGACTGTTTACAACCAGATCAGCGTTACCGCCTTCATTAAACCCGGCTTCAGGACCGTGGATGATGAACATCCGCTTACGGGCGGTGGCAAACGTCTTGTTGGACAACAAGAACCCTTCGGACGGATCGTCTTTAATCCATTCCTTATCCATGAGGATGAGTTCGTTCTGGATCTTTGATACCACAACGGGATCCTGAAGGCGGTCTGCGCTTTCTGCCAAGAGCTCTGTACGACGCGCTCTGATGGCCGGGTCAGTCGTTAGTGACTTAGGCGTCAGTGTCGGTACAAACACTTGAACAAACCCTGCCAGAGCACCCATGCAGCGCCCAAAGCGCATGTACATGCCAACAGGTATCTCGTCGTCCGCCGGAACACGGCCAGCCACCGATGGATCGTCAACCAATTTCTTAGCAATCATCCGCTCGATCTTAGAAATCGAGACAGGACCTGTCTGATAAGCAATTCGGGCACCGAAGGGTTCGACAAGAACCATCCAATTGAAGAGAAGATCGCCGTATGTAGATTTGACGTTCTCAGAACAATTTGGGATTACATCAGACGTGACAAGAAGTTCGTCAGAGGCGTAGAACAGAGGGGTCATTGGCGTTGTGTCATCGATACTGACCCATACATCCCCTTCCAAAGATGAAACATACACCTCAGTCGATTCACGGTTGTATCGAATACTGTACAATCCAGGTCCAGCGGCAGGAACCTCATTTTCAATAGAGAGGACTACACCTGTCATGTCCTTGCGAGGCGCTTCACGCACCACGGCAAATGCACTGATCACCCAGTCTTTGCGATGATATGCTTTGGCCTTAAGTGCCTCGACGTAGAATTCAAGTTTCTTCATGACACATTCCTCAACCCAGCCATTCGGCTAACGGTACGCTTATAAGCTTTCTGAACAGCGAATGGATCGTGGATGATCATCTCAACATACAGCATCACTTCGGCTTGAAGCGTGTCGAGAGAAACGTCAGCCAGGATAGCGATAGAGATAAGTTGATCAGCAAGGTCTTCAGGACTTAGCTTGAGCAGCTCATCTTTACGACGTTCAATGACAACCATTGGATCGATACCGACAACGGCATTACTGTCAGAATACGACTCCATCCCGATGGTACTTGCACCTACGAGGTCCTGATGACGATTGAGAAGTCTGGCAATAGCCTCAACGCCATCGACTGCTTCGTCAGAATGACTGAGGTTCTTAGTGATCTTTTCTTCGATGGCCGCGATGCATTCTTCAGGCACACCAATTACGATGTCCATTAGATGCTCTGGCTGCAGGTTGAGTTTCACTGCAAGGATCTCACAGAAGACATCGACCGAGTCCTCACCCTCTTCAATGATACGACTGATCTCGTCGTCGTCATCGCTTTTGTCAAACAACAAGGCATCGAGAATTAGCGCCAATCGGGACATCTGTATGGCTTCTACATCCAGCTCTAAATGCATCTGTTGGAGAAGAGCATTTGCCTGACTGTAGACAATAGAGATGGCTTCATCTGCAAGAGTGATGCTTTCGCGATTGTTAGCATCCATGGCTAAGTTATTGATGCGGTCTTTGTACATGACTGCATTATGTTTTTCAAGTGCCGAGACCAGTTCAGCTACCCCTGATCCGACCTCGGGGCTAACGCGGTCTCTAAGGATATTGGAGAGTTCTTCGAACATGGTACGTTCCTTAATAAAAAAAGTTTATGTAGCCTATTATGAGTGAAGTACAAATAATTGGGCTGACCATTTTATAAAGTAAGGGGCTTAACCGAGATGCGAGATGTCAAACCGACTCCTAAACAGGGGCTAGATAACGTTCACCAAGAAGCGCTTAAGCTGCTTTACGGTTTTGCAACTGCCGCTCGTGACGCTGCGGGTCACCAATGGAACTCCTCGGCGCTGTCATCTCGCGCTGCCGAATTAATCAGGTTCATCAAACGTGACGTCGAAGAGTTCAATACAAAGCTCATCGATATCAAGGAGAAACACCGCACTACGATTACCAGTGGTGTGCTTGCTAACCCACATCATCCGGTCATGTTACAGGCCGGCGGTGATTACTTCACCTTCATTGATCAAGTGACTGCTACCCTGACTCCCCATAGTCTCGAGCTGATTAACCTGATTAAGGAAGACGCTTTTAACCCTCAAGACAAGGTCGTATCATGAGTGACGAAAATACCCTGGACGAAGCAGAAGGTTCTCCGGACGACGGTTTAATCTCGAATGTCGATGTTCCTGTAGCCGCTGCGTTCGAACAAGCCACCTCCGAAGCTGCAACAGTGGCTGCGTCAGTTATGGAACCTGCCACCAGCATCGGCAGTGATGAGTCAGACGGCTTCAGCTTCAACGCTGTGCCTAATATGAGCGTAACGGTTGACAACCCTGTCACCAAGCGCCAGAAGCTCAATCCCAACGTGCCGTACATCGCCGCTTTGAAAATGGACATCGACGAACTCGAATCCATTCTGCAAGCACGCGGCCTGGTCGATCTCGACGACTCCGCTATCGAGAAACTGTCCAACAGCGACAGACGTTTGGTCTCACTGTCCCGCAGCCTGACTCAGATCTGGCAAGACGTCTATTTCGACGACATCGATAAAACAGGCAACTGGCATCAGGCAGTTCAGCATGATACCAGCCGCCTCGGCATCGGGCGTTTTAAAGTAGAAACGATGTCCGACCCAATCATGGCCATCCGCGCCACGTTTGGTCAAGGCACTGTTATCCAAGTCCCTCTCTGGAACACAGGCATCTGGATCTCGGTCAAAGCACCGACGGTACAAGAACTCCTGGACTTCGATCAACGCGCTCGCCTTGAGAAGATGAATCTTGGTCGCTCGACTAATGGCATGGTCTTCTCGAACGTCGAAGTGTACACGGTCGAACTCTACATGCGGTTCGTATTGGAACACGTTATCTCGACTACGTATAAGCTCGAGACCAGCGATGCTGTTGAAGAACTGCTTGGCGTGATCCGTAACCGTGATTACCAACAGATGTGCCTGGGTCTGGTTACTGCGATGTATCCTGACGGTTACCCCTTCCGTCAGCCATGCGTTGCCAACACGGACAAGTGCGAGCACATGGACGAATTGCTTCTCAACTTTGCTCGGATGGGCTTCACCGACCGGGACAAGATCACTGAGAAACAAGCGCGCATGATGGCGAACCGTAAGGACAAGAAGACAGCGCTGCAACTGGCAGAATATCAAGCTGACTTTACGTTCTTTGAAGAACGTGTTGATCTTGGGCGTGGACTGGTAGCTGTATTGGCCGTTCCATCATTGGCAGATCAGATCGATGCAGGTCACATGTGGGTAGACGGTATCTCTAAGGCTACCAGCAATGCCTTCGGCGCCCGCCTGTCCGACATGGAACGTGTCCGTCACATCATGCGTTCTGGTGCTATCAGCGGTCTGCGGCAACATAGTCACTGGATCAAGCAGTTTGAACACACCACCGATCCTGACAGTCAGCCGCGTATCATCGAAGACCTTCAGAACAAAGATCGGATGCTCGATATGTTGACTGAAGACCCAGAGATCTCTCTGGCGTTGACGAAGCGTATCATTGAATGGGTGCGTAAGACAACGGTAAGCTACGTTGGTCTGCCAAAGTCTGCCTGTCCGTCATGCCAGCAGGAGCCGGAAGACCAGTCGCATCCTCACCTCATCCCGATCGACATAGGCTACGTTTTTTTCACCCTAGCCGTGCTGAAGATCAGCCTAGTCGAAGGCGCGGCCGTGTAAACTTGCCGATTGGCATGCATGTCAGTGACCGCCCTTTCGGCACCAGACAACTTGAGTCTGATGAACCTTCGATCCTTGACACTGTACTGGCCGAGTCTGATGCATTACTGACCAGTATTCCTGCCCAGATCGTTGCGATAGAATGTTACGACGATTACTTCGGGATCTATAGCAACAGTAAGTTTGGTGAATCTAACTTTGCTTCTGTTGCCATGCATGACCCTGAAGATGTTGTAGCTGTCGACGCGTATGACGTCTACCTTGAACGGTACTTGGTTGCCAACGTACTTAAATTCACAGGCATGTCGTTTAGCGAGTTCCTCAAGTTGCCGCGAGATCGAGCAGATGCCGTCCTTAAACGATGCGATACTGTATCGACCAAGGAAGACACCGCTGTTCAGAACTTAATGGATGGGGCCACTGGCGGTAAGAAATAGAAAGGGGGCTTCGGCCCCCTCTTTATTCCACTTTTGCATGGAACTACATTATAAGGTACATTAAACAATCCAAACGGACTACATTGTAATGACCACAGTTATTCTAACAAAAGACATGTTGATCACAGACGGTCAGGCTTCGTTGGATTTGAAGGCTTCTCACAAATGCGCGGATTGTTCTGGCACGAACGTGCGAGAGGTAACAGCGTCATCGAAGATCCACGTTCCTGAAAAACCATGCAGCTACAAAGGCAGTAAGATCATTGCCATGACTGCTGCTGGCAACAAAGCTCAATCGCGTCGCGTATACGCCATGATCGAATCTGGGAAGTGTCCTGTTGAAATCATGACAGATGCACAGAAACTAATGCCGCTGTCATTCGATAAGACAGTGAATGTGATTGTTATCACAGAGGCAGGTAGCTATTCGATCAATCTCTCTGAGCACAACACCCGTGTCAGTAAGATTGAAGAGTTCCCTTTCATGACAGGCACTGGCAGTAAGTTTGCTAAAGCGGTCATGACTATATTCCCTAAGATCAGTCTGACACAGGTAATGTCAACTGTCTTGCAGCTAGACCCCCTGTCCGGCGGTGACGTAGAATCTATCAAATACGTTAACAAGACGGCAAAGGTGGTCGTAACCAAGAATGCCGACTTACCAATGGCGCTGGTAGGTCTCGACCTCATGGATTAGTTTCATCCTGGAGTTATACATGTCTCTAGAGTTCGAATACAACGACATCCTGTCCGTCAAAGCAGATACTAAAGTCATCACAATTAACCTTGTAGGGGCAATGGGCGCCGGCGTGGCAAAATCAGCCCGTGATAACATTCCAGGGCTCTACAAACATTACAAGAAGATGTACTCGACGATCGAACCGGGACAGTTTATCACGTACAAGCATGATGGAGTACTTTATCTCCTCATACCTACCAAATTAGACTGGAAGCAAAAGTCTCCACGGGGCTTAGTTATCCACAACATCAATCGATTGGCCGTACTTGCCAATCGTCATCCTCAGATGGGAACAATCGCCCTACCCCCTATGGGTTGTGGCAATGGCGGTCTTAGTTGGGACAAAGACATCAGTCTGGTTTACAAAGCCATCTTCCCTTACCACGATCGACGGTTTATCACCGTCTTACAGAAGAGATAGTTCGTATGGACACTATGAACATGCTTCACATCAGACAGACTTTGGATATGATTGCATCTGGTCTCAGTCAGTTGTCTAACAACGCCGCGTTGCCGGAGATGGTGAGAAATGAATTCCGCCAGATCGCTGACAACGCCATGGCGAACATCGGCATGATTACCACTAGTCATGAAGGTACTATTTTGAGCGGTCGTGGCATCCAGTCAACGGCTTTGCGTAATGCGTGTAAATACCTCGGCCAAACCGTCGAAGGTAATCTTGACAACCTAGCTGTTAAAGTCCTCCCTGTCATCGATGAAGAACATCTGATCTACGCCATGTGCCGATGGAGTCAGATGTTAATGAAGCTATGGCCGACGGGTGACTTTGATACTGATGGCAAGATGATAAAGGTCATTCATTCTGGGTCGTTGATCATCGACATTGAATTGACTCCTAAATCCTCTTCCAGTGAAGGTATGTCATATATCGATAAGGTCAGTTACCGCATCTATACTCCAGAGTGTTGGTGGGATCTTACCGGATCGATCGAACGCAGTCATGCGCTTTATAACAACAATTTCCAATACCATTCAGCACATCTCTGCCATCATGTCGAAGACGCGTTCGTGTCCCTTACTAACAAGTACCTCGCCCAAAGCGTCCTCGATGTACTGGCTGAAGAATTGATGGTTGATGAAACTGTCGATACCATACTAAGCTCGGCGCATAACCAATCACGTCGCTCGTTCTCTCCATCCGCACTGCTCGAGATCGCTGCTGGCAAAGTCCATTCTGATCGAGTGATTGCGGCCCTTAATAAAGGCATGTATCATTTCAACGACCGTTCTCGTTCTGGCTACGGCAGACAGATTAAATTCGATGGTGGTCACGTCTCCATTTCTACGAACGATACCGACTGGAATAGTTGGGAGCGTATGAATGAATTGAAGATGAAGAACTCCTGGGCGCGTGACAAAACACCCTTGACGTTTGAGACCATCGAACTTCATGGAGTGAATGTAAGCGAACGACAACTCCCAATATCCATCCTCAACACTGTCAAAGATGCTGTTGAAGTGTACATGAACGGACTATTCCCCGATGCGGAATGGTACATCCCCATCCCTGTAAAGGAAGAAAACGAATGACCCGTTTACTCAATGTCGGCAAAGACCGCATAAAGGACATTCCTAAGGATGTCCCTATCGTAAGTATTGGTGATGTCTACTCCAGCCATATCGAAATACCTAACGAAGCCAACCGTCCTGTCCTTCGCCTTAGCTTCTTTCCAGGCGATCACTTCCATAACGACGTAGCTGCAGAGCGACTGTTCACTAAGGATAAAGGTGAACAGCTCGTTGCGTTCTGTGAAGAACAGCGTAAGGCAGGTGCGGAAGCGATCTACATTCAGTGTGGAGAAGGACGTATTCGTTCTTACACGCTATGTACCGTGTTGAGCTCCATTGAGGGTTATCGGCACGACCATGCCAACTCATCCTTCCAGCGCGGTATCATTGATCTGAAGACAGCTCATATGCTCGGTTCGGTTGTCGACGTGTTGAACCAAGAACAATGACTTGTAAAAAATAACATTGTTAGCGTACAATATGTGAAACACTTGCGTCCCATGTTGGATGCGATGATAGCCCCTCATCTGTATCCTAGCCCGTCCAGAATGGCACGTGTCCTAGGTGCAGATGAGGAGAATGTACCCATCGTGAGGTATCGGTCATGATCAAGACGATTAAGGTTGCTGTACTAAGAGGATGTCCTTCTGAAGATAACCGACAGAAGACTCTAAAAGCTGTCTTGAAGTTTCAACTGGCTCAGGCTAACCTTGAGCGATTCTGTAAAGAACAAGATATCCCAGTTCCAGAGATGGTGTGTTAAATAACTGATTCTCTGTATTGTATGCCTAGAAGAATTTGCTGCAAAGGCAGAACGGACGAGACTTCTTCACGGCTGTCTTATCGGTTCTGAATAGGACTGGTCTCCGTTCCGTTGTAGCAATAGTCTGTCAGCAATGGTGCGCATCGCGCACCATGAAGGTGGATTCCGTCCTGACAGGCGATTACTCTGAACATAGGTGGCGTTGTGTTCCGTGTCCGACTAAACTCTGACATGAAAAGGAGAGGTGAAAGTCCTCAGCGCTACACAATTTAATTCCATGATAGCTCAGACAGGTAGAGTAGCTGGCTGTTCCTTTTCTTTAGATCATACATTATCCATCTGACAATAAACAGATGGAGGTCAACATGAGTAAATTAGTTGGCTGGACACTTGACGACGAAGATGAAATATTTGTTCCGTGTCCGGATTATCCAGAACACTTTGATATTGGTTCGAAAGGCACCTTGAGAAGTCGCAGGACAGGTAAAATACTGTCTCAGACATTGAATCATAATGGCTACCTGACCCATGCTAGTAAAATAGGTGGTAGGAAGGGTAAGAACATCTGTATAAAAATCCATGTACAGGTTGCCAAAGCCTTTGTTGGAAGAGAAAGTGATGATCTTGAAGTCAATCATGTTTTCTGCGATAAAGCCAAAAATGGTTACACTCAATTAGAGTGGACTACTCGGCAAGGTAATATGGACCATGCAAAAGAAAATGGTTTATTGAAACAACGTCGCGGAGCCGATAGTCATAATGCTGTTCTTACTCAAGAAGAGGCGAATAGAGTTCTCTCATTAAAGGGTAAACATTCTCAGCGTGAAATAGCCAGAATGTTTGGAATTAGTAGGGGTGTTGTAGAGAACATACACTCCGGTAAACGCTATACGACAGCTTAAATAATTACGCCAAATCGCCATTTTAATCACGATTAACAATCGTGTAAGAGTTCGAGAACGCGGGTTCGTCTCCGCACCGGATCAGCGGCAGCCCTAGTGGCAGCGCGCACTATGATCGGCAGCCCAATGAGGCAGCCATACGCGGCGCCGGCCCGCGTTCTCGACGTTACAATGGTAGCTTAAGTTCAGTACGTCGATTGCCTTAGTGCGTTTTCGAACCCATACTGGATCGGATCGGGGGAACTCGGTCGGCTGCCACCTGTTTGTGTGTGAGTATGTTCCTGAGCCTGGCTTAAGGGTGAAATGTCCGGTAACGCGGACGGTTGGACTAGAACGCCGAGGTGCCAGTCCATTGGCTATACCAAAGCGTACGTGGGTTTGAATCCCATCATACTTACATACAGCGTTTATACCTCTATCGTCCAATTGGTAGGACAGTCGATTGGTAGCCATTCTAATCGACGGTGTGCGACTTCGAGACTCGCTAGAGGTGTTTAATTCCCCCTCAACCAGCTGGGGAATGATTGATCAAGACAGTGCCCTACTCACCTAGGCACCGGACTGCACAGTCTGATCTCTTATCTGAAACCCTACGACCGCATCCTCTAGTCTATTGGAGACGTGCGATCAGGGAAGTCCAAAGCCGCACCCCGAGAAGGATGTGTCTGAACAATAGAACTGTTTAGTCACCGCCCTGCCCAAGATCTAGAAGCGTATGACAGATCCCCTTGACCATTCGGGCGAAATGGTAACGGCAAGCCCAGTAGGTTGACGGGTGATGTGAAAACATCTAAGACCGCTTCAGGTCATCAACCCACGATTTCTGTTAAGCCTCTTTAAGTCTCAGTTGGTTAGAGCTGGGTAGTGTCCAAATTCGCATTCGGATACTGCGCGAGCATGGGTTCGAATCCTGTAGGGGGTATCATGTTAGAAGACGAAAGGCAGTGTTGTCCGATATGTAATATCTGTGGCATTCACGCCTGCCCTGGAAAGCCCCTTCCTACTCCTACCCCAGAAGATGAAGAAAGACTTCGTCTGGCAATGGATAGGATATTCGGTAAAGAATCGTAGTGCACTGCGATACACGCGAGCGATGACAGCACAAACCAAAGTAACCCTCGTAAGGTGAATCCTGTGGATAGGCGTCAGTGTAGGAGAGATCCTGGATGACGGAAAAAGCCTGTGGGTCAATGGAAGCTAACGTGTAGTTATTTATGTCTGAGGAAGTGGTATGAGTAAGAAGCTTGATATCTACCGTCCCGCAGACAAGTCCATTGTAGATGCGGTAGTTCTAAGAGTAAGAGCCACCCTCCATGCATTATCGGAGACTGGCGATGTCCTTATTGATGAACGCACTCGTCATGCAATGAACGAAGCCCTCGAAGACCAGAAGGCTGGTTTCCATGAATACGACATCGACGTAAAGCTCGATGCGTCTGGAGAGCGACCTTTGGTCAAGATAGTTGTAGGTAACGAAGAGATCTGCTCATTAGGCTGTTAAAGGCTATAAAGTCAATGTGAGTAGATGACATGACTCGTATAAAGATCCGCGCTCGACGTAACATCCGATCAGAGTACCATTACTCTGATCGGATGTTACATCCACAAAATGAGCACAGGAAATTTATATATGACAACTGTCATCGAAACAATGGTAAAAGAATTTAACAAATTGATGACACGTCTCATAGCCAGGGTTGATAAAAAGCAAGATCTGATACCTCCAGCACTATTAAGTCATCTTGAATCTGGAAGTCTCGCTCACGCCATTGTAAACCTTTTAGAAAACGGTTTTATGTCGTCTGATGATAAAATTAAATTAGACTTTTTAGTTAAATGGTTTTCAGTAGGTTCTACACTAAACCGCCCCATTGTAACCGAGGGCGGACATTTTAGGTTTAATACCGATTTCACATGGTTCGAAGGATTTAATGGGGATGATTGGTTTAGTTTAGGCGGTACACCAATCGGTACTTTATTTATTTTAGATTATTCAACAGTAGGAGTGGTGGCTGAACCAATTACAGCTATCCTGACACCTCCCCCGACCGCTATAAATAGTGTTGTGACTCCGGACTATTCAGGCATTTGGGCTTCCACGTTAGTCGTTCCAAGTGCTAACGTGGATATAACGACTTTAACGTTCAGTAATTTACAAGGCCTTACAGGGACCTTGTCGATTAGTGGATTGGTTGCATTATCCTTTCTTAATTTTCCAGAGTTAAAGGTTGTAATGGGTGGTTTCTCTACCTCTAACCTGGCTGGTCTAACAAGTTTATCTTGTCCGCTATTGACTGTGGTGGTTGGTAATTTTAACATAGCAAGTAATGTAGCCTTTGCAATAATCTCCGTCCCTTCATTGATTACGGTATACGGTAACTTTTCGTTAAACACCTTAGCTGGGTGCACCACGGTTAACTTTGCCGGCTTGACCACTGTAGAAGGTAATTTCAGTATAAACGAATTGGCTGCATGTACAACCGTCAGTCTTCCTAATTTAACTCAAATTAAAGGAAGGCTAAGTATTTCAACAGCACCAGCTATAACAAATTTAACCTTTAGTTCGTTAGAGAAAATAGGCTGTAACCTAACTGACGGCAATGCTATAAGTCTCGGGCCTACGCTGACTGGACTCACTATATTTAAATTAAGCAATAGTTTAAAAGAAGTCAATGGATCGGTTTATATCAACTGTCCACTATCAGCTGTTTCTGTCGATGCTCTTCTTGCACAATTTGCTTCATTAGACGGAACTAATGGGACCACGTTATTTACTAATGAAAACATTACAATAACTGGAACCAGCGCTGCACCTTCTGCAAACGGTATAGCGTCTAAAAACACTTTAATAAGCCGTGGGTGTACTGTAATAACCAATTAAAAAATATTAACACTGCTGATATATGTAGAGATCCGCAGTGAGAGAACCGATTAATGCGAGTAGATGACGTCGAGGCCCCTTACCTTTAGCGTTCGGAAGCAAAAGAACTCGATGGTCGTAAACGCTCGCGCCTAGTGTACAAGTACAGAGATCCGTGCTCGCCGTGTAATTCGGCCTTAGTCCCAAGATTATGATCGGGTTTGGGAGGTGGCTCTGGGAGTGATGTCTGATGACGAACGCGACTATGGTCGCACGTCGATCGGATGTTATACTCCACCGGTTCGAACCCGGATACTTGGACCAAACAGGAGAGCCCCTTGGAGGGTGCTAATCTAACCCGTTACTTCCGTGCTCTCCCGTCGGGCACATCAGGAAGTCTAAGGTGGCTCTCCGCCTATTTCGCCGTTATAGCTCAGCTGGTAGTGTCCCGGTAAACGAGACAGGAGGTCGCAGGTTAAAGTCCTGTCTATCTACTTGGTAGATAGTGGCGCAGAGAAGGCGCACCTGTTGGTGACGGAGGACTCGGGTTCGATTCCCGGTATCAGCACCTGTATTGGAAGCGTGGGAGAGCGGTTGAATCCTACAGTCTTGAAAACTGTCGACTCTTCGGGGTCCGTGAGTTCGAATCTCACCGCTTCCGCCATTTTAACTCTGTCCTGCCATGGACAGTGTTGATCGAGTTGATGAGGTCTCCGTTGCGCGGGTGACCACCTAGTTTGGTAAACTCATCACTCACCCCTTTACAGGTCAATGACTATGAATTAACTGTCATTGACCTGGAGTCATCATGCGTATTTTACTTCTTAGTTTTCTGCTGGCATGTGGCACCGTTCAAGCGTATCCTCTTGAAGAGATAAAACTCATTCCTGAGGACGTTGTCAGTATCTACGATGGTGACACACTCACTGTCCAGATTCCGTACCTGCCTGATGTCTTTGGAGATCGGTTGTCAGTCAGAGTAAATGGCATCGATACACCAGAGATGCGGAGTGACTGTGCCACAAAGGCTGAACGTGATGCAGAGAAAATACTGGCCATAAAAGCTCGTGACGCTGTCGGTGAAATGATTGCCAATGGTAAACGAGTGACACTGACCAACCTCGATCGTGATAAGTACTTTCGCTTACTGGCCACTGTGGTCGTAGACGGCAGAGTCGTTGGAGATGAGCTTATTGCTCGAGGACTCGCAGTCCCTTATTCTGGCGGCACTAAAGTTGGTTGGTGCGGCCTTTAACTAGAGGTTAGCATGATACCCATTGAAACACACAAACGACTTACCTTAGCTCAGCGCGATGCTATTCTCGATCGCGTGTTCAAAGAGCAGGGTAAGGATGCAGTTGACGACATTACCTTTGTTATCAACGAAATGGTTAAGACATCAAAGACCCATCAGGCGTTCGTCGAAAGACGAGATAATTACTTGAGCAGTCTTTGATAACAGTTATGGGATCTTAGCATAGACATGTTTAATGCGACAGGCGGTACTCTTATCGGTGCATAGGGCAGTAGCTCGTCTCAGGTGGTTCTGAGGCCAAGCGAAATCCCACCTGACCAGTGGGTTAATCAGGAATCCGAACGGTAAGAAAAGACGTCTGGAGAAGGGGGTTCAAATCCTCAATTTCCCGCCAATTTCCGAGAGCCGTACTCAACGGCGAGGCTCAAGATGAGAAACGTAGACGGAACAGCCTGAGAAACTGTCTGTCTGCTTAGTAAGGAGTAACGAGAGTCTCTCTCATTACGACCGGCCTATGGAATCTAATATCATCGCGACACGAACCAAAAGACTATTTTAGTGCTGCCTCCCTAACGTGCTGGGATCAAAGGTAGGAAGCGGTATATGAACGCATTGCACTGTCTGTAATAGCCTTCGGGCTTGGTGTGAGCTTAGGTTCCGCTTGTGTGGATGATTTATCAACTGGAGTATACCCATGAAGTCAAAGACCCCGTGCCCTTGGTGCAAAGAAAGTATTATTCGTGTTCTTAGTAAAGGACTCACTCCTGAGGTAGAAGGCTTAATGCCTGGACATCAGGTTGAATGTACCAACTGTGGTGCACGAGGTCCTTCTGGTTATATTGACACCTCCAATGCAGTCGGTGCTTGGGAAGGACTTGACATGGCCTTCGCCCCTCGTTCCGAAACCTGACACGCCCTCACCGCACCATGGAGAGGCTAGCCGTCCTGGAGGTTCATCCTGGGAATGGTTCGATGTGTAATATCCTGATGGACTGTTGTACGATCTGGTTGCAATACCCGCCGCAGCACGTGACACGGTTGAAGCAGTAACCGAAATAAGCCTCTGTCACCCTACTGGAGAAATCCAGTAGGGTGTTATGCCGCCTCGACAATGATTTCATTGTCGCAATATAAAGGATATCGTCGTGAAAACAACCCGCCCTCATCGTCAAAAGCTTCGCAGTCGTTTACTGACTAAGATAAACACTCGCATCAATGAGCTGGTCACTATCACACCCGGTTTGCATCGACTTGTAGGTCGTTGTATGTACATTGCAAAGTTGGGATATGGTGGTGATGTAGAGGTGTCTCTCTACACTGAAGTATCTGCAGTGCGTGTCGAACCTTCTAAGCGCATGATAGTGAGTAACAAAGCACTGTATGCAAAACAATCCTTCTGGGGTCATGTTGAAATCAGTAACATCGGGCTGAACGAATTCAATTGTCAGTTTGTTCGCGAGAAGGGTATTAAACACACCCACACATTCGCGGTTGACTATCTACTCATCAAAACCACCGTGGCATGTGGAAGACTATATAACGCAAGTGATGTGGACTTAATGTTCCAGGATTATCGTGAGTTTGAATTGACATCTCATTCTTCGTGACCTCTTGCATGCAACATAGAGAGGAGGCCAACGCCTCCTCTCTATGTATGTTGGCTATTTCTTTTCTTGTTCGTTGTCAGTCTCTGGAGCCCGTCTGTCTGAGATAACTTTGGCTTTGGCTGTAATGGCCACACCTGTCAGCAAAGCACCGAAACTAAGATGGAACAGCCCGCCCCCTGACAAAGTGTACGGACTGTACGCTCGGTAGAGGTATTCGAAGATGTTTGTCTTTAAGGTCACGTCAATCCCCTGAGTGGTTACAAGGAATTCACTGACAGGCATGCGATGCCAGCCCACCCAACATGGAAACACAACAAAGTCAAACACGCAAATGATCGTATAGATCAGAGCGCACGCTGGCTTCCAATTATCCATCATCCACTTAATCATATCTGCAATCCGATTCATTTAACTTACCCTCCCAAGAGGCTGTCATAGAATTCGGTATTGTTCCGAATGGAAACAAATTCAATCGAGCGCTCCGCACATCGACCCGGCGTCATTGAAAAATATACCTAGTTTAAGAAAGGGAGATATCCCTTTCTTTTGTCTAAACGTTTTATCGGTATTCTTTGAATAACTACATTCAACCAACCCCATTTAGTTAAATGTCGAGGATTCTATGTTAGCCAGTCTATTACCTGCAGCTCACGCTTTTGAACGAAGTAAGTTATCGGTTGCGATTAGTACATGGATATCTAAAAGCAGTGCTCCAACGTCATTTAAAAGTCATTGGTATTCAGCAGCCGTTTCCGAAGATTGTATCTACGTTTACGGAGGGTCGAGTACAGTGAATGGACCCGTCCTAGATTTACATTATGAATACAATTTTCTTAACGGTACGTGGCGTGGAAGAAAGTCAGCTTTAAAAAGAATACGTCACACCGCCTGTACAATCAATAACAAGATTTATGTTCTCGGCGGTTATAACGGATACGGCACTTCCAACGGTCTTGATGTCTACGACCCATCATCGGATACCTGGACTACTAAGAACCCGTACCCGGTAGGAGTACAATCTCATTCCGCAGTGGCTATCAACGGTAAGTTATATGTTTACGGCGGTGCTGGTAATGCCGGCAACGCATTAGGATCGCTGTACGAATACACCCCCGCTACCGACACTTGGAAGGCTCTCGCCTCAAGTACTCCACGTCGTTACCATGCCGCTGCGGTAGTCGGTGATAAGATGTACGTGACCGGTGGTCGAAATAGTACGGGAAGCGTCGTGTACGGATTGTCCATGTATGATCCACTCACGAATAAATGGACCGATTTAGCAGGCATGCCAAACGCCCTACAGTACCACACCGCCTTTTCGATAAACGGTAAGTTATATGTTTATGGAGGCGGCTCTGTAACTGCCACTATTATCTACGTATACGATCCCGTTACGAATGCATGGGATATAGTAGATAAACCAGCCGGTCCAAATACCCACCATTCAATGGCAGCTGTGGTTTACGGTAACAAAATGTATGTTTTCGGTGGAGTCACGGAAGTTGGCGTCAACAATGGCCTATCTGAGTACACGCCGTAATCACCAATATACGCACTCCTACCCATAGGACGGCATAACATGCCTTCAGCAAAGCAATGGCATCCAGAATTCACACCATCATATACTCCAGAAGAGATGCTTAAGCTTGGAGTGTTTGAAGGCAAGTACATCAATATCATCAAAGGCATTCCTGCATCTTGGAAGAAACTTCCAAAGGTAGTGGGGCCAAACGATCCTCCTGATGTAGAACTCAACCATTATAAAGTCAAGTCACGTCAGCCCTTGTCAGTATGGAAAGAGAACGGATGGATCATGACTGACAAGGGAGGCTGGTTCCACTGGTACTGTCTCTACTATCTCGGTCGTAGACTTGGGAAAGAAGATGACAAGCAGGTGGCACGTTGGAAGAGTTTCGTTGCTAGGCACATGGGTCAGGTGAAAAGTTCATGCCGACTCAGTGATGACAATTGCCATGCTAAACAGCGTCAAGGTCTTTTACAATGGGGTTGGGATTCGTCGACATTGTTTGATGATAAACAACGAGAGAAGAATCTCTCTAAGATGATCAGGGATACAGGCACTAAAGTACCTGAGGTCTCCACAGAGAGCCTTCCTGCATCGTTCAGGTGGTAGTGGTACATATCACAGGAGGAGGGCAGTGCCCTCCTCCTGTATACTGATTCGAATTTATTTTGACAGTACATGATAAGGGTGATCAAACAACCATAACCCTGATCATTGGAGATCTTTGCATGGAAACGAATACAGTTATTGACGACGTAAATTACGGCAGTCTTGTAATGACTCGCGTCAAGGGTTTATATGGTCTTGCTGGCACTATCGATAGACTTAACAGTCTCATGGACAAGGGCGTCGAGATCATTCCATACTCTGCTGTAAGACCGTTCTACCACCAACTGAGCATCAATTTAGAAGTCCCTCGTCCAGATGGCGGGCATTATGATATCACGTTCTGGGCGGAGTTCCAAGATCACGTTTATCAGATCGCTCAAGAGTTGTCTAAGATCGGTGAGGTTACAGTTACCCACAGCATCGCCATCCTTGCGAGATTCAAAGACGGTGAATGTATCTCGAGGAAATACATCGAGTCTTTCTTTGAAGACGTACCAACATCGCTTAAGTCTCGCACCGAGTTCTAATCAAGCAATACGTTTCACACTAATAATACGGACAAAGTCCAACAATAACGAATTGATAACCAGGGGTAGTACATGAAAGTAGATAACAAGCGAAAGCTCAACCAAATCCTAGCAGCATGTCTTAACAAGCTGGTAATGTCTAATGTCATTGATGACACGGCATTCTCAGCTACAGGACATTGCTTCCATATCGAAGTAATGCGCGATGAAGGGATCGTGCGTTACAGTATGTTCGGTGTGGGTTTGGTGGAAGCGCGTGTTATTGGGGAGCGGGTTACTGAACTGTGCATTCTGCAGTTGGATACCTGGAAGGAGCTGGAGATAGGGTTTGAAGACCTTATTGAGGCTGCCTGTGATGTCTTAGACACCACAATGGAACGTTTGATGGTTGCTTAATGAGAGGGGCTCCGGCCCCTCTTCTTATTTTGTTTAGAGTTAAGGAACTGCCATGGACATCGATAGCGAAATGTTTGCAAAACCAATTGAGCATGCGTATGACATCACTGCACATCAAGAACCTGAAGTGGTGTCGCGGTCTGCCACCAAATCATTTCTTTTCAAACACCGTCCTCTCAATGACATCGAATATGTTCGCCGAGGTCTGGCGATCATTAAGTCGGCATTGAAGTACAACGAAGATCCTGTCAACAACCGTCGTCGTTACAACAACGCGTCACGTAAGACTAAGACGGCGATTTGTCGCCGGCAGCGTAAACTTGATAGCTTTGAGGGAGATATCAAATGAGTAAGTATTTCACATTACTGGATTTCTCCTGTATTCCAATGCTTGACGGTAGGGCAGTGGGACTGTTTATCATTGCAGTGATCATCATCATTGTTTCTATGCTGATTGCATTGTATATCTATCCAAACCGCCGTGAATCGGTTATAACCACTGTAAGTGTTACAGCAGCGATTGTAACCGTCATCACAACAGGGGCTTTCTTCTATACGACTTCATTTAAATGTGATGTTATATTGACCGATGGCACTCGACAGATTGAAACGCAAGTAGCCACATACCGCTATCCTGAACTTGGGATGCAGGTCGTACTCATCTCACGAGAAGACCGTATGCTGCTCATGAATAAGCTTCATTCGACGAATGGTCGTTGACATACTCCTCTAGTATGTTAAATTAAGAGAGGGTCTAAGTCAACCCCGATCTCATTGCGAGATTCAATGACTAATTAACCGGGTTGGGGACGATTGTCCTCGCCTTAACAGGGACTTAACTATGAAAAATAAAAACAAGCTACACAATAGAAACAACAGACATAACAAAAAGAAAAGGGAGGTAAGAAAGAAGCAGAAAACACCGTTAGTAAAGAGAATGGTTAAACTACTTGTCGATAACAAATGGCGAGTGTCATTCGGGCTATTTAAGGTACTGATGAGATGGGACGTTTATTCGCAGAAAGCATCCTGGCTGTTCGACGTGTTAAGAACAATGTTCTAATGAAACCAACATAGAGACCACTATACCGGCTACATGTCGGTATAGTGGTCTTCTTTGTCAAACATTTTTTATTTGTTTAAGCAGCTGCAAGTTCTTTACGATAATCTTCTAACAGTACGAATGGATCAGGAGCCTTCATGGTATCCATGAGGATCTCAATGGCGTTCACAGGCCCGCCCGTAAGGTTAACGCCGATGAGTCGTTGCTTACTGGACGTCACGCCTTCTATACGACATACTTCGTACATGGTCGTCATCTTAGACAGGTTCATGATGATCTCACCGTTAGGGTAAGTCGAACCGATGTCAGCGTCTGATGTGTACCGTCGTACAAATGAACGAACCGATGGTAGATCACGAACCATGAACACGCCGTTAGGCACTACGTTGTGCGTAGAGAGTGTTACGATCCAATCTTCCTTCCCGAGTAGAGACTTATCAAGCTCAGTCTCCATCTGATCCGACAACGTTCCTGCAATCAGCCCTTCCTTAAGCATGTCAAAGTAAAACGCACTGACGTTACGCTTAGGGTTAGAGTTAAACACATTGTACTCAGAACTGCCTGACAGGATCCCGATTTGAGTATTCAGGTCAGTTACCTTTTCATCAAGCAACTCAACACCAATGCAGTCGTAGACGTTGTATACGACGTAATTGACTTTAAAGTACTTCTGCATTTGTTGGTGCCACTCGACACTGCCAGAAGGCGCTGTGGAGTCGCCTGTGGGGAAGTAGAGTTTACCCCACTCTTCGCCCAGGTTCTTCTTTAAAATGTTGTCAAGAGAGTAACTGGGCTCCTTACCCTTAGCTCGACGGATGTTCCGGTAGACAGCAGCCGCATCAATCCAGAAATGACTGGATGGTGTCTCTACCACGTGCCATTTGTCGTACCATGCCAGGTTCTCAGCCTTGCCGTCTGCTTTGATCTTCTGGTCAGGACCGCGCTTATAACGCATGTAACGATATTCAGGTGGTACTTCAGGTGCACTGAAGACATCAGCTAAGTTATAGCCTTCTGCTTCTAGCGCTCTGAGCATCACCGTCATGTCGAAGTCCATGTTCCAGAACGTCACAAAGTCAGGCATCCATTCGTGACACTTGTCGATACATTCCTTGACCATAGCCCCAGGAGACTTCATGATCTTGATCTCGAACTCGATACCACGTGGCTTAGTGATATGACCTAGGTTCTTATCAAGCGCCTCAAGGATCTGATTCTCAGCATCAGGAATGCCGGCAATCCAGGTGTCGAGGATTGTAACGATGGCCTTGTTCTTCAGAGTGACTGTAGAAATGATGATGTCCTTACCACCATTCTCATTCCACATGTCAGTCTCGGTATCGAGTACCGCTACGCTATTGGAATGGAAGAGACCAGGCCATTTCTCCTGATACTGGTTCTTGAGGAGAGTAGCTGGACTGATGTCAGCACCGTAGATGAATGGGTCGCGACACAGAGTACGTAACTGCTGCTTAGGGTTGCCATAACCAAGGCGCTTAACAATCTGTCTGTTAAGTTCACGTTGCTGACACTCGACCTTCACTAACTTGTCTTCGTACTCTACTTCTTTTTTGTCAGTGTGGTTCTTGTACTTTTCTTTCGTGATCCAGAATGGACGTGGACGGTTCTTGTAGAACCGGAGGCGTGGAACCTTCCGTCCATCTTTAAGGTGGACGAGCTCCTTTACGGTCAGGAGATCGTCTGTATCATTACGAGTACTTTCGGTATAAACGGCATGTTTACACTCAAGGCCGAGTACATCCTCTTTATCAAATAGAGGCGTTTTCTTAACAGTAGTCATTGGTATGTCTCACTATTGATTCTGGCTGACCGCAGTCCTTATACAAAGTAATACCTAAACTTGGTAAGAATTTACGCTAATCACTATGATTGGATTTGTCCGACAGTAATTAATTTAAGAGACTTTGTCATGAATAAAGCCCTTACAGCATCGATGGAAGCCATTGACTTCCAACGGGACTCTACGCTCCTCAGTGAAATGGCTGCACAGTACGATGCTTGTATCCAGACTCCTACTAAGGACGTCTTCAACAAAGCCTCAGCTGCCCTCCACAAGATCGCCAAGAAACACACTGGGATGCACTTCAACTTCCACTTCGTCCGTTGTGGCGGACCGAACGCTTACGTGATCCCACCACAGGCTGATATCGCTTCACCAATGCGTCCAGACGAACTGGCTACCAAGGTACAGCGTTTCGGCCGTCCTGTGTCAGAACAGGAGCTTTTCAAAGGCATCGTCGATGTTAAGAAAGGTAAGGTATCTGGCATCTACAGTGAAATCCCAGTGGATGTGTTTGTAGCAACTGAGTTCTTCACCGATCCTGACATGCGTGAAATCACTGGTAAACACATCGCAGCCGTGGCACTGCATGAAATCGGTCACGGCTTTACCTACCTTCGCTACCTGGGTAACTTTGTGCTGTCTAACGTCGTGGTGGCTGAAATCACTCGTCGTCAGCATGAAGGAGGGGATGACAAGATCATCCAGGAGATCGTTAAGGTTGCTGAACAGAAAACAGGTTGGCGCCTGCGCGACCTTGGCGAAATCAACCGCTCGACTGATCCGTTGTTGATTCAGCAGATCGTCATGGCAGGTATGGTTGAGAGCATTCGTTCTGAACTCGGCACCAAGTTTTACGATCGCCGTGCATTTGAGTTCTCGGCAGACCAATTCGTTGCTCGACATGGCGGCGGCCAGTATATTGTCGAAGCTCTCGACTTCATGTATCGCGCTTATCCAGTCTACTTCAAAGAGTATCGTGGCCGGTTTGCCAACACGATGGCCTCCCTTTACGGTTATCTTAAATTGTTCTTAGGGGCAGGTGGCATCTACATCGGAGCGGTCACCATCGGACTGTCTGCTATAGGCGGCGGCATTCCACTTATCCTAGCAGGTAGTCTGTTTGTTCTTACGTCACTGCTTGCCGATTACGACAATGGCATCTACGATCCGATTCCTAAGCGGTATGAAGCGATGCGTCGTGAATTGATCTCGTCGTCTAAAGATCAGAATCTGTCAGTCCGGCAGCGTACTGAAATTATTGCTCAGATCGAAGCCATCGACGAAGTGCTGAAGTCATTGACTACCAGTAGTTTCTTTGGTCCGTCACTGATCGGCGATTTCCTTCTTGGGATCATGACCGGACATCCTGCTCAGCAGAAGTTCCAACGTCAATTAGAGAGCTTGGTCAACAACCGGCTTTTCGAACTCTCCAACAAACTCCAGACCCAAACGGTGTAACCATGAACATCTCTCGCTTGATCCAACTGCTGGACACGATTCCAGAAGCACAGTCGCGTAAACCTGCACTGGAAGTTGCCATCGCCATCGAACTCGGTTACGCGTTTGATCTGCCAAGCGGCAAAGTGGAAAGCATTGTCGCTCATTTTGAACAGTTCCATTCTGATAATGCCAAGCGCGTCATTGGCGAACTGAACGAGATGTATCCATTCGCAGTAAACGTCGTGTACACCATGGTGGTCGATGTCTACAAGAATCGTTACACCGTCGCTTACGAGCCGCGTCTACTGTCTGTTGAAGACATCTGCGCGCAGTTGAGCCGGCCAGCATTCCAGGCTTCGGTAAGTGCAGTGCATGCCAACGTCCTACAGACAGGCATGGGTGGTCTTCTTCGTAGTGAACTGACCGAATTCGTCCGTCGTTTCATTGTCTAAATCTATACAGCGAGGGAGTCCGCTCCCTCGCGTTATGAGGAATTAAAATGACCATGATTTCTGAGTCAGGAGCAATCCTAGATATCAACGAGATTGCTGCATGCTTATCACCTGAAGAAGTTACACGTATTGAGTCAGCGTCGTTTGAAGAACTGGTTGAAGAGATCGACCGCGTTGATGGTGAACTGTCTCTCCTACCCCCAGATACATTAGAAGAATTGGGGATTTCTCCTAGTCTTGAATCCCTACTGGCAGTGTTGGGAAATATCCGAGAGTCTGGTTCTATTTCTCGTGTGGATGCCCAGTCTCTCCATGCAATGACAGCGTCAATGGAAGGCTTCGACGACATGTTCGCCAGCACTCCAATCAACAGCTTTACCGAGATGCCTTCCAAAGTCAACTTTGACGTTTCCATGGAAAGTATTTTCTCAAGAGCGTTGACTTCTGTCGTGGCGACCATTCGAAAAATCATTGCGTGGATAAGGAGTAAGATCAAATCTTTCTCTGCTACCTTCCGTGCAAACCTGCCAAAAGCCAAAGCTGCAGATGAGTTCAACCAAAAGGTGGTATCGAAAACCAACTTGGATCTCATCAAACCAGAGCTTTCAAATGCTGAACACTTCACACCAGAACCATTCCCTTCGTTCGAACGAAAAGAAAGTTTGGTTTACGTTAAATCCAATATGTTTATCTACCACATGATCAGAGGCTCTATGATCCGAGGGTTGACATATAACGTAGTGAAGTTCTGCGACGTGTATCTTGATGCAGGTGAGGCGGTTACGTTAGAGCAACTGTTACCGATCGTGAAAGAAATCGCCGAAGTGATTCCGAACGAATCTAACTCGGCCCGCACGATCACTTCGATTGGCATTGGCAGTACCGACATTGCATTCGATGCGCGTGCACTGATCAACCTCCCAGTAAGCCATAAAGAATTCGAAGCGGTCAGCACCATTGGACGTTATCAGGCTACATTGGCAACGATCCCTAAAGGCATAGCTGGCAAGATGACCTCTAAGGTTAACAGTGCGCTTGTCATGGCCAATAAGTCAGTGGACAGTCTTGAAAAGAAAGCGACAGACAAAGCTGCCACAAAAGAAGTACTTGACAAAGTAACGGGCGATCTAACAGTTCAGCGTGAAGTAGTTAACGTGTTGTACAATCTCCAAGTGCTGGTCAGTGTCTTCATAACGACAACTACCAAAATGTCAAAGACCCTTATTGAAGCAGGGGTTGTTAAAGCATAACGACATACAGGGAGGGCCTAGGCCCTCCCTGTATGCTGTCACGATGAATGTTTCGAGAAGACGATGTCTATACTGTCTTCAACACCGAACGTTGCGTTCGGCAGTGCTACAAGCTTCTTACCGATACACAGACGAGAAGACTCATCTGCCATGGTAATGACGCTGTAATTACTCACGCCTCCGAGATTACTCACAGAGACAGACATTACATCATCACCCATCACATCTTTCAGTTCGCTTTGTAATCCATCGCGGCTTACTTGAAGTGCTTTAAATGCAGCGGTGATTGTCTTGCGGGTGCTTTTACGAATTTCTTCTTTAAGGGCTTCGTTACGGTAGACGTTAGCATCGACGAAATACTCCACCTCAAGGTGCTGAGCAGCTTGCATCGTCATTGCTAAGCTACCATCAACGATTGCTTTGATCAGACCCACAGTGGCCTTAGGATGGAACCACAGAGTGGTGTTCTCCAAGAGCTTCTTACGGATCGGAGCAAGAGTGATGTTAACCCACTCTACAATCTGTTGCGGGACGGTTTCCCGGTAGGCAACATCAGTATCGTTGGTTACAAAGTAGTAAGCACCGTCAAGAAGACAGAGTTCAACCTGTCGCAGAACCGCACGAGGCGTCTTGACGATAGGTTCGCCATTCTGATACATGATGGTACCTGCACGATGCAGGATGATTTCATGCTCAGTTTCAGGATCTGTCATGATGTCACCGACCCGATGCTTGTAAACAACGTACGGCTTACCATCGCCATCGTAATCCACAACCACCGCACCCGTCTCGTCATTCAACTCTGGAACGTTAGCGGTATAACGGCTAGGAATGTCTTCCTCATACCGCATGTACTGTTCTTCACCAGCAGTTGAACGAGCCCGTGCCCAGAGACCTTCAAGAGATTCACCTAACTTGAGTGTCACCTGTTCATGATACAGACCAGCAAGGCTATTCGGGTACATGAACATGCCCATGTTGTCATCAATGCTGGTACGCTCACCCGCTTCGACCTGAGCAGTCTCTACGCCGTAGAAGATGTCGAACACAGTGTTCATCGACGCTGGATAAGGGTGAGGAGAAATCCCCTCGCCTTCAAAACCATCCAGATAAACGTGATGAGTGCTGTCCACATCCCATGTCGAATCGAAACGGAACTCAAAGATCCATTCCTTAGACTTAGGGTCACGGCCATAGAGCGAACCATTAAGGTAAACTCGACTGATCTCGCCTGGAGGAATGTACGCTAGCTGTGCAACAAGCGCGTCGTCGTCCAGATCTTTCATGGCATCAGTGCTGTTCGTCATGACCCGAACTACCCAGCCTGTCGGAGTCCGTTCAAACACATGACTGTTCGACGTCACGCCCACACCCATGGTGCCGTTGTCTGTTACGAAGAACCGATTACTTACAGTCGGGTCTCCGAAGTAATACGGACGCACAGTGAACACACCGTCGTTAGTATCGTAGACATAATGGAAAGGCGTGTAGAAGTAGTTGCCATTAGTAACCTGATCAACCAGCAGATCGCTCGGCATACGCAACATCGCGTCTCGAGTCTCTGCATCGACGATCGACAGGTAGCCGCCGTTATCACGATACAGAGTGGTTGGCATTACCGTGATACGTTGACCATTGTCCATGACATCGGCTTCAGCCAAGATCTGAGCAATTGACTTACTCAGAGTCACTACGTTAGCACCGGCACCTGTGGAGACTTCTTTCACAAACGGTGCGGGTAGCTCACGACTGGCAGAGTAAAGACGCCGGGTTGTATTGTCGATCACCAGAACGCAGCTGAACCCCGAATCAGTCAATTGATCTAACTGTGTCTGGATCTGGACGTTGGTGATTGGGACCTCGATTGGACCAAGGGCGTTATTCACCGCACGTTCTTTCAACTTATCAAAGCTGATAGCATTACTGCCACCCGTAGCTGGCTTGGATGCCATCATGTAGATTGACGTGATGCGTGAGGCTGGTGACGTGTACTTGCCGTTGTCATCGTTGTCGAAGTCAGCGAACGTCGCAGTGAACATATCAGCGCTGTAACCGTTCAATGCCAGTTCTAATACACCACGAGTGGTATATACATCGACACGGATTGACTTGTTGACAAGGTTTGTGCTGTAGTAGATCTGAGGGATCGATACATTCAATCCAGCATCGGTCAGCTTAAGAACCGCTGTAGGAGTGGCTGGATCAAAGATCTGTTCACTATGAGTGGTTCTGATCTCTTCCCACTGACCATTGCCCAACGAGGTATAGACACGACAGTAATGGAATTGGTCGCTTATAGCGTACGTCTTACTGAATACCTTAGCCGCAGTGAGGGCTGCTGTGTAACTTTTGATGGCGACCTGCTGTACAGGTACTTCCATCTGGATGAACTCTTCATTACCGATGTTGTAGTTCTCGAGAGACCAATCGACTTGGTTGGTTTCAAGAGCCATCAGTGGCGAAGGACGATCGTTATCGTAAACGATCTGAAGACCACCGTGCGCCAGTACTCGAATTTCAATCGGATATTGTAAAGTAAACGGCACATCGCCTGCACGAATCTCGGTGTGACGAGGGATGACCAGTTTACGAATACCGCCCACACCTGTATCGACCGCCTTATCCATGACCTCACTCTTACTCGGACAGATGAGTAGTTTGGTCACAGATGGAGAACCGAAGACGTTGATATAATCCACATCGCTCATGTGGCGATACAGATCACTGCGAGTCATTGCTTGTTCTGGATATTGAACCCGGTTCAAGAACTCAGCTTTACGCCGGCCGTTACTGAACAGGGTAGATGCAAACTCCATCAGATAGACGAAAGCGTTACTTGGGTCAACGACTTCGACTTCACCGTTGGTGACGCGCTGTAGGTATTCGATACCCGCCCGCTGCACTGCCATCGGGTTGAGTTTTGCTGCCTCAATCAAGGCATCAAGTTCTGCTCTTGCCATTACAGACTCCAGTGTTATAGTTGCGATACCTGAGTGGAACTGAGGGTGGTTGGAAGAATCAACTTCCCTTTACTGACAGCGTCATATTCAGACTTGTCTACCCACCATTGCAGTTCAGGATCACCTTGAAGATTGATCCACGGGAAACCTTTATAGTTAAACAGCTTACGTTCTTCTGGGGAGACATGCACCATCGTCTTCTCACGCTTACCGTCACCCATGTCAGGGTTAAAGATCACCACTAATTTGTTGAACTCCCATAACGTAATGGGGTCATTGTATTCTGCTACTACACATTCAAACGAAGCTTGCACTTGTTTGTTGTTTTCGTTGTACGGCGTCTCACGGGAATAGTTAAACGACGTACCGATAGAAAGGCCGACAGGGAACGCAGCACCACACGAAGCCCACTTCTGAATATAGCGACCTGACCAGTCTGTAACAAACCGGTAGATCCGTGTCATGTAATCGACTTCACGTTGGACAATAGAGTACCCGGCTGGCTGGATCTTAGTGCCCATGTAGACACCGCCGATATATAGAAGCCACGCAAAAAGCGTGAATGATATAGGATCGCCTAAGGTGTTTTCGAATGTGCAGTCCAGCGTAAATCTACCATTGATCTCTGCAATGGAGTCGTTCATCATCCAGACTTCTTTGGCCATCCCCTCGTTTGTGCTGTATGCATGGAGCGTAAGGTCTGGCCAACCCGACATGTTAGTTAAGCAGTTACTGAGTAACGGCATAAACGCTTGACGGTTGTCGAAGATGTTATTATCGCCTGAAATGTCACTATCTATACTGTCAGGCCAGAGCATCCGACGGATGATTCGGTTGTATGAAGTGGGCTTATTACTAGCCATTACAGACAACTGACGCATGGCCATGATGTTATCGTATGACAGGTTCAAATTTGGGCGTGAGAAAAACGTCAAACCCTGCATGTCTGTGTTAGCTGGTACCGCAGAACCTTGTTGTGTACGGTTGTATCCGCCGAGCAAGTCGTGAAACCGAGCCCCTAGGGCACCCATGCCTTGTTCACGGGTCAAACGACGCATCAATGCGTCATCGCTGTCGAAGCCCCCGCCTTTGGCAATGGTGTCTAGCACCTCTTTCATCAGTTTATAATCAGCCATTCCTTACACGCCTCTGAAGGGAATTTTACATGAACAAACAAGTCTCGCAAGAAGGTCTTATCACCGGCTCGTTAATTATCGCCGGTGGCAGTCTTCTTGCCAAATACGCTCCGCAGGTCATCTCTGCCATTGCCGAGAAAATTGGCAAGCAAGCAGCAGGTGAAGTAATCCAAAAGACCAAGGAAGTTTTGGCGGCCAGTAATCAAGGCGACCTTGTACGCTTCACACAATCTGCCCGTGTTGAACCGATTCTTTTAATGGACAAGCGTTCTTTGAACACTCCGTTCATCCAAGACGTCGTTTACAGCATGTACAACATGTTCACTGGTTATTGGTTGCTGGCTGTTTCTCTTGACACCAAAATCAACGGCATTTCGGTCGGTCGGCGTCTTGATAAGTTCGCCACAGATCGCGATCTGGGCAACGCCACCATGGATGCACTGACTGCTTCTGAGAAGCTGATCACATCCATGGAATCATTCGGCCTTCCTTTCATTGACGAGATCGTTGCTGAACAAGAACTGCTTGAGCGCACTGCTTCCATGGAAGCGCTAACGCCTGAAGAAGCCTTGGCCAAGATCACCGATGAGAAGCTTAAGGAAAAGCTGACCCGTGATTACGAGAACATCAAGAAGAGCACAGGCGCCGAAGCCGCCAAGCTGGCTAAGGAACTTGATGCCGAGTTCAAGAAAGCGAATTACAGTAACAACGGCACCGGTGTAACTTCTGCTGCCAAGTATGTCGAGAAGGCTGTGAACCTGGCTGTCGGTAACGTCATCGATGTAACGATCAGCGAAGATGGCAAAGAAGCCGTTGTCCCAGTGACCATTCGTCTGCGGGTGGCCACGATGCCATCTGACTCCATGATTCAGACTTTGGCCGTTGGTGGTTCAGATGCTACCTTTGGTAGTCGTTATCGTGCATGGCGTGCTGGTGAGATCGGTTTCTGGTCTGACTTCGTTCTCCAGATGGACCGTGTCGACGCACACCGTGCGGCAATGATGAAAGACGAGTCTGGTTATTACAAGGCTGTCTATTCTCGTGCTCGTCGTAACGCCACTGCTGAGATCTTGACTCAAGGCCCGTCACTGGCCACTGCCAGTGCGTTGATTGTAATCGACACACTGACTGCTCAAGAGCTTGAGCGGCGCATTGGCGGCAAGCTGGAGAACTTCAAGGTACGTCAAGGCATCTTCGGTCACACCTACTCGATGTTGCTGGCTGTTGTAGATCCTGATTGGGAATCTCTGGTCATCTATACGCGCGGTATCGAAATGCCGACCAAGCTGACTGCAAAGGACATCCGTACTGCTGGCAAGTCTGACAGTAAAGAGATGATGGAAATCCTCAAGTCTTATCAGCTCGGGCGCGCCCCAGGCCGTATCTGATCACTCCCCAATTAAGGAACTAGGAACATGCGAATCCTCGACTACGTCCGTCAGCTGGCGGCGTCCTTCACCAAGGACGAACTGAAAGAACGTATGCGTATCTTTACACAAGGTCTGCAGAAGGCAATCGAAACGTTCATGAATGCTGAGACAGGTCTTCCGACCCTCAAGTCGAAAGCAGGCAAGGACTTCGAATCCGACCTTAGCAAGGGCGTCCGTCTTCCACCGCGCATGACAGCTTTTGGCTACATTCGTCAGGTGCTGGCGAACATGTCCATTACCGCAGAACTCTTAGGCGCTATCGTCGAGAAGAGTTACGGTAAGGACATCGTGATAGAAGGCATTACCTACCGTCGTGCAGAACTCCTACGTACGTTAGGTTACATGGACTTCGTGGTCAACTACTCGATGCAGTTGCTCCATTATATCCTTGTGGCAGAAGCGTCACTGGTATCTAAAGAACATCCAGAAGGCCAAGAACGTCCTCGGCCTGAGCTGGCATGGCTTAAAGATAACCGCCGTGCGTTCATTACCTTGCTGCAAACCTTCTCGCGCCCTTCTCGTGAAATTGCCTCCCTCATCGAATCGATACCTGAGATCAGTATCGGTGAAGACGACGACAAGGTCATTGCTCCTCAGGTGGGTCTGGCTAAACTCGACCCTCTGAAGAATAACTTTGTACCTATCGTCAGCGATGTGGCCATGGCTATTGGTATTTGGCGTGCTCAGATGCAAGTCGCTAAATACGATCGTCTGAAAGAAGATGCTCGTTCTATCCAGTTGCGTATCGAACAACTCCGTCTTCAAGCAGAAGGCAAGAGCGATGCCCAGTTGGAAAGTACCATCGGCAAGTACGAGCGGTTCTTGAACCAGACAGCCGAGAAGATCGCTAAGATGGAGGCTAAGTACGGATGAGCGTGATTAAAACTCATCGCGGCTTCATCTTGGACACCACGTCCCAACATCCAGAAGGTTTCATCGACCTTCCCCTCATTGACAAGCTCTACCATCGCATGGAGAGCATCAATGGGTTCGAGCATGATTTCGATTATCTCGAAGATGTTGTCGTAGCTGCGAAGCAAGTACTGTTCACCCGTTCCGGTCAGTTCATTCTGCTTAATCAGTTGAAAGAACTTCAGTCGAACTGGGTATTGAACTTCTCCATTTCCACGCTCAACTTTATCAACGGTAAGACTCGAGCCCTGGCGCTTGAAAACTACCGTGATCTGATGGTGTTCCATCCTAAAGATCGGATTTCGGTTGATGCTGGCAAGTTGGTCCGCGAGAACGATTACGGCTGGATGTTCACTGCATCCAAGGGCGAGATTATCTCAGCCTGGCTAGGTCGTGAAGACGGTCTGACTGATCTGGTAGTGTGTCTGCACTTGATTGCAGGGTCATTGCCAGACGGCTGGCACGAGCGTTCAGACGCCGCTTAGGTGCTCTGTAAAATTACACCTATGGTGTGCGAGATAAGGGCTCCGTCCTAGGTGAACCCTTATCTCTTCCTTTGTTTGCAAACACGGAGCAACAAGATAATGATGCGTAACTCTATTCTCGCCTCTGCACTGGCCATCTCGTCCTTGGAGTCCTTGGACGGTGAAGGCGAAACTGCTGAACTGAACCCGGTCACCGAAGAAACCACCGTAGCGATCGACGAGATCCTCGAAGAAGTTCGTGACGGCGCTGACAGTGTTGAAGAACACGATGACGCTGTTGAAGATCTGGAAGGCGCTGCTGAAAGCCTGGAATCTCTGATCGCTTCTCTGGAATCTGCCATCGCTGACGGCGGCATGAATCCTCAGGCTGCTGACGTTCATGGCCGCGCCATGGTTAACGCCGTTCGCCGTCTGCCTATCGATGGCAGCCAGTACAGCGTTTCCGTTGAATCCTTCGGCGGCACTGGCGACAAACTGCAAGCTTCTTTGGAAGCCATGCAAGGCGCCAAAGACCTTCTGGCCAAGATCTGGAATGCTGTCAAGAATGCAATCACGTCTGCCTACCAGGCCGTGGTTAAGTTCATCCAGACCATCGGCAAATCTGGCGAAGCCCTGATGGTTGCTGGCAACCAGCTGAAGTCTTCGGCTAACAGCCTGTCTGGCGAGCCTGGCGACAAGAAAGTATCGATGGGCGGTGCTGGTAAGTACCTGCACATTGATGGCAAGGTTGAAGGCTCTGTAGCCGGCAAGCTGAAAGACATCCTGACCAACGGCGTAAAAGTATCGGCTGCCACCAGCCATGCTGCAAGCGAAGTCAAAGCCTTGGCCGGTCGCTTCATGTCGGGTTCGGCGACTGCCGGTTTCGAAGAAGGCGTTGAATACGGCAAGAAAGTATTCCCAGGCATTCCAATGGACGTAAAACTCCCTGGCGGCCGCATGATCGCATTCGACACCACTGCAAACGTGTTCAAGTTGAATACTGCTGCTGAATTCGATGGCAAAGAAAGCGAAGTTGCCGTTCCTAATAAGAACGAAATTAAAGCTATCGCCAACGAAATCATCGCCGTCGGCCGCATGATCGCTGAGTTCGATAAGAAGCACTTCAAAGCGCTTCAGAAAGAACTCGACGCGTTTATCGCTGCTCAAGACAAGCTGGTCAAGACTGCCGATTACGATAAAGAAGAAGCTGCTTCTTATCGCGACAGCTTGAAGCAGTTCAAATCGATCTACCGCATGTCCAGCGGCCTGGGCCCAGCCTACATGTCCTACGCAGCTAACGCTGCTAAAGCATCGTTCGGCTTCGCTAAGAAAGCGATGGCTGCTTACAACTAATCGACCCCCGGTCGGATAGTTGTTGTAATGAATACATCAGCCCGGTTCATTCCGGGCTGATGTTTATTTTATTCGTTTCACCGAATTCTATGGTGAATTATAAACTCAATCTCTAACACGAGCATCTGCCATGTCTGATGAACAACTGCCTGAACTTACAGGCCTCGAGAACGAGGGACTATTCAACGTACTGGAAGCTCATCGTGATTTGACCGATGCCAAGGTTCAGATGGAGTCCCTTTTAGATGCAGCAGATTCTTTGGAATCTCTGATCGCACACCTGGACAGTAATGAAGTCGTCTCTCCAGGTCACAAACAAGCCATTAAGGTCAGCTTCGAGAACCTTGTCTCGGGCACTGGCATCACTGTAAATGACATCATCCCATCGCTTGAGTCTCACGAGCAAGGTATTGTTTCTACAGAGTCGCTCAAAGACCTCACCCGTGAACTGTGGAAGCGCATTGTCTCGATGGTGCTTTCCATCGTACAGTTCGTAAAGAACTTCTGGGCAAGTGTATCGACCTATCGGGGACAGTTACGCCTCTCAGCCGAACATATCCAGAAGCATGGGGCAGTTCGACGTAACACAAGTATTAAGAACCAAGATGTGCAGCTTGGCATTGAGATCAAATCATTCATCGTTGGTTCTAATACCTTAGGCGATCCTGACAGTATCATTCGTGCTGTCAGTGCAGCCCTTGAGCAATACAAAGCAATGACCTCAAGTTACGGTCCTGCAATGCTTGAGATGGGTAAGAAGTTTGAACGGGCGCTTGGCAGTGGTAAAGTGAGTCGAGAACTCCTTTCAGAAGTCTGCGGTGTGTTCAACGATTCTCCAGTGACCACTATCGCATCTAAGATGCGTGCCATGGCGTATCGCGACTCTCGCTTTGGTAACCGTCTTGTTCTGGCTGCTCCGCCGATCATTGGTGGCTGGACGATGTTCTTCCTGACAATCGAGTCAGATGCACGCGATGGGCTAGAGTCTGATCCGATTGCTTTTGCACAAGCGCTCCGCACCACGGGCGTTAAGTTCTCCATGTCCAATGTCAACGTCAGCAACACGCTGAGTGGCATTGTGAAGACAGCTTCCGGTCAGCAGGTAGAACTCATTGGTAAGCGTGTCGTAGAAATTCTCGACATGATTGATGCCCAGGAACGTGTCATGGCATTCAACCGCATTGAAAGTCAGATCAAGAACGTCCTGCGTGCTGGCGAACGATATCAGAACATTCTGGATGGCGGTGATACGTTTGATCAGAGCACCATTCGTTTTGTACGGTCGTACGCAAACATGGCTATTGGTCCGGTAGATCAGATGACTACCAACCTGCTAACCGTTTCTCGCAATCTGTTGACTTACGCTCGTAAGTCACTTCATAATCAATAAATAGGTGCTGGCATGAAATCGAGTCTCGAATCCATTCTGCAAGAATCATTGCAGGATCTCCGCGCACTTTCCAGTGAAGTCGGTGTGGCTGAAGAAACCCCAGGTCCTGTCGAAGGCCTGACGGTAATCACTGCAGATACCATTTCTGCTGAGGTCCTTGAACACGTCACAGCCGAACGCTATAATAGCGAAGAAGCCTGTCGTGAAGTCTGCACAGACTACATCGTCAAGAACGAAGAAGAACACGCTGCCATGCGTCGTGATCTCAGTGAGATCTCAGGTACCATCCAGAACATCTCGGCCGGTATGGAAATGGCAGGTGTAATCACCTCCATGGAAAGTCTGGACGCGGGCGATGTGGCCATGGCTAACACAGCTCTTGCCAACATTGCTCAGCAAGCGGGTGACTGCACCCCACCAGTACTGGTAGCTGAAGACGGTCAGTTGACCAGTGCTTCTATGGAAGGTCTGGGTGACTTCCTGAAGACTCTTCTGAGCCGATTGAAGACGTGGATCAAGGAGAAATTCCAGAACATGACAATTGCCATGCGTCGTGGCATTCATTCCCGTGCCATGTTCGATAAGCGCCTGGCTGCAATCACAGCTCGCATCACCAATCTCCCTGCTGACTACGGTGTTCCTGCTAAAGGAATGCGTCTTGACGGTCGGATGGTCGGGCAGATGTACTTTGATGGCAAGGCGGTTGAAATCTCTAGCGCTGCTGTTAAATCATCAGGCCAGAAAGTGATTGGGCTTCTCAAGAAGGCTATCACCGAGATCCACCCAGACGCTGTCAAGCGTTCGGATGCCCTTGCAGATTCGATTGCCAACATCCTCACCATGCGTGATGAGATCTCAGCGTCTGATGCACTTCACAAGTTGTTTAAAGAGGTGGGCGCTCCTCTTCCGGCGGCTAAGATCGCAAATGGCCTTAAGGAAATCGCTGGCTTGACATTCTTTGATGGAGCGGTTGGCTACCGTAGCCGCTACCGTGATGTCGAGTGGATCATGGAACTGGTTACCTTGGTTGAAATGCCAGCTACTCCAAGTAAGCCTCGACTGAACGGCATGTGCGACACCCGTTACGCAAATGTGGCAGCTCTTAGTGAAGTCACTAATGAATTGGCCGATATTCTTGGTGACGCCGCAGCGAGTGATTTCGATTACTACAATGAACTGTGTCAGGCGTGGTACGAAGCGTCTGAAGTTTATGAGCGGTTGTGGGCGATGGTTAGTAACGTTGAGTTCAGTCACATGAGCAACGAACTGTGGCGTGGGTTTGATGTGGGTGTAACTGCAATGTTCACCTTCCTCGACAAAGCCTACTACAGTGTCGAGAGCCTGCGTGCGCCTTACTTCCGTTTCATCGACGGTACCTTGTACAATCTCGAAGAACAGTTGAAAGGTTACGTGGCAGTCAACCGTTAACATACGGAGGAGGTCTCGGCCTCCTCTTTATGCCGATTTTATGACGAAGTTCATCAACCGGGGAGCACCCCAATGCCCAACCTTCTGATCCCTATCGAGAATACCTTGGATTCGGTATCTCGCCCAGTTGCCAAATCGGTAATTGACAAAATAATCCACATCACTAGTCTCGATAAGACAACTCGAGTTGAGATCCGTGGTGAACAACAGAAAGCCGCACAACCTGGTACAGAGATCGGCGACCTCAACACTCCCGATCTGCGCCTGATTCATGATGGACGTGTCATTGTCTCGTTCCGTGAAACGTATGTCGACTCCGAAGTAATCAACGCTGAAGTCAGACACCCATATGCCCAACCTATCTTTGCAGACCCTAACATCGGCATTCACATCAAGCCGATCTACAGTGCTACAGAGATGGAGCTTAACTTTACCTACCGCGCTAAGTCGAAACAAGAAGCTGCTGTATGGCGTGACGACGTAAAAGTACGAATGGCTGACAACCGCCAGGCACACCTCCACGAGGCCGATTACCACTTCCCGGTACCAGACTTCTGCTCAATGCTCTTAAAGCACGTGTACGAGCTTAGAGAGGCTCAGGCAGGGTATGGTGACAAGCTAGGCGATTATCTTCAGCTACATTACACCAAACGTGCAAAAGTCTTGACCACTCAGGGTGGAGACGACCGGAATACACTCCTTGTAATCGGCGAGAAACAAGTCGGTATTCAAGGGTGGTTTGATTTCGAGTTGCCAATAGAGGAAGAGAAGAACGAGAGCGGCCCTAGCTACCTTGTTCAATTCAATTACAAGTTCAGTTATCACAAGCCTGTTAGCTTGAATGTGGTTTATCCTCAGATTGTACACAACCAACTCATCGCACCAGACTTCATTGTATTGCGTGAGCGTACAGAAGACCCATTGGCACTCCCGACGTATAAGAGTGATTACCGGTTTGCGCTGGATCACTTTGACCTTCTTGCTCGAATACCACGTAAAGCGCTAGGTGGTCAGTGCATTCCTGAATACGACGAATGGATTCCTGACTCGGTACGGCCTTACACCACATCTCTCATTAACTGGATGGTGGTGTTCAGTCAGAAGAACATGGTCTTAGCGTTGGATGAAGCCGATATTCAAGGAGCCAACTTCTCTGAAGATGTCATGGCGTTCATGCGAGCTCAGGGATCTAAGATGGTAACGTTAGGACAGTCTCCGTTCCACTTCGGTATCTACCGTGGGAAAGAACCTGTCGCTGATGGTGTACTGTCTATCAAGTTGACACCTACCGCCTTTACAGTCGAGACAACCGAACCAGTTGATCTTCGCCAGTCGTACCACATGCGTCTCAGTTTCTGTACAGAGATCGAGAAGTATACCGAACAGGCACTCATGGATCTTCATGAGAATGGTATCGTGGCACTGAAGCTCTTCCAATCTGTGGTCAACCGCCTTGATGTGGAGGATGCGTATCAGAATCACATGACTGAAGACGGTAAGTTGAGTATCTCGTACATCAAGCGGTTCTTCGGTTGGATGCGCCATCAGCAATATGGTGGAGTCGATACACCCACCGGAACTAACAACAACAATCGCTACCCTAGCGATACTTGGCTTGATAATGACGACAACTTTGGTTTCCGTATGGACGTGCCATACGTCGAGATCCTTACCATTGTCGCACTCAAACGAAATAAGGTGTAGCCATGCCAGTCCCACAACACGGTAACATAGACACCACGGTAAAAGAACCTGTTGTCAAACCTGTAACGGTACAACCTAAGTCGTATTCCAGTGCTGTTGTCGATACGTCAGCCGTACGCTTGGACATCCTGACTACCTACGTGGCTGGTCAGGCATGGGACGTCGACTACTTCTCACGTATTCGTGGCAAGGACGACGACTCCCGTCCATTCGAATCAGCACTACATCCCGTGTATCAACAGTATCATCAGATCAAAGGACTTGAACTGAAGGTCACGTCTCCGCTGTCGTCATCTCAGGATGGAGATACCAAGGACTTCTCTATCACAGGCACGGCTAACGTCTATGGCGTAGTGGTTCCGACTGAAGGTGAAGTGTTCTTGGCTGATATCGGTGATGGACGTGAAGGATTATTGACTGTCACCAGCACGCGTAAGCTTTCTCACTACAATTCAGCGGTCTACGAGATTGAATACATCGTAACCCGACTGAGTTCTGCTGAGTTACGTGCAGAGCTAGAAGCAAAGACTCAACAGACGTCAGTGTTCCATAAAGACTTCTTAGAGTCTGGCAGTGATCCAATGCTGTCGGAAGATCAGACCGAGAGTATCAATAACCTGAAGGAACATTACGGGCGTTTGATTACTCTTTACTTCCACGACTTCTATTCCCGTGACCTGAAGACACTGTTGATTCCGAATCAGCCAATGACAACGTACGATCCATTCCTGATTCGGTATATCAAGACCATCCTGACCACCGACGATCATCCAATGATGCGCCACCTGACAGAGTTCAACGTCCAGGGCGATCAGGCGATGTACGAGTTCACGTTCTGGAACTGTCTGGAATCGATGGACCACGCTATGCTGAGCATGAGTATCCATCATGCAGGTATTGTTGGGGTAGGGTGTTTCTTCAATGGACGTCCTACATTGAACAGCATTTACTACACGGGCGTGAGGGCAGTTATTTATCCTGACATGTCCCCTACCTATGTAGATTCAGGGTATTGTCCTCCGTTAGATCCAAGTCTTAACAAGTTAGTGCGTGGTCATGCTCGGTTCCGTGAATTGAATCGACTGTGCCGCACTGATCTGGTAATGGATCCAACGCTTGAGATTTATCAGGCTGTATCGCCCGATCGTGCCCCTCAGATTAAGCAGGTGACGGTAGACGACTTCTATGTTCTTAGTGAAGACTTCTACTTACACACGCCCGAAACCAAACTGTCCAAGCTTGAAACATTGACGATGGCTGCTCTTAAGGGCCAAGCGATTGACATCAAGATGTTGGACGACCTATGTAAAGGTGCCCCGCGCTGGGATAACGTCGAGAGGTTCTATTACTTCCCGATTCTGTTCACCCTGCTGCGCGTGTACCGGAGGAGAATCAAGTGAGCCAAGTTCCCGCCTCGACTGTTGATCTAAGCAGTCCAGAAGCTGTGCGTAAGCATATCTTCAACAAGACGTATTTGTACGCTATACCCGGCTATTATCGGTATTCGAAAGAGTACAACAAAACAGTCGGTCATCTCGATACAGGTTCTAAAGCATTGAACCAAGCCGTGATGAATGAATACGTTGACATCGGCGGGACAATTGAAGACATCTTACGCCTCTATGAAAAAGGGGCGGACATTAAGATGCGCGATGGTAAGGATCTCGTGACAATCTACGAAGTCCTTACTGCACACCTTCATTTCTGGGCGCGCCATGTCAATAACGATCCGAACGTAAAGAACGCTCCTCTCGAATCACTCTACCTGATGTCGGATTATTGTCAGACGATCCAAAATCAGGTTAAAGGGTTCAAGCCAAAAGTACAGGACGTCCCTCATCTGAAACGAGTGTCTGCTTTGTTCGGTATGGGTGAAGGGATTGCTGAGCTGTTCAATCCGACGGGTGTCGGGGCTATTGTCGAAGACACTGGCGCTGCCATGAACTCAATTGAGCAAATGTTAGCGGAACGTAAGAAAGGCCGTTAACTACATGAGAGTGTCCTATGGAATTCCAAAACACACCACTGGGTGCTGAAGCAGCATTGATCACCCAGTTAGGTACCGAGGCTTATTACAAGTACACTGCAACCTTCGTTACTGAAAAGGGTACGTTGGAAGCCATGTCGGTGGTGAGTGTTGATTGGATTCGTGACTATCGCAATGCGGCTGGTGACGAGATCCAGATAAAGTTGGTCGTACCTTGGGGCAAGTATCTTCATCAGGTCGCCCCGTTTAAAGAGAATCTCAAGATCACCGTGGTGAGAACAAAACTCAACTCGGCTGGAATGGATTCGGGACATGTCATCTTAGAGCAAACCTTCGATGCGTTCCTTCCCATGGAATCTGAAGGCGCTATGATGAGTTCCGGGCCAGAGGTGGCGAGTGAATATACCGCTGACCTCATGGGACTCAAGACTGTCACGGTCCAATTGCAAGATGAAGTCTTTGCACTCATTCGATCTACGTTAGTGGGCGGTGTATTCAGAGATTCGGTTCCGTTTGAGGTACTTATATCGCTGCTGCATAAAACGGCACTTGACTATAAGACAGATATTGAAAACGCTGTCTTGGGAGTCAACGCTATCCCGCCGAACAATAAAACTAAACGAGCCCATTTGGTAATTCCACATGGCACTCCACTGGTTGCGCTGGCAGGGATGTTGCAGACCCAGTTTGGTGGGATCTACACAGCAGACATTGGTTGTTATTTCCAGAAGGGCTTCTGGTATGTATGGCCTCTATATAACTACAAGTTGTTCGATGTCTCAGAACGGACATTGATGTTCATCATCGCCCCCAGTTCCAGAACGCGTGGTATCGAACGCACGTGGCGTAAGGTAGACAAGACTGTCAATATCCTCATCACGGGCGGCATGAGTCGTTCTGATCCCTCTGAGGCTATGTTACTTAACCTCGGTAACGGAGCGCGGTTTGCTAACACTGATAATGCGATGGAAGGATTCCTCGAAATCAGTAATAACAAAGCCGTGGCAAAAAGAACTAACAACGCAAACGAGTATGACGCAGTCGCTCGACGTGGTCCTACCATGACGCGTGTCAGCCAAGATGTGTCGTCATCCAATGCTTTCCAAGAAGCCTCTAAGATCTCGGCACGTAACGGAGCTTACGTTACCATGCACTGGGAGAACAGTGACCCTGATCTCATTATTCCAGGAATGCAGTGTGAAGTAGGATTCCTTGTTAACAACGAAGTCAAGTTCCTTTATGGTGTTGTTGTGCACACGCACGGTTTATCAGCACTGTCAGGTACAGGCATGCATCAGCGCATTCACCAAGTCACTACAGAAGTGGTGGTGATGGTAGACCGTACAGCGCCTGAATATTCATCGTTCGTTAACGAACAGAAATAATTTCAACAGTACATTATCACTTGAATACCCATCCCTCAACCCGAGGTTCGCCTTTATGCCCGGTAAACACACACTGGGACTGGTACTCGTTAAAGCAGGAGAATTGATAACTTTCACCTTCGACGACAACGTCCCTGATCGTCCGAGGAGAATCACAGTCGTAGCTATCTCAGATATTGATTTAAGTAAGGAGATGGCTACGTTCTGTGAAAAGACTAACAGGTCTGGTAAAGACATCTATACTGAGAACGCCCTACCGGCGTTTATAGAGTATTTGGCAGGGAAGCGATTGCTTCATGTCGGTGCTGAGGTATCGGTGCACTTCGGAGCTGCTAGGAGGCCTGCCGCACGTTTACTTAACGAGTATCGCTTTGATATCAACCCAGAGTTCTTCTGGGAAGAGAAACTTACGCACCGCTACACGCATAAGTCGTTTGCGATACTTAATCATCAACAGCAAATGTTGACTGTTATGTTCGGGATAGAAGCACCCTTCTACATTTCAGCCAACCTTATTGATTTAAAAGGGGATTACCTAGGGGTCTTAAGACTCTGTGTTATACCCGATGGACAGCACACGCTGATCAGTGATGAGGATATAGAGCGTCTTCGACTGGCACTTCAGTCTGATATCGCCTTACACATGAGTGAGATCGCAGTAATGGTGGAACGAGTCGACCTGACATCCAACCCTATCTTCGGTTCTAATTCCTTCATGCGACACCTTCCAGAACTTAAACCACCTTCAACAGAAAACCAAAACTCAAAGAGTAAAGGAACTGTAAATGAGCCAACAATCCATGACAACGCCATGCTCCAGTCGTAATGACGAGTTTCAATCTAAAGGTCGTGGTCAACGTGCCGATAGTTTCCAGTCGCTTGGTCGGCTGGTTGAAATTGCTGCGCCTGAGATCACCCGTCGTCCTCCTCAAGTCCAGCCTGAACCTCTTGCCTTCACCGGTGAGCTCAACAGCTGGTACAAGACGGTCCGTAATGGCCAGACAACTCAGGTCTACCTGATCGAGATCCGTAAGGATGTAGCGTTGTACAAAGACCAGCCCAGCGACAAGCACAGCCAGAGTATCTCACTGGCCAAGTTCTTGAAGTTTTACAAAGCGGTCTAGTCGGCACATACAGGGAGGGTTCTGCCCTCCCTGTATGCTGTCAGTCCTACAATCTGTAAAAACAAACCTATCGGCAAGATAGTGTGTATTAACGAATCCAAAGAAAATATGAAGACTCAACCCATTCTGTTCCAGAGTAAGATTGCTCTAGAACGCGCCCATGATGCCGGGCAACTAAAGAAAGGCGTCCATTACCAAGTGGCTGGACAACCGGCTCATTACCGACTCAGTGTCGCCCGTAAAGGCCTCGCTGAAATCATGCACAGGGGATAAGTAATGCTCAACTACAAACCAGAAATCAATTACGAAGATCGGGCTGCCTTGGAAGAAGCTTTTCAAGCTGGCCAGATCACCCATGACAATATCTACTACGTGATCTCAACAGAGACTCGTTATCGTCTTGATCATGGTGGCAAGGGTTTCGTTGAGATGGCCGATCCAAACTCGGTCGAGAACCGTAACCTATTTATCTGGTGGTTAGATAGTTACCATGTGATGGCTGCACATTACCAGTCGGAACAGGGCGATACCGGTCAGATGAACATCCCACCTATTCCCGGTCATCTGCGAATGGCTTTTAACAGCATCTCTCGCGGCACAGTCTTCGACGGTCATCTGATCGTCCCTATGACCCTGCGCAATATTGTCGACCCTGATCACGTGGATGACGTGATTGACAGCCAGTCGTTAAAATCGGTACTTTACGACAAGTTCGTAGGCATTCCATTTGAGATGGCCCATTACGACAAGATCAAACATTACGCCGGCATCATCACTACCATGGATCTGGCCATGCCTGATCTGTGCGCCATGCGCGCTATGTTAGACGGTGACGTTTAATGGAACGCATGTCTTTCGTTGTCCACGATCGCTCTCAAATTAAGTTTGCCATAGTGGACGATTCGGTGGACTTCATTTCAGTGTTCTTAAAGGACGACGATGAGGTCCGTGAAAGTCTGAACCGTTTTGATCTGGTGTTCTGCCCTGGCAATAGTTTTGGTCACATGACTGGAGGGTTCGATCAGGGCGTGGTTGATGTCTATGGTAGTGAGGTTGAAACTACTATACGTCAGATGATCGCTACCAAATACTTCGGCATGATGCCTGTAGGACGCGCTGAAGTGGTCGTGGTCAACGGACGTGGATTTGTCTACACGCCAACCATGTTTGTACCCACTCAGTTTACAGACGTTCTTCTTCCTTACATGTCCATGTACAGTTCGCTTGTAGCTGTTCACGAATATGAAAGAAAGAATGGAATGGTGTTTAAGAAAGCACTATGTCCACTGTACTGCGTTGGAACTGGCGGTGCAGTCGCCGAAGTAGCATTGCGGCAGCAGCGACAGGCTTTACTTGAATTCAAGATGGCGCTTGTTGGTGCGAATAATGGCTGTGCCGATCTATTTAAGGACGGCATGAAACGCTACATGAACCTGGCTAAAGTGAGTTGGCATGACTGATTTGTGGAAGAGCATGGGCTTCAAGTGGCATTTCCGTTGGTGTGGCGTAGGTTCTCGAGAAGTTCCTGTTGAGCACGTCCCCTTTCTTATCTGGGCCGGTCGATGCATGGCCCTCTTAGGTGGGGTACTTAGTACTGGAGATGCCGAAGGTGCCGACTTCTTCTTTCTCAGTGGCTACTTAACTGGTAAAGCGGTAGACATGCCTCCTGCACAGATCTACTACACCGGTCTCAAGAACCAGCGGGGTCTTCCTCACGATCCCGTCATTGGTTGTCATGAAGCAGAACGTTACGAAACCCATGAAGAATCAAAAGCTATGGCTTTCAGGGCTCGTGGTTCATTTGAAGGGTTGTTTGCATCGGGCATCGGTCTACATAGCCGCAATCCAATGCAGGTGCTGAGCGAGACTTTAATTCATCCGGTGTGGGTAGTGTTGTTCTACGCTAAACCGGTGGGCAAGAAAGGTCTGGTTAAAGGCGGTACAAACACTGCCGTGCAAATTGCCATCATGAACAATGTCAAAAGAGTAAACCTGTATCTGGAAGAAGAACGTGACAAGTTCAAATCCTGGGTCGAGGTCCAACTAACCAAGCGAAACATACCCATTCCAACACTGGAGTAGCCATGAGCACTATCAGTCAAGAAGTTCAGCACGCCATCAGACATTTCTTTCAATGTTATCTGGTAATCAAGTTTGTCAACACTTGGCTGCCGGTGAAGGATTTCTTCCGAGGTATCTGGTGGAAAGCCTGGGGCCACAGTCCAAAGGAAGAACCTAACTTTCATATCAGTCAGATGTCGTTCGATGATAACTTCTTCCGAATGATGAAAGTCTCGGCTGGCATCGTGAATATCGTGGATCTGATCCACGGTGATGGTGAAGACGACTGCTATAAAAGCAGAGCGTTCGTACAGTGGGCCCGCTATCGCAATTTCAAGTACCAGAAGTACTCGATCTGGGAACCGATTGTTGAAATCGTCCAAGACCCTAAGCCTGGGCAGCGAATTATTGAATGGGTCTGTAAGACGGACGGTATCCAGAGCGGTCAGTTCACATACCGTGTCAAATCGAATCCGCAGTTGCAAGAGATTGTGGATAACGTACTGTCGTTGGAATTCAAAGAGGTCGATCATGCTGAATGAAAATGCTGGAGTCGTTTTAAAATCTGGCCATAGTAGCATGACCTCGATGTGTCGGACTCCTGGTTTTAAGACCACCGATCGTTACGGTGATCAAGGCGTCGTTTGCGAAGTCAAGGAGGTCAAGCGGCCAGGCGGTATGTCGCTGACTCAATTATTCAATCTCAGTCCTGAAGATACGTCTCAGGATAACGAACCTCAGAAAGGCTAACTCATGCGAATGAATCGAGCAACTGCCCTGGCGCGTGGCTTTGGCCCTACGAACGTTACCAAAGACGACTCGCCATTTATAAAAGGGACATGCATGTCTTCAACACCTAAAAACAAAGGTTTCTTCTTGTGTCTGGAAGGTGCCGACGGTTCTGGTAAGACCACCATGCGAGACTTCATGCAGGAGTATTTTTCTTCTGTGGGAATCGTTCCTGTCATGACCCGTGAACCAGGCGGTACTCCTTTGGCTGAACAGATTCGTGAGAAGTACATTCTTGCCGATCGTGAAAGTCTTTCTGAGCCAATCTCCCCGATGGCAGAAACACTGTTGTTCATGGTGGCTCGTGCACTGCATCTTGACAACATGGTGAAGCCGCGTCTTGCCGAAGGTAGTCTGGTTATCACTGATCGATTCTGTGACAGTACGTTCTGTTACCAGGGTGCTGGTCGTGGACTTGACATCATTAAGCTGCGTGAGATGCACAACCTGGCATTCGACGGAATCGTACCAGACCTGACCATTGTTCTCGATGGCGATCCTGAGGTTTTTCGTAAGCGCTTGGCGTTGCGTGGTGAATCCAGTAAGTTGAATCATTTCGACAAAATGGGTTCTGACTTCCATTATAAGACCCGTAACCTGTATCGTGACTTTGCGTGGGCTAACAAAGAACGCTACGTACTGATCAATGCGGAAGTCAATGAAGAACAGGTAAAGGCTCAGCTAATACCTCATCTGATGAATATCGATGCTGTCATGCGTGCAAGACCTGTTGTCTAAAGATAGAGTGGTGGGAATCCCACCACTCTTTTGCCCGATGTGAGGTGTACATGAAGCTCAATATGCTTTCACTTGTTATATCTTCTCAATATGCCAATAAAGCATCACAATCCACATCTGCGGCCGATATAGCGGCGCTTCAGGATGCGGATGATGGACGTTTAAAGATACGTGAACGTGTTGAACAAAGTCCGATGGTTAAGTTTATAACGATAGCAGGACAGGCCATCGAACTCACTCCTGCAATGATCCTTAAAGAAGGGCCGGTAAGTCGAACGATTAGAACTCCTGGGTATATCCATACCTTGGAGATCAGTATTGATTTCGCCACGGGAGTCGTTTATTCATCACTCAAGTCTGTGTTTGAAAGTACGGGTGAAGAAATCGACCTTGGTGGTTCGTGGCAGATAACCTACGTCACTACTAACTACACCTGCCCTAAACGACGTAAATCAGAGGCAGCTTCAGCCACTGACTGGTTGGAAGAACACCGTAAGGTAATGAAAGAGACAGGTGGTCGTTATGCCACAGAGGTGATTAATTATGTCCGGTGAAATGGTAATCCTTTACGAGGGTGACGAACCCCCTATCCAGCCCGTCTATCTTGATTCTAATGGCCATATTCGTTTCCTCGACAACCGAATCGTCAGGGATGTGTTAGAGGTCAGTAAACTTAACGGCTATGGCCTTAATGAGATAGCACTTAATCGTTATACTCAAGAAGAGCACCAGCAGTTCGCACAGCTTATTGGTTACAGTGTGTCGGGCTATGGCGACCTGTCGTACGTAGATCGCCGGGCGTGTGACAGGGCCGATTGGCTGGCTCATCAGCTAACCGTGCAATTCGATCTGAAATTCTGAATAACAGTACATTACCTAAGTATACATCCAAGGGGATTCATCATGGCTGCTCTAATTGATAAAGCTAAATTACTCTCCACTAAATTGAAAGTGGTGGACGAGAAACTCAATGAGATTGAAGAACTGGTAGCTTCTCTCATGACCATCAATGATTTCGATCTAGTGGTCGATTTCAAAACCCACGCCAACGTCAGCATTCTTGAGGCCGGTGGGCTTTTAAACGTGAAGGCTGGTAAAGCTGTTAAGAAACTCCAGTCCCTTGCCAGCGTCCTGTACGTCCGTGAGTTTGAGTCAGCTAAGCCCATCCCTAACTGGCGAACGCATGCTGAAGCCGGCCGAGTGGTCAGTGCTGTTCGAGAACTACGTGAGTCGATTGAGTTATTGACGATCCACGAAGCAAAAGACGTCGTTGAACAATATCTCATTCACAAGTTCTAAAGGTGATTCGATGAGTGAGTTTAAAGACATCGACGTGGCGGTTGAGTTCTGTATTAAAAGCCTTGCAGCTAACCAGACTGCCACCCTTCATTTGGTCAAAGAAGCCGGTACTCCAGAAGACGGATATTTGGAATTTGCATTCTCCATGGAGAGTGATAAGGTTGAGCTTTGGAACTCGGTCGGTCGTGACGTAATGATAGGGTCTGACTATGTCGAAGTCAGTTATAGCGAGATAAAGCACATCGTATCTGACCTAGGGTATCTGGCAGCAGTAAGCCTCCTGGCACATCCGCAGTCAGATATCATTTTCGACACCACCTCGACAGCCTATAAAAAGGTTAACGAGTTGTCGTTTATCCTGATCGGTAAGAAAAGCGTTAATCTTATCTTCCATTCGACAGACTGGGATTCTATTTCCGAGTATTACGCCAAGTACATGAAACCAACCCGTCATTGATTATTTAAGGGGATTTACAATGCACACAAGCCAAACCACTCACCATCGCGTCTACTTCTCCAACGTTACCAACCGCGAACTCCTCGAAGAGTTGACGGAAGTGCTCGGTATGGAAAAGACGGAAGATCCTAATGTCTGGGATCTCGTTCAAAGTGAAGGCGAAGCCACCATCCTCTGCGATGCTCTGTCCGATACGTTCCCCGAGCGGCTTCTGCCGGTGGGTTGTCAGGATGCTTACGACATGGTCTTTGACGAACTCGTTACAGCGTTCCGTGTCTTGGCTGTTGAAGAAGGGATTGTTCCGATCAGTCGTTTGTTCGACGTAGAGCGCTATGCATCAGGCGTCAACGACACCGATCTTGACTGTGATGAACTGTTCGATCTCCTCAGTGTCTTGGGCGGTACATACTTCGTTGTCGACGGCATCTTCACACAGTGGGCCATGCACAGCAACAAGAATCAGTTCGGTGCACACGCTGGTGGAAGTCAGATCACCACCAAGTACTTCTGTTCGCCTTGCCGCATTGTGCCAGAACAAGCCGAGACCATCATCAGAACCTCGATGGCGCATGCGCCTGATGTAATGGGTGATTATTTCATCAAGAATTTCATTGCACCGACAATGGATTCCATTCATTCAGATTTGTTGAAGGAATCTGTCAGCGCAGCGTTCCGTCGTTGGTTTAACTAAGTCGGCATAATGAGGGAGCAACGCTCCCTCATCGTTTAACAAGTTCATACCCAGGAGTTTATAATGGATCCTATCCAGCCAGCAGAATACGATAACCTTAAAGAAGAGTCCGCTATCCTAGACATCTTCGAAGGCATCAAGAACCCAAACCCTAAAAAGGTTAAGAAGCTGGCATCGCGGCTTTACGGTGAAGTCACCAGCGATATCCAAAAGCGCCTGTGTCGCGATATCTTCCGTGCAGACGATCCTGTGAAGTACATGTGGTCGTGTATCAACAAGATCCGTGACTGTGCTATTCTTGTTGAACAGTTTATCGAAGACGGTAATCACGGAATGTTGTTCACCGGCAAGGATGGTTTGGAAGTCTATCCGGTGAAACTTGATACCCGTGACAATTGGTTGACTGAAGGTACCAAATGGGATCCAGAACAGGAAATGATTATCCAGCATGATGCGTGCAATAACTGGATGCAGGAACACGATAAGGGTTCTTTCTACGGGAAAGTAGTACTGTTCCCCCAGTTCGGTTTCTCAGGAGAACCGCGTATCATCGAGATGGCGTGTGGTGACACTGAAGGCATGACCAAATATCCAGGCACTAACTACTACGTCCGCAAAGGCGTTACGATGAATGTGTTTGCTGATCTTGATAACCTAGATGCTGATGGCGCATCCCCAGAGTTTGCTGCTAGAATGCGGCGTATCGTGGGCATGCGAGTCAACAAGAAACCACGGAGCAACTAATGAATCTACCTCTGTTTGTCCTCGACTCTCCTGATGTAAGTGCAAAGATCGATCGTCTGGCTTTCAAGAAAGACGACACCAACGAATACATGTTGGACACGGTCATCATGGACTTCCTGGACATCGCACCTGAATGTCCAGTTGGCTATCGTCCACTTGCAGTACATGTCGTCCCGTATACCGTGGTAGATGAAGAGATCATTTATTACGCCTTTGCGAAAGAAGGCCTTCCGTCGATTTACGTGAGCTTCCTTATCAAACAGGATGACTTCATCAGTCACAACCCCACCGACCCAATGATGTCACTGTGTTCAAGTATCGTGGGCAAGATCGTCATCTTACTTGACCAACCTCACATTGACATGAAGTTGGACACTAAGGACTTTAAGTTCCCTGCCACAATTAAAGGCGAGTTTGTATGGGCCTTTGAAGTCAAAGGCGATAACAACCAAGTCGTTGATGAGATGGTAGCTCAGCTAGGTACGGTGATGGGACGGGTGGCTAAGGAGCAGGTCATTAACGGCGACATCCTTGTTAACCCACTGTCCAATCTCATTGTGACCTATAAGGCTGAGGCCGATGACATCGTCATCTAAAGAAGGCCTGTGAAACTATGTCCCATCATGTGAATAATCACATAGGGCATTTGTCATGGAAATCACCGGTAAGCACATCGCCATTGCTGTAATTCCTGTCCTCATCACAGCGCTCACTAGCATTGCAGACAACTCTCTTCGCTGGCGTGCTGAGATGGAACAGAAACAATTCGATCGTCAAACCCGATTGATTGACAAGTTAATGGAAGTGCCTACCGCAGAAAAACGTCTGTCGGCTGCCAACTTCTATTTGGAATTAGGAGTGTTCTCAGGTCAGTATAAAGTAGAAGTCGATGCAGCTATCGAGCAAGCCCAACGAGAACTGGCAGCTAAAGAAGAAGAACATCAGAGGGTACTTGCGGCCATAGAACCAAACGCAGGTTATGGGACTAATGTACCAATGCCTGAAGTGATGACAGTAGACCCAAAATTCCTCGAGACGGTCAAGCCGTACACACTCCCTTTACCAAACACACGTCGGGACATCCAGTCTGTGTTTGCTTTCGATAAACCTATTTTCATTAAGGCGCCATAATGACCCTCGTGCAGGTAATTGTTCTTCTATTGTTATCGTTAATCATCCTGATAAGTATCATGGTGGTTGTCCGCAATCAGGCTTATCCGCCTCCAAAGAACTGGATAGAGATTGACTGTGACGTAGAGAGTAAACCCCTCTTTAAGCATTTTAAGGACTGTGGCTTACTTTATCCAGTTCTCTTTATTTACATCGTTTACGGACTGTTCCTGTTCTTAGAGTGGAAAGATAAAGTGTCAGTCACTTGACTTAAATAAAAAACCTTTCACCGAGTCTTATGAAGACAAACAAGGATCTATCATGTCGAATCGAAATACAACAATGGCTTTGGCTGCTGTATTGAATAAACTGGCTATTGATATTCGTATCGAATACACCATCGATATCCACGAAGCACCAGAAGTGGCTGACGCATACGCAGTTCTGCTTGCTGCTTGGCGATTGGTGGAACATGGCATTGACGTACCTAACGTCAAGCTAGATGGCGACATGATGACTGTGGTCAGCTGTATCCCGTTGTCTGATTACAATGGCGGGAAGTTTTGTACAGTCATGACGTTCAACAAAGACCTGTTGCTCGTCAGTACATCGGTTGATATCCAGTTAGATGCCGCCCTCACCGCAGAACTTAAGGCTATCGCTGGTCAGGCTGAACATGTTCAGTGCCTTAGCTTTAAGGACGTTGACATGCACATGCTGGTCCCGACAAACGCTTTGCTAGGGTCGTTGACCCACCGTATCTACGCCATGCTGTTCAACACACCGTATCGTTCTGATCTGGTCAGTCTGGCCAGTGCTGATTACACCGCCCCTATGATCAACCGACTGTTGCGTATCAATGGTCAAGCCTACACGGTACTTGTTCAAGGTCCTATTGATGTCGTCGATGTTGAAACTGGCATCGTGGACTTTATCTTGGTTCAGGCCTTTCAACTAGTCAGTGGGAATTCGCACCTTACCAACCTCAACCTTTTGTTAGATGAAGAGACCGGGGTGGTGTTCTTCGACACAGAGTGCCTAGAAGACGAGTGATCGAGTGATCCTATGGCACAATCCGTAACTACTTACAGGTACTGTCCATGGACCATTCCCCGCCCACTACTTGGGCCAAACACCTCATCCGAGCAGCAATTGATTACTTTACAGAACGTCACGCACGTGCCTGTCTAGTAGTTGATAACGCGCTGTTAGTAGACGGGGTGCTCAATGCAATCAGTCGGGAAGACGACACGGACTTCATTATCTGTGTTGCTCCTGGGTTCACCACGCAACTTGATTTCGGCGCAGAAGAACTTACAATCGCTGTCAGGTTCGATGCCTGTCATCATGTCATGTTCATCCCGTACAGCTCCATTCGCTATGTGATCGCTGCTAATGCCGGTGGCGCGATGACAGATGGTCAGTTGAACTTGATCTCTGTGCCGCCAGTCATTTACTCAGGTGGCATGATGCGTCGTAGAAAATCAGATGTAGAAGCACAGATCCTTGATAAAGACAGTCCGGTCTTAGCTGAGGTCGCAGCACAGCCTGCTCAAGCCGAATTGCAGTTAGTTAGGAGACAGTGACATGTTGAATATAAAATGGATGGAGACGTTTGATAATCTCGAACGTTTTACCAATGACCTTGAGCGAGCTAAGTCGCATCGAGCAGTCAATGAGTTCAAATCCCTTTGGCGGATCATGAAATCCATCCAACTGAAATACGTGACCGATATTACGGAAGAATACAGCCGTAAATTGGACGCAATGGTCGAGCGACTTGACATCAAAGACGTCACTCCGACCACGTACACCTTAGTAGAATCCATTGAGATACTCTTTGGATTTTATAGCACCTGTACTGTAGACCCAGAATTACTCTAGCTGTAATAATCCTGACCTAACCAAAGAAGTAAGGAAACCTCATGAAAGATGTTAATAGCACAGTCCCTCTGTCACTGCTGAGCCACGCTATCGTGTTCGTCAATGACTACGAACAAGCTATTCAGGTGATCGAGAAGAACCCTAACGTTAAGGAGTTCTTCCTGATTGCTGGGAGTGAGTTGAACAAGAAGACCGTCGGTCTCTCTGGCAAACATGTCAAGATCTTCCGCATCCGGCCTTCTGGCTCGTGGAACACGTTATGGCGGGCTATGGCTGCGGTTGACGCCGAACGTGGCAAGGACGAAGGCGCTTACACGTCAGCTAACGATCTGATGTTCATCTCGCTCCACACCCCTCATGACATCTCCTCGGCATTGAACCGGCACCGTGCAGTGACTCAACTGAGCTGCCGAGAAATGCATTGGTTGGACACCCTGGATTTACCAGACGATTGCGCTGCGGTTGAAACGTTGGACATCGCCATGCGTAACATGCCATCGGTGCCAGCGCCCGTGCCGTATAACCGCCTGTCCATCCAACAGCGATTCGATCTGACGGCTTTCGAGTTCGCTCGTTTTGTTCGCCCTATCCATTGTGTCAATTCGGTTGATCGCATGTATCGCTGTGAACCGTTCTACACGGACAATGTTTTCGGCAAGACCTATGCTTCTGCGGGCATGCCTGTTAACGTGGGCACTGTCGGTCATTGCGACCAGCCTTCTCTTGAACAAGTAGGTTGATTAAATATGGGAGAGCGGCAGGTGCCGCTCTCCCATATGCCGTCGTCATGTCATTTTGAATGAACTGTCACTATGACATGCCACTAGATGAGGTCTGCTGTGTTTGATATTAATGTCCGTCCTGATAACGAAGCAACTATCCTTTCAAACTGGAAGGAATGTCCTTCCATTAAAGCCTATGTCGAACATTGCCGCGATAAGCCAGTCTACGCAAGACCTCCAGAGCCACCAATCCCGCGTGACTTCTTCACGTTCTACCGTACGATACGCAACGGTCTGAAACTTACTGAGAACGAGTCTGAGGAGGTCAGAGAGCGTAACATGCAGTACATGCGTGAGAAGTATGGCCTCGATCTGGACACAGTGGATCACAAGCGTTATAGTCTCCGCATTTACGACTATAACTTCACGTTCATTTCAGATTTTTGAGTGAGTGACATGACCGAAGAAACTAACAAAGCTCCAGCCAAGACCACCAACATCATCCGGGTAGAACGAGTCACTGGCGGTGGTGGGTTATTCTTGTTCATCTTTGTCGTCTGGTGGCTCGCTGGTATTGTACTGGCTAAGGGTTTCTGGTCGTGTCTGTTTGCCGTTATCATGCCGCCGTATGCCATGTACTTACTGGTAGAACGTGTGATGCAAATGTGGGGTGTAGCATGAGTGATTTCTCTGAACTGTATCAATTGTACAAGAACAAGTTGAAATCTGAAGGTGTTGATGATCAGTACATCCTCCCTGAAGACCTTCTTAAAGATCGTGCTACGACCGGTATTTATACAATGCTGGCGGTACTGTACGACAATCATCAAGAGTCTCCAAATCTCCTCGATCAGGAAGCGTGGCAAACCGGCGAACGTCCAGATACCGTGGGCATTCCTAAGGAAGCGCGTGACATTGCTTCTCGGCTGCTGAAGCGTGAAGTAGAACGTGAGGATAAATTAACTCTGTTCAGTATCCGTGCCGAACGGATCGAATTGTCTCCCGAGGCGTTTGATCGACTTACCGCTCTTACTGATAATGCAGATGCCAAGCCGAATCAAGCGCTCATTGATTTACTGGCTCGAAAGCCACGTTGGAGGGAATGATGGAGAGCAAAGTCCCTGAAACAGTCGATGAACTCAAAACGGCCATTACAGCCCTGGCTATTGAAACGGGACGAGGTCTCTGGAAGACTGTCTCGTTTGCCGATATCGGCCGGGGTGTTAAACACAATGATGATGACTGGTGTGCTTCCGAATCCGGATTTGGTTCAGGCCACCGTGAAATCATTTACTGTGGGCTGGAAGGTTTGAAGAACAGCTATAAAGAACTGGTCGAGTACAAGGAGTTCATTGACTCTGGAGCAGCCGAGCGTTTCAGACTCAATTCAAGCGGACGCAGTGCTGAGAAAAGTACCGGCGACGATCATCTTGAACCTGGAGAACTTTGATGCAGGTTATCATCGCAGTTAACAAGATTAAGGCTAATGAGATCATCGCCCATTACGATACTCAGACCGGTCGTGATCTCAAATCACTCTGGAATTTCATCCGTATCTCAGCTGAGGTGATTGATGTTATCCGTGAGGATGTTGGTCTGCTGGGCGAGAAAATACCTCGTTTAGTCAATGGACTGATTGAGGACAACGTCACCTCCCTGATGAATACCGGCAACGTGTTCTTGACCGATGTCATTCTGGTGCAGCTCAGTGTCGATACGTACATGAACCTGCGTGACATTGCTGGCCCTACCGGCGTCATCTCTTTCAACCCAAGTGCAGTTGAGGAGACATCATGAAAACAGTTGTCACGGCAGCCTTAATCGTCATCGTCGTTGTACTGGCTCTTTTCTTCGCGTTCATGCAGCACAAACAAGTGGTAGATACACGCGTCACGACTGTGCCTGATAACCCCACCGTTGTAATGGAAACGTCTGCTTGCCGTGTCTTGACCAAGCAAGTTAATGGTAATGAAATTTACCTTACCGAAGCCAAGTTCACCGGGCGTTCATGCCAAGTGTTCTTCAAATAAGGAAACAGCATGAAACAGTATCTTGATCTCCTCCGCATCATCCGTGAAACCGGCAGGTATAAGCAAGACCGAACCGGGACAGGGACGTACTCCATCTTCGGTCACCAGATGCGTTTTGATCTGTCTGACGGATTTCCATTGGTTACGACCAAGAAGACCCACCTGAAGTCCATCATCCACGAACTCCTGTGGTTCCTTAAAGGTGAGACCAACATCCGTTACCTGAAGGAAAACGGCGTCTCCATCTGGGACGAGTGGATCAAAGAAGGTACGGAAGAATGGCAAGATCTGACCATTTCCGAACTTCATACCGGCATCAAAAAGCGCTTCAAAGCCGACCGGCTGGCTGGAATCGAACATGCCGATCAACCAGTCGACATCTCATTTGAGATGCTAGGGCCTGAGAGCAATCCTGCCGTACTGTTCCTTGTGACTGAGGACTTCTACAATCGCTGTAAGAAAGAAGCCTTCGACAATCACGAGACTGAACCCCAGGCTCAGGCATATGCGTACAAGCACATTGCTGAGTTCTACGGCATCGAAACTAAGAAACTGATCGCTGGTGAACTCGGTCCTGTCTACGGTAGTCAGTGGCGCTCTTGGCCAAACCCTCAGATGGTGAAGTTGGGTGAAAACCTGTCGATCTACGAACGCTGTGTCGAAGCCAATCAGCACGACGATTACTTCGAACTCCTTGGTAAGGCGTATGTCAAACCAAGCGGTCCTGAGCGCAACGAGGCGTTGAAGAACCTATCGGAAACCTTCGATCGTCTTGGCGTTCCAAAAGAACGGCGGGTGGCTAAAGTTATCAATCCGGCCATTGATCAGATCGCCAACTTGATCAATCAGCTCAAGAACAACCCAGACAGCCGGCGGTTGATCGTCAGTGCCTGGAACCCTGCTGAAGTGGATCAGATGGCTTTACCGCCATGTCACTGCCTGTTCCAGTTCTACACGGCTCCGTTGTCGTTTGAAGAACGTCAAGAACTTGCTAAGAAGAAAGGCTTCGTAGTAGGTGAAGACCCTCAGGGCGGAATTGTCAATGCAACACTGGTCTTGAATGAACTGGGTGTTCCAGAACGGCGTCTCTATTGTCAGCTCTACCAGCGTAAATCAAACTGCGCCCTGATAGCGTAAGCTATCTTGAAAACCTCTCTAAAACGGGGAACTCTCTAAGAGACAATCCGTTGCTAAAGCCGTAGTCCGTTTCCTATCCAAAGGAGACGACAATGTACTACACATACGTAATCACTGATTTGAATACTGGAAGTTACTACGTCGGTAGCACTGGTGAACTGGACAAGCGATTAGACCGGCATGAGCGAGAGCTCTATAATGGGACTCATCATAACCAGTTACTTCAGCAGCTATTTGACGCTGGCCATGAAATGCGAGCATCTATCCAAGAGTACGATTCTAGGGAAGAAGCTTACAAGTGCGAAGATCATTTAATCCGTCGCGGTACTTTTAATAAGAAGTGCCTCAATATCGGTACGCAGGCTATCGGTGGCGATAATCTAACGAGACATCCTGATCGAGAAGATATAATTTCTCGGATAGGTGATTCTCTTAGATTACGGCTGGAAAGAATGACGGAAGAAGAACGAGTACAGGTGTACGGAAGGCAAGGCGAATCAAACGGAATGTTTGGGCGCAGTCATACTGCTGAAGTCATTGCTCGTTTATCCGATATTCAACGAGGAAACAGTTACGCTACAGGTAGTGTTAGATCAGAAGAGACTCGAAAACGACTTTCTGAAATAGCATCTGCAAGGACTGGTGAAAGTAACCCGTTCTTTGGCCGTAGTCACACCCTCGAAACTCGCGCAAAGTTGTCAGAAGCCCGTAAAGGAAATATACCGCCAAACACACTCAGTGTGGTTATAGATGGCGTTGTCTATCCTTCGCTGGCCGAGGCAGGCCGGCAGTTAGGAATTCCAGTTCCTACGATCCATTACAGGATCAAAAGCAAGAACCCAAAATACAGTGGATACGGACTACGGTAAGGCCCAACGACTAAAGAAAGGCGCCACATTGATGATAATGGCGAACCGAGTATTGTAGGGTCCAAGTGGACTCGAAATGGGAGGACTCCACATGGAAGTGGAGTGTGATATAGTCTACTCTGCATGGCGACATGCAGCTGCCTGCTACTGAGAGGCGGGTTAGGATTAACGAACCTAACTGAATATAATGAGTTGTGACGTCTTCTTGGGAGTTCCGTTTAACATCGCCAGCTACGCATTACTGGTCATGATGGTGGCTCAGGCTACTAACATGGTTCCTGGCGAGTTCATCTGGACGGGTGGCGACATCCACATTTACAGCAACCACGTGGAACAGGTTGATCTGCAACTGACCCGTACACCGCATGCACTGCCAACGATGAAGATCAATCCTGATGTTAAGGATATTTTCGGTTTCACCATTGATGACTTCGAACTGGTTGATTACGTCCACGACGCTGCTATCTCTGCTCCAATTGCTGTCTGATGCGTCAATCCCTTAGATTCACTTAAACCGCAACACCCCATTAAATCGAGGAAGTAAAACATGAAAAAGATGTTGCTTGCTGTATTCACGATGTTCATGGCGAACGTCGCATTGGCTGATCTGAAACCACTCACTATCTGTACGGGTGGTGAAGGTGGTGCATACGAGGCCCTGGGTTCTCAAATCGGTAGCGACATTGTTCGCAAGATCGGTGGTGAGCTGGAAGTCATCAACACTGGCGGTTCTATCGAGAACGCAGAGCTGATGTCTGATGGTAGCTGCTACATGGCTATCATGCAGGGCGATGCTGTTGTCTCCCGTGGTCTGCCGCGCAGTATCTCAGTCACCAATGCACACGTTGAAGCTGTCTTCTGGATCTTCGGTACTGGTGGTGTTAGTGATTTCGCTGACATGACCTCTAAAGAAAACTCCAGCAAGAAGGTTGCTATTGTTTCCGGCTCGGGTGCTGAAGTAACGCTTGACAACTTCCGCGCTGTTGACAAAGACTACAAGGACGTACTCCCTGTTGAATTTGACGACTGGTACCTGGCGGCAGAAGCCGTGGCTCAAGGTTACACCATGAAGGCCGGTGTTCGCGTTAACATCGCTGGCATGCTTTACGTTGGTCGTCCTGGTTTTATTACCAAAGACATCACTACTGACTTCGGTCCTAAGTTGATGGTTGGTGAGATCGCCGAATCCTCGTTCAGTGACACCAAAGACCTGGCAGGTAATCCGTTGTACTACACATGTGAACTGACTGAGAAGATGACCAATGGCATCAAGACCAGCACCTGGGGGTAAGCCTGACACCTACTGCATGAACGCCACGGTTGTCTACAACGAAACCTACACCGACGGCCTCGAGAAGAAACAAGCACGTGAAGTCAAGCGCGCTATCGCCCGTGGCATCAACGGTACGCTCAAAGCAGTTCGTTAATTAACATGCACAATACAGCCCTCCCTGATGGGAGGGCTGTTGTATAACGAGGCTGTTATGCTGATTCTATTTATTTTGTTGTTGATCTGGGTCGTTGTGTTCACCATCCTCTACTTTAAAGTAGAAGTAAGTGCCAGTGAACCAGCCGACGTGAAGGTATGGTTGCGTTTTATCTCGGTTCAAGCATTTCTGTTTGTAACTACGATGGTCGCAGTCGGTTGGTTTAAGTTTCTTGACTTTGCCGAACGACAGTTGAAAGCAAAGTAAACTGCCATGTCAGAGGGAGAAATCCCTCTGACTCTACCTACGCTGAATTTTCTTTTGAAGATACATTATACGATTGAATAGACGAGGAGTGATAACGTGCATCCATTGGTTGAAGCTACATTAAAAAGCTGGAAAGATGATGAGACTTCGATAACCGAAGGGATGATTGTTGAATGTCTGTCTCCACACAGCAATCCTTTCGTTGATTCGCCTGTCCTATATGGAGTTGTCTGTCACGTCATCCCCCCTAGCGTTCGCAAAGTAGGTATGCATGTGATCGCCTTGTCATTGGAAGACCGTGTAATCGTTAGACTGATTGGTTTTAAGTCTAATTATTCCATGTCTGCTCTATCAATGGCCAAGATTATTGACGAACTACCAGCTGGATACGAGGCGTCAATATGAAAACAACTGATTTAGAAGACCTGCCATTGCGCATCATGCTTGCAAAAGCACTCGGCTACACATTCACTGTTGTCCCGCCAGAATATGGCATTGGCAAGCGTGTGATGGTCGCCGGACATCGAGAATACTTCCGACCCGATCGTGACTGGGCTCAATGTGGGGTGTTGATTGACAAGCACTGGCGAGAGACAACCTCATGGCTTATCGAACAACTAGGGCCTAACTGGCGTGATGAAGTCGATGGTCGCGCCGGCAGTATCTTGGTATGGTTCTGTCGTGGTATCGTTGGATCTGTGTATGGCGATGAAGTGAACATTGACAACGAAGGGGTTATTCATGTACCGTAGAAACTTTCTTAGAATGGTTGGAATTGGAACCGTTGCCAGTGTCCTCCCAGCCTGCGGCGTCACAGTCCCTGTAATTAAATCATCGGGTCCTGAAATGGTAGCAGGGGGTCTGGACATGCCTGGCTCTCTTGATACACTCACTGAAATTGCCAATGCGTTGGCGATAGATGGAGAATTTCAACAGGCTCTTACTCGATGCTTGCCAAACGGATGGAATTCATGAGTACGGTACTGTGCATCGATGGCAATGTAGATGAACTGGTTGAAGTTCTCATTGAGGACGCTGGTCTAGAAGAACAGACCGACGCTCACGATGTCGTCTGCAACATTGCCATGAACCTGGCTCAGCTGCGTCTCGAGATGAGTTCAACTACCACCGTGGAGACCACTGACGACGATGTCATTATCGTTGTCAAGATCCCGAGGACCTGACATGGACGATCGTGAAGAATTCTTCAAGCGACTTAACCGAGTGTTCAAATGCATTGGGTTTGATCCAAGTGGTCAGTGTATCTACAGTCCAGGGCGTCTAGCAGAGCAGGTGTTATTAAGCGAACTGCACATTGCATCGACCTGGTTGGGTGGATATAAAGGTAAGGTGTGTCGAGCAGGTCCTGTCTTGAATTCCATGTGGAAGCACTTGGACGGTCAGGACATTTCACCGCTGCTCCTCGAACACGACGTCATAAAGCTTACGTTTGAGTTACGGAATACATTCCTTAGAACGGTTCTTGTGACTCGCAATAACGGCATGTTTGGAATTGAGCGAAGTGACATGGGAAGTGCAGAGCGTGCGTATGCATGTTACTTACTCTCCATGATTTCTAAGAAAGCCGAATTCCATAAACTCTGGCATCGTGATTTTGAAGCGACGTTAGACATTGGAAAGATCACTGTCACTACGTTATAAATACATAGAGCACAGGGACGTCCCTGTGCTCTATGTCATCAGAGGAATTAGCATGTACGATTTAGGATTTGTGGTGGGTAAGTTTGCCCCACTGACTCGTGGGCACATCATGCTCATTAACCAGGCAGCTACCAAGGCTAAGAAAGTCATTGTGGTACTCAGTCACGATCAGCGTTGGGTAGATTCCCAGCGGCCTCGTGATCGTGAAGTCCTGGCATTGAAGAACCGGCTGCGGTGGTTACAGCAGACCTTCGCACAAGACAAGCACATCGAAGTCGCTGTAATCGATGAATCTGAAATCCCCCAGTATCCCAATGGCTGGGAAGCGTACGCTGGGATGTTAGGTAAATTGATTAACGGTCACTTGGCTGCGGATAAATCACCAATATGTCTCGAGAATCGAAAGGTAGAAGTGAGTTTCCAACGTACGGCCAGGACAGCTGCTATCTTCAGCAGTGAAGTTGACTACGATGAGAACTACAAGAAGTATCTCCCGTACGTCAGCCATGAAGTGGTTGATGCCCATCGTACTACCATGCCTATCTCAGCAACCAAGGTACGTGAAAACCTTTACGCCAATTGGGAGTATCTGCCGTCCATTGTACGCCGCGATTACACTCGCAAGGTGGTGATCCTCGGTACGGAATCCACAGGCAAGACCACCTTGGTAAGAGCACTGGCCAAATACTTCAATACTTCATGGGTAGAGGAGTACGGTCGTGTCTATGTCGAGACTGAGTTGGCTGGCAGTGAGGCTACGTTGCGTAGTTCTGACTACCCGTTGATTGCGTATCGTCATAAGCACCTGGAAGAGAAAGCAATGCGGTCTGCCAATCGAATTTGCCTGGTTGACACGAACGCATTAATCACCGAGTTCTACCACAGACTCTACGAAGGTTGTTCGAATCCAGTGGTCTCGGCAATTGCCCGGTCTGAAAACTACGACCTGGTTATCATTCTGCGAGACAATGTGCCGTGGGTAGACGATGGCATGCGCAGCAATCCGAACCGCACCAAGACCTGGGATCTGTTCCAGAACATGCTGGTCGAATATCCTAACCAGACTCCGGAGTATACCTACACCATCGAGTCTGATAACTTCAACAAGCGTTACATGGAAGCCGTCTCGATCATCGACGATTACATGTCCGACTACAACATCTAAACATTGTATTTCGTGGAGGTCGTGTGAAAAATCTTACCATGAAGAAAGAATATGTTTTCCGAATCATACACCCTAGCTTCAAAATTAAGATGCGTCGGAAATATCAGAACTTCTCTCTAACTAAGAAATTAGCATGGAGAGAAAGCATTCGGAAACTTTCACTTAAAGGCAGGAACGCTAAATGAAAGAAGCAATTCAAGTAGGCCTGAACAGTATCTGGAGCGACTTCAAAGGCTGGGGTGTCATGGATCGCCTGTGGCTGGCAGTAGCCGTGGGCGCTATCATTCTGTCCACCCTCTTGATGGAAAGTAACACTCTCGACATCGTTACGGCCATCGCTAACGTGGTTTGTGTGCTGTTAGTCGCTAAGGGTCGCTTGTCCAACTTCTACTGGGGGATGGTGGGCGTCGTAGGCATGGCTGTAGTGGCGTTCAATGCTAAGTTGTACGGTACAGCATCTCTGAACGTATTGTTCGTTGGTGCGCAGTTCTGGGGCTGGTGGACGTGGTATAAATCGATGGGTGAGTCTAATGGTCTTGACGTCGAAGTCAAAGTCAATGTTCTTACTCGTCGTATGATGATTATAGTCAGTGGACTGACAGTATTCTTCATCAGCATCGTCCACTATTATTTCGCAGTCCATACTGACAATCCGTATCCTTACGCAGATGCAGCGATGCTCGTACTGTCTCTAGTTGGGACTGTGCTGATGGTTAAACATTACGCTGAGCAGTGGTTCTTCTGGATAACCGCCAATCTGTTCTGTATCTACATGTGGGTGCTTCCTGCACTTGATGGAGAAGGGTCGATGCCTATTGTCGTAATGTGGACAGTGTTCACTATCAATTCATTCATCGGCTTTTACAAGTGGGTCATTGTAAAGGACGGTAAGTAGGAGGTCAGTATGAATACCGGACGAGACTTCAATTATTCACACATGTACTATTACGAACCCGAAGCCGTTGACGACACCTCTGAAGAAGAGATGCGTCGTCGTAACAGTACTAGCAAAGCTGATCACGGCGAACGCACTAATCCCAAACTGGTCTCGCAACCATTCTACCACCGTGCCCGTAATGGCAAGATGAGGCATTATTGATGACGTCTGACGTAGAGTTTCTCACCAGAGAGCAGAGGACGTTATTTGAATTTCTTCTGCGACTTCATAAATCTGGAAAAGCTTCATTGGTTGCCGACAACAGCATCGATGGACTTGCGCAACACATCCATCGAGTGCTATTCCCTGCTGACAACATGGCCTACGTGAACACTCAGAGAGCCTGTAACTTCTGGTCGTTTGCTAAAGACATGCTTGATGATGCCGGTATATGCATTACCTTTGCAGCTGGTAGCGGTGAAGCTGGCGAAGTAGGTATCGATGTCACCTATTGCAACGGCGCTGGTGTCAGAGTCACTTATCGACTGCCATTGGTTTTCAAATACCATTGATTATAAAGGAGATGACATGGATATCGGTAAGACCCTAAGCACTGAGCTCCTCGAAGAACTCAAAAGCAACCCTAGTAAATCAGCTCCCTACCATAACACAGTCCACATGGTCAAGGTGTGCGATATCGCCTGCTGGATATTGACCAGGGAGAAACAACACGTAACTGATGTCGCTGTACCCGAAGAGTGGATCGGACCAGTGCTCGTGATCGCAGCATCATTACACGACTGGGGCCACAGTGCTGGTAAAACAACCGATGACGTTAATGTCACAGTGGCTCGTGAGCATGCTAAGGCGTTTATGGATAAGTCGGTTATTGAATTTCCAGACTGTGTTTACAAAGCAGTCGATTCAGCAATCTTCTGTACCCAGTTCCCGTTTGTAAATCCTCCCAAGAACCATCTTGAGAAGATACTGCGAGATGCCGATCTCCTGTACACTACAATGTCGGGCGATCCTGCCATTGTGCTGGAAGCGTTGCGTTCTGAGATGCAAGTTGCCTTAGGGCGTAACATCGGTTATAACGAAATGTGCACCGGTCAGCGAGTGTTTCTATCCAATGCTGAGCTGTTCACCCAAGCCGGTAAACGGACGTGGGCGGTTGAAGCTGAGAAGTTCTTTGACGCAATGTTGGACTACGTAACTGATAGGGAGGCGTGATGACTATCGATGATCCAAAGGACAAGATGGCTTTCCGGGTCTTAGCCATCGACCCAACAAACATCCCCGATGAAGTTACGTTTTCTCAAAGAGCTGAAGGCATTTGGTTCGTATTGAATGCATTTAAGGCAAGTGGGAGTAAGTCCATTCATAACGGGCGACATTATCAAGCGAGCATGCCGGGCTCATTGGTGGTGACGCTTTCATGTTTAGATCCTAACGTGAGAATACCTCTACCGTCTGACAATATCGTCATCATGGTAGAAAGTCCTGGAATGTATCTCCTCGATTACAGTTCTCGTTACCGTCATACGCTACCCGATGGCTGGGAAGCGATATTCAATATGCTTCTTGATAGCCTCGAGAAGCTTGCATAGGCCATAATGGAGAGGTGGGGAACCCACCTCTCCTATCACCTGATTGCATTTTATTTTAGTCGTACATTATATCGATGATAGCATAACCAAACCGAATAATGGAGGCATCGTGGAAATTCAATTACACGAACGGGTACATCTTAACACCGGCGCTAGTCTTAGTCGTGAAGAAGCATTCAGTCGCCGGCAACAGCAGAACGACGCCATTCTCATGAAATGGGATCGGCGTAAAGCTCGTCTGATTCTCAAAGATAAGATCGGAGTCTTGCGTAAAACACTCAACGGTCTCAAGAACATTAGTTTCACAGCTCGTGAAGACCTAGAAGAATCTGTTCCTAAGGGGCGAGTGAACCTTACCGAAGTTACTGTCTTCAAAGTAAACATCGGCGGTATTGTGAAAGAGGTTGTAGTGCGACTACATACCTGCGGCGCTGTGATGTTCCAGTTCCTTGAGAAAGACAGCGGGAAAATTCGTATCGCCGGTACCGGAGTTCGTTCTGAGTTCCCCTCTATTCCAGAACCCTACATTGCCACTATCGACGGCTGGTCTGATCAAGACGATCTGTATCGAGGAGCGATGCGATCCATTGTAGACTATCTGGTCAATGGAGCTCCGCCTGTAAAAGAACAAACTCTCGCTGACCAGGTAGCAGCAATTCCAACGATCTTCATCATGGATCCTGAGTTATTTACCCACGAGTTATCTATTGAGAACGATCCAATAGACCTCAAACTACCGTACGTTAAGTTCATGTTAAAGATGGGCGATGATAAAACGCCGCAGGTGATGGTGGTTAGCAAACTCAATGATCATGAAGTCTTCATTGAGTTTGCTACCGTTGATGCTGTCGATGACGTTAACGTCATTGGTACCGGACTTATCATTAAACACGAAGGTGAACCACTCGACATCACATCGAAGGTCGATGACCAGTCCATCTCTAGAGAGCAAATACGAGCCAACGTACTGACTTTGGTTGGACTTATAAAGGCACTTGAAAGTGAAGGGGTTGAGACAACTAATCAATATCGTGGTCCTGGTAATGAATCGATACCTGTGCCGCCAGCGGCATTGGCTGACGGTTTCAACATAGTCCGTTATGTGATCGGTAAACCAAAGGCAGGTAAGACGCCGTGGCAGGGCGATACACACGCCGCGCCTCGTGAACACACCCGTATTGCACACTGGAGAACATTGGCCAGTGGTGAGCGTGTATGGATCCCTGAGGTGGTTGTTAATCGTGATGAAGGCGGTCGGATTATGAAAACGTACGTAGTGACCAAAGCCTAACGGCAAGGAGCAGTTGATGGAAATCCTTTACAATGATCAGGTAGCCATCGCCGCAGGTTGTCTAGACGCTAAGTTGAATAGAGGGCGCATGAGCCCTCTTCATTCAGCGTTGGATGATGTCTGGGATGGCGGCAATATCGGGCGACATCGGATCGTAGGCGCTATGGTGGATGGTAAGTATGTTGGATGTGCTGCATTTACCAAGCGCACTAAGCTTGTCCAGGTTTTTGTAGCGGAAGAATATCGCAGGCAAGGTATTGGATCATCGTTGATCGAAGCTCTCTTGGAATTCACCGGCGTGACGAGAGACCAGTGTAACGCCAGACCTGACGACTCCTCGCAGGAGTTCTTCGACAAGAATCAAATCTGCGAACTACTTGGTGAATTTGCCATCAGTCGGACTGAATTGGCGGCTATCCAAAACGATCCGCGCGAAGCTTCGCGTCTCGTTAAGAAGCGTCAGAGAGACTATCGTAAGGGATGGCTTGATCGCGTGTCTAAATCCAAGAACCGTATTGAATAGGGAATGACGCATGGCTTACTTGATATACGACCTCAGTTACAAAGGCAATGGCTTGGATTTCACTACCATTACCAAAGACCACAGGCAAGCTATTTTTGATGCAGTTAGTGTCGTCTTTGATGAGATGGAAATTAAATCTCGCAGTACAGGTCATCCATCCCGTTATCAGTTGAGCACTGAGCGTGATTTGTCGTTGATGTCGACCATCCTTCCTGATATCGATCTCAAGCTGGTCGAAACCATCAGTGGCGAGGAAGAACTGTCATTGGATTGGGGACTTAAACTCCTTGCCGAATATAAACACATCAAGGATGCCGAAGGTCAGGTCGGCCCGCATGCTAAAGAACTTGAGGTAGAGATCGCTCAGGGAGACTATTCTCTCAAGCGTATGCTCGATCGACGGTTCTGCAGCCAGTACCATACGTACACCCAGTCTGAAAAGGATTTGTATGCATCGGAACTTGATCAGACCTTGCAAGCAGGCTGGCTCCTTATCAAACGAGTACATGCGGTATGAATACATTTCCAGGAACGGGGTTGGAAGAATTCCTTGAATGGAAATGGAAGCTAATCCCAGCAGGGGTGGTTGACGTAACCAGCGTTGAACAGAAACGTCAAGAGCGCCACTACCGTGAAGGCTGTACTCAGGTCACGTTCAATCAATTTGCGCCGTTGGTAGGACTATACGAGCCTTGGCGTGAAATGATTGAAGACAATCTCGGGGATTTCACAGGTACTGACGAATCCACATGGCTTCGTTACTCCGACTGTGTAGACACATTGGTGCCCGAATTAACTCACTATCAAGCACGTGAGTACATCGGTATGCTGAAGCAGCACATTGCACGTAACCCAGTAAGGGCGCCTGTAAGCGTACTTGTCGCAGGCGGCGGTAAAAGTAATGTGATGCATCAGCGGTTAATAGAACTACTCAAAGGACTGCCGGACATCGTGCTCGTCAATTCATATGAGCCCCCTAAGAATAATCTGGACGAATTGCTAAGAATGCACGGCGACATGTATAACGAACTCACTCATCAAGTGTTCGGCCTTGACGCCAATGTCAAGATACCTCGGCGTGAGCGAATCCCTCATCGTGTTCGCGGTGATAAACGTCAATTCCCAATAGGAAGAAAGAAATGAGTGATGACAACGAAGAAGTACTTGATGTCCGTGGTATGTTCTCCATCACCTCTCAGTTAAAGGCCCAGTTGAAGAAGGCCAAGGCACTGACTGAACTTGACATCAGTAAATTCAAAATCGGCAAGGCATACTACCTCAACGGGTATGATGACCAGGCAATGCTGATTAACGCAATTGTCCTCAATCCTCAATCAGCGCTCCCGATGGCAATGGGTTTCCTGGCCAGTGTCACCCCGCGTTCAGAAGGACCTGGCAGTTCCCAGTTCCAACCTTACACCACTGACCTTTCCAACCTAGGTAAGGAATGTTACTTCTAGGAGAAACTTATGCTTTCAAGTATCCGTGAATATCTTAAAGACATCTGGTTCTTCCATCGAGCTAAACATGATCTCTACGCCATATTCGAAGCTTTTGAAGTCGATATACAAACGACAGAGACATGGAAAGCACTTCATGGTATGTACAAACATGCAGGTTCGATGTCGGTAGAAGAAGCTGCTTTCAAGGCCGTTTACTCGAGTCGTCATGTCAAACGAGACCGTGTATGGATGTACTTACAATACATAGTCTCAAAGGGAGATATCCCGCAAACTCTGCTCTTGGACGCGTTGATTACTTATCGTACATTCGTTAGAATAGTCGACCTGTTCGGGATGAAGAAGGTGGGGTTATTGATGACTAAAGATCCTGACCTTTGGTGGAGTAAGTATGATAGAACTGATACCGGTAGTGCCGGTAGCGTCTGCTAGTTTTGATATAGTGGTGCGAGGTGAAGACTTCGTCTACCACTATAAAACAGACTACTGGTTTCGATTTAAGGTATCCGCATTCCCAGACTGGTCATGTGGCACTGTTATTGCAGCTGCCATGAAAGACTACGGTCTCGATCCAACCACGGTGACGTCCGTGATGTGTCGAACATTTGCTGGCGATATGGTGGAATTGTTCCCGCAATAGTCATGTGCTATTACCATCAGAGATTAACCCATGTGTATCAATGAAGAAATATCTCGTCCCTATGGTTACTATTACAATAACGAAAAAGATATAGTCGAGTGCATCTACAAGCCATCATCACTGGGCGACCGCGTCGCGTTTAGCCGCTCCGACTACCTGACTAATGCATCATCCACGATAGTTATCTTTGATCTTAAGCACCCACCTGAAGGATTGGTGGATTTGAAAGATCAGTCACGCATTCTTAGTTCACTGGAACACGATTTGAAGGTGGTCAAAGCAATCACTGGGGTCATGCGTGTTCACGGCGACAACCACGAGGTCTTTGGACCTCCTGGACATCAAACGCTTATCATGGAGTTTAAGACATCCGTCCAACTTGCCATGAAGATAGACAGCGTAACAATGCTCCGTGCCCTTGGAAAGCCACAGGCAGGAGTGTTAATCAATGGCAGCATTATCGACGAAGGAACTATTGTCACTTATGAACGTTTGATGGAGCATCTCTATCAACGCGTTGGACGCGCCACTGCATTGCTATCAGACAAAGTAAGAGCAGCGGTCATGCGTCAATGGCAAGAAGCAATTCGCGAAGATGTCTCTTTATGTAGTACTCATTTCACTAGGGGTGCAACAGACTACGATGATCTGCTAACAGCGGCAGCCGCAGCCGATTATCTTAAAGTTTCAAAGACATCACTTGGCCGTTATCGTACCGGGGAAATACCAGCTGGTTATGCTCCATTCCCTCAGCCTGACAAATACCACGGGCGTTCTCCTTTCTGGAAGAAATCTACACTGTCGGTCTGGGCTGCGAGTAAACGGTAAAGAGAGCGGGGATATCCCCGCTCTTTCTTTTTTTGTTTGCCATGTTAAACGACTATTCCTATGTATCGTAACCCCTTTATAACAAGTGGGATTAGCCAGTAAGGTAAGTACTCATGTCACCAAAAATCAATATCCTTAAGATTAAGTTTGCCGCAATGCTGGCTGCAATCAGCGAGTCCATTGACAGTAAACTAGATGGTACTGCGGCTGCCGTCAGTGCAGATAAACTGACAGCTCCGTTCACACTCACAGCGGGCGGTGACTTGCTTGGTAACGTTAACATCCAAGGCGATGCTGACGTTACGTGGAGCATTGCTCTCAACACGACGGGTGTCGCGGCTGGGACGTACCCTAAAGTCACAGTGGATGCTAAAGGCCGTGTCACAGGTGGTCAACTTCTGTTGGCTGCTGACATTCCTTCGTTGGACGCTGGTAAGACAACAGCCGGTGTGTTTGCTGCGGCGCGGATTCCAACGCTGAATCAAAACACTACAGGCAATGCAGCCACTGCCACTAAGCTGGCTACCGGTCGGAAGATCTCCATGACTGGAGACGGCGAATGGGAAGTCACCTTTGACGGTGCGTTAGCGGTCTCATCCGTAATGACGCTTTCAAACACCGCTGTTTCAGCGGGCGTCTACGGTAGTGCAGGTAGTATACCGAAGATCACGGTGGATGCTAAAGGCCGTGTCACTTCAGTAGAAGAGATTGCAGTTGACATTCCTGCCAGTACAGCTATGGTCGTGAACGAATACGTTTCACTGACTGTAGATGAACTGAAAGAATACAACATTACTACTTTGCTGGGAGTCAATGCGGCTGCATTTGACATCAAGTCTGCAGACATCACGATTCGTGTTCTCAATAGCACTATCGGCTCTCCAACTGAAGGAGCGTACCTGAACGCAGAAAGTGTTGTCGTATATGGGATTAAAGATGAAGAGCGTCTTCTCATTGATAACCAGTCCGGCTTGGCTATCAGCCTCTATGTAAAAGTACTGGTCTATCCAGCAGTGCCGTAAGGATGGCGTCATGGCTAATGAAATCACGTACGATGTGGATCCAGGCTACTACCTAAATCCATTCACTGTAAACATGATCTTATCTTCAGATGTCCAGAGTCTCCAATTTAGTGTTAATGGCGGGGCTCCTTCGATATCTAAGTATGTGGCATATGACCAGAGCGTACCACCGGTGCCATTCATTGCGGTGACCCAAGACGGTCGTGGCAATGTGGTATACGACGGAGGGTTTCCTAAGTTTTATAACACATATGCGCCGTCTGCTACGCTAGAGCCGTTTGATGCAGCTGTGCGACTGATTGGCACCTGTGCCGGTGGCGTCAATGCGTATCACTATCAGATGCTGTCCTCCCGACAAGTGACCATTGCTGCTGGCGATAAGTTGGTGTATCACATCTTCTCCAACGATGCCCAAATAAAGGCAGGGGTCGATGGTACGTTTTCAAGTGGTAGTCCTCAGTGGTTACGTGGGACGTCTATCGTAGATCAGAACGGAGTGTCGTGTCATCCGACCTCCGATCTCTCAGCTCATGCCAACGGCAAATGGTACAAACGCACCATAGACCTGTCTTCGCAAGCTGGCAGGACTATTAATGAATGGACAATTGCTTTTGAGAACGATACTGCCGGGACATATACGGTGTTCTTTAAAGACATCTACATTCTTAATAGTTCAGGTACGATTAAGGAAACGTTGTTTGAGAAGACACTTGACATCCCAGGACTGGTCAATAGCACGACCGGCGCTAATCAGTATTCTGCTATCAGTAAAACAGTTGTTGATGTCAGGGCGCATTTGGCAGCGAGTTACAAATACTTCTACAACGCGTTGAAGTTCATTGCCAATCAGACCAAAGTAGCAGCCGGTAATAAAAAGGTCTTGATAATCGGTGATGCGATACCCGGCGGCAGCTATCTCATTAAAGATACTGTTGCAGGAGGTGGGTTCGGCACAACCCTCGCCCGACTTGGGTTGTTGTGCGGGTACCAGTTTACTTACAAGTATCGTAACGAATGGGCCGGTGGCCTTATTGATGCTCCGTTGAGTGAACTTGAACAGTACTGCGCAGTGATTGTATTTTCTACAGCGTATCAGAATGCCAACGACGCTTACCTGATAACTCAGAATTGCCGTGACGCTATGATGACCTACCGTGAAAACGGTAATGGCATCTATCTGATAACCGACCACGGTCCTGTTATAAACACGATCGCCGAAGCGACGTCTTCCAATAAAGGAGGGTTCTTCGCCACGGCTAACGCAATTATAACTGGATTCGGAGCATGGTTCTCTGGCGACTACAATCGAACACCCATTAACGTAGGGTTTTTAAGATCTACGTACGGCGACCATCCGCTTTATGAATCGATGAGCGACAGCGAGTCTATCAACGCAGGTGGGTCTGAAAGTCGGGTTAGTGTGGCAATATTCGCATCGGTTGCTCCAAGTGCTGTAGGTCCATTCGCTATCGGCGCAGGGCGGACAACAATCCAGGTGGCAGCAGTATTGACAGGAGGACAGATTGTCACCAGTCGCGTGATTTATTACGTGGTTGATTTCGCAGTTAAATTGATCATTGATGGAATTGCGAAAGATAATGGACACTCTACTGACATAGGGGTGAAGAATAAAGTCCCTGTGGCAGTTGGATTGATTGGGACGTTAACCGAAGCATCGGTGGGAACGCTGTATCGTGGAACCGTGTCTCTGGCCACAGCTCGATTCGACATGGCACTGGGTAGGTATTACCTGACATTCCCCAACGACATTGACATAGTGAAATTCAATAACAACGACGAACTTAGGCTGGTACTGACCAGTCCGGTTCCGATGACCATTGCAGTCACTGTCAAGCGCTTTCAACCCACGTTCCAACTAGGTGGTAATCTTCCAGAGATCAACAATACGTTGAAATCCTGGAAACCTTCACTTACACCAATTGAGCGTGTCTCTAAGATGATCAGTGACATTTCTAATGTCTATCCTGGTCTTGGGATACAGTACAGTGTTGAACAGCCAAAGAACCTGAAGTTGATCAAAGATCACTTTATGAACACAGGCGCTACTTCCACTTAAGGAGTTAGATTATGGAAAGTCCTAAAATGCCACCGTTTAAATACGTACTGGCAGCAGTTATCCAATGGATGGGCGTAGGCTTCATCCTGGGCATCACCGTGTTACTGACCTATTTCCCGATGGGGTTCTTGGTCATTCTTACTGCGAAGCACACGAAGAATCACATGGGTGAGTCTGAGGCTACGCACAAACAGAAATACATCGACGAAGGTTCCTCTGGGCATTGGCAATTCTGGGCTTCTGCCTGGCGGTTCATCAGTCGGTGGAATAACTATGAAGATGGCTTGCGTGGTGAGCCTTCTGGTAAACACAGTGCTTCATGTGGCGGGATGGAACATACGTTCTGGAACCAGTACATGTGGCTTTGTCGAAATGCCTATAATCAAGGCAAACGTACCAGTCGGTTCTTTGCATGCTTCGTAAATGATTGTATTATCGAATCGTGGGGTACTGGCGATGTCTCTGACAAAGCCCCTATCAAAGACGGTTGGTATTTCATCCGTTCGGTTGATAAAACCACCGGCCGTGTCTATTACGGTTATCGTTACGTAGTGGCCAATGAACGTAATGAAGGCGTCCGCCTAGCCATTGTCAAGACGCTGATCGGTGTTGGGAACTTCATTGGTAAGTTCTTTGGTAAGTCACCTCGTACCCTTGACGGCACTGTGTATAACGCAGTGTTTGGTTTTAAGATAAAACCTAGTCATGCAACTGAAGTCCAGGACGCTGACGATCTTGATAAAGCATTCACTGCTCGAGTCCAGTTCGCTAGCACGCCAGACTGACAATGTAGATGGCGGCCGTAGCCGCCATCTATGCCGAATCCTATGTGGTGTAGAAATACATGTCAACTGTGAGGTTAACGGTAATGAATAAGAAGCGTATGGAACGGGATCATGACAGCTCGCTATAGTAATTTCGATACCCGTGAGATTGGTAAACGACTCTATCAATTGTTGGACGACCTTGTTTTCTACGATGATGTACTAGGGCCGATAACTGCGGTAAAAGGGTTTGTTACCAATTACGCTTCAATAGATGGCCTGAAGAACATCGTACTGTTTCCAGTGTACGCACTACTAGCAGGTTATGGAGACAAGTCTGCTACTGTACATGACTTTCTTTACAATCGAGGAGGCTTCATTAATCTTAATGGGGTCTTCGTTAAAGTGTCACGCATTGAAGCAGACAGAGTTCTATACAGGGCGTTACGTGCTGAAGGTGTAGCTCGGTGGAGGGCATCGGTGTTTTTCATTGGGGTTCGGTTGTTTGGTTCTAAGTACTATCTTCCGTTGAATAACTGACTGACGACATAGGGAGGAGGCGCAAGCCTCCTCCCTATGTCTTTATGCTGCCAGACTCGACAGCTGTACTGTGTCTTCATCAACTACGAAGTTGCTAGTGTACCGTCCTCGTCCTTTAGTGATTCTTACACGCCCGACATTTATTCGAAATCCAGCCGGAGTTTCGACGCTGATGTTGTAACCTACCTGAATGTTTCCATTATAGGTAGGTGCCACACCCCAGGAAGTTTGAGCTTCAAGCACGCCATCAACATACAGGTACATGACACCTGATCGAATGGATACGGCGACATGGTGCCACTGTCCATCATTGATGTTTTTCGTACCTTGTAACGTATTGCCACCACGAATAAAGAACAGGGCTTTGCCTGCGTAAACACCCAATACCCAAGCTCCTGTTATCGTGGCGTGGTACTGTCCAATGATCGGTAACGCAACTGTACCGCCTGTGTAGTCAGTATTGACCCATCCTTCGACGGTGTTGTCAAGACTACCTAGTGTAGTTTTAGACCCATTTGAATAATTAAGACCGCCTCCCGAACCAGACGTCACCCGCATGCTCGGCTTGCCAAACAATGGAGTCGCTGGATCAATTACAGCTCCAGTTCGTTTGAGTACGACTGAGAACTGGTCGGGTCCAGCGCCAATGTCACTTATATATTCAAGCAATCCGACTACGCGCGGCCAATATGGATCGTTAGAGGACGGTATCACATTGCCGTTCGATGCATAACGGGTCTTCAGTTTAGGAGTGAACTCACTATGGTATCGCGAGATGCCACGCGTGATGCGGATACTGTCCATCACACCCAAGAACTGTGCTGTACCGCCTTCACCATTACCAATGGTGACGGGAAGTGTAGATGCCGCCAACGTATCGGCAGCAGCAACACTGTAATGCAGTCTTCCGTTGATGAACAATTGGAACGTATCGACAAGACGAGCAATGGCGATGTGATACCAGCGACCTGTCTCAAGTGCCGTATCGTTATCAAGTGGCGTGACCTTGTTCCAACTGGTCCCTGTCGTGGACCAACGTAACTGAGGACGCATGTTGTTCAGGACCAGTGACCAACCGCCCATTGCAGCCGCAGTACCACGACCAATTAGATACAACACACCTGTTGGCTTGGCACTTGGCTTTACCCATGCCTCAACAGTCCAGTTCACAGTCCCGAAATCGAATTCGTTCAGTGAGTCTTGGATACGTAGATATTGATCAGCTGCTGTAAACTGAACCGCAGCTGCCCCAATCTTAACACCCGAAGAAATGATTGAAGCCCCGCCTACGTTCTCAACGGTGTACTTACCAGTACTGTCAAGTAGAGTGCTGCCATTAGCACTGTCGAGTAAGGCGACTGTATTACTCCAATATGGATCGTACGTTGCTTCTTGACCGCCGACTGTAAAAGGTGCCGCCGGCACGGTAAACGTCCCGGTATATAGTGCTTCCTGAACCACACGGAATTGGTCAATGCGTGCACGTACTGCATACCCACCACCACCATAATTACCGAGGGTGTATGAAGTGTACGCAAGTCCAGTGGTAAAGACCGCCGACCCGACAGATACCCCATCGATGTAAAGGGTCAGGGTTTGGTTATAACGAACCACCGCAACATGATACCAGCGATTATTCTGAGGCTTTATGCCGCTCTGAATAATGACACCACCACCGTTGTACACTGCGATCCCGCCACCATAATAACGGAGAATAAATCCGTTAGTACCGTAGTCCATCATGTACTGGTTAGTACTTGCCTCGATATCTTCAAAATAGAAATGACCTTCTATAGTGAAGTCTGAATAAAGAGCGAACGGACTGCCCGTAACCGTAAGGCGTTTGGCAGACGTGCTGAAACGAGGACATTGAGTACCGAATCGTCCTGCACCGATGTCCACGTTATTGACGCTTTCTCGATCGGCTTTAATGTCGAAGGTGACATCATTTTCCTGAATGACGCGGGCGACTGTCTTGTCCCAAATGGAATCTGACACAGTCCCAAGAAGAAACCGGTTTGCATACTGGACGGCTGCAGCCATCATTAACTGTCTCATTTTGAATCCTCTCGATTAAACACCAACCCCATAGAATTCTAGAAATGCGATTCGAATTTATTTCAACAATACATAGTACAGGTGAATAGGAAGAACGATCTTCCTCTAACCGTGGTCTAGGAGATCAGTATGAAAGTATTTCTAGGTATTATTGTTGGCTACTGGGTTGTCGTGGGTATCACTGAACAGTCTCGTAACAAGGCTATTCATGATGCACTGGCTGCTGTAAGCAAAACTATTTCAGAATAAGGAGTATTGACATGACTAAATTTATCATCGGTTTTACTATCGGCGGTATCATTGCATACATGGGCCATCAGGTCATTGTAAAGCAAAGTAAGTTGCTAGAGGATGCTCTAGCTACCAAGTAACATCTAAATCTAGAGAGAGTGGATTTCCACTCTCTCTTTTATGCGCTTAAAGGAGATTCATCATGTACACTATCAAACAAACTCGTATGTTGGAAAACGTAACTGCTCTTATCAAAGCAGGCGTTGATAAACTGACTGCCATCATCATCGCTAAGAAACTGTCTGCTCAGGTCATCTTGGACATTGCTATCAGCGATGCTGGTATTCATATTGAACTGTGGAATAACATGACTTTTGCTGTTCAGAAGTCTGTCTATCGCTTCAATGCATAAAGAAAAGGAGACTAGTCTATCCTTTTCTTTTTTGTTCTATCCTATGACGATCCTTTCTTTTTTGTTTAATTAGAGGTATACCTCATGCCACTCCCATCATCTCCGATGATCCAAGCATTCAATCGATGGATCCTCACTGTCATGGAGACACTTGAGTCCAAAATGGATGTCGGTACTCCTGTTGAAACTGCCAATCGATTAACAACTGCGTTTGGAGTGCAGCTCACTGGCGATGCTTCTGCCAGCGGCTCAACTGACGGTTCTACTACGTTGAACTTGGGAGTTACTCTAGCAGCCTCTGGTATTGCTGCGGGCAGTTATGCAGTGTTGACAGTCGATTCTAAAGGCCGTGCCACGGCCGGTCGAACATTGCTAGCTGCTGACGTACCTACCTTGAACCAAAGTACCACAGGCAATGCCGCAACAGCTACTAAATTAGCTACCGCACGTTCTGTCAGTATCACTGGCGATGGCTCGTGGACGGTCAGTCTAGATGGTAGTGCAAACGTATCTGCTGGCTTCACATTAGCTAACTCTGGTGTCACAGCGGGAGTTTACCCTAAGGTCACTGTAGATGCTAAAGGGCGTGTTACAGGCGGCGCAGCACTGGCAGCCAGTGACATCCCAGCGCTCGATACAAGTAAACTGACCAGTGGCGTAATTCCGACTGCGCGGGGCGGTACCGGCGGTAACTACAACATGGGGTCACGAAATGTCACCATTAGTACAGCCGGTCCATCTGGCGGTGTTGACGGCGACGTCTGGTTCCAGTATTGAGGTACAGGTATCATGTTAGCAAGAATAAGTTCAGTATGGCGTACCATGACAGAGGTTTACGTCAGTGTTAGTTCATTGTGGCGTAGATGCAGGTATGTTTACGTTAACAGCGGTGGTGTATGGAGACGTGTTCATAGAGCGTATGATGCGCTCTATGAGGGTAGTATCACCATGGGGTATGTTAACTTCGGCGGAGTCGACAATTGGGGGTACAGTCGGAGTAACTATGGTAGCGCTAGTCCGACTACATTGAAAGACGGGACCCTTCTCCAGCTCTGTCAGGTAGCCGCTGATTCCAGAGGTAGTTACGGACCACTTAGATGGTTGCAGCTTGCCATTCCCGGTAATGTCAGTGGCGTTGACATTCCTGCAGCTGAATTTGCAGGATATAGAAGTGTACAAGTAATTTCTGTCAACTACATTGCTCTGTATAACCTGACAGAAATCATACTCGGTTTCTCAGTACAGTTGCCTAACTCCGGCACTCATACATTAAAATTCTAAAGGTGGCGTTATGTTATTTTCACCAAGTACCAAACACTTTTACAGTTCGGATGCGACAGGGGACTGTTTGGAAGTTACGGACGAATTGCACAATGAAGTAATGGAGATTGTCAGCAACGGAGGCAGCATTGCCATTGGCGAAAACAATCTACCAATTGGCATTGTACAATCACCTCCAGCAGCGTTGACACCATTGCAACTGATGGCCAACCGTCTGAACGAATGCAATGCAGAATACGAAGTGCATGTCGCCAATCTTCGTGGGACGTATCCGTTCGCTGAAACCACCACCTGGCCAGTGCAGATAAAAGAATCGCAAGAATACGACGCATGGCGTAAGGCGGGGCGGATCAGCGATGCACCAATGACCCCTTTCCTTAACGATCTGACATCCCAGCGAGACATTAATAATGTTGGGAGTGGTCTGGAAGATCTGGTTGATCGAGTACTGTCTAATAATGAAATATACAGTCCTGAGATCTCCCGTCTGACTGCCATTCGTCACGCGACTGAGCAGGCTCTTTATGTTGCAGCTAATGTAACCGCATCCATCGAAGCAGTCGAAGAAATCACATGGAGTTTCACTCAGTCTGAGTGAGTTCAGTGTTCGTGAAGGAATTTCGATAATGAAAGTCAATGTATCGAACACATGGAAAATTGTACTACCTAGTGTCAACGTAGCAGGGACTTGGAGAAACGCCCAACGAGCATTTTTAAACGTAGCAGGGACTTGGTATTCAGTGGCAGAACCTACATCTCCTGTTCTTATAGATGCAGTTGCTAAACTTGCCTGGAACTATGTATACGGACCTAGACTAGGATATGTCCCCTCATACAACCCGCCTGGAAGTCTCACGCCTGCTTCATTGAATCTATATAACCCATATGTAAATATAGCTAATGTGGAATATGGTTCTAATGATTACAGCGCTGGGAACGGTCCCGGAGGTCCTTGGCGATGGTTCACGTTTGTATTCGTTGGTAATTATGCAGGGCTGCCCTTTCCAATGCTAGGTAGTTTTGGAGAATATGTCCTACATTTTCATTCGGTCATCTGGCAGCCAGAATACAACGCTACTCGCGTATGGTATCGCTGCTATGTTGACTTACCTCAAGATGAGGTACAGCGGACATTTAGGTTTTAATCTAATTATATGTACGGGCAGTATAACTGTCGAGTAAGGGGGTGATCCAGCATAGTTCTAACCCGGCAGCGCGATGGTAACGTCGTGAGACGATGCTGCGCAGCCAACGGCGCCTGTACTCGAGACCTGTGTGGTGAAAGCCACACAGGTCTTATTTGCCGAAATTACTAATGTAGGATGAATCATGAGCAACAAGAACTTTTCATCCCTATTAGGGAGTATTGCCAAACTGTCTAAAGCGGTCGCCAAACAGACAGTGCTGGATGCTAGAAAAGTGATTGGCAAAGATGGCAAGGACGTGACCAAGCAAGTCAAGGAGTGGTATGGGGTCACCATGTCAGTAAATGGCTCGTTCTCGTTTAATTACGCGGGCTCTGGATTTACTGAAATCCTACACGTCGATCCACAAGCTATATTCGACACGTCTTCATTTAGCGATCAAGTGTTCACATCACTTAATGCAGTGTCACTCACGTCGTGCAGAGGGAAGGTTGTTCAAGGAGACACTAGGGTTGGTAAGGGTGAAACTATGATCAGTGCAGGTGTTGTCACTGTGATGATCAAAGTGATCGGCACCTAACTCGAATTGTTTTCAATCATACATGATAATGGCGAACAACCATAACCAACCAATGAGGTTTATCATGAATGGAGCATCTAGTGGCATCAACTTAATCATTGCAGACTCGTACGAAGAAGTCGAAGCTATCTGTAAGATACTCGACATCGGAGAACCCAGCGTGCTTAAGTCACTCGAATCAATTTATATCCTCGACCCAGATACAGTGTTCTATACGGTCATGTCCTATAAGCGACACATGGAAGAATTTGCATCCATCTTCAAGTTGAAGCGCTGTGTGATATCTCATGGCGGTGTGCGTGAAGCAAGTGGGTTTAATCTTGATTGGTTGAAACGTATCCTCGGTCATAAAACAGTGAAACCTACTGTCACCGAGGTGAAACCTACATTGATAGGGTTTCTACAAGACCCTGATAAAGAAGACCCTCATGTTGAAATTGGCTACACTCGTTAAATAGAGAGCCAGGCAACTGCCTGGCTCTCTATGCGGTATGACCATTTTTTATTTCCCTTAATTAAAAAAATTAGAGCGATACATTATACACCTGGATACATACAACGTTCACCACTAATGGGGATTTACAAATGAGTGAAGCACTAGTTATCCAAGATAAAAACAATGATGAAGTTAATGCTGCAGACCTCAGCCGACTGGCTTCTGGGATTCGACGAGATCCAGGAAGTATCGCACGAGATCGCATGAACGCTCGTGCTGCGCAGCTTAAGAAAGTAATGGTGCGCACGTATCTGCTCATCACACTAGTTCTATTTGGGGCTGTTGGTGGCTTGGGCTATTATGGTTATAACGAATACACCACATCGGGTGTGCGCTATGTAGATTATCGTCCGTGTAAATACGAAGATGAAAAGACTGGCATCACTATCACAGGCCGGCGGTCATACTCGTACATGCAACACTCAATTCTTGGTTTCCAGTTCCGAGATACATCCAAGGTCGATGAACAGACGCAAATTGATGTGAATGGTTCTGCCATCACTGTAGTGGGTCTTAGTAAGGATAGTTGGTATTCGCTCTATGTCGATACTGGCGAACAAGGTATTCAGATCCTGAAGCCAGCTATGTCCTATGTGTTTACCACACAAAAGAAAGCGGCCTATGTAGGCTACGATTCATTCTGCCGATAAATATACGGCGACATCACCGAGGGGAGTGTTATGGGAATTGCAGATGTTGGTGAAAAGATCGTTGTAAAGATCGAAGAAACAAACTGTAAGACAAGTTACATCAAGCATGTTGGTGAAGCCTCTATTGGCTACACGGTGTTCCTCGAAGAAGCACTGACGTTCCAAGACACCCGTACTGCTGAAGCGGCACTGAAAGCTTTGGTGGCTATCTGCCGGGATGTCTATCGTCCAGCGCGGGGCATTGAAGCAATCGAAGACTTTCCAGGTCAGCGTACTATCGCCGTGGTGAAAATGAAAGTCACGTTCACTCCCGTGATATCCACAGTACTCCTTCCTACGGATTAAATACAATGGCTGAAACCCAGGGCACTGCCATCAACTGGCTACACTCGTCCTCAGGTAGAAGCAAACGCAGTAAGATAACTGACCAAGGCTGTTACGTATTAGAACACGTAGCAACTGGTCGGTTCTTCTTAGGGCAGAATGAGCACGTCAGTAAAGAAGTCGATGCTCAGCTTAACCAGTTGTCAATTGGGCGGCATTCGAATAAACTTCTCAACGGACTGTATTCGAAAGATCACGATATCAGGGTGTTTGAATTCCCGTGCACTGTCAAGAAAGAGCGTAAGGCTATTCTCGTCAGGTTGGTGAAGGATGCGTATCCTGAATACCTATGTCTTAATCCGAGGGATGCTCGATGAAGATCGATATTAACGAACTCTGCATGATCCAGTATTTAGGGTATCGGGCCTATTTTGAAAGTCTGGAGGTCAAGGTATTCCTCTATGTTCTTGCCACTGAGCAGTTGTTACAGGACAATCCACAAATGATCGACCATGTCATTAGTGCAGATGACTTGGGTAGTGTGTCAGGTTTTGTCATTTTCAACGTCAATTCAATGGCAGCAGTCAATCAGCGACGTGATAACAATCACCTGCTGTTTGAAGCGCGCTTTAAAGGCCAGCCATTCACTATTCGAATCTTACTGGGTGACATAGTCGGTATCGGCCCAGCAGGCGATGACATGATGCTTTTGGATCCAACCACCATCATCATGTCGCCTTTATGTGGATCGCTTGTTCTACGTCCTTACAGTGCGGCTGGCGCTGTGGCTGGTGAGATACCGCCACAGCCACCCGAACCTCCAGCAAAACGACCGACATTGACTGTCGTCAAATAAAAGGAAGTGTCATGCAGCAGTCTATAGCGTTACTTGATGACGATTTGAATGTAGGGAGTCGCTTTCAAGCACATGACTCCGAAGTAGAACTTCAGATTGATGGCTCTGAAGGTTTCACTGAAGAGCAACTCTGGGAGTGCTTAAAAGAAGACCCTCTTCCGATCATGACCGGTTGGCCAAAACGGCGTTTAGCCGAACACCCTTGGCTCCCAAGTACTCAGGATCGGTCTGCGACCATTTCTGACATTTATGCTCACTTGAAACCAAAGAAGATCGGGCATGTTTCTGTACACGGGTTCGTAAAAGTAAACGAACTGTGGGTATTGCATGGGAGAGTCCAGTACGTTGGCGGTCATCTCCTTAATCACTCGGCTCTAAAGCCGTTTCGCCTGACGGTACACCTTAAAGACATTGATCCATTAGATGCTTCGCTAGGCCGTACTTTGGTAAACATTGTTAAAGTGAGAACCGATCCTCTCGAGTGAGGGTGGGCGGTTACCCGAATCTTTCTTTTGCTCGACAGGGGCAATCCATGAACAACCGCATCATCGCCTTAAGGGCAGAGATCAAACGTCTGAGCGATCTGTATTTCAATCAGGGCGAATCAGACGTTACTGATGAAGTGTTCGATTCCCTTAAACGCCAGCTTAAAGAGTTGGAGGGGGAAACTGACGATCCGCTATCCCCACTTAACATGGTTGGTGCTGCTTCTGATGGCGGATTCTCGAAAGTAAGTCATCTGTCACCCATGCTCAGTCTGATGAACGTTTACAACGAGGAAGAACTCCTCGATTGGATCACTAGCATTGGCATGGCGCCTTATGCGTCTCTCGAATATAAGTTAGACGGCGGCAGTCTTGATCTCCTTTACGACAAAGGCAAGCTCAAAACAGGTCTGACTCGAGGTGATGGTGAAATCGGTGATGATATCACCGACAATGCTGTTTACTTTGAAGGGGTTCCAAGCGAGATCAGTTACAAAGGTAAGGTAGAGATCCGTGGCGAATGCATCGTCCCTCACCACTTCTTTGAGAAGGCGTGTGAGCGCCGGCTGGCAGCGGGTAAGAAGGTCTACGCCAACCCTCGTAACATGGTAGCCGGTCTCATGCGCCGTAAGGAAGGCGAAAGTCTTCAGGGTATGGGGATTCGTTTCATTGCTTACGATGTAATTGTGCACCGTAACGGCAAGACCGAGTCGATGCCTCTTGAACATCTGGGTGAAGGAATCTTAGATCAGATCTACACGGTCGAAAGTCTGTGGAAGGGGCTACTCAGCTCTAACGACAAAATCATGGACACTATTGCCGATATTGAAAGACGGCGGCATGAACTGGACTACGATATTGACGGCATGGTACTCAAGATCATCGATCCCAAGGTACGCGCTAAGCTAGGTAACCGTTCTACGTCTCCACGGTGGGCTGTAGCGTACAAGTTCGAAGCACAGACAACAACGTCAGTCCTCGAGTCGATCGAGGTACAGGTGGGCCGTACGGGCGTCCTGACGCCAGTGGCTAAGATCAAGCCTGTTAAGCTGTGCGGCGTGACCATTAGCAGTGTCACGTTACACAACTTCGAAGAAATAGAGCGACTCGGCCTGCGTATTCTGGATACGGTAGTGGTGTCACGTCGAGGCGACGTAATACCTAAGATTGAATCTGTGGTACTGTCGCTTAGAATGGACGACCACGGCGTCATATCGACGCCTACCGAATGTCCGTGTTGTGGTTCGCCCGTCTCGAAACGTGATGATGAAGGCATTGAACTATATTGCAGCAACTCGACAACGTGTCCTGCACAAATCGTCAACCGTATGGCTTACTTTGTAAGTCGTGATGGTATCGATGTGAAGAACCTTGGTCCTGCCGCGGTAGAGGCATTGATCAACATCGGTTCATTGGGATCCTTTAGCTCGCTATTCCATTTGTCTGAAGAAGACTTCTTGGGTGCGGGTCTTGGTGAAACAATGACTGACAAGATCCAAGCCAGCATCTTGCGTTCCAAGTCACAACCTTTCTATAAAGTGTTGAGGGCGGTGGGAATCTCTGAGATTGGGGACAGTACAGCAAAGGCGCTGTCTGTCAAGTATCACAACTTCAGTGAACTGCTGTCGGCTGATCCATTAGAGCTCCAGTTAATCCCAGACGTAGGTCCTAAGGTTGCTGCTAACCTAAATGGGGCGAGCTTAGGGATGATGCATGATCTGATAGCACTTGATAAGATCCTGACGTACACTGCACCTAAGGTACCTAAGGCAGAAATCCAAGATCTCATTGGAAAGACTGTCGTGGTCACTGGAAGTAACTTCGATGGCAAGACTCGTAGTGAAATGGAAAACGATGTCGTCGCTCGCGGCGGTAAGTTAACAAAGAGCATCAGTAAGAAAACCGACTTTGTGTTCGTAGGTTATGGCGCAGGTCCTGACAAGGTTAAGACGGCAAAGGAACTCGGCTTCTTTGAAGACGGGATCAGATTAGTCAACCCGAATGCAATCACCCGTATTGAACCTATCTAGGAGAGTCAGATGAGCAATGAACTTGTCATGTTCGACAAACCATTGAGCGTCGTCGATGCCGTACAGAAACTGCCTGATTTCGATCGGGCTTTGGCATGGGGCGTTCAGTCGATGGTCATGCCCACCGTCAAGTCGATGGTGTTGTTGGCCACCGGCCTGAGTGAACACTACCGCTACGCGTTAGCGTTAACGCATGACATCGCTCAATACCTGTACGACATGCCGGACGGTGCAATCACCGCAAGTGAGTGGTTCAAGCGATGCGATCAAGTCGATACACTGATCGGGCACTTCGATGCGATGGAAGTCCATGTCATCCAAGAACGCTCTGATCCGACATGTCAGGGCATGATGATGCTGGTCTTGGACGATGACCACATGGCTGTCGGCTACATCCTCACTCGTCTGCGCGAATACGCCGATCACGTGGTTATCAACAACATCTTACCGAAGAGAACCTGATGAAAAACATCTATGCTTCTATCAATGCTGTCCTTAAAGCTGCCATCAGCGATAAGGTAACCCTTACTTCGGCTGGCCGTGAAGGATTCGGTAACTGCAATCTCCGTGTCCATTACGACAGCGCTAACCTGGTGACCAAGGTTCTTCATCGTCACGATCTGTCGAAGGACGGGCGATTGGCTGAAGCAGTTGTTCAATACCAGTCTAACCTGGCCTTGGAAACTCAGCAACCCTGGACTCGTTTGGATGGCGGTGACATTCTCAAGCTGGCCAATGTCCCGGCTACCTTGCAGTGTGAAGACAATCTCTTCCTCGATGAAAGTCGTGAAATCAATCGCTCGGTACTTACTGCGTTTGATGAATATGGCTTCAAGGTTGCGTTCATCCGTAAGTGGACGGCTAAGGGTAAGGGCATTGGTTTGGAAGTTCTGGTGATCATCGATACCGAAGAAGAGTTCGGTGTTTATGAATGCTCCATGAACTACTACATCATGCCGCGCATGGATCGTCTGCAGAAAGATCTACTGGAACTGCATCGTAACCGCGCCGGCAACACTGCGGCAACACCGGCGGCAACTGAAGAAGGCGTAGCGTGAAGGTCTCGGTAATTTACGCTCAGGATAAAAGCGGCGCCATTGGCTTTGCCGGACCTGAGCCGTTGCCGTGGCATTTCCCTGAAGACCTCAAACGGTTTAAAGAGCTCACTGTTGGCAAACCTATCATCATGGGTTCGCACACGTTCGAGAGTCTCCCTCGACTGCTCCCTGGGCGCTTCCACTATGTCGTCACTCGTAAGAAAAGCTTGGCGCGACTCGGTCGATTGGATTCTGTCCAATTCATGTCGTCTGTAGGCCTTGCTGTTGAAGACTGTCGTGAAGTCGGTGAAGAAGAAGTATTCATCATCGGCGGTGCCGAGATCATTCGGCGCGGTCTGGATATGGCAGATACTGTCTACCGTACCATTGTCGATGTTCCCGATCTTCAGGGCGATGTGGTGAAGATTGCTCAACCTGGTGAAGACTCTGTCTGGGACGAGTTCGAACGAGTGGATGAAGTCAAGCTGGATACCGGTCTCATCTTTGAGACTTGGGTGCGTAAGTAAAATGAGGGGCTTCGGCCCCTCCTTTATTTTTTGTGTCATGTTATGACTCTAGTGACTCTTTCTTGAGGAAATCATGGCTAGTATATCCGCACTGTCCTCTAAACTGGACACACTGCTCAAGCGACTTCACTCCACGTTCACCGGCAAGCTAGATGTCGACGCTCAAGCCGCCGACTCGGCGCTGCTAGAGGGGAAGACTGCTGCTGAAGTGCGTGCTGATGTGATCTCCAATGAGTTGGCAACTATTAACGGCAGACCTGGTGAAGTAGCAGTCTTCGAACAAGAAGGCGTGGCGATGTCATTCAAGGCGATGCAATTGTTCAAGACTGTTCGAATAGCTGCAACGACTGCTGAGGCTGATAGTTTAAAAGCTGCCACCATCTCATTCGCTGACGTGTTTGATAAATGGAAACGAATCAGTCACGGCATCACCGAGACCAGTCCCTCCATCCCAGCTGAACTCGATGGCTGGTCGTACAATGCATCAACGGACAAAGTCTCTTCGACACTGAATTCTACGAGCCTTATAGGTCTTATCAGCAACGATCGTTTTGACACCTACAACTTTGAAGTCATTATGTCTTCTAATGTGGCTGACGATGACGCCATTGGTATCATGTTGGCTTACAAGAAAGTAGGGGCTGTCGAACACACGCTGATGCTTGTAGTCGATGGTGGTGGTTTGCCATCGGGACAGGCCAAGGCTCGTCTGGTCTATAACAATCCTCGTCCTAGTATGAATGTTATTTTCTCTACCAATCTTGGTATAGTTAATCAAACATGGGATGTGGGTGTCGATCTAAGTCTTGGCGTTCGGGTTGTAGCTAAGCGTAAGATCGATAAGACATTTGAGATCGAGGTGACTAAAGCAGACGGTTCTCCATGGCCCACTCCCGTTTACTGGACAGGGGCTATTCCAGATATCTTCTTGTCCCCATGCGCCATTGGTTATGTGGCTATGTCCCAAGCGGGTGCTACGTGGGAAAATGTTTCAGTGCCTATGGTTAAGTCCGAGATCATTGATAACAGTAACGGTGTCGTCTGGCGCTGGCAGAACAATGCCTGGGTCAATGCCGGCACGATGGATAATGAAAGTGCGCTGCAACGTGGTCTTATTTATAAGGACAGTGTAAGCAATACAGCGTACTTCTTAGACATCGACGGTGAGTTTCACACCCTGGGTGCACCGGGCGTTCCATGATAGACAGGGCAGGGGAATCCCCTGCCCTGTATGGCGATGTGCTATCATTATGAATCGGGACTATCACTCGAAGAAAACACGACAATACATTATCAGGCAGAATAACCAATGGCAACTAAATCAATAACTTGTCTGGTAGTGTATCCATCCAACACTTAATAATAACGGAATGGCTTTCCATGGCTAAAGGAAAATACGTCATCCCGGTTGTAATGGGGCAGCCGGGTGCTGAACTCTTCCTAGTGAAAGGTTCCCTTGTTGGATCGTCACGCTTTGCTCTTGTCAAGTTCGAGTCTGAACGGGCAATCCAGGAACGTGATGAAAAGGCTTTGGAAAAGATCTATGAAAAGAACAGCCGCAGTACGGTCAAGCCCAGTCGAGTAAAGGAACTCTCGCTGGTTGATGAATCGAATGCGCATGCAGTTACAAAGATAGAAGCTGGACTTGTTGCAGGTTATGTCAACAACACGCTTCCTGGTGCTTTCCGAGCACCTGAGTTGAAAGGCTGGTTTCTCTACGAACGGACAGGTGACCTTGTCCCGCTTAAGTTTGCGCGCTTTGCAATCAACCTTCTCAATCATGATGAACGAAAGGCTTTGATTGAAGTCATTGCTAAGAATGCAATGCCTAGCCATAACACCCGGTTTGAGAAATACCGTTGATGTTTAAGGGGAGAGCTCAGGCTCTCCCTTTATGCCGCATGTCAAAGAAAACCAATGTAACCTTTTTTATGCACACTAGGAGATTATGTCATGTCAGATAAACAATGGGCCGTCTGCCTCGTTGATAGTTCAATTACATACGGTCCAGATTCTGATTACATCTATCTCGAGTCTGTAGCCATCGCAGCTGAAGCCGAAGCATTGTTGAAATATGCAGCTGGTGTCTTTGTCGAGGAGAATGTAGTCGGTGAAGACATTACCATGGTCGAAGCTGATACCTTTGGCAAGTGTCTGGTAATGTTCCGCGGTGTTGTGTTTGCTAAAGTCTATACCGGCCAATCACGTTTTAAATTATGCGAAGAGCACGACCTTCCACAGCCAGTCATCTACGACACCTCCGATGACGTAGGTCGAGCTATGGCAGATGCTCAGGCCATACTCGAAAAGCACGGTGTCGCTAAGGTCAGCGGTCAAGAGTGGTTCCAAGCGTTATCTGACTATGCCGCTAAGACTCAAGATCCCGATCTGTTCATGATCATTGATTCGGTTCCTGAAGACTTCCCTAAGGTTGGGGATACTCACGTCATTGTTCCCAACGCCGATAACGTCACTGACGACATGCTGGAAGCAACCCGTAACCTGTTACTTTACACTGATACATTCGGGACGATCGATTCCGAGTATGTCAAGAAGGCCATGGGCCGTCGTAAGTGGACGCAGGATAACTTCCCGACTTGGTTTAACGAATATCGTGGACATCTGACTAAGGATGCTCGGGCTCACCTGGCATACTCCTTGACCCTCAGCGCCTACACCAACCCGCCTGCGCCGACTGAGAAATACTTCCCCGAAGTCAATGCTCGTGAACTGCGGTTTGTTCCGTCGAAGTACGGCTGCAAATTGGCAATTATCCATGACGGCCACACTCTCGACATCACTCGTGAGTTTGAGAGCTGGCGCGATCACGTTAAGCATGGTGATTTGTTTGATCTTCAAATCAATCGTCATCAACTTCCAGAATACTGGCGCAAGATGTTCAAGAAGAAGGCCATCGAAGTCAGTGGCGTTATTCGGAAAGATAACGCCGATGGCGAGATCTCTCTTGAGAACGCTCGCGTACACCTTGGCCTGAAGAACGAACATGCGGGCAGCGTTACGCACGTGTTTGAAAAGTCTGTGAAGATTCCTAAGGGGTTCTGATGAGAAAGCAATTTAGCAAACCGTCCACACCAATGCCCGAAGGTGCTAATAGCTGGGATTCCAATCACTGGTACTGTTCCAACGGCGAACTGATTTGGAATGGGAAAGATGCGTGGGAGGTATGTCGTTGGGGCGGCCGTAACCCACTTGACCACATCTCTACGTTTGTGGATTATGACATTGCCCAGCCAAATCCTCACGACAAAGCTCAGATTGGGGTTGGGGTCGGTGTAATGGTCTACCGTAATGGTAAGTTCCTTGTCAGTCAGCGTAAAGGTTCTCACGGCGCTGGTTGTTGGTCGTTACCCGGCGGTCATCTTGAGTTCGGCGAGACTATTGAAGAATGCGCTCGCCGTGAAGTGCTGGAAGAAACAGGACTCGTTCTTGACACCGTGATTCCGTGCAAGATCGCCACCAACGATATCTTCGCTGAGGAAGGTAAACACTACGTTACGTTGTGGACGTTGGCTCGTCTCCCTGACACGGACATTCAGATCGCTCTCAATCTCGAACCTGAGAAATGCGAAGGTTGGGAATGGCATATGTGGCCACATATCCCTAAGCCACATTTCCTACCTCTTGCCAACATGCAAGAACGTTATCCGCTGTTTGACACCGAGGATGGTGATCCATGTGTATTCGTTTAGGTAAGAAACATTTCCAATATGTTGGAAGTGAGGGTCTCACTCGACTGAAGTACGATAAAGACACTCGTACTGGCCGACCCCTCGACCAGATGTATCGTGTCCGCTTACTCAACGCGCACACGTGTCTACGCGATGTTTACTGGAACCCTCAGAATAATCAGCCAGAGGGCATCAGTAAACGTCTCACTCCAGCTAAACAAAAGCTGTACAATAAGCTCGATAAATATTTCGACCGCACCAACAATGGCAAATAACTAGCCATCAACCAAGGAAATACACCATGTCGACTGTTGACGATACATATCACGTCACCCTGGATCAACTTCGCACTGCGGCTACTGAACTCCTGCGCCCAGGCGTTGGCGTGCTGTTCGTAACCCAGTCTCGTAAGAAACTGAACCAACACTACCTGAAGATGCTGCGCATTGCCGCCTTTCAGCACGATGTTCTCGACGTAGCTGCATACGTCCAAGAATACACGTGCACAACCTGCTCCAAGTTCATGGCACGTGTAGGCCATCTTGTCATGGGTACTGACTCCGGTGTCAAGAGCATCTATTGGAACCCTGAAGTCGTTACCGACCCGGTAATGAAAACAGTGGTCGAAGGAATGAAGCGGTTTGTTGAAGAAAGCCGAATCACCAATCTCTTCAATACCGATGGTCCGTATCAACACTACATCGAGAACACCAATCTCGGCGGCAAGCCATTCCGACACTTCTACATCGAGCAAGTAGTGCTGAGTCACCGTGTTCCGGTACTGGGCACGGCGATTGACACCGGGCGTATCAGCGCGCAGATGGATCGGGTGAACACACTCATCCGGATCATTGGCGAGGTTGATTTAAACACAGTGGTCTTCGTTGATAACCTGTTTAAATCACGGGTCATCGAGTATGTTGCTTCTGGTAAGTTTATGATGGAACAGTTCATGCAACTGCTCTTGAATATCAACGTCCTGAAAACACTGCCAGAATACAGCACCTCGGTCAACCCGTACAGCCAAGAAACCATGGTGGTCAATTCGATCTGGAAGGCCGGCATGCGTTCGATGGGGCTACTTGGTCTGCGTAGCTCAATGCTCGGCGAATTGCTCATTCGTGCTCAAGAAATCCTCAATGCCGGTTCGTCTGAAAACCAAGTGGATCGTCTGGCTAAGTTCTGGGCAGAAAAGACCAGTGGTTTGAACTACCTCCGTACCACTGCCGAAGCTACTGAAAGTCAAGTGGCCAAGACTGCGCGGTTCCTTGAAGAAGGTGACTGGATGGCCTCTCTGGAGCAGACAGAAGCTGCTGAGATCGATATCCCGGTTATCTGGGAAGCCAAGCGCGCGTGGACATTCGAAGAGGCTCATAAGCCAACTGACAATGGTTTCGCAGCGTTCGCTGAAAAGAAAGGCATTACACTGACCACTCCTTCGGCGATCGTGCCAGTAGACCTCGGCTATTTCATAAACGAAATACTGCCGTTTGCTGACGAGATTGGCTTTGTGGCCACTGGCATTACGTTCATGCCGATTCTGATCAATGGCATGGCAAACCGCGAAGCCAAACCAATCTTCAGCTGGGACACTGAGGAGAATCGTGCGCCGTTCATTCCATGGAAATATAGCGAAGGCTATCAGCTGCACCAACTGCGCCCACAGCCTCACGTTTTGAAAGATCGTGAAGCAGTGTTGCCGGTGTTGTCGATCAGTACGAACAAGGCCATTGGTTACTGTGCCCGGAATGACGAAGACATGATCTTCTTCCAGTTCGGTGGTATTTCAATGCCAATGGCTCCTCGTCCTGCGTTGTTTGCAGAATCGATGAAGCCAGAGTTCCGCGATCACCGTCGTGCACTGGAAGATTATTCCCGTGTGACCGAGATTCCGCGTGCTGAAACACAGCAGAGTATTTCCATGGTCTTCGGGCCTCGCCATCCACGTCAGGATCGCACAATAGCCGTCATCATTTACGTCCGCATGAATGACGAAGGACAGGCGCGTTTCGGTTCACGTGACATGCGTTATCGCTTTGATGCCAATGGTTGGACAGTGGCGCCTGATTTCGACAAGTATCCGGTGATCACTGACCGCAGCATTAAAGCTCCTGAAGTTAATGTTGCTGCACCATCCACCGCTGGCGTTCCCGTCAGCATCTAATTCAACGGGGGAGGCAATCCCTCCCCAATCAATATTCTTAAACGTAAAGGAGTCCTCATGGACCAGCAAAACATCGTCAAACTCAATCCATTCGTCCGTACCAAGCGCGATGAGACCACCTTCGGTTATCTGCCAGAATTCGTTCTGAAGGACCTGGTGCCGGATATGTCCGGCTCGGCCAAGTTCTATCCTGAGAACGAGATCCGCAACAAGATGATGGAAATGGATGCTGGGTTCGTTGGCATGCGTCGTTCCACCATCGACCAGACCGAATCCGTACGCCAGTTGATCCTATATATGGTCGTCACCAAGAAGATCGGCACCGAAACTCTGTTTGCCGTATACCAGCGCTCTGCCGGTAGCGAAGACAAGTTGAAAGACAACTACAGCTTTGGCTTTGGTGGCCATGTTGACGTGAGCGATGTAACAGGTCACGGTGTCTATGATGCAGACGGTAACGAAGTGGACTATCATGCTGAATGTCCGTCTTCGTACTTCTCCACCATGCGTTCGGGTGTGCGTGAACTGGGTGAAGAAATCCAGTTGTTGCTGCCGGAGTACAGTCCGCGTCCTCTCGATGCCCAGGAAATGAGTAACGAGCTTCTGACTCATTTCAAACTGACCGGCATCCAAGCCATTGCTGCTACTGGTCCGTTGTCTGAATACCTGACAGAAGTTGTTGGCGAACCTCTGTTGGTTAAAGATGAGTACATCATCATTCCAATGGCCGAAGATACTGAAAAGGGTCTGTTGGTATTCACTACACCAACCCCTATCAACACGGTCTACACTGACGTCTTCGGTAAAGAACCCACTACTCGCAATGCAGGCAGGATCGACGCCTCTCTCCTGCCGGTCGCGTTCTTGTCTGACTACAAGCCAGAAGTCAAAGGCTTCGTTGGCAATACTCACATCGCTGTCGTGGGTGTTATTCAGATCCCGGCCGAATACGACTTCGTTGTTCGTGAAACCAAGTACCGTACAGTGGGTTGGTACAACCGTGAGCAGTTGGAAGCTGATACCGAGCTTTTCGAAGCCTGGTCGAAGATCCTCATTCCTCATCTGCAAGAGCTGGAAGCAGAAGCTGCATTCAGCCCTGGCGTACATGGCGAAGAAGTTCAAGGCTAATTGATCCACGTCAAACATAGAGGAGGGTTCGAACCCTCCTCTATGTCTAATTGATCCATCCTGAGGAAATACCGCATGAAGATTAATAGTAATGATTCACTGACTTCGATGTTGAAACATATCGCTGGCGGCAAAGACAAGATAATTTGTGTGGTCGTTACGCATAACTCCAATACTCTTCAGTTCAAGATCGATGACAAGATCCAGTTAGCGGTCGAGGTCGATACGAAGAAAGGTCTCAAGGCCGGCAGTTCGTTCGAACTGATCATGGATGATCTGTCCATCGAACCAGTTGAAGGCGGCGCTCCATTGCCAACAGCAGCAGTTGCGCAGAGTCCGAGTTCTCGTGGTTGCAATAAAGACGATGCGGCCTTCTTGAAGGGTTTTAACTGTTAATCACTAGGGGAGGCACAGCCTCCCCTTTATGACGGATCTTTTATGACAGCTATCGTATTTCACCAGGGTAAAATATACGGCGATCGGAAGCAAGTTTCTTTCACTACTCCCGTTACTTTCATTGATGGGGAGAAGGTCCTTATCAGTAAAGACAAATCTTTCGCATATGCGGTTTCGGGTAAATCAGTTACCGAACTTAATCGCGACAAGTACGAGTCCTTGTTTCGAGCACTTATAACAGCCATGTATCTGAATGGTCGAGACTGTATCAAATTAACTGATCTCAACCTCAGCCACGGGAATGACATTGATTTCACCAACGCAATAATCTGTACAAAGAATGTTCAGTATGCCTTAAAAGACACTGGGATTGTTTTCGTCGTACGTCTGGACGGTAAGACTCATGCCTGTGGTACCGGCGGGCCCATGCTTGCTTCTCTATTGCGCTGTGGTCTGACTCCTAACGAAGCCTTCAAACGCTTGCCCACTCTAGATTACCTCTCTGGTTCGACGTTCGACACGATCGATACTACACGACTTAAACAGTTTGTTATTAAGGGAGGTGAATGATGACGCTGTTCTACCGGGATGGTAAAATCGGTTTTAGTAACATTCCTCCAATTCGGGAAGGTCTATCTATAAAGGTAGCTGGATCTTCTGAAAATCAGTTCTTCACGCGCCATGGGTTTATCTATCCGTTAACCGGACTCGGTCCAGATCTGCCTTCAGTTCTGGAAGGTAGAGTACTATTCGACACGTGGTACAAAACATCAACGACATCAGCATCTCTGATCATCGACAGACACGGTGCGCTGTGGCAAGCGGATATATACATTGACGATGATAAATCATACACAGTCGATGTCCATTCATTGCCTCAGGGCTTGGGTGTGAGTTGGGCAATGAGCGATAGCGAGTACAATCGAGACTTAATCGCGGCAATACTCGCGGCAGGTCTCTCTGATGACGATACCTTTAAACAGTTCAATGAGCAGGGGGTATCCAACGGTTCTGGCTTTACGACCATGAAGATTGACTTCATCGTCGCTAAGCTCAATGTCTTGTTCCCAGAAGTAACCCAGCTATCCTAACCATCCGTATTTATTTACGATAGTTACATGATCTATGTGAAACTCCCGATAACTGAATCATAAGGACAGCAATGTTCGGATTCCTCTCAGGTGGGTTACTTGGAAGTCTATTTTGGTCACGTACAATCTGGCGAGTTGTATCGCTGGTGCGTTCGATTGGCAGTTTGAGGCTGGGGCCTCTGGCTAAGCTGACCCCTCTACGATCTACAGGCATCTCCATCAGCGCACTAACAGGCATCGCCGCCACCCACGATCATAAGGCGGTCGTAAGGGTGGCTCCCGTGAGCTGTATTACCAGTATACTGACGAGAAGATCAATCCCAACCCGGACCATGGAGCGTTAACGATCAGCATCGGAGCAATTGCTCTCGCTGCCTTACTGAACTGTAGTGTCGCATGCGCCATCGAAGAACCAGTCCAGTACTGGAAAACTTCATCAGCCGAAGCCCCTCAAGATAACCCATACTCGGAAGATGATCTGTGGAAATGGATCATTCGTTCGCACTCGTTTGTAAAAGAACGAGCAGGTGGGAACTTCGAACGGCGATCGTCTGATTGGATTGTGTGCCACACTGGGTTTCAGTATTGCAGCCTCAGCAACCGAGAGGACTCAAAGCGCGTGTTTAAGGTACTCGTTAGCTAAGACTAGTCTCGGTATAAACAGACCGAACCAAACTCAAATCGATTAAGTTCGAACTTATTGGATTTTAATCCAAGGCCGTCTTAGGTCAGTGTCATGTTGTAGGGTCACGGGGAACTCTTAGATTGCTAACGACTGGGGATTGATCATCCCTGGGCTCGCTAGCCAAAGAGTTACCCCAAAGCCTTTTTTCTTTTATTTTTGTAGTACCTATCCTATAGATTTAAACTTTATCTAATGGTGACGCCAGTGTATTATTTCTCTCCGAGTCGATTGGTTTTTAACAAAGATAACAAAATCTGGGTAGATGCAGTCGAGGTGACTGAAGAACGGTTTGAAGAACTTCGTCAAGAAATGATGGAAGGCCGGATACTCGAGGCAGGTGTGGGTAATGTTCCAAGTACACGCGCGCCAGATACCCCATTCCCAGTAGCCAGTATCCAGAGTGTCTATCAGAACATCTTAGCAGTCATGAACAATGATTACGAGATAATGGTGGCGTATTTGAAGCAGACCTATCCATTGTCTGAAGTGATTACGTGGTCTATCCAGCGTGATGAATCCGTCAAATTGATGGCCTGGTTGGCTGAGGACGATACTCGACTGGTCGAGGACTTCCCACGGGCCTTAGCGCCGTTCATCTATGATCTTGCTGCTCAACGCACTATGGAAGGTATTTCAGGCGGGATATATGGTCTTGCTGAACGAGTACTGACCAATGATGCGATCTTCAGCCCAGCGTTGGCAACCATCACAGCCCGCCGCCACGGCGCTGAGAAACAAATGTTGGCAGCCGTTGCTGCCGATGACCGTATCGCCTTGAAAGCGGTTACGTGGTCATTTTCATTACAGGGGTAAATCATGAGCATGGTCAGTGTAACGACATCCATAGGAACCCCTGTCCCTCCTGGATACAATGACAACCCGCAACGTTGGCTGGCAGCACGGATTACCGCCAGTCATCTCAATACGTTCTTACAGTTGATACTGCGAGCACCTAAGGGGACGTTGCAGGGCGAAGAGTTCGAATCAGCTAAACATCTCATGGTCACTTGTCAAGCCATCACTGGTGTGTTCATGGACGAACTCCATACCGCCATGACGTTGGATCAGTTGATAAAGATCAACCATGAGTTCTATGCCATGGCCGCTGCCAAATGCTAAACAGCATAAGGGAGGGCTCAGGCCCTCCTCTATGTCGATTCCAATTATTTTCAACGATACATGATAGTCACGAGTAAGGAGTTAACCTTACATAACCTGTAATGAGGATTACGTGATGGTCAAGCCTATTGTTGTTGCTGTTGGTGTTGTAGCGGTTGCGGTTGTGGCTGGCGGTGTCAGTCTCAAGTTCATGAAACGTGGTAAGGCCAAGCGCTCGGTTGAAGGTGCGATTGTAGCGCTTAACACTGTCTCTAAGCCGTCTGTTGAGGAGGTTGTTATTGAGCCTGTTGAGGAGATCGTTGAGAAACCTGAAGTAGTCGTCACACCGGCGGCTGTTGAAGATATCGTTGAACCTATCGGGCCAAACTCTATCTTATCGGTAGCGCGGGCACGTCCAGTGGTTGCTCCAATCTTCTGGTCTCATTTCCAGAAAGAGATTCGTCGACTTGAAGTGGTTGATCTTACCTTGGCCGACTTTGGCGATCGTAGTAAGTTGGAGCACAGTCGCGGATGGCACAAATGTGTACTGAATGGTCATGACGGTATCATGCATGTGACCAAACAGCATGTGAGTGCAGTGGTGTTCGATGGGCGTGAGTTCCAAGGTATCTCCACAAGCGCCTCTCGCTTCGGTAGTCGCGACCTTACGGTTCTTACAAGCGATCGTATCAAAGCTTACTTGCAAGGCCACTGACAGCATAAGAGGAGGCCCTAGGGCCTCCTCTAGCTTTCTTTTTTTGGTTCTACCAGTTCATGGCAGCCGTCTTGGCCTTGATAGTTACCTTCTTACGGGACAGCCACTTCTTAACATCAACTGCTTCGCACGAATCAATAAACCCTGACTTGACAACCTGCTTGGTCTTATATTCGTTAACCATTCCATTATGGAGGTTATTGACAGAGACCCACATGTCCTTTGCCCAGTCTAACTTATAGAGATAGACTTCCAGAGAATCAAGAATGGCGCGAGTCGGAACGGCTCCATCAAAGATCATGATGATCTCATTGCCGGAAGAGCGATATCGTGACAGGTTGTACGTTTTCTCCAATGTCGACGCAACGCCTTGAGCAATGGCTTCTTCCATTAGTTCGGTGGCGTACAGCCATTCGTTTGATTCCGTTTTATCCCACTCTACCAATACACCTGTGTGCATGATACCGGGTTTCAGTTCGGTCTGTTTGTATCCCGACCCGTGATAGAGATGAGACATGGATTAATCCTCGTTAATAAGTAACAATGGGTCAGATCATGTAGTGAACTGGAGCTTATCTCACATGAAGAAAATGTTAGTGTTTAGAGAAGAGCTCGTTCAAGACAGGTTCGATTTGGATGATTACCTATACGATAGCGAAGTAACACGAAGTGATTTCATTGACATGGAACCTGATGTGCAGGATAACTATCAAGTAGGAGGTATCTCTATCTTGACGTCATCGTGGAACATTGTTTTCAAGGGAGATGACAAGTATGACTTCTGGCACTTTCTTGTAATTGGTCCAGACCCGTATGACAATGATGAAACTTGTCATAAAGGAGCTGTTCAATTATTCGCTCCCTATAAGTCACCTGTATTTAATTTAAGAGCTGTTCTTCACAGTAAAGGCAATTATGTCCTCATTTACCGACTCCCTAAAAAGCTCTCTGAACTCTTCGAATCATACCTCAAACCAATCATGGAAAGTTTCGATGGTAAAGAATACACCTACAGGATTCCTGAAGATGTTATTGGACCTGTTGTTACATCCGTATCGAAAGAAGAAGATGATTAAGACGCTAGGACTCTGGGTAGAAACTGTCTTTCTATCTAAGACGACTTATGTGTCATACTTCGATGTTCGTAAGCTCGGTGAAGAATATGCCCGCATGGCTGTATGGACTACGGCGGTTGATGTCATAGCCAAGATCTATGACGAAGCTCACCTGTCTAATGAATTCTACTCGTCAGGGATGTTTAATCGAGTAAAGCGTCATTTCGATTCATTGACATGCCTAGGTGGTTTTACTTCAGCTGCGAATGTTCAGATTGTCTTCGTTCCAGAAAGAGGCGTTAAGGCACGGGATATTATCTTTCTTGCAGGTGATCTTGCGCTAGCTAAGATGTCAGACTACCCAACAGTTCATGTAAAGTACGCTGATTTAATGTTCGATCTCTCAAGTCGTAAAGGAGACCCTACTGTAGCAACTAAGGTATACGGCAATAAAGACTATACATTGAGTATAATCAGACTGTTAGAAGAGGGCCGATAGCATTATATGACGGATATCTCGCTGTCATATTTTGTAAATCAAGAGGAATGACCCATGCCTGCTAAAGAACGCACTCCTTCGATCACAGTTCCGCCTGTCAAGAAACCTGTTGTAAAGAAAGCGCCTGTAAAGGCCGTGGCCAAAGCGCCAGTCAAGAAGGCGGCTGTTAAAGCAGCCCCTAAGAAAGTCGCTGCCAAGAAACCACAAGTTGTGGTGTCAGACGAACTTATTCAGAAGCTGGTAGCTGATTTTGGCAAGGGCGGCGCTAAGCGCGATGCAGAAGGTCGCGGTGCAATCACCGCTGCTCAAAAAGCACTGCTGGCCAAAGAAGCCAAAAAACTAGGCATGACACCAAGCGCATTGGTAGCTGCCATCATCACCGCATGGCTGCTTAACCGCTGATTTATAAATAGGAGCAGGGTAATTCCTGCTCCTATGGCTTGCAGTCCTTGACAGGAATTAAATACCATGCCGTCTATTCAGAAGATTGTCATCTACGTAATCATCATTGGCGCTGTGCTCAGCGGTCTGGGGCTGTGGGTTAATTGGTCACTAGGAATGAACACCACGGTTGCTAACCAGGCGACAACCATCACTGCTCTTGAGGACAGCGTTAAAACTCTCCAGAAAGAGATTGACGATTACGTAGACACCAAAAGTACTCGTAATGATTCCTTCAGTGGGATCGAGCAAGACCAAGTAGATCTATTGTGCGCAGCACGATACAGTGCTCCACTCCCTGCCATTGATCCGGCTAAACCGACTGTAGTCGAAGTCGTCAAATGGAGAGACCGTGTTACCCAATGTCCAACAACAGATCCAGACCGAGCTGAGATCTTGACAGGTGGCGCCATTATGCGTCCTGTCAATGATGAAGTCCGTGTAAGGTCGCTTAACAACTCCTGGAAAGCCTATTGTGCTGCTACAGGCAATAAGGAGGAATCATGCAAGCCATTTCGTTAACAGGAGGTCCTAAGCGCCCTTCCATGGCTTTGGCAGTCTGTCTGTTAATCGCCGTGTTATTCTTACTGGGTGGGTGCGAGACCAAACAATACCGTAGCGTACCCTACTGCGACATTGTTCCTCCGCCTCAAGCAGGTCGGTATGTTGACGCGAATCCTGATGAACAGACCGTGTTGATGACAGACGCTTACATAGCTCAAGTCAAAGTGACTGCTGAATGTAACGACCGAATCAAGTTAGTCAACGCATCCAATAAAGCAGAATAAATAGAGGAGGGCGGTTGCCCTCCTCTATATGCCGAATTGACAAGATTCCAATTATTTTCAAAGATACATGATAGCAATGTGTACCAAACATAACCTAAGTCTTGGAGACTATCATGTCCGTTCAAAATGCTGCTACTGCCCTCATTATAACCGCTATCGGTGCAGGAAGCTATTACCTGTACGACAAGTACAATAAGCAAAAGATTGAAATGGAGCGCGTACGTGCGGTCGTAGAACCTCTTCTTAAAGATGTGCCTGGCTATAATAAGCCTAGTCGTTAATAGGAGGATAGTTCATGTACGATCTTCTAGACACCATCGACCATCCAGAATCCCTAACAGTAGAGGAAGCATTCGAATTAGCATCACTGGTGTCGATTGCAACATGTAGTTCGGAATTATCGACCGGAGAGCTCTTTAGTGAGACTATCGTAAACAGGATGGGTTATGATGAAATCGAATATCTAGATAAACGAGTTAGGAACGACCGCGTATTAAAAAATGTTGTCAAAACACACACAATCGTTAAGCGCAGTGCTGGTGACGTGCATCGACCACACGACCATAGCCGGTGCAGTGTTTGTGAACTTAATCGCACCGTTGAATGGATTATACATTCTGGGCGGATGAAAGAACTTGATCGTACGGAATATGCTGACCTTAAGAACCAGTTAGAGATCGCCGATGGAAAGTTAAATGAGGATCCGTCCAGATTCAATACTTTAACTGTAAAGGCTCTCACTGATAAAATAAATAACGTCTTAAACAAATTAACCAGTTCTATTGGAGAACACCATGCGCAATAAAATAATCTTCAGTTCCATCATCCCAGCCGTTCGTATTTTCACTGGCGATAAGAACATCCTGTTTAAAGTAAGTCCTGACGAATTCCCAACAGCAGAACGTGTTGAGTTCTATCCGTCTATGGGAGGAGGTACTACCATCTCCTTGCAAACAGCCATGGGGACTGAACTGAAAGCTTGGCTGGTGAATGAAGACTACGCTAAGTTCGAGCAGTACGGCCATATTGTAGATAAGTTACCCATCATGGGTGACAAGGTAGATCATCCTATCTACCGCGTGCAAGTTACTGTGAAGGTAGATTCAACCACCATCGAACTTATTGACTATAACCGCAATGAAAACGCCACTTACCTCAAAAACTAAGTGCGCTGGAGAAATCAATGCAAACTACTAATGTTTATCACGAACCGTACGGCGTTGTTTTCAGAAAGATACAAGCAGAATCTGGGATCAGTTATCTGGCAGTCAATATTGACGACGTTCCAGAAGACCTTGACTCTGCTCGCGACCTACTGGTGCGGCACGGCACGCCATATGACGGACGATGTGGGTACTACCCACTGTCTCTTCTTGTGGCCCCTGCTACAACCCGCTCCACTGTCGCTAACAAAGCAGGTAAGAAACCGCCCAGTGAGAACTGGGTGCGTCGTACCATTAACTCTCTTGAAGCCAACGGTCTTCACATCGTTCATTAAAAGGAGTTTGACATGGCTAACAATGACTATCGGCTCCGGCTGATTGATACAAAGAAGAAGCGTTTCCAGGAACTGCGGAACACTATCTGGGAAGGAGATGTTCGTTCCAAGATGTTTGGGCAGGCTGCTGTACTCGAATGTCACCTGCTGCTTGCTGAGATTACCTATCTCGAAACGCACGTTGATGTCGATGAAGAAACTGATCTAACCTTCATCGAGTCGCTGGCATGAACACCGGTGTCCTTTAAAGCTCAGCCCCGATCCTTTATGGGGCATGACGGAATAAGAGAGGGGCATCAGCCCCTCTCTCCTTTTCTTTTTTCTTTGTTACTGATCGACAATGACATCAATGGGGAAAGTCAGATACAACGTCTCAATGAACCGATCTACCGATTCCAGAGACACGACACCGTCCACTTCAGCCAGGTTCTCTAACGAGACATCTAGATCATCGGGAGTCTGCACCCCAAGGATCGCCTCGACCTGTTGCTTGCTCCATGCCAGAATGTCCTTAGACCGGGTAGAGATGTTTGGATCCATCTCAGTGTCCAAGAACGTATCGTAGATAGAGCAGCGATGTACCTGACCCACTCGATCCACTCGTGCAACCGCCTGGGTACGCTCGTACTCCCTGAATGGAGAGTTCGTGAATATCTCAGTGCTAGCTGAAACCAACGGTACCGCCGTAGACAGGCTCTTGAATGTCGCAATCAATGGATTGGCATCAGGGTCATTATCAAACTTCTTGACGATGGCTGGAAGATCCTTGTTAGTCTCTCCATACACCACCAGAGGCTTATAACCAGCTTCCTTCAGACGAATCTCAAGTTCCTTCACCACTTCTACGTAGCTGGTAAAGATAACTGTCTTGCTCTTGGAGTTATCGATGATCTCATCCAAAGGCATTTCAGGAAGCATGTCCAAATGACACTGAATACGCAAACGCCCTAGAACCTGACTCAACGCCTCGCCCATTACTTTCAGATCGACGTATTTAATGATAGCCCGTACATTAAGGAACGGCTTACGGTACTTATCTGGAAGCGATGGAACAATTACTTTGAGTTCGTAGCGGTTACAGGCCATCACGAGGTCTTTCATGGTCACAGGATCGTAACCTTTCCGGAGAATCGCAATGTTACGCTTATACTCACCGAACGCAGTAACAGCGGCACTACTCCCGCCGATGGCTTTGGCATGTAGATCGAGGCATGTGCCGTACATAAGTTCATGCTCAGGCATTTGCTTCTTGTACATCTCCAAGCGCTGAGTAATGAACGCAGACATCTTATCCCGCACGGCTGTCAGTGTATAGTCACTGCCGTTCTTGATCTTGATGCGTCGTTCGAAGTAATCTACACCAGGAGTCTCGACTTCGTCTTTGAGCACCTTAAACGACACGATGCCAATTCGGTTAGCCAAGATCTCAAGGGCTTTCTTGGCCTCCTTACCAAACAACTTACGGAACGACTGTTCGACCTCGGGAGTGAAGTCTGCACAGACTGTCTTAAGCAAGGTAATGGCTTCAGAACCCATCGCTTTAAATGGAGTGCCTGAAGCGTGGATGACATCACGTGCATCGGTCGTGTGGCAGAGATCAACTAAGAAGCGTGTACGTGCAGAATCTTCGTTGAAGTTATGCGACTCATCAATGGCAATGAATACCTTACCAAACTTCGACTTGTTCTTCTTGGCGAAGTCTAAGAACTTCTCCAGGTAGTCGAAATGGACGATGTAATGCTTCTTGCCGGCTTCAGGCTCCACACCACTCAGACTGTACCAGTAGTCCTGCGGCGTCTTGAACAACGACCTGATTGTCTTCACCCAAACGTCAATCACCGAGTTCTTAGGGACGACGTATATGCAGGTGTCTGATTTGAGGCAGTGGCCAAGGGCGTAGTTGGTAATGGTCTTACCACCACCTGCTGCCACATCCATCAGCATGCCAAGTAGATTGTACTTGTAAGTCACCCAGTCGTACGTTTCAATAAACTTCCGCTGATAGGTGAACAGGATTACGTTGAGCTCGTCTAGCTTTGAATAATCGAGTCGTGCTTTGAAGTCCTGACCACCGATGTTATGCAGCCAAGTATTGGCCACCATTTCATCAACAATCTTACTGAGGGTACGGCGCCCTACAAAGGTACGGCGTGACTGCATCAGGTGTTCGAGGATGTACAACATCTCGATCGCATAGAACTTAGGGAACTTCACCGATGACCGAGAAACCGAAGTGAATAGGTTCGCACTGATCTTACCTGTCTTCCAAGCATTATAAATGTCTTTGGACAACCGTAAGCCAGGAACACCACTGACGACGATGTGGGTCGGTGTCTCCTTCACGGAGATGATCCCTAGTAGTCGTGAAAAGCTGGCGTACATGATAGAATTCCTTAAGGGTTTACGTAAAAGTCATAAGATGACTCGAATTAAACGATCCTTCTTTTTATAAATACTAAGGGGTTATATTGTGAGACGCTGTCTCCTCGACAGAATTTAAAGCACATCTTATATTCCGTGTAACGGATATGTGTCCCATAAGGGGTTTAAGAAATGACTCGTATTGCACCTGCAACAATCACTGCTTCGCAAATGCTTGCTGAGGCTCAAGGCTACCGCACCAGTCTCGAATCGTTGCTGGAACTCGGTCGCACCATTCTTCTTCAGCCCTCAATGGAAGATTCTTCAGCGTCGGCTTACAAGATTCTCACCGAAGGCGTTCTTGAGTCAGCCGACCATCAGGCCGACCTCACTGCCGTTGAAGGCGTGACTGAACCTGCTGCAGTCGTCGAACTGATCATGCAGGACATCTTGACACCCCGCCTGACCGGGATCGAAGAGATTGAACAATCTCTCCAGGCCAAGGTCGATGCCAACGAAGTAGTTCCATTCACCACTCGTGACGCCGAAACAACGTCATCGATGGAAAGCGTACATCACCGCGCCGAAGTCCTCGACCTGTTTAAAGAACATGTCGGTGATGTAAAGGTAATGATCGCTTCGATGGAAAACATGTCTGTCGATACCATTCGTCCGATGGTGCTGCGTTTGATGGCACGCGCTGGCGAAGGCGTTGCAGCGCTCGGTATCTCGATGGAAGGTATCGGTCAAACTCAGGTCTTGGGCGAAATGGCTGATGCTGTCGATCGCATTGAGACTCTGGTTAACAAGGCGCATGAAGAAGCAGTTGGCATCTCCGACGCTGCTCGTGCCGAATCAGAAGGTGTCGGCGCCGGTGGCGAAGACAAGATGGGCGACGTCCTCGACGCCCATCGCGAAGAACTGCCTGTAGGTCCTCAGTTGGCCGATGGTGTTTCAGCGGCTACAGTCGAGAACGATTCTCCAGCGCCTACCGATTCGTCCGATATAACTGGCACCGAAGACGATGACTCAGAAGCCATTGGCGATGACGTCGATACTGGCGCAGCGGCTGACGATGGTGAACCCGGCTTGGAATTGGAAGCGGTTGGGTCAGAAGAAGCTGACGATGATACCGATGCTTCGGTAGATGTCGAAGCCGAAGCTGAAGAAGCTGCGGTAGACGATGTTGCGGCTGCTGAAGGTGAAGACGACACCGCCGTAGATGGCCTGGATGAAATCCCTGATGCTGCTGATGTGGCCGCAGTGGACGATGTTGTTCCAGACACCACTGACGATGTGGATCTCGATACTGAAGCGGATGCTGCTGAAGGCAGTGACGATGAAGAAGAAGAAAAGGACGGTAAGGATGATGGCAAGGACGACGATGAAGAAGAGGAAGAAGACTCCACTGCTTCAACTGAATCACTGTCAGAAGCCATCGTTATTGACGATCTGAAACTGACTCCTGAAACCACGGTTGCACGTCGTGATGCAGTGACAAGTCTACTCGACACCTGTTCAAGCCTCAACCTCCTCAGTGAGAAAGGCAGTGCTGCATTGACAGGCGGTGTGGGTGAGGACTTCGTCCTGGAAAACGACATGTTCTTGCCAGCCACAGCTGATGTGTTGGTTCGACATTACGACACATGGGTAAACGCAGCGGTACGTGATGGCAGCGCCAATACGCGTGCACTGATGGCATTGGTTGAAGGTTGATAGCCAAAAGCCACCTATGTTATGTAGGACGTGTTCTTTAACAAAAGAATCTACTCTCGAGTAGTGTCCACCCAATGCGCTTCATTGCGTATAAGCACTGAGGACTTGTCCTCAAACGCAACGGCCTTCCAATCCCCCATGGATCGCCGTACCTAGGGAGGAGCCAATGGCTCCTCCCTACTTATTCGTTGCAGCTTGGTAAACTCGTCGTGATAGCCAAGTGTTGTGTGTTCCATCGCCCGCTGCCTCGCTACCCAGCGGCACACGATGGTAAACGATAGTGCGTTGAGCTTTGTTCTCCGTACTGCCGCATAGAAAGAGACTCTAGACCCATCCGGCCTTGTGGGTAAAGAGTCTTTCAGACATAAACGCGACGACTCCTCGCTAACGTGTCTGACAGAGTGCAGCCTCCAACGTTTTGATCGTGCAGTGATTAAAACGTTGGGGGATGTACTCAGCTTTCTTTCTATGCCGTCTTCCAGAATTATCACAGGTAATGTATAGAGGTGACTTATGGAACTTTATACAATCGCAATACCTCAGTGGCGTAAGGCTAAGGCTAGAAACATTGAATTGTTCGACATCACTGTTAAGTCGGGGTTTAAACCCTTTGCACCAGAAGCTTCTGTACTATGGGCATACAAGCGCGGTGAGGTTTCTGACGACCTATATACGGAACTTTACTTAAAGCGTCTTAGAGAGCAGTTTAGAGCCTCTCCTGAGGTCTTTGAATCATTCCTTCAACGGGAAGGTCCTATTGCTGCAGCTTGTTACTGTACAGCGGGTAAGTTTTGCCATCGACACTTATTTGTTTCTCACATGGTGGAGATTGCAGACGACAATGGATATCTCATCGTAACAGGGGGTGAAATACTATGAAACATACTCATCATTAATACGGTGCCGCATGAGAAATTTAATACTGGCGACTTCAAGTATTGGCAGACTTCCTACAAAGACAACATTCTTTGGTGAAGTGGCTGCCGATCAGTTTATCAATGGAAACGCGTTAGCGGTCGCCATGGGCATTACAGCAGGCATTAGTCAGAACTCTACTGCCGGATGGCTTAAGTTTTTCGATGTGACGGACGGCAAGATTAAATATATCGCTAAACGTTCTTATCGTCATTCAATAAGTCGTGATCAGTTGAATGCAGTCGGTGTAATTACTGGATCTCGTCAGGTTGTTATTGGTGGGAAGTCGTATAAAGTAAGGCTCCTCTCAGGATCTTTCTCCGATCCAAGTCAGAACAACGTCGGCATAGATGCTCCTGCATCACATGGATCTGAGTGGAACCGCTTGATGTATCATATCTGTAATGGCGTAGCAGCAGATAGCTTTACATCAGAGGGAGGTAACTTAAACTGGGCAGAGTATTCAGATGCCGATCTTGGTGTAGGAGCCACTCCGTCGCAAGGTAGTTTTACAATCTGTAAAGAAGTCCATGGTGCCAATCCTAATTATGCAGTATGTCGTGGGTACGGCGGGGCTCCCGGTACAGTTACTTATCTCGGCTATACCACGTTCTCAGACGCATCTTCCCGCATGGGCTGGCGCCCTCTGCTAGAGCTTGTAAACTAAATATATCGGAGATTATAATGAACGGCCTATATCTGGCAGCGGCAGAAAGATTCAAAATAGATTCTATCCGATTAGTCCCAATAAAATCAATCAATACCATGTCTGGGAGTCGGAGTAACTTTGCTGGTGGTTACAATAAGCTGACAGGAGATCTGATAGTGCTGGGTGGTCTTTCCGGCGGTGTGGGCGCTGCCAGATACCCGACAACAGCGCTTCATTTCAATACACGTACTAAACAAAAATCATCAACAGCATTGCCGTCTACTTACACGTGGGCAAGTGGTATTGGGGTTGACGACAACCTTTATTTTCTAGATGGTCACAATGGGGCTTACAACGGCACCTTCCGTCGCCGGGCCATTGCTGCATCGCCGAGTACACTCACCCCCCTTGCCGACGCACCGACACCATATCGCCACTCCAGTATCATTCTACATAATGCTGGAAAGATTTATCGCCTGGGCGGTTGGGCGTCTAACGAAGCAGCTACGCGGAAATGTCATGTTTACAACATTGCCACTAACACGTGGGATGTGATGGCAGACATGCCGTTTACAGCAATTGGTCATTTTGCGGCAGTGTACGATAATAAACTGTTCATTATGGGTTCTGTTGCAAACCCGGTTATGCAGATTTACAACACTGCCACTAACACGTGGAGCACCTTTTCTATTCCACGATCTCCTGTATGGGGATCTGTAATTTCACGCGGGCGTTTTATTTACGTGATCAGCGGCACTGGTGCCATTGATAGATACGACCTGTTGAATCTCTCTGCAAAACCACGTCAATTCAAAGTGACGTTTGAGACCAGTCGTTATGTCCACACGAGTCACATTGACGAATCCACAAATGAGTTACATATTGTCGGTGGTTGCGTTTCTTATCCGGGTCAGGCTTTGTATGACGACGCTGCAAGAAGTAATCAGATCGTCACAATCGACATGACATATCTTAATTAAAGCGAGGATGCTATGGCCTGTAAAACAGACGACTTCAAGTTTGATCCTGAAAAGACAGCGCTAGAGAATTTCTTTGCTTTGATCTATCGGACCAATCGAGTTCCTATCAACGGCACCATGGTTGATATTGAAACCCCTAGGTCCATGGACCTAGATGAACACGGCGATAACTCCATTATCTTGATCAAGGCTAAGGAAGGCAGTCCGTACAAAGGCGAGAAAGACATGTTCTACGCCCGTGCTGACATTGACACCCACTACCCTACATTCAAGATAGACCTGAAAGACGCGTTCAATATCTCTGACAAAGAGGCGCTTGTCGCCTACCTGGACGGGAATTTCAATCTGGTCGATGGCGAGTTTGACATTGATATCAATGATCCGTTTGCATCACTGGCTCATTTTACTCATGTCGATATATTTGCCAAAGAAGAGTCGTACATCTACATCGGTCGTAAGCGAATTGAGATCTTCTGGTCAGAGGGCATCCGTCGCTTCACTGATGGAGGACGTCTTCGTGTCACAGACGAAGGACAGATTCGCGTGATCCCATTAGGCAGTCTTGATTAGCTAGCAGCGTAATAGAGGCCGGGCATCAGCCCGGCCTCTATGCTGTCATTCAATCGTAACCATCTTAATGGATTCAATCAGGTTACCCATTTCTTCCATCAACACATCACGTTCTTTCTCGATACCTAGAAGAACATTGTAGTCGGGTTCTCCTCCTTTACGCATCACGAGTGCTCTCAATGGTCGAATCGAACGGTCGTCAAGCGCCTTCAGCTCATTCTTGATCTCGATGATGCGAGGATGGCTGTCGTAGGTTTCTTTGAACTTACGGGTAGTCACCTTCCACACCTGGTACCATTTACCATCACGTTCCTCTAATCCATCAGGCTCAACGATTTGGTAATTGGTTGGCTCAGGTGCGATTCCTTCATGAACACGGGCAAACCCCACGGATGTTAAGGTATCGTCCGTGATATTTAGTGGCAGTGAAATATGCCGCAGTGCAAGTCGCAGGGCTGTTTCGTCTCGAAGTACTTCTTTAGTATCTGTGTTGATAAACATGGGTCGTTCCTCGGATAAATAACAATGCTGTTATACGAACTCTATTTCAAAGTCTTTTACGTAAATTGGAGCGTATGTAAGCCCCGATCTACCACCGATTTTTACGTAAATATCTTCAATTTTAACTGGCGTGTCAAACGTGACCTCTAGGAAGTCATTCCAATTACTTGTTCTCAAGGTCCTGTTATTGGAATCGTCAACTAAACGGAATCCAGTCTGTGCGTTCCATTCGTCGTAAACACCAAGTGCCAAAACGAGAGCCTTGCCAGACTCAGCTACAACAAAGTTAAATGCACTGAGAGCGCTGGTGTTGGCGGTGTATCGGAAAGAGGCTTTGATGCGTTTAACTTTCTTACCAGCCAATGAACTGGAAAAATCATAACGCTTGCCATCTCCTGGCGAATCGAACTGATTGGCAGGAGCATAAACTTCAACCCCTCCTAAAAGAGACAGCCCAGCGGTAGACGACAGTTGATTAATGAAAGGTGTCTTGTCAATAACACCAGTCTTACGGCCCGCAGCCGCCAGCAGAAGATTACGCATATCAGATACCAAATAAAGAGCACGGTGGCATTAGCCACCGTGCTCTATGACGTTAAGAAGGAGCTTATGCAGCAGCCTTCATGTCTTTGCCGAGCAGGTAACCGTCCCACGTAGCGCCGCCATCCATGGTGGAGAAGGCGATTACGTCACGGCCAGCGGCCGACAGGGTTGGAGCCTGGCCTTCAGCCCAGCGAACGTTAGCCCACCACTGAACAACCGAAGCGCCAGCATTGGTAAGGTGCAGTACGAACGCGCCAACACGGCCAGCCGCAGGGGCATTGGTCACGCTGAAGGTTGTATTGCCAGTTACCGTTTTGGTGTAATGGTTGGCTTGCGATACATTGATCGCAGCACCAGCGCCCAGGGCAACACTACGCTCGGTAATGGCCGTGTAGAAATCACCACCGATCGGAGCGCTCAATTCAGCAATAGCTGCATCGACTGCTTCGATCAGAGCGTTGCCTTCGACCATGTCGAGGACTTCGGCATCGGTGTACAGTTTGGCGGTGTTCTCAGCACTGGCAAGAATCTGCGCCAGTGTGAGGCCTTCCAATTTGGCTGCATCGCCTGCCACACCAGTGGCCAACAACGTTCTAACAGCCAGGGCGTGTTTCTGCATCGCCTGTAGCAACAGAGCTTGACTCATCTTTCTCACCTTTGAAGCAAATTGATTTAAAGTGTAAGGGGGTCACGAAGACCCCTTTACGAATAGCCGCAACGTGAGGGCTTAGAACGCTACTGGTACTACACCAGTGGTAGGCAGAACCTTGTCAACGGTGAACACGAATGTGGTCGAGCCGCTAGCGAAGGTAGCCGACACTGGGGCATTGAGAACCAACGAGTTAACGATGGCTGCGTCAATACCGGCAGCAGTCTTGTCGCCAAGAACCTTAACAGTCAATACCGAAGCGTTCCAATGGAAAGCTTGTACAGTGATTGAGCCGTAGGTAGCAGGAGCGATAGAACCGCTGGCGTTGAAACCGTACGAACCAGAACCCAAGTTAGCGATGGTCAGATCGCCCTTGTAGTTAGGGGCCAGATCTACTGCCGAAGCAATGAAGCCTTCAGTCAGAGCTTCAACGGTATCGTCGACGTACACTTTGGTAGCGTAGTCAGCAGCAACAACGCCGCCCAGCTTAGCCGAGTCAACTGCGGTAGCAGTGGCATCGAGCTTAGTACCAATCGCAGTCATCAAGTTGTTGATGACGTTAGGATCGTTGTTCAGCGCAGCAGCGATCTCGTTGATGGTATCCAGCGCAGCCGGAGCAGCGCCAACCAGAGCATCGATTGCATCAACGATGGCAGCTTTAACGGCCAACGACGTGGTGTACTTAACATCGTCAGTACCGGCGATTACTTCAGCGCCAGTAGCTTTAGCAGCTACGAAGTCATTGAAAGCAGACTGCAGCGTAGCCAGGTCACCAGCACCACCATTTTCAACGGCTGTGATGTGCGCTTCCAGAGCGGACAATACAGTACCGATCAGAACTTGGGTAGGCGTACCTTCCACGTCCTGGTTTACGGTAGCAGCGTCCAACGAGCCATTCTGCTCAAGCTTGGTAGCGATGCCAGTTTCCAGAACGTCAAGACGACCGTCAGAGACAACATCGGCAGCTTCCAGAGCAGTGGCGCGATCAGCTACCAGTGTGTTAGCAGCAGCGGCAGCATCGGAAACAGCAGTGATGGCCGAGTTAACGCCGGCAACTTCACCAGTGATGCGATCGTTGACAACAACGTCAGCAGCTTCCAGCGCATCAACAATGGCTTTCAGCGAACGCGGAGCAGCTTCTGGAACGTCGGATGCCAACGCGACTGGGTTAGTACCCAGATCAGTGACGCCAGTCTGCATGAAGTTGGAACCGCTACCTACAGCAGCTTCCAGCGCATCCAAACGACCGTCAACAACAACGTCTTCAGCTTCCAACGCATCAACGCGAGCAGCCAGCAGATCGGTAACAGCGGCGATAGCAGCGGAAACCTGCGCAGCGTTTTGCTTGGTGTCGAGAACGGTAACGATAGCCGCAACTTCGTTATCCTGATCAGCCAGAGCAATGGCCAGTTCTTTCAGGGTATCAAGGGCTTCTGGAGCACCATCAACCACCGAGTTGATAGCCGCGTCAACTTTGGCTTTAAGGGCCAGAGCTGTGATGTACTTGACATCATCGGTACCGGCAATGGCTTCGGCTTCAGTTGCTTTGGAGGCGATGAACGCACCCAATGCATCGGAAACAACGGTGATGGCATCAACGTTAGCAGTGTCTGCGGCACGCAGGCTGGTTACGAGGTCGCCGATGATTTCTTCGCCAACGCTGTAAGCAGCGAAATCGTCAGTCTTCTGCACGACGTTGGACATGTCCACGCCGGCTTGAGCAGTGGCGATAACCTGAGCCAGAGTCTGGCCTTCGAGCAATGCCGAGTCAACTGCGGTGGCACCAACACCCAAGAACAGTGTAGCGCCCAGTGCTGCGATCGCCTGAGCAGAGCTCAGAGGAGTCATCAGTTTAACGTTGTCAGTACCGCCTTCGGCTTCAGCCTGAGTAGCACGTTCCAACGAAGCGCCAACACCAGCGATAGCGGTGTCAGTGTACGATTCACCAGAAGCAATGGCGGCAGCCTGGGCAGCGTCAGCTTTAGAAGTCGCGTCCAGAGCAGCAGCAGCGATAGCAGCAGCTTGAGCAGCGTCAGCTTTGGTGGTGGCATCGGCAGCAGCAGCAGTTACAGCAGCATCAGCTTTTGCCTGGGCACCGGCTGGAGTTTCTTTGGTACCGATTGCAGTCAGCAGGGTGTTGATGATGTCCGGATCGTCGCCCAACGCGGCTGCGATTTCGGAGATGGTGTTCAGGGTTTCAGGAGCCGCGCCAACGAGAGCGTCAACGGCCTTCTGAACCATGTAGTCGGCAATCGAAGGCGTGACGTACTTGTCAGCAGCTTTCGCATCAGCATCAGCCTGGGAGGCAATGCCGTAGTTCTCAACTGCGCCAAGGCCAACCTGGGCTTTGGTTACGCTGTTTGGGTTGTCGGTACGAGCGATGAAAGTAGCGAAGGCAGCTTCCAGAGCGTCGATGTCAGCAGCGTTGCCGCTGGTGGCAGCAGTGATGACTTCAGCGTACGTCTTGCCGTCGAAGAGGGTGGCGTTAGACGCGGTACCGGCCAGGATAGTTGCAGTTACCTGGGCGAGGGTCAGACCCTCGAGTTTCAGGGAGTTTGGAGCGTCGCGGTTGGCTACAGCGAGGGTCAGGCGAGACATCGCTGCCCGTAGAGCCAGTTCCAACGCAGCATTGTTCATTGACATTATCGCATTCCTCTTAACCTAAGTTTGGGGGATGCATTGATCTCCCCATTGTGACCAGATCTCGTTTAATAAAAGACCTGACCTCATACGATACCGACCTCTACATGAAGTCGGCAGTTTAACCGCCTAGTGACTGTGCCTCATCGTTCATAATGTCAACCAAACAATAACCAAGTCCATCGGTATATTCCTTGACTTCAACAATTCCCGCGAGGTAATCATCTACCAGAACGTACGCACTTGCTGGTCGCCCGCCAAGATTCTGCGAGTCATACGAAACCCCTTCACGAGCCTCCGCAATGATCTCACTACGAGTCTTGCCATCTAACTTAAGTGCGTCTACAGCAACATCGTCTACACCCAACTTCTCCCTTAATAGATCCGTGATCGCTTGGACCGTGTATGAACCTACTTGTTCAGCTGTGACCTGATTTGGGTTATCCCGCCTTGCAGCAAAAATACCTAAGATAGCGCCGATCGAAGTACGGTAAGTTTTCTTAGCCAGTCCTTCGCCGCCGTCTACGCGAGTAGAGACGGTGATTTCGACACTGTCTTCAACAGATAACAGGTTAGAGTCAATGGGTGTGAGTTGACCGATCGTCGCTGTCCACGGATTTTCTACCTCAGACATGATCGTCCCTCATCTGAAACGAGCGTACAGAAGAAGCGTTGTACATAGGATGCGTTCACTGGGATAAACACGTAATAAAATACCGTAACGGCATAAACCCACCATCTGACCGTTATAGTCAGATGGTGGGCATTACATTACGCTTGAGCTTCGATCTGGACGTTAACCGAGATCTCGCAGACAACGGCTTCAACTTCACCTTCGCGGCGAGTGGCCGACAAGGTAAGAATGAAGTCGCCGATAGGCGAACCGTTAGTGCTGAGTGACATCGCACCCATTACAGGCTTATAGAAAGTCAGACGTTGGATGTTCTGAACGGTGTCGCCTGGCGCTGTGGTAGCGCTATCGCTGATGTCGATACTGTACTCTTCGTTAATGAAGTGGAACACGCCGCCTTCATCACGAGACAGATTGAACGGAAGCGATACACTCGACTCAACAGATTGCATGGTCAGGATGATGTCGTACAGTTCAGTAACCGGGCGCTCTTCTTGAAGAAGACTCATTGAGAACGGGAAGTTCCAATCGCCAGCGGCATCGTCAATCACTACGTCGTAATGACCGTCTTGTGCAATTGGCAAATCGCCAGACTTCCAAACACGTGCGCTCAGGGAGAGTTCGAGTTCGCCGTTAGAAGCAACCGTCATTTCTCCCACTGGATTGCCAGTGCCTGCGAGCATGGTGCCGTCTTCTTTCTGGCCTTTAGCATTAATGGAACCAGAAGTGACAGTCGGCGCTACGACGTATTCAGGTACGGCAGGCGGCAATTCCGGATCGACAGGTTCGCCTTCGCCAGTATCTTCAGCAGTGATCTGAACGAGCAGCTCGCCTTTGTAACCGTGCGAGGTCGAGAGAGTCGACAATAGTACCGACGATGCTTCAGGATCGAAGTCGCCAGACTGATCGATGTCTTCTTCACTGAAGCCGGCCGAATGCTTGCTGTTAACAGCAGCAACAACATCGGCAATGGAAGTCAATTCACCACCGACTTCGACAACTTCAACGCCGGCATCCAAGAACACCTGACCAATGTCAATGCGGTCGAAGTAAACAACAGCTTCGCTGCCTTCAAAACGACTGGCCTCAGCGCCAACGAAAGTCACTTGCGATTCGCGACTTTCGTCGGTAGAGCCTTCTACGTCACCGAATACAATGTCGGCTGGCAGGAGTTGAACGCCGCTTTCGCCAAGAGCGATACCGCGGTTGATAGCATTCAGCAAGATACCCTTGCCAGATTTAGCAACAAAAGAGCTACTCATTCGGAGTTCCTCGAAATCATGGGGAGTGTGACTACACACGCAACCGTGCATAGGATTCATTACTAACAGACATAGTCTCGTCATGGCAGTAGTCACCACGACGAGACTTTTAGTTATGCTGGAAGCGCCAGACGGGTATCTGGAACATACAGCTGGGTGTGGATTGCAGGATGGCGGTCGAGGTTGAAATCGAACAGTCGGCCATCGTCGTCATGCTTAATGACGTTAACGCGGTACTGGCCGTTATCTTGCTCTTGAGGTGATGCCTGCGTGGCTGAAACGTCTAGCCACTTGTTCATGTAAAGCAGTGGGTTTTCAAGAGGAGCTTTGAAGTCCACTGGGCGCTCGAGCACGTCACATGCATCGGCCACGTTAAACGAGATGTAGGAACCGATCTCATCCCAACCTACGCCTGGAACGATAGAGCCTGAATCACGTTGGAAGTTACGCCACCGCATTTCGGAGGCACGGACTTCCATCAACATGTCGTCAATGACATGGCGGTTCTCGTTCAAACATTCACGGCCACGAGCTGTGGTGAGTTCGTGGGTCAGTACATAACGACCTACGTTCACGTGAATCTCAGCTTCGTCTTGAGCGATCCGCTGAACTGCTTTACAGATAGGCATGAACATGCCAGTCTGCGCGATAGCGCCTGTTACAGCGAACGACCCCATGAACCCTACACGCTCTAGCATAAACAGCGCTACAGTGAACATGAAGGCTGCACGGTAAGCTTCTTTAGAATCTCGCTCGATCAGGCCGAGAGAGACTTTCAGACCCACTTGCCGTGATTCGCCCATCACTTTACCAATGACGGCCATCCGTGCTAAGGATTCTTTAACCCCCAGTACTTCAGACAATACATTGTTCGGTGAGTCGAAGCTGTAACGAACGATTTCTGAATATGTAGTCGCATGCAGGTTCTCGTTGGCCACAATCTGATCCCACACCGTCTTCAGACCCGAGTCTGTAACGAAGTGACACATGACGGCCATGATGGAGTTGGCAGCTACGCTGTCACCTTCCCATTGCCAGCCAAGGTTTTGGATCATAGCTTGCGCTATACCGGGATTGGCGTTCTTAAATTCCAGGAGGCACGGGCTGAAATCGAACTCGTGAGTATCCCAGTCCAGGCCGCGCAAGGAGCGGTAATAATCCCAAAGCTCAGGATGATGGCTGTTAACCGTATCGAGAAGCCCTGCTTGTTGCCCGAGGAATAACGTTGATTTGTCATAATCCGTCTTCGCTGCGTTGAAGATACTTTGATCGAACATAGGAGAATCGTTCTCTATCTGAGGGATGATAAGGGCCCTTATCAGTCAGGGCCCTACCTTGGCAGTTAAACCGAGCAGCCGTCACTTGTGCAGACAGGGCCTGAAAGATCAAGTCCATCATCAGCATCTTCGACTTCGCGGCGTACCCGCACCATCACCGACTTCAGTGCTTCCTTATCGGCAGTATCTGAGTTGGTGTAGTAAACGGTCTTCTGTCCCATTTCAGCAATGTAGTTGGTTTCTTCGATGAGGTCAGACGAACTGATTTTCTCATCCCCTTTAAACGTGGCGTACAGATCGGCACTCATCGACTGGTCTGTCCATTTCTGGAAGATGCCGTAAGTATTGGTCTGTTGCTTACGAGTGGAGTTCCATGCGATACCGTACCATTCTTTCAGGGTGTCGGCTTCTGGTGCAACCCAGTAGATGGAATTGTCGCCGTCGGTCTTAATGATCGACAGGTCGCGCAATTCCATAACGCTGTTAGTAGCTGCACTGTATTTAGACGACGACTCGCCGGGCATGTACGCGATCAGAGAACTGAATCGCCCACCGCCTTGTACAACCAGATCGTGCGACACCTCAACCCAGTCATACTGGTTAACGAACGGTGCCAGGCGGTCTACGTTACGGTTGTACGTGGTCTGTGGTGTCCAGCCACGTGGCCAGTCGGTCTTATGGATCCACTCGGCATTGCCGCGTTCTTTACCCAAACGGATGGAAGCACGAATCAAGTGGTAAGCGTGACGTTCTGCAACGCGGTGCAGTTCCATCATGCCTTCTTGACTGTGGTAGCTCAGCTTGCGTTGAGCCATGTAATGCGCGATGTCCATGAGACCTACACCGGCATTACGACGTGCCTGTGCAGTGAGCTTCATGTGCGGGAGTGCGTAGTCATTGTTATCGATACAGTAATCGATCATGTACAACGCGTTGTAGGCAGTCTCAGCGTACTGCTCTTCTGAGTGGATGTTCGTTGGAATCAATGCTGCCAAAGCACAGAGCGATACTTCAGGCTCTTGTTTAGCTTCTTTCACTGCTGTAACAGTCTGCCATGCATCGTCACTGCCCTTACGGATAGCTTTCCGATACATCATGCCAGGCTTTAGTTCCAACGCCGCTACAGCACCTGTGACGCCTTTGATCTCAACAGGAATGTTACTGTCAAGGAATGCATCTTCGGACTTGTCAGTGCTGAACTTGATATAGCCGAGGAACTCAGTACTGTACAGTTGAATGACGTGATCATAGTGCCAAGTGGGCTGAGTAATCTCAACACACAGGTTGGACGACAAGATCTGGTCACGGTGAGGTGTGTGGAAGTTGATCTCATCGATCATGGCCAGGTAGAAACGGCCGGTCTCAAAACCTTCAGACCGAGCATTGACTACTAACTGGCGAGCAGAGACATACTTCTTCTTGAAGGTAGTGTCTGCTTCATACTTCTCATACAGCTCAACAAACTTGTTGATGTCTTTACCGTAAAGAGCACGATAAAGATCGTGCGCCGTATGGATGTTGAACAGGAAGACTTTCTCATTACGAGCAGACTTCAACAACAGCCAACGGTTCAACATCATCGTGTAGTCGATGGAACGATTGCGCTTGTTGATCGGTGTGCGTGGGTTCTTCAGCACCATGATCGACGCGACTTCAGGATCGTACGCACTGAAGTATTCGTTCAGGCTGCCGCCACGACTTCCTTGTTTGTTCGACTTAACAATGCCTGTCTGTTTACCGTAGTAAGGGATCTTACCAGAGTGCAGAATAGAACCGCCACGAATCGGATCACCTAATGAACGTACTTGCATGTTCTCGCCGAGACCGGCTGACATGTACGTCATTACTTCAGCAATAGTGCTCGAGGCGTGGATTGATTCTTTGGTGTCGCCACAGGTGAACAAGCAGCAGCTAAAGAAGCCGTTATGACCCGTGCCCATGTTGTTGTGGTTTGGTGTAGGTGCTGACAGACGCTCGTGAGACAAGTCACTGAACATCGATTCAAGTCGTTTCATCCGAAGGATGGGATCTTCTTTCTCGCAGACTACCATCGCAACACGCATAAGTGCATGCTGGCGACTTTCGTAGACTTTACCGGTCATGCGGTTACGCAATGCGTATTTATCACGACCTTGCTTTAACTGATACCAGGCGCAGTGGAAATCACGCTCATGGTCGATCAGCGTTTCGATGTGGGCGTATTCTTCATCAGAGTAATTCAGATCAACGAGGACGTTGGCAGCCTGCATTACATTGTGAACAGCGCGCAATGTGAGGCGCTTCTTACTACCGAAGACTTCTTTGTGGATCTCTGTGGCAAAGATCCGACCTGCCATGAGCTGGCCGGCCCATGTGTCTTCATTCAATGCGTTGCGGATGAGTCCTTCATTGAACTCTTTGGCTGTGCAGCGTTCTGGCATCTGTGCCACAGTTGACACCACGATGGCCTGCCAGTCAATGTACTTTGCAAAGCCCTTAGCGCCCCACTTACCCCAGCCAAGAGCCTTAGGTGCGTCGAATGAAACTATCCGACCGTCACGTTTGATGAATTCTCTGATCATTGATTAAATGCTCTACTGAGTTAAACCTGAGACCAATCGAGTGTCTAGATGGTCCTCTGTGCATAGGTTATACGCTATCGTTATTTTTTGTATATTCGAGGAGATTATGACAATACATTATCGCCATGAAGAAGCATCGACATATCAGTTAAATAAAAAAGAATAGCTTTAGATTATGACCAAACAGGGGGTTTTATGGAAGGGGTAACAGTACACAAACTCAATGAGAACTTAGTGGTAAGCTTATACGAGCTACCTGGGTTTAAGCAATTGGGTACCTGCACTGTGCGAGATGGATCTGGGGATCGATCAGGAGCGGTAACCGTTTACTACGTTGGAAACTTCTTTGAAGCGTCTCGTCCTACTGATGAGTTTTCCAAAATACATCGAGCGGTCATGAGACTTGCTCAGAACTACGCCATCAAGACAAAGATAGGCGTGGCTACAACACGACTTAACCTGACTCGGGCGATTCGTCCTAAGGAAGCCAAGGTCTCTAGAGGTGAACGCTGTGAAGCTATGGCATGAATTCAAAGAACGTTCACTTGAACGTAATCGTCTCTATTTGAAGGCAGTACACGTTGCCAATACTTTCATTGCCATGCTAGATAGTGGGTCTTGTATCTACGTCGGCTATGACAGTAACCCGAAGATGCTGTTTAAGCAGAAGGCTGAATTGACACTGTGTCTCGAACAGTATTATAAAGCGTGCGATGATTCTAATATCCTCGATATGCTTTTCGACAAGCATAACGTGCCTGTGCAGAACAATCACCTTAAGTTGTTAAAGCGTCAGGTGTGGCGGCTTGAAAGCGAATACGACTTAAATTAGAAAAGGTCTTCAAGGTAAAAATGATATGCTTTAGTCAATTTAACGTGGCTGAAGCAAACATCAATATAACCTTGTTACCTGGAGCTACAAATGCACTGCCTTAGCCGGTTTAAAAGTCAAGTCCTCGAACGTCGTGAGATCTATAAATTGATCATGCGACAGAGTGCCGACCTATTGAACATGATTGATCGCAGAGCCGTTCACACTCGTCCGATAAGGGATCCGTTAGAAGTACGGATATTGGAGCGAGACCTTCGTTTAAACATCATCAAGTTTAATTCCAGCGTCATGCGCGCTGGCTTTATAGATAAGTTGTTTTATAAAGAAGAGATGATGGAACAATTACGTGTTGTGGAACGTCAGCAACAACGCATCGTGACTTTCACACTAACCAATTCGCCATTAATAAGGTAATATAACCAATGTCATTAAAGTCCGATGGCTGGATCATTCGTCAATGTACTCAGCCGACACACCGCTTCCACGACATGAAAAATAATGAGAAGGTGCGATTGATTTCGCCTCCCTACACTCCTTATCAGGCCCAAGCCATCGGCAACTACTGTACTCAACGTAACCATGAGAAATTCATGGCTAAAGAATATGCAGTCCCTCTATCAGCCGCCGATCTGGCGGACTGGAAGCCAATGATAGAAGGGTATTTCGATAAACCAGTCCGTTACGTAGATCGTACAACTGGCGAGCCGGTATTTGTGCCTTACGGCGAAGAACCTCCTGCACATGCGCGGAAGGTAATCTCGTTCGGCACGTCGTCGTATGGTTACGATGTACGTCTGGCAGGTAACCCTGAGCACATCAAGGTATTCACCAACGTCCATGAGCCGGAGATTGATCCAAAGAACATGAAGCCGACTAACTTCGGCACCCCTGACGTTCATCTCGCTGAAGACGGTTCTCGGTTCGTCTGGATTCCGGCGCACAGCTACATCCAAGGCCCCACCATGGAGTATTTCCGCATTCCGCGTGACGTACTGGTGGTTGTCCTCGGAAAGAGCACCTATGCCCGTTCTGCACTTATCTGTAACGTGACGCCTATCGAACCAGACTTCGAAGGCGAAGTGGTGATTGAAGTAGCCAACGTGACAAGCAGTCCTGTCCGGTGTTACTTGGAAGAAGGCATTTCCCAATTTGTATTCCTTCAAGGCGATGAAGAATGTCTTCTCTCCTATAAGGACAAGATGGGTAAGTACCAGGGTCAACGCGGTCTCACTCTAGCTAAGGTGTAAACATGAGTCTGGTCACGATTGAAAATGATGTCATTGCATCTGCCGACTATATCAGTGCACGCGACCATGAATTTGGTCAAGTGTTCTTGAAAGAACTGGTCATTAAGATGTCCGAGCTTACAAGTAAAGGGATCAATGACGCAGCGGCGCTGTTCACCAACAGTCATGAAGGCATCGTTCCTGGGTTCACGGATGCGAGTGTTCTGAAGAATGATTTATTCTTCATGTTTATGTTTGCAGCAGGATCTAATGGTAAGCGTCAAACGGTTGCGTTTATCGTAGTCGATTTCACATCTAAGACCGTAAGTGATTTCAGTAAGAATATCATTTACGGTTAATAAAGGAATCATACCCATGAAGAAGGCCACTGTGACATTGGCAAAAGGTGAAGGTTACGTAAGTGACGAGACTCTTCGTAAACTGACGGAGAAATCTAACACTGTGGGGTTTCTGGCTGAACTTGGAATCCCTAAGTTAATAGCCGGCGCTAGTCAGCAGGAAGTCAACGACCAATACAGTCGAATCAATCATCATCGCATCTGTGCCAAGATAACCAACATTCGTCGGAGTGACGATGGTGAAAGTATCGTTGGTGATGTCGAGCCATGTGGGCCAATGGATAAGGTTATTAAGAAGTCACTTGCACGTGATGGCGATAATCTTGGTTTCTCTATCCGCTCGATCCACAAGCAGATGAAGAAAGAAATCGTTACCTTCGACCTCACCAAGTTTTAAGGACATCTGATGAACATGAATATCAAGACTGTCGTACTGTATCACCGTGGCTGTAATGACGGCATGGCGTCAGCCTGGGCAGCAAGTAAAGTCCTCCCTGAAGATACTCAGTTTATCCAGTATCAGTACGGCGAAGAACTGCCAGCGATGATCTACGACAAGCATTTGATCGTCGTAGATCTGTCGTTAACGCCCGAACAGATCGAGATGCTTTACCCACGCCACATTAAATCCATCTTGATTATCGATCACCATAAAACGGCGATTGATAAATTGTCTCATCTGCCGGCGGTATGGTCATATTCCAATTACCTGCTGCAGCGCGACAGTGCAGATGTTCCGATTTGGATCCTTGCTGATGTAGGTCATTCGGGTGCAGTACTGACCTGGGCTTTCTTCAACAATGAGCTGACTCGTGAAGGTTGGCTTGATCGAGTACCAATGGCTCTCCGTTACATCGAAGATTATGACCTATGGAAGTTTAACTTCAGTGCCACGATGCCAGTAAACGACTGGTTGCTGAACGGCGGTGGTCATGACTTTAAACGTCTTGATGAAATGGTCAATGATGATGGCGATGTACATCCGGCGATCATGGACATCGGCATGGTTCTGATGAAGTATGACTCTGGGATCATCAAGTCGGTCAGTAAGAACTATCCACTGGTGGGTAATTATAAGGGTCATTCATTCGTGATGATCAACTCGCCTCACCATCTTCGTAACAAGCTCAGTGACAAACTGCTCGACGAGTATGATTTCGTCTGCTGCTACACCCGTCGAAGTGAGCGTACGATCTTCAGCTTACGTTCTCGTAAAGATGGGGTCGATGTTTCTAAAATCGCTGAGCAGTGGAATGGCGGTGGGCATGCTCAAGCAGCGGCGTATTCGTCAGAGAATGGTTTGAACATTCGGACGATGTTGGAGAACCCGTTTGATAAGCCGACCTTCAGGCAACGACTCAAGCTGGTCTGGTGGGCATTGACCGCCAAGAACCTGGTATGACCCACAGTTCATTTAAACAAGGCGATTGCCATGTCGACACTTCCAGAACCGTCGTTACGTGACATGTCGTTTGCTTTTGCAGATCTTCAGTATCGGCAAGAGCTTCACGACAGACTGTTTCACACGGACATTTACACCCTTAACAAACATCATCGTTTGGTGCATCTGGTTTTACACCAGTGTAAATATGTAGCCCATCTGCATACGACGATTCGGGAATACGGCATCGTGGGTGAGTTGAACATTCACGATAACAATCGCCGCCGTCTGGAGATACTGGTCGTTGATGGGTTCATTGTGGCTTTCTCCATGATGAACACTTGCAACTATCAGTTTGAAGAATTCATGTCGAGTGAAGGTTGGGATGGTGATGCTCCACTCAATCTACTCATTCGGCATGTAGGCATTCTAGCCAAGGCGATTGAAGACGTTGATCACATGGGTCAGAAGAATCCGTTGAAGACCGTGATTGAAAGTGTCGAAGTCATGATGGCGGCTTACTACGAACTCTGGAAACAGGTGGGTGGTGATTTCCGTTATTTGATGAAGCGCATCTATGACCGTCTCATTGAGGTCGAGAAGAAGAACATCTTCTACAGTTACCATGAAGCTGAAATGAAAGCGCTTATTCTTAAGGGGCGGTAAATGACTGACAATGGTTTATTGATGGCGATAGCGATGGTCATTGCTACATTGATGACGCTGTCTCAATGGCAGGTGTTTTCTATCGTCGGTCTTCGCGTCGCTCTGTTGCGTTGGGTGGTTATATCTGCTCTAGAATGGCCTGTAGCCATGGGTATTGTATGGGGGGTTTTGTATATTGCATACGCCCTGTACTTTAACTCACCTCCCTAGGAATAACGATGGAACTTTGGGTAATTCTCCTGATTGGAGCAGTTGTATTTACATGGTGTGCCATCTACGGTTTCCTACACGTAGGCTACCTATTGAATCAAACGCCTCCTAAGGCCTCTGGCATAACACTCATCATGCTCTTTATCGGATGGGGTATCGTTACCGCTATCGTGGTGACATATAGTCGTGAGATAGAGCATTGGATGTTTGCTAGTGCAGTTTACATTGGCAGCTTCATGACCACCTTCGCCAATGTTAAATCGTGGTGGAAAGCAATAAACAATTTCCTGCCGTACGATTAATCAGTTACACCCACCCGTCACTAAAGTGACACAACCCACGCTACCAATGTAGCAAAGGAGTCTTCCCATGGAAGCTAAACCCCTTGTAAACGAAGTCGAAGCAATGACGGTACGTCAACTACGTGCTCTCCACTGCCTCAACACCCTTCAAATGCTGGCATGTCGTCGTGAGACAATCAACTACGAAACCTTGGCGATTTATCTAGGACTCCCGTCCAAAGGAAATGCTCTGGCACAAGCCATCTCTCCGGTACTGTACGACGTATTCAATTTCTGTAAAGGAATAGGCCTCCCTGACCTTACAGTTCTTGTTGTACGTAAGTCGGGCCGTGACATGGGACTGCCTGGGCCTGGTTTCTGGAAAGTCTGGTCTGAAGATGGCGAGATCCCTGATCTCAAGACTCGAGTCAACATCACAGAAGAACTGACTGTCAAGTGTTACGACGCTTACGACACTCTCGGTAAGTAACATCCGTAATAGAGGCTGGGGAAATCCCCAGCCTCTTATGCCGTCTATTTAAAAGGAATCTGCAAAATGAAAAAGTCAATCATGTTAATGGGTGTTGTCATTACACTGCTGGCAAATGTCGCTACTGCCAGTGTGGCGTACGAAGGTGGTGGGCGGTTATTTCCGAATGAACTTTCTAAGGAAGGCCTGCCTGAAGCCATTCCATGTAAAGTCAATCAGCGCCCAGGTGCTGCCGACTTCCTTCTGTGTTCTTGGTTGAGCATTCCTCGTGACATAGAAGAATGGGACCCACAGACTCAACGCAATATCCGTTACTCCAACCACATGGGCGTCCAGTGCCGCAATGGCAAATGTAATGCCAAGACCTATAAGGCTGGCTTCTATCCTGATGACATCTGGGCCCGGCTGTCGATCTGGTACTACATCAGCGAAAGCAGTGACGGTAAACCAGTAGCCTACCTGTTCGATACCGGTCCTGGGTTTGGTGGTGAGGCTGTTTCGTACCGTGAAGCAGGCAATATCCTTCATCAGTTCTACCAAGATGCCAATGTTCCAGAAGACGGCATCGTCTGGGAGATGGATCGTCACTATGACGGCGGCTACGCTACTTGGAAGAGCGGTAAGATTGAAACCCAAGAGGATGCTGGGGTAGTGGTCAAAGAAGCTCGCTGCGCGCCGCAGCTAGACGACTCATGTTTCATCAATGGCAAACAGGTGCCAAAGGCTGAACTGCGTAACTATCTGCCGGTTGTTCAGGAAACTACAGTTCAAGCAGCAGGTGGTTTCTGCGAATATCCGATCTGCTACGACCGTAATGATAAACCAATCGGCATTCGTCCGTATTGATTCGAAAGTTTTTCAACAATACATTCTACTAATGACAAGGGCTGCCGAAGTAGCCCTTTATAACCACTGTGAGGTTTTACATGGACTCCAATGCTTCTGATGTAATGGTACTCAGCACTGCTTACTTCATCCAGAACCTCGGCCTTGTTCCAAAGGTAAAGGGACTGTACCGTGATCATACCAAAGGCCGGCATCGTTGGACGGTGTCTCGTAACAACGATTCCAAGGCAATCAGTAACGCTGTCTTTTACGACAGTGTTCATGGCACTGCTGCTCAATCGTACAAAGAAGCTATGAAGTGCCTGTACGCCAACAGCGAGTTATTGGCGCCGGGTACTCGACGGGTCCTGCATGAACGTGATACCAAAGCCATCAAGGTAGGTGAACCTGGTGTCTGCGTGTCTGTTCGCGATACTGGTAAAGTACAGTACTACTACGTCTGTGTGGGTAAGATGGCTGAGGTCCCGGCTGTCTACTTCTGTGGTGGTAATAGCCGTGATAAAGATAACCGTTACGTTACGGCTATTGCAGCAGCATGCGCAGAACGTGCTAAGACTGTAAAGAAGTATCGCGGTAAGCGTCGGGTTAAATTGTCTGAGGCGATGCCTTGGGCTGTGCCTGGCCTGGATTGATAAGGTGGGGCTTCGGCCCCACCCCTTCTTTTATTTTGGTTATCCTATGACAGCTTAACAGCCCTTTCTTTTTTTCTTTGGGTAGAGATTTAATATGGCACGTAAAACTCCTCCAATGGGCGCCTCTGGATCATTCGTACTCAGAGCTCCGTTCTCAGTTAGTAGCACTGCTAGTTATTCGGTCATTGCTCACCGTTCATTCGATGAGGTCATTAGCCGTAACCAGAACCCTCTTAAGTTAGTTTACACACCAGTCGAACTGACTCAGGCTGATCTTGACCGTGATAAAGCCGAAGGGGCGTTGATCGTTTGTCTGCGAGATAAAGCAGGTAATCTGATTTATGTACCCGATACCTACGTCGATGCATATCCGAACATGGGCAGCGTTCCTTACAGTCGGTTGATCATCGGTGTGTCGCTTGGTATGTGGCCTGACTACCGGAACATTGACGATGTAACAGAAGCCATTCGTGAAGCAGTGACGGCAAAGATCGGTGTCGACCCTGTCATCACCCCAACCCGTGGCATTGCTACAGATTACGTCAGTGAAACAAAACATGCTCAGTTGACTCTGGCTCGTGAGAATGCCGTAGCAGTGAATGAAACGGATACGGCGACGATCATACGACTGAGTAACGAAATCACTCGGCTCAATGCAACGATTGCTGAACAGGTCGTTTTGATTGAAGCTATAGCTTCTGCAACTGCCCCTTAAGGAACATTGAAGTGAGAATACAATTAACCGCTGCTGCTGGAATCCGGAAAGGGCCTGTCGTTGAAGTTCTTGAGTATCTGGGAGTGGTCTTAGCGTCTAATCTAATCACTTCATCTGCTCTGGCTGCGTATGTAGGCCTTACTTCTGGCACGCGGGCGGACAGCGACTGGATAAAGTTTAAAAGGGGTTCTAAGGTACGTTACATTTCTAAGGGCCCTATGCGTTACGGGATGTCATGGAACCAGCTGAATGCGGCTGGGGTGGTTCTCGGCAAGACATTTAACTATGGCGGGAAACAGTATGTCTGTCGGCTCCTTCAAGGTGCTGAGATCGATCCCACAGAATCAAACGTGAATGATGATGACTGTGAGTTCAATGAACTGTTCTACTCGATCAGTACTGGCCGTGATCCTAGTTATACAGGACCTCGTTTAGAGCAGTTATCAGCGACCACTCTCGGATTCATGTCTGGTAATGGATTCTCTATTTTCTGTAAGGAAAGTCGCATAGGGTCTCCAACGGCTAAGCTCCGTCGCAACAGTACAAAAGGCAATATCCGGACAGGTTCATTTGCAGGTGACACTTACATCAGTAACGAAAGTGGCTGGTGGCCTGTTCTTGAAGAAGTCGTTTAACGGCACACGGCATACAGGGAGGGCGTTTGCCCTCCCTGTATGTTCTATGCAGCCATGTCGTTCATTTCTTCAATGTCGTTCCAAGCCATCCCACCGCCAGCCGAACTAGGTCGTCCGCCTACGATCTTATAACTCAGATCTTCCTCGAGATCATAGTCGTAACGAATACCGTACATGTGGTTATCATTGCACTTCATTACAAAGTACTTATGAGTCTCCGCTGTCGGCTCAACCACGCCACGATGTTTACCCCAGAGGTATTCGAAGTAGGTGCCGTTGTTAACCACCTGCTTGTTGATGTAGAACTCCCAATCCACTTCAGTATCAAGTTTCTTACAGCCTTGGTAGTAACCACCACCTGGCATGTCTCGAATGAACTTAGACGGGTTCATCCGCTTCTCTTCTTTTGCCTGAGTAGACAACTGGTGTGCAGTTACCTGAAGGATCTTCTCAGGAGCTGTGTATTCACGAACACGCTTGTAAAGATCTTGAAGATCGTCACCAGTAGAACCTTGGACACAACCGTCTTTACTGTACATGGCCAAGTAATCAACAAACGATGCACATACCTCGTACCCTTTTGCTTTGTATTGCTCAAGGTGTTTGATGTATTTGGCATAGCTGAATTGAGAACCCTTGATACGGTGAATCTCAGCGTACCATCCTCGAGCCTGCAGTTTACCCATGACGTAGTCAGCAGCTTCAGTAGCCGACACACCCTTAAGTGACACCGCATGACCGAGTTCTAACTGCTTGAGGATCACGTAGATCTTCTGAATGATGACTGGCACGTCATCCTCGGTACTGTAGAGCAGCACCAGCGGTTTCTTTCCTTCATTGAATACATAAGGGTCGTTAAAGATACACGTCCCTACAAAGAGGTCTAGAAGCGTTCCTGACTTGTTGTTGCCGGGTAGGGCATTGACAAGACCGAACTCACCGCGCCGGCCTCCAGCTTGTTTACCCATCATCCGATTGAGTGCCTTAAGTGGCCACTTGATGATGCCTTCAGTACTCATCGACTTATGCATGTCATCAAACGCGTTGACAACGGAATCGCGATCGGTGAAGTTAACACTAGTAATGAAGGCAGGGTCTGTCTTCTCTTCGTTCTCCATGTCAACCGAAAGAAGGTCTTGGGCAGTGTTAAGAATGAACCCGTCCCAATCTTCAATCTCTGCTTCACGAAACGCTAACTGATACGATGCTTTACGCATGATCTCATTAAGCTTCTCGCGACTTTTATAACGACGTAACTCTCGGCCAATGTCGTTAATGTGCTTACGTATAACCGACTCGTCAGCGTAAGCGCGGATGGTCTTTTCGAACGCTTTATAGGTAGTCTCGTCCGATTGGAGATTCATGCGCAGTCGCTGCAAGAGCGTATCTGGCTCATATCTCTGTGAATCACCTTCATTAATCATCCACAGTACTGTGGTGCGAAGGTTCGACAGGACATTTCTCCCATCACCGATCTCTCCGATGTTTTCGGGGAGCTTGAGATCCGTAAGGATCTGTCTGATTATCGTTGCGTTTGCTGACCGGTAGCCTTCCAGCTGACTTTCAAGAAACAACAGCGAAACGGATTTGACTAGGAATAACTTGATGTCCATTCTATAGTCCTAAACTGCTCTAATAGAGGATGAATTCTGATGATGAGCAAAATCAAATTGGTCATTGTACCGTGCTGGCTCAACCTCGTGATGAAGGAGCTGGAGGTCACGTCCGATGATCTTGCTGACTGTGAAAAACTTTCTGGCATACTATCACCCAGAGATCTTTTGATTTACAAGATGCTGAACTTTCAAGCCAGTGATGTACTGGTCAAGTTCGGTATTGACGCCCCAGCCGAACGCGCTGTAATCATGGCCAGCTTTGATGCGGCTCTACCAACTCCTACTTTGGAAGAACGTGCTAGCTGCGCTAATGTTTCGTTAGATACTCTTATCTATGGGGCGACTAACGAAGCAATGATCAATGACGGCCTCTGTGTCGAAGTTGAATTCACAGAGTTGGAAACCCTGGTAGTGCGTCTGATCCCTGTCGGTCAGTGCAGTGAAGATCAACTGGCTGATAACTCCACGTTCGCTAAGAAAGTGTCTAAGTTACTCCACGGTCGAATCGGTCAACGCAGTGTTTCTAAGACGGGCGTGTTCCAACGCTTCGTAGACGAAATACCAACAGACCATGTATTTTATTGAAGGCCGTTGCGAGTTTATTGCAATGGTATGCAAAATTGCGCATGTCCTGAGGGACGCTAAAGAGAACTCAGGTATCGCATTTATCGCTGCGCGCGCAGCACAACTCCGGAGAAACAAGAAATGAGCGTGATCGGTAAGCGTACGCCAAGCAGCCAGGAAATGCTGAATCAGCAAGCCCAGGATCTGCAGTCCAAATATGCCAACCAAGGCTTCACGACTATCGGCGGCATCGCCTCGATGGAATCGCTGAGCGTCCTGGACAAAGACAACCTGAACATTTCCATGGAATCTGCCATTGCTGGCCTGATGCCGTCGATGGAAAGCAACGGTGTGGTTCTGAGCGAAGCCCAGCGTAACGCCGTTGGCGTAATCGCAATGGCTGCCCACGATCCAGCTGTGTATGCTCGTAGCGCTCTGGCTGCTTCGAACATGTCTGCTCCTGCCAAAGGTAGCGTTGTTTCGGTTGAGTCGCTGGGTGACTACGACTTCATGGAAAAGGCTGTTGCCTCCATGGAAGCGTTCGACAACTCGAACCTGACCGACTTCATCGGTCTGTCCATGACCTACAACCAGAAAGTTGCCAAACAAGGCGAGTTCGCTGAAGGTTTCTACCGCACCGTTATCCTGACTCCTGAGCAGGGCGGCGCTGACGTCACCATTCGCAGCCACCTGGTTCTGAACCACTTCCTGCACAACACCCGTGGCGACCACGCCGATTTCAAACAGCGCCGTCTGCTTGAAGCTGCGATCAACTACGAAATCCTGGCCGACCAGAGCACTGCATTGGTTCCAGAAATTCACGACGCCAACCTGGACCTGTTCGTTCCGACTGCCGTTGTTGAAAGCCGTTCGATCGATCTGGGCAACCGCACTGTTACCACCAGTCCACTGTTGGTTGGCAAGCGCGTTAACCTGGTAGCTCTGGCCCAGAACACTCTGGTCAAGATCGCCGGTCAAGCGAACCAAACTGATGCCATGGACCGCGCTGTTGGTCTGAAGGCTCTGTACCTGCGTAAAGGCGACAGCGACGTGCTGCGTTTCGACGTTGAGAACTTGCCGCGTGCGCAGTTCATCAAAGGCCCTCAGGGTCTGGCTCGCGAACTGGAATTGAACTTCCGTACCAGCTCGGTACAGATCAATGCCAGCTCCGTGAACTACAAAGGCGAAGTGCTGGGTAACGCTACCCTCGCTCAGATCGTTGACGGCGGCTACACCGTGACCTTGGGTCTGGTTGTTACCGGTAACGCTGACACCGAGAAAGGCAACGCCACTGTTTCCGTCTCGCCAGTAACTGTTGAGAAAGTAATCAACGCCGCCGGTGAAAGCCTGAGCCTGACCGCTGCTGGTCCAGGTAAAGATATCGCTGATGCTCTGGCCGACCTGGCTATCATTGGTTGGGAGCCGAACGCTCGCCTGTCCAACGCCAACCGTCGTCTGCGCGGTCTGCAACTGAACAGCTCCGAGTACACCGAGCGTTATCCAGTAATGCTGGGCAGCCCTCTGTCGATCCCGTCTCCATTGGCTGAAGCCCGTGGCATGGCTGACATCGATCTGCTGGTTACCGCTGCGCGTCTGCGTAACGACAACATGGCTGTTACCACCCTGCTGCGCTTCACTGACGGCCTGAGCCGTTGGAAGTTCATGGCAGAAACCATCCACGCCGACGACCTGTTGCCGGAAGTGGAAGGCATCGCTCGTTTCCTGGTTCGCCCATGGTTCCGTGAGCGTGATCTGGATCTGCGTACTCTGGTTGTCAGCCTGCGTTCCCTCGAGCGCGTGCAGGACATCCAAGCTGCTCTGGCTAACGTTCTGCGTAGCGACATTCAGGATGCAATCCTGGAATCCAACTACCGCACTGCGCTCGACGCTTACACCGGCTACACCGGTGAGAAAGTGTGCGTGCTGATCGGTTCCGATCCGAAGACCGCTTCGTACATCCTGAAAGACGGCGACAGCCGTACTCTGGGCGACGACATCGACTTCGTTAAGGTGTCGACCGTTGACCAGCGTATCCGCAAGCAGATCTTCTGGACCTTCACTCGCAAGACCGAAGGCCTGGATCCACTGAACTGCGGTACTCACTTCTGGATCCCTGAGCTGATCAGCCACGTTAACGTGAGCCGTGACGAAACTCAGATCCGTGAAGCGATGGTTCAGCCGCGTAACCGTCACGTGAACCACTTGCCGATCTTCGGCAAGATCAACGTGATCGGCCTGGACGAAGTGTTGTCGGAGGGCTGGAAGATCCCAGTTGCCACATTTCCCGGTGACACCTCAGGTGCCCCTTGATCTGGCAGACCTGGTACCCCCAGTGATTCCAGCGCTAGTAGTCGACCTTAATCCGTAAGGGTTAAAACGACAAAAAACATAAAGCGGGGCTTCGGCTCCGCTTTATGTCGTCAGTCAGGAATCCACTCTAATCGTTTTAAACAATACATTATCTAACAGAAGGTAATAGCAAGTAATAAAATAAGCCAGTTATTTAAAA